TGAATATTGGGCAGACACCATTGCAGTTTCAACGTTAGAGAGATTGTTGAATATCAAATTTATACTTCTCTCTAGTGAAGCTTATGCTGGTGGTGATATGAAGAATGTTATGTTGTGTGGTCAGTTGAACGATTCGTATTTAGAGAACAAGGGTATATTCACACCTGAATACTATGTGATGGTAGACTACAACGGAATGCATTACAAGACAATTGGATACAAAGGTAAACTCATATTCAAGTTCAGCGAAATTCCATTTGATGTGAAACGAATCATTGTCGACAAGTGCATGGAAAAGAATGCAGGACCATTTTCTCTCATTCCTGATTTCAGAAAGCTGAAATTACAACAGGCTGTATCAGTCAAGTCCAGTGAGCAATCTGATTTGTTCAACGAGTCTCGTCTCAGAGGCTTGTATGAAGATGATATCATATTCATGTTTTACTCTAACTCAAACGACACTCCTAATCCTGGAAAGGGAAACGGAGAGAAAATACCAGCCGATAGAATCACAGAATTTGTAGATTTAAAGAAACATAAACAATGGCGTCGAAAATTAGATAATTCTTGGATATCTCCATTCAAATTGCATGAGCATACATGGGCTAGTGTTGAACATTATTATCAGGCAGCCAAGTTCAAGCAAAACTCCCAGGACTTTTATTTGAGTTTTTCGCTTGATTCCAAGACGGATTTATCAAAGGATGTTGAAATGGCAAAGGCTGCTGGTAGCAAGAAAGGAAAATTTAAGGGAGTACTTCTGAGACCTGTTCAAGTTGATATCGATCCAGATTTCTATAAATCTAGAAACAAGATAGAATTAGCTGAAGCTATTGAAGCAAAGTTTACACAGGATGAGGAATTGCAAAAAATATTGAAGGCGACTAAACGTGCAAAATTAACACATTATGTACCAAGAGCTCCACAAGAGACACACGATGATCTTATGCTGTTGCGAGACCGACTGAACAAAAAATAAAAATATTTGCTTATCTTACTATGACTTACTATTTTATATAACCCTTTGCAACCCACATTTTTTTCATATTGATTTTCTCTTTATTTACTCGACATACTCCTCCTCCTGCAACTCTGCGGCAAAGTCAATCACATTGGTCGCCTCATTCCACTTTCCGACAACATCCTCGTTGGAATCGTAGACAATGTTAGTGTCCGTCGACCTCAAATACGTAACTCCATTGAACTCAAACTCCTCGACCTCGACCTCTTCCTCCTCGTCGTCGTCAACTGCTGCGAGAATATCGGCCTTGGCAACAACCTCCTCGACCTTCTTGGCCTGCTTTTTCGATCCCTTCTTGAGCTCGGCAGCCGCCTTCTTGGCCTCCTTATCGGCATTCTTAGCATCAGAAGCCGCCTTCTTAGCAATAGCAGCAGCCTCCTTCTCGGCCTTCTTAGCAGCAGCCTCAGTCTTCTTGAGCTCGGCAGCCGCCTTCTTGGCCTCCTTCTCATCTGAAGTCGCTGCCTTTTTTGCCACAACAACAGGCTTGACTTCCTCGACAACAACGACAGCTACCTCATCGATAACAGGCGGCACCTCGGCAACAATAACAATCTCAGCTACTTTCTTTGCCTCAGCCTCCTCCTTTTCAGCCTCAGCAGCAGCCTTCTTGGCCTCTTTCTCGGCCTTCTTGATTGCAGCGGCAGCCTTCTTGGCCTCATTCTCGACCTTCTTGGTCTCGGCAGCTACCTTCTTAGCCTCAACCTCGAGCTTCTTGGCTTCAATAGCAGCCTCCTTCTCAGCTTTCTTGGTCTCAATCTCAAGCTTCTTGGCTTCAATAGCAGCCTCCTTCTCAGCTTTCTTGGTCTCAATCTCGAGCTTCTTGGCGACAATAGCAGCCTCCTTCTCAGCCTTCTTGGTCTCAATCTCGAGCTTCTTAGCATCGATAGCCGCCTCCTTCTCAGCCTTCTTGGTCTCAATCTCGAGCTTCTTAGCATCGATAGCCGCCTGTTTCTCAGCCTTCTTGGTCTCAATCTCAAGCTTCTTGGCATCGGCAACAGCCTTTTTCTCAGCCTTCTCGGCATTCTTGAGCTCGGTGGCAGCATCTTTGATCGCCTTCTTGGCCTCCTTCTCAGCCTTCTTGATGTCAGCAGCCTCCTTCTTGGCCTCCTTCTCAGCCTTCTTGATCGCAGCAGCTGCCTTCTTGGCCTCCTTCTCAGCCTCTTTCTCCTTGTTGACCACTTCCTCCTCCTTCTTCTCCTCGATAACAGCAGCGACCGAAATCTCGATGCTGATAGGATCCATGGAAGTCTCGATCTCAGGAACACACTTGGGTTTGCGAGCAACGCGCTTGGATCCCTCCTCAGGAGCAACCAAGTCAGTCTCGTTAATGGTCACTCCAGCCTTGGCAGCGAACTCGAGAACCATCTCACTGGTCCATCCGTTTTTCTTCATAATCTTGGAGTAGTGCGTAGGAGCACGTCCCTTCTCGTCCTTGAAGTCAGCACGAAGACGCTGTTCGATGGTAGGGGCGCCGACGCATCCCTTGCAGACATCAACGCCACTCTTGTTGCACTGGAGGAACAATCCACCGGCGAACTTGACTCCGCGGCAGCAATTCTCAGTGGCGACGCCAGAGAACGGGAGCTGGATGTTGTTCTTGATGATAGAAGACATTTTGCAGTTGTTGTTGTTGTTGTTAACTTATTATAGTTTAGTACATTCTCTATTTGTCAGAAAAAAGTTCTCAATTTTTTTGTTGTCGAAAAAATTGAGAAGACAAATAATCATTTTTTTATAAAATTGTTGTTATTTTATTAGTTATTGTTGTTTCTTATTATAGTCTGGTTCTGGATAAAACTCTAGTCCGTGATCATCTCGCCAATAGTCAACAAACGAGAGAATTTCGTTACATGGTTTCACATTGTAATACTTCTTTAGATACCAATCTCCACTTCCCATATATCTCATGTACCTTTCGCGACATATATATTCAACCCATATCGTATTGTATTCTGCTATAAAGTTCTCGAGTAATTTTGCTGTAGGATGTATATTGTCCATTTATTATTATATTTGAGTTGTATTTACTTATATACTATAAAAACAAATCATTTTTACAAAAATATAATACTCATTATACATAATGATATCATTTATTCGAATTATATACAATTTTATAAAACGTACATGTTGTTTCTGTTGCAGTAAGAAAAGAGACTCACATGCTGTAATGAACCAATATTTCTATGAAGACTCTGTACAAACAAATTATGTCGTATGTGATGTTTGATATTAAATTATATATTTTGGCTTTATTTAATATAGACTATATATATGAATTACGTTTATTGTATTCCAAAGGGCGGGTTTAATGATAACCTTTGTGTAATTAATAGAGCATTAGAATATTGTAAAAAACACAATCGAATACTTCTTGTAGATACAATAAATTCTACTTATAAAGTTGATTTTGGTATTTATTTTACATTTAAATATCACAATCTTATTTGTGATTCAGAGAAAATAAGGGAATTTCTTTATGAGAAAAAAATTACGATTTATCCAAGTATACTTAATGATAAAATGAATGATATTTTGAATAATAGTATTGAGTTTACTTATTCGAAACAAGGATTTACTTATAAAAGTATTATAACATGTTTACCATCATCTGATGTTAGTGAAAATATAGTTGTATTTGTTGCATGTGGAGGAGGTGATGGTTATTCTTTATTTAAATCTATAATTTTTAAACCAAAGATACAACAATTATGCAAAGTTATATACGAAAGGCTAAAAAAAACATATATTGCTATACAAATAAGAAATACAGATTATAAATGTGACTATGATCTTTTATATGAAAATAACAAGGATGAAATAAACTCCGCGAATGAAATATACATAGCAACTGATGATAAAAAAGCACTAGATTTTTTTATAGACAAAGGATTATCCGTTAAAAACTTCACGACGTATCCAAAGGAAGATAAATATACTAGTTTACATTATTCTGATGTTGATCATAATACTAAATTTATCGATATGTTATCTGATATCTATATATGTGGTATGTCAGACAAACTTATATCTTCGTCAGTTGGCGGGTTTATAAATTTAATAAAATCATGCAATAAAAACAAAAGTGAACTTGCTAAGCAATTTGAGAGAATCGACGAGTAATATATATAATTTGTAAATTTGTAAAATGAGAAAGATTATATAATATCACTATTATATAATGAAATTATCATTAGAAAGTCGAAGACAAATGTCCCTTTTTGTAAATAAAATCGATAAGGTCAAAATTACAAAACAAACAACCTCCATTTTAGAGGAATTGTATGCTGAAATTTATACAGCAAATAAGGCTAGTATGAAAAATAAAACGACTATTGTAAGCGGTCATATTGGGTTACATAATCGAATGATTAAACCTAAATCATTTTTATATAATACAATCCCTCCCATCATACGCAGTCATATCGAAACGAAAATGACAAACCAGATAACGTACACTATCCACTTGAATGGAAGATTAATTAAGATACATTTTATTGTTGAAGAACACAAACCAGTAATGTCCAAGTATAACAAGTATGCCGAAAACGTGAAGACATGGTTACACTTTTTAGACAACAATGCAGCAATAAGATGCTCGAGAGAACTGGATATATATTTCTACATGACACCATTCACGAAACATCTACCCATAACCAACACTGATGTATTGGGTGCCATGCATGTCAATACTGGTGTAACAACCACATGCCCTACCAAATCCGAAATTCTCATATATCGAAAAGAAGAATGGTTCAAAGTATTTATCCACGAGACGATCCATAATTTTGGTCTAGATTTCTCTGATATGAATACATCAGAATGCACACGAATATTATTACAACTTTTTCCAGTTGCATCGGAAGTGAATTTATTTGAATCTTACACGGAATGCTGGGCAGAGTTAATGAATACTATGTTCTGCAGTTTCAATCACCTTGACAACAAACTCGACATAGATATCTTTATAAACAACACAATCATGTTATTAGATATTGAGAGAGCTCATAGTGTATTCCAAATGGTAAAGGTATTAGATTTCATGGGTCTATCATACTCTGACTTATACTCGAAGAAGAAAGAATCCAAAGAATTACGCGACGAATTGTACAAGGAGAATACAAATGTTCTCTCGTATTATGTTGTCAAGACTATTTTATTGATGAATTATCCTTTGTTTCTTGGTTGGTGTAAGCAGCGAAACGATCCAATGATCCAGTTTACAAAGACATTAGCAAATCAGAAAGCATATTGTGATTTGATACACAAGTTACACAAAAACAGGGCGTTATTATCTGCGGTGAAATATTACGAAGATAGGAAATTGGATACAAACTTGAAGATGACTATTTGTGAAATGGATTGATTGTTGTAAAAATCACGTTGTTTATGTAATAAAATATATTGTTATTACATAATGAGTGGTGAAGATAATCTCGATGAGAAACCATTTGATTTGGATGAGTTGGATGATTTAGGACTCGTTGGAGAAGCAGAAGTCGTTGGACAAGGAGAAGTAGTTGGACAAGGAGAAGTAGTTGGACAAGGAGAAGTCGTTAGTCAAGGAGAAAAACAACCTGATAATAAGCGTAAACGTTCAGAATGGTCACAGGAATTTCTTGACGAACAAAATAATTCTATTCCTGCATATATCGAACAACGTCAACGTTCGAAGGAACGTAAAGAAGAAGGATTGATGCCCAAAGATGTTTGGTTGATGAATGAAGAGATCGGTGATTTTACTAAAAAAGATGTGGATGATATCGGTTCGAGCAAAAGACAAAAAAAAAGTGGAGGTTCTAGAAAAAAACGTTCCTATAGCAAGATGCGTTCGATGAAACAGAAACGTTCCAAGAGCAAGACGCGTTCGAGAAAACAATCAAAAAAACGCAGGCGTTCCAGCAGACGTTAATAAAAACATCAATATTTGTATGAGTTCTATATAGGTTTATTTTCACAAATAAAGCATTTTATATTATTATCGTCTGATATTTCGAAACACGATACCCCATCATATTCTGTTGTCTCGCAATATATAACAACGTTATCTATTAGTTCGTAATTTTTGTATGTAGAAACAGAAGTCCATTTACCATTAGTGTCTTTTAAACATGCCCATTTTTGAATAATTGTTCCATTATCCTTATATGTCAAAATAATTAAACATAGATCAATATTTGAATCGTCATCAACTTTGATTATATAAGTTGTTGGACCGATATCAGAAATACATTCTAACATATAACTGGATATAATCATTTTTTGTTCTTCTGGTTTGAAATAAAAATGCTTTTTCATTATTCTAATCTAATATATTAGAATAATTTATTCTATGCATAATATATTATTGTCATATGCCATCTTGTTGCAAACATTCGAAACGGACCAGAAGCTGCAAGAGAATCAAAGACGGCAAAATATTTAGTTTACCACGAAGATTCACGAGAAAGCGTTGTAACAAAATTAAAGGTTTTACTATGCGTTCTTCTTGTGCACCATATCTTGGGTGTAAACTAGTTTAAAAAATGATTGAATATTTGAATATTCAGATATACCAAACCTAAACCTAACAATGGGAATTCCAAATCTAAATCGTTATTTGAAGCAGAATTGCAAGAGCTCCATCAAGATGATCCATTTATCTGAACTAAAAGATAAGGTAATTGTTATCGATATAAGTATCTATTTATATCGATATGTTGCAGAAAATGCATTGATAGAAAACGTTTACCTCTTGTTGTCTATTTTCAGACACTATAACATTAGACCAGTATTCATATTTGACGGAGTTCCACCAGACGAAAAACTAGAACTTCTCAAGAAACGCAAAGCGGATAAGGTAAAATCGGAAGCAGAATACAATGATCTCAAGAACAAGTTGTCACAATCGAACACACTTACATTTGAAGAGAAACAGGAAATAACGTCATCTATGGATGCTCTTAAGAAGAAATTTGTTTATTTGACAAAGAATCACATCCAACTCACAAAGCAGTTGATAAACTCGTATGGAGCGACTTATATTGATGCGCCTGGCGAAGCAGATGGGTTGTGTGCTTCGTTTGTTCTATCTGGAAAAGCATGGGCATGTATGAGCGATGACATGGATATGTTTGTTTATGGTTGTACCAAGATTTTGCGTTACACGAGTTTGTTGAATCATACTGCAGTCTTGTATGATGTTCATGGCATTCTAGATACACTTGATATGACACATGACGAGTTTAAGGACGTTTGTGTTTTATCGGGTACAGATTACAATACGAACGGAAAAACATCACTTTATTCCAGTATGACTCTGTTTAATAAGTACAAGTCATTTGACGAATACGATGCGATAAATTCATCTGGGTTTTATAGGTGGTTAAGAGACGAAACAGATTACATAGATTCTGATGATATGGAATTATTATTACATACAAGGAGCATGTTTACTATTAATATTAACTTAATAACCATTAATACTGATATTATTGACGATAAAATGAAACGTAATGAAATAGTTAGTATACTTAAAAACGACGGGTTTCTGTTTCCTGATAAAATGGTAGCAGTAAAATAATATGCTTGTATAGATATACATAATTAAATATATTTTTATTTTTATATTTCTATATTTTAGATGCATTCACTTTTTAATAAACTTACACTGAAACAAACATTGGTTTTTGTATCTATTGTTGTTTTATTTAGTATGTTTTTCCTTTTATCTGATTTTCGTGAAGGACTAACTGGTGATGGAACTAACAAACCGCAAATATCCCCTGGTCGGTGTGATGATGCAACAACCTGTGAAACCTGTGGACAAATTGCACATGATGCAAGCGGGTCTGTTTGTTATTGGTGTGGAGTTGATAAAGGTTGCAAGAGCCCAACCGATTATTATGACGCGACAACTTGTGCGAAAGGGTGCCGCGTTCCTCCTAATCCTCCAGCCGACCAACAAAAGAAATATCCTAGTACTGATCTTACACCAGACAGCAGTGGTAAATTTTTCCCAGTTGAACCAAAAAAACCACCTTATAACCCTTCAGATATTGAAGCATGTGAAGCACCATGCTCTTGGAATGATAAAGGATATTGTAAACTAGGAGATCAAGCCTGCCCGTATAAAAAGGAGGTTGAAGTATGTCAAGCACCTTGTTCTTGGAATTCGAAAGGGTCCTGTACACTAGGAAATCTACCATGTCAATATATAAAACCAGCTGACACTAGACAAGATAAACCCTCTGACACTAGACAGAACAAACCAACTGACATTAGAGAGGACAAAACTCCTGAGAGTAGACAGGACAAACCAGCTGACACTAGACAGGACAAACCAGCTGACACTAGACAAGATAATTCGACTAATAAAAATAAGGTTCCTGAACCCGTATCCTGGCCGTTATCATGCCAAAATGTCTCGATGTTCAGAGGAAAAATATACTTAAATCCTTCAGACTTCCTTGACAAGGTAGAATAATATATATTTATAAACTATTTAATAACAAACCACATATATCTACTATGTGGTTTGTAGATAAGCTAGGTAAAAAGGAGTTTGAATATGCGCGATTCGATGACAACGAAAACGATGAACACAAGTATATGGAAGAAATCCATTCTCGTATAAGGTTTGACTTGAAAAATTCTCATGACAGGTATGATTTTTTGACATTGTATGTTTTTTTTGCTGGGACTTTTGTTTGGTTTAATGAGTTTCTCTCGATGTTTGTTACGAAAGAACAAAATATGGAAAACTTGTTATCATTTGTTCTTGTTGCATCGGCCAGTTATACGGCATCTTTCTATATTGGATATTTTGATGTATTATCTAGAATAGGAGTCACGAAGAAATGGTGCGTTGGGTTTTATATTCTCGTGACATTTTATTGGTTTCACTACAAGGTCCCAACATGGACGCCAGACATTCACAATAAGTCGAATTTGTTTGATGTTGTATCTGTGAATAAACTGGAACATAATACGATAATGTCATTATCACATACCTTCGCAATGATCATTGGTTCTATATTGAGAGAAGAAGAGGTGAAAATAGCAACGATCAAAAAGAATCTTATTGAATATTCGTCTATTATGTTCTTGGTGTATGCTATTTGCAGTCAGTTTGGAACTTACCTGATTGTTTCAACATTGTCGTTTGTTGTTCTCTCGATTACAACAATTCACTATGTAGTATTTAAGAATTTAGATACAGATGTCTTGCATAATACTCGTATGGAAGGCTGTCCTTTCTACAATGATGTCGCATTAGTTTCATATCAAACATACCCAATTTGTGCATCTATTGTCTACTTATCTAGTTTCTTCTTCACAGGATATAGCACGATACCCACATTTGCATTCCGATCATTCTGGTATTATTCGAGAAAGCTTCCGATTTATCAGTTATTGATAGAGTTGATCTTGTTAGTGCCTACATTTTATAGCTCGACATTTTTCAATTACTTCTATGTTGTATACTCAATACCGATATTAAGTCAGGTACTCAGAAATCCATATGAGTGTATGACAGGTTGTATTGTACTATATAAATTATCAAATCTGCAAGACATTAACAACCTAGATTTGGCAAAGACGAGAGATATTATGATTAAGTTACTACACGATCACGGAAGTTTCCGAATTCCTATGCTTGACGCTGCGTTCATTGCGACTACTAATATCCCGCGCTCAATCAGCAAAAATTCAAATTCAACTATAACGTCTCCATTCGTAAAGTGTATTCACGAACTGATTGGCGACACAATTTTCTTGCGTGATACAGACGACAAGTGGGGTGAAACTAAAAAGGAACTTCGAAGATGTATACATAAGCCGACCTTTCGAATGGTCGACCAAAGCTGTGATCCGTTCAATATAAGAGCTGAAGATTTGTCTGCCAGCTATTCTGACGATAATGGATTCGAGATTCTCAGTAGAATTATCTCTCGAATTATGATGATTGAGATCTTGGGTCTAGAGATGTCATTATCCAACTTTGATATTTGTTATGATAAATATATGAATCCCAACAAGATTAAGATGTGTGAAATCTTAAACAATAGCCAACATATCGACCATACATTCGCTCATTCCTTATTTGATAATCTATGTGAGATATGCAAGAATGGATCAGCTCTGCGACCAGATGGTTGGTTAACAACACTATTGTTTATAAATCATAAAATTACAATAAAAACATTGGAAGAGCTGAACGAATTTCTTGAGAAAACAAGACTCGCCAAGGATGACGAACTAATAAAGACAATGAACGAAACATCGTTTATGTTTATGTTGGCGGTTCCCACCACGGCTTCCCTGTCATCTAGATGTATTCATGTATTGAATTATATAAGAGATACTGACAATGAAAAATATGAATCGCTTATGCAGAACGCAGCAGATTTTTATACTAAGTACAAGGATAAAGACGAGACATTGAAGAAACCGATCAAGGGTGATGAATGGGTTGATTTTGTAGTAAATGTCTTGTATTGGTGGCCACCGACGATGGCATCGGTCAAGCTAATGCGTCAAACAAATGATATTTATCATCCAGGAGACATTGTTTTTATTGGTTTGAATAGTGACAGAAACGCGCCTTCGTTTGAGAATACATTTGATAGGTATGCGTATATGTTAGATCATCCTAGTACCACATCACACGAGGCTCTTTGGCAAGATGAACGAGTTTGTGCCGCTGCATTCTTTGCACAAAATGAAGCAGCGTTTATTTTAGCAAAGATGTATTCAAAATACATCGTTTCAATTGGTGAAAGTAAACCTGGTTCATTTATGGTTAATCGTATTGACTATCATATGCATCTAGAAGACAAGTAAGTATATTATATTTATCAATCAAATAGCAATAATATGTTAATAAAATATTACTATATAATAAGTATGTTCAAACAAACACAAGTACTTGGTAAGAGTACGAGAGATATGAATCCAGATAGTGTTGGTGATTTAAAACAGATAGAAATAGAAAATATTCCACCAGAACCCCTTCTATCTGAAAACAAAGAACTTAAATTAACACCTGGTCATGAGCTTATGTCAACTATAACATCTACAGGTGCTGCAGCTATATACAACAATCCAGCAGTAATACCGCTTATTGGGCTAGGTGCTGCTGCTCTAGATAGTGCATGTTTAGGTTCATTCACAATATTGTTTGTCATCATATCTTGGTATGTGAAACAAAAAAGACTGAAATCACTTATGTTGACTACTCTCGAAGACTCAGTTGTGCAATTGGTTCAAGATTATAAACTATTCAATCTAATAAAGGTGATTAACAAACAATATGGGTTCCAACAAGATGATGTGATTATAAAAAAATTATATGGAAAGTTGTTACTTGCAATTGTTTATTCATTGTCGCTATTCGATAAAAAAGACCTAATAAGTTTTCAGAATTTCTTAGAAGACGAGGTGCGGCGTGATAAGACGAAGAAAATAAATATATGGTTAAGCGTGCTTGTAAAAAGAGAAATCGAGATTAAAACAAAACGTTTGTCATCATTTGTCAACAACATGACGCGTGCGATTGGAATAAAGCTTATTAATCCAGAAAAATTCAGGATGGAACTAGTTACAAATTTAACAATTATCAATGGATTAATTGCTGATATACAAAGCAAATGTTTTATCCAATGGTTTACTGAAAATGTTAATTCGTCAACAAATAATGATGAAATAAAAAAATCACTTGAATACAGAGACTATATTTCTAGTAATATATCTATACCAAATACATATTCGTCAATGACAGAGATTGTCGTAGACGAGGTAGACAAATTAATGGAGCAGGCGATAGTCGAAGTTGCACAAAAGGAAGAAGAAGATCTAAAAAAAGAAAAAGAAAAAATAGAAGCGAATTCAAAAATAGCATCAAGACTTGATGATTTTAGAAATAAATTTTCTGCAAAGAATACACTTTCAAAATGGAGTGTATTTGGTGATAACCCAATAAGGAAAAACGGAGGAAAATATACGAGAATACGAAGAATAAATAAAGTCACAAGGAAAAACAAAAGATTATCAAAGAGATAAATAATATAACACACAATATATGTGTGTTATATTACATTTAATAAACTAATATATTATATGAATATTATTAAATAACAACAGCATTAATATCAAATGATCTACCAGTAGATATCTGAGGAACTTGAATCGATAAACCTGTGCCAACTAACATGTTCCTCATATCAACTATCAATTGCTTCCAGGTTATATTAGGTTTAAGACATTGTGTAAATGTCCATGTAGTGGTACCTTGATATAAATTGTTTATCTGTGTATCATATGTCGTTTGTGGATCAGAACATCCTGATATGACAATGATGTCACCTCTTGTATCTTCTGAGTTAGTATTTATAACAGAATTCCAATTAGCGTCATAATTATATTTCAAATCAAATATAGTTCCACTATGACAACAATCCATTAAAACGAATAACTTAACACCTTCTTTCAAGTTAGTTTGGATAATACTCTTTAATTCATCATCTACTATTATACTACGATTCGAAAAATAATCAATCGGTATTATAACCTCGTCAAGACCATCAGCCTCATCGCCATTTGTATCTTTTATCTGTGATCCGTGTCCACTATAATGAAAAAACAAGATATCTCCCGCTTTAGAATTATATAATAATGATGTTAACTGCGATATAATATTTACTTTTGTAGGCAAAATGGTCGATGAATCATGGAGTTTTACTACGCTCTGAAAACTTAATTTTTCAACGATGATCTTCTCAATAGAACTGATATCATTCATACACCCAGACAACGGATAAGGAGATCCTGGATAATTAATACCTATCAAGAGAGCCTTTTTTTTTAGTCCAGAAATAGGAGGTAATGGCAAGGCATTAATTTTAACTACATCAGAGTTGTATTTTTCTCTTAATACCAATATATCTCTGTTATACTGATTAATATACATACGAATAGTAGCATTACGAGAACCAAGTAAATTTCGAATAGCAGTTTGAATCATGTTATTATACCTGTTATAAACAACAACAATATCATTATTATATTTTGCTTTTAACTTATTAATTTCATTAAATTTCTCGAATAAATCCATATGTAATATATTTATACTATTAAAAATTCAAATAATATTACTAGTGGTAATATTATTTTTATAACATAAAACTATAACCAATTAGGTTGAATATATTTTTTTATACTTGATTATTTAAGCGGCAACCTTAAGGTTCTTAGAGAAGTGCGGGCTCATGTACCTCTGGAGATTGAAGTACGTGAGCTCATCGGTCTTGCTGAGCTTGAGAAGAGCCGCAAGCTTGGTGTCGGGGATGATCTTGCGACCATTCTCCTTGTCCTGAAGTCCATTCGTACGAATGTACTTGTTGATATCACGCGTGACCTCCGTGCGAGCCATCTCGGATCCAACAGGCTTCTCGAGGAACTTGGCAAGCTCGTCACTGATTCCAGTGGGCTTAACGAACCCAGAGGGGGCGCGATTTCCAGCCTTACGCTTACGCTTCGACGACAGCTTCTGAGCAATCTTAAGCTCCTTAGACCACTTCTTCTCAAGAACACGATACTCGGTCTTGAGGGTGGAAATCATCGCACCAATCTGCTGGAGCTTGGTGAGGAAATCCGTGGACTGCTTGGCCATCACGTCATCGAGAACAACCTCGTCATCAGCGACCTTGACAGGGGCGACAACAGCAGGGGCGGCAACGGGGGTGGCAACAGGAGCAGAAACAACAGAAACGGGGGCAGTAGCAACATCAGTCTTGATGGCAGTCTTGGTGGCAGTCTTAGTCGGCTTGGTCATCCTATTATAGTATACATTAATATAATCTTTTTAAGTTGTTTAACGCATTATATTATTACGACAATAGAGCACTAAATTCCTAAATGTTTTCAAATATACAACACTGACTGATACAACCAAGGAATTGCTTCTGCCGCAGCTGAATTAACTAAAGTTAACGAAGCCAGAACATAATATGCTCCTAAAGATTTACTATCGTTATCGATTCCGCAAACAATAAAACGTTCAATTAAATTTAATATATAATCTCTGGTTTTGTCAATTTCAAGTCCAATTATATGATTCATATCAAAACCATCAAAAATATCACCATGTAGAGGATAAATCTTTTGCTTGGTCTCTTGTGTCAAGTTTGCACGATAGTTGTATATATCAACAAGTTCTCTAACAAACTTTGTAAGCTGAGCATGATTCAAAGAGAGAAACCATCGAGGATCACTATAGTTTCCCAAAGCATCTATCTTCTGGAAAATATCAAGAGCTTTAAACTGAATAGATTTATTTTTATCAACTATATCCTCTTCTATTTTTACATTCACATTAACATTGAATATTTTACCTAGTCGAATAATTTGTTTGATTCGAACTAAAACTATACCTGATATCTTATTTCTATTATATGGGTTTATCGCTTTTCCAGTAGTGCTAGTCAATAGTTTATAAAGCGAACATATATCAAAACCATATACAAAATTATCTTTGTCTTTGAAACTGATAAATTGATGTTTGTCAATTTCATTAAGCGGATCTAAGGTAAAAAAATCCGTGTCATTTACACACAAAGATCTCTTCATGTATGCTGGGCCATGTAAACGATTAAAATAACGTTGTAAATATCCTCTAAATAATTTTTGCATAGATATAGCATGCGATGACAAATAAAGAAATAGGAATATTCTCTTCAACAAATCATCCTTCTTTCCAGTTGTTTTGAGTGAGTAATGTTTCAGATATAATTTTAGGTTGCTAATATTAACTTTGGTTGTTAGCAACTGCAAATAATTAGAAACGTCGGGTAAATAAGAATCATCATGACTCTTAGATGGTCGACAAACAACCAGATGTTCGTATTTATCGCTTATTGATTCCATATATGCATTCATTTATATTACACAAACAAAAAACCTTTATGTTTGTGTATTATGGATAAAATAAGATTGTTTTCGATTAAATCCTGTTGGATATGTAGGATTATTCGTTATTTTGCTTGGTATAAGGTGTAAAATTAATTTTCTCTAATATTGATATCGTCTGCAAAATCAAATAAAAAATTGATTTAAAGATAATACAAATATTATAATCATACTAACTAACATGGCTGAGCGAATCATCGACGGAACTCAATTCAACACTGACCAGATCATCTTCTGCGCTCCTAAGGCTACGCCCCAGGGATCAAAGTCGATCAATCTTATTAGCAAGACTACTAAGACCAGTCTAACTCTATCGACTCCTCTCATGCTAACATGGGGAGCGTCTGATTACAAGGCTGAGGGTGAGGAGAAGGGAAACGGCAAGTTTGAGATGTCTCTGCAGTTCCCTAGCGACGAGTACAAGACAGAGGATACCGATGCGTTTCTGAGAAATCTTCAGGCGCTTGAGAACAAGATCAAGGAGAATGCTCTTATTTATTCAAAGGAGTGGTTTGGAAAGGTTCACAAGAGTTCTGAGGTTGTCGATGCACTCTGGACTCCTATGCTCAAGTATGTAAAGGATAAGGCTACTGGTGAGTATGATTACACCAAGAAGCCGACGCTTAGACTAAAGCTTCCTCAGTGGGAGGGGGTTTGGAAGTCAGAGATTTATGATGAGGATGGTAACAAGCTGTTTCCGAGCACCGAGAATTCATTCACTCCGCCTGAGTACCTGAAAAAGGGAACGAATGTGATGTGTCTGATTCAGTTCGGCGGTATCTGGTTTGTGAATGGAAAGTTTAGTGCTAACTGGAAGCTTATTCAGGCTGTTGTTCAGAAGCCTAGAGCTGTTTTGCAGGGTCAGTGCTTCATCAAGATGAAGAGTCAGGACAAGGATAAGCTTAAGTCTCAGGTTGTTATGGAGGAGGATGTAGAGGGGGAGATCCAGGGGACTATTGTAGATGATAGTGATGCAGAGGATGAGCACGAGGAGGATGTTGTTATTGCGAAGGTAGTGGAGGAGGTTAAGGCTGTTCCAGTTGTTGCACAGCAAGATACGTCTGTGGCAAAGAAGAAGGTCGTAAAGAAGAAGGAGGCATCTCTAGGAGCATAAGTTTATAAATAACAAAATAAAAATTTAACGAATGTCACAAACTAAAACTAATAAACACAGATAAACGGCTTTTACAATAAAAATATTTTTATTTTGTGTATTAATTATTAGAACATAAATGATCAAATGTTACCACTTGATCCAATGTTTCCAGTATTACCATTTGATCCAACGCTTCCAGTAACACCATTTGATCCAACGCTTCCAGTAACACCATTTGATCCAACGCTTCCAGTAACACCATTTGATCCAATGCTTCCAGTAACACCATTTGATCCAACGCTTCCAGTAGCACCATTTGATCCAACGCTTCCAGTAGGACCACTTGATCCAACGCTTCCAGTAGGACCACTTGATCCAATGCTTCCAGTAGGACCACTTGATCCAATGCTTCCAGTAGGACCACTTGATCCAATGCTTCCAGTAGGACCACTTGATCCTGTATTTCCTGTACCAATTGTGCCAGTTATTATTGTGTAAGAACCATTAATGGTTATATTACATTCCACCATAGGATTTATTATTGAATGACATTTTTTATTTTTATCACATTTTGATCCTTTATTGTGATGATGTAACGTTTCATTTTCACAACTTAATTTTGTGTTGTGATGATGTAATGTATCATTTTCACAACGTATCTTGTGTATATTTTGTTTTAAGAGATGTTCATGTTTGGTTTTTCGTTTAGCCTCCTTTACTAATTTATCAAATATATCTACAAGACATAATACTATGTCGTTCAAGTAAGGATATTGTTTATTCAATGTTGACAAATCAGAATAGAGTGTTTCAAACAAAACTAAAATTTTCTCTGTATCATCACAATTTTTATTAAGTTTATGATTGAATCTTTTAAGTTTTTCAATAAGTATAATATCTTCGTTTTCCTTGTTCAACAAGTTTATCATATCAAGAAGAATCTTCATATAGTAATATTTTAATAATAATTTATTATTTTGACTAAATATGAATGTTACTAAATACTTGATATGATACCATATAAGTTAAATAAGCTGATACAATTGTTTATTTAGCCCTAAACGCATTGCTTACATTATTTGAAATAACATTCACAGGAGGTGCAATGTCATTAAAAGAATATTTTTTCAGTATTTGGAAAACCATCAATATTGCAAGTATTAGTGTGGGTATAATTAAAAAACTTACAAAATTTATCATGTTCTGATTGTTAAATAGAGTAGATACGTCAAATGAATATATTTTATTATTTGTTATATTTGTCGTCTCTTCTGAATCACCAGTCGGATTGCAAGAGATGTATATTCCTTCTTTTGCGAGATCATTCTTTGTATTTGGGCCGTCAGAATTAAAGAAGAGTTTGGTCTCTGGTATGGTGAGTTGAAACGGCTTTATTATTTTGGAGAGTGAAGTCAACAATGTTTGACTTACGGGTATTGCGTCGAGTTTACTGAATAATATGTGGTTTACACCTGCTTGATTTGTGTAATTAAAGTAAGGTTTATTTGGAATTATATTTTGCAATGTGAAACTATCAAGATTCAATTTTGTAGTATTGCCTTTACTTGGTGCATTTGCAGATACCTTTTCTATTATCTGCGATACAATTTGTCCAGCCTTAGAATTGTCACTCGATTGAACAATTGGAATACAAACATTTAATACTGAACCACTTGTAACTGGCTGATGTTCGATAATAATCTCTCCTTGTACCTTTGTCCCATCATATGAATGGAGAGAAGGGGAATAGATCTTTATTGTTGAAACATTGTATTTCTGATAATTGAAAACAACAGGTGGCATACTCTGTTTATCATAAGACACACTGACATAAATATCATTATTTGTCGCACTAGAATTACTTATCTCATACTTGGAACTAAATGAACATTTTAGGTTACATTTCCCGTAAACACTCCTTTGTGTTATATTCATTGTGTTTTGATTACCAGTATTCATTTGTATATATGAATAAAATAATACTAAACCATCGGTAAATATCTCATAGTATCATTTTCATAGATTGTAACTTTGTATGCTGCATTTACTCCTTCAACATAAATAGTGTCGCCGTTGAATATCTTGTCAACACCATTTTCACTTAATCCACTTTTTCCCTTAACGGATACAGGTAGTTTTATGTTATTTTGTTGATTGCTTATTGTGTAGTAGTTCCACAGATCTCTCCTGTTGTATAAAATACGCCCCATAAGCGGTAAGATATTATCCGTCTTGTCTCCATTCAAAGGTGTCATGATACCAACCTGGCTGTAGGATGCACATGGTCTCTCTAATGTTACTGGAGGAGCATATGGATCTAAGAAAACATCCCTCATTCCTTGGTGTGTTGCTGGTTGCAAAATATAATTGGTTGTTCCTTGATGATGCGTTCGGTCCCTTGAATTGTCTGTTCTTACATATAGAAAGTATGCAACTACTAATATAACAATTGTAATGAAGGCAATTGTTACATTTTCAAAGCATATCATACCAGGTTGACACTTTCGCATGTATATATATAACATCGTATATTGTTTAACGAGAGAACATGCTAAATTGGTTCGACATAAACGAACAAAATTATTATATTTAATATATACAATTACTTATAAGTAATATAATTGTTATCAATTTACATGACAATTATATTATGTTTACTTGGATTGTTTAATTCCCATACCCTTTAACTTCTCCATCATCCCCGAATCTAACTCAGGGAGATTCTTCAACATGTCCTTGGCCTTGTCTAAGAGGGGCTCGAACTTAGAGAACATTGGCTCAAGACCCTCCATCGCCTTGGTCAGCTCCATTTGCTGCTGCATGAGACCCTGAGTATCAGCAGTCAACCTCTTGATCCCATCACCACCGAGAATCTTGTTTAAATCATCATATGCATCCTCTACAGTTGACGCATAATCGATATCATATCCCTTATTACGTCTACCAACCTCGAATTTTTCTTCCACAGCTTTTCCTTCAGGCTCAGCCTTTTTTGCCGATGGTTTAATCTTTGTGCCAGATGGTTCGGGTGTAGTTGTGTCTTTCTCGTCTACCATCTCATCCGACATTTTCTTCTCGTCCATCTTTTTCTCTTCAGACTTCTTCTTTTCAGCATCAGCCATTTTTGTCTCTCCTTCCTTCTTCTCAAATCCCTCTAACATAGAAGTAGCGAATAGAGAGACAAATACAATCGGAACTCCCAAAACAATAATCATGTTCTTGGTAAAGAAACTAACTAATCCTCCAATGAGGATGAAGAACGCAACGTCATGTAAATTGCCCATGACAAGATTACCAATGACATGGACAAACGCAATTACAAAGATTACATTTAATAAAATCTTACTCGAGAGAACTTTCGTTAAAGCAGGCTTTAAATTCATATATACTATACCACTAAAAAAATTGAGTTGTTTATTTACTAAATAACTGAATATACACATAACCATGGCTGACATTATTGAACTCGCGTTTCAGGCTGAGCGCCTCTCCAACAACAATGAACAACCCGACACAACGTCATCAATCGACTACGATGACGAGATTCTGCTAAACTACGGCGAGAAGAGCAAGACCAAGTATAACATCGTTTTGTGCGAACATTACAATGGTCGGATTCACGGACCAGTAGACCGCCTGGAAGATCAGTTTCTAGTCATAAGCTGTTTCAAGAAGTATGATTACGATTACATTTCAGAGATGGCAGAATTTTACAACGACAACTATTTTAACAGATTCAAGCAAGTAACCCCTCATGCGTTTATTCGTAATTACAAGAGCATAATTACGAATGAGAATTATATCCAGCCTGAAATTGCAGAGTGTCATTATCTGACCAGCGGTGAATGTATTTGTATTAAGAAGACCTTTTGGCTACGTATTTTGCAGAGGAAGTTGAAGAACCTATACAAGAAGAAGAGAGATTGAGAACGGATTTTAATTAGAAAAATATTTTACTTATTCCAAAGACTGCATTTACATTTTCCTCCATTTCTTTTTCTTTTTCTTGTTTGTGTTCTCTTCACTCTCTTTGTCTTTGTTTTTTTACCACGAGATTTCCTGTGTTTTGTTTTACTTTTTCTTCTCCCACCTACAGGAGCATGAGCTCCCATACCATTATACGTATCGATCTCGGCAATAAGAGTTTCTAACTCTGTTATTTTTTCACCGAGAGCCTCATATTCTTCTGGTTTATTTTGTACACCAGCAGAAGCAAGTTTATTTGTAGCAGATTTAAACAACTCTTTAGCTGCATTGAGTTTTTGAATGAGGGAGTCTGATAATCCTTCTAAGAGAGAGAGTCTTTCTAATTTTTCCTTGATGATAGCTAACTTTGCTATTAAAGTAACGCGGAATTCTTCTAGTCGTTTAGTATAACCAGATAAGTCAAATGGTAGAGGTTGTGCAGCCCCAATGCTATTTTTTAATTCGTCAAATCCAGCGTCATATTGAACCAAACCATCTACAAGAGCTTGACCATTGTTCATTTTGCGTATTGTTTCAATTTCTTGTTCTGTGAGTTGACGATTTACAAGACTAGATATATCCACAACAGGTTGCATATTTTGTGGTTGTTGAGGTGGTGGTTGTTGAGGTGGTTCTTCAAATACACCAACATCCCTAGGAAGATGTTCGGCATCAAAAGCCTGACCTGCTACAGGAAATTCATCTTGAGTTTTTTTAGATATTTTATTGAGATAATATACCTTACCATCATTACCCTTAACTTTTTCCCATCCAGACGGCAATTTTGGAGTAGGTTCAGTTGGGCGGACCCAAACAGGATCAGTCAGGTCATTTACATCATACCAATAAGGTATACCATCTTGATTATATGTCAATTTCCATCCATCTGGTAATGATTCTTCAGACATCAATATATTTAAGTGTATAAAATAATATACTTAAATTTGTATTTTTCTAAACATAATCCAAACGAATATTAATTCCTATTAGAACTCATTGTACTCGACGACGATGAAGAGGACGAAGACGAAGAATGTCTCTTAGTTTTTGGTTTAGTTGCGTAACGAAAACCGCCTCGTTGTTTGCGACTTCCCCTGCGAGATTTCTTAGTCTTTGTCTTTTTCATTTTACGTTTAGAGGCGCGTTTAGATTTGCGTTTGCGTCCACCAGCGCCAGCACCACCTGGATTATTTCGTACTACATCTAAATCTGGATTAAAAACAGCACCTCTTCTTCTTGCCTCACCTGCCTGTCTTAATAGAGCGAGATCTTGAGCTGGAATACCATTTGCATTCGGTTCGACCGCTCCAACAACAGCACCATCATCAAGAGGAGCTGCACCCCTCACATGTACACCAGCTGCAGCTCCCCCACCACCAGGTCCAAGACCGCCATCTCCTCCACCAGGAGCACCAGCACCAGCACCAGCACCAGCACCAGCACCACGAGCAGCGCCGTCAGGAGGAGGTTCGGGATAACCTCCGTCAGGAGGAGGAACGACTGCATCTAGTTCAGCAACAAAACCTTCAAGACGATCAACAACTGCATTAAATTCAGGCTCACCAATAACACCTCTGTTTAGTCTACCCATAGCCAGATTAAAAAGAAGTTTTGCATTTGCAAGTTTCTCTAGCAATTGTAGAGATAAACCTTCAACACCAGCATAATATTCAAACCTAGCTCTTATGCGTTCAAGTCTCTGGGTCAATCTACGATTCAACATAGATAATCTACCAGTAACAGCAGTATAATCAACTGGATTATCATTTGCGCGGCCAATTGCTGCAACTAAATTATCAAAGACTGCGTCATATCCATCGGCACCATCAATCGCAGCAAGACTTTCTGCACTACCAGGAATACTCCTAATAATACCAAGTTGAGCAGGAGTAAAAGGATTGTTTACAGGAGCAGGAGCGGCCATATATATAGATTATATATTATCTATAAATTAATCATGTGTTTTTTCTATGATTCGATCAATGTTATGTTTCAATTTATCAATTTCGTCTAAAATACGTTGTTGTTCCTTCTTCGCTTCATTTGTACGCTCTTTGCTTAATTGATTCGACATATTCAAATCGTCAATATATCCATTCAATAACTTCAATGCACGAACCTGCTCTTGCTCTTTCGATACAATATGTTTGAAATATTTCGAATAATCAGCCGAAACTCCCTTTAAAAATTCATTCTCCATTGAAATTTTCTTTATTTTCTGTTGTTTGTCCAATAACAAATCACGTTTCTTCTCAATCAACTCCTCAATATGTAAGAGGTTCTTCTCCTTCTCTTTTTCTCTCACAACTAAATCCATGGCTTATATTATTCAATTAAAAAAATATATAAAATTAAGAGTATATATAATTTAGGATGACTAACCATACCGACGAACCTCTTCTTACTCCTGACGACAACCGCTTTGTTATGTTCCCGATCAAGTACAATGATATCTGGGAAATGTACAAGAAACAAGTGGATTGTTTTTGGAGGGCTGAGGAAATCGATTTATCAAAGGACACGAAAGACTGGAACACCTTGTCTGCTGACGAAAAATATTATATTTCCATGATTCTTGCATTCTTTGCTGCGAGTGATGGGATCGTCATGGAGAACTTGGCCGAGCGCTTTATGAGCGATGTTCAAGTGTCTGAGGCTCGTGCGTTTTACGGATTTCAGATTGCTATGGAAAACATTCATAGTCAGGTGTATAGTATGTTGATTGATTCGTATATTAAGAATGACGAAGAGAAAAACGTGCTATTCAATGCGATTGCGAATTACCCGTGCATAAAAAAGAAGGCGGATTGGGCACAGAAGTGGATCAAGGATAGTGAGAGCACTTTCGCGCAGCGTCTCGTTGCCTTTGCATGTGTCGAGGGTATCTTTTTCAGCGGGGCTTTTTGCAGTATTTTCTGGATGAAGAAGCGTGGTCTTATGCCTGGTCTCACATTTTCCAATGAGCTTATTTCGCGTGACGAGGCTCTCCATTGTGAATTTGCGATTCTTTTGTATTCAAAGTTGAATGCCAAGTTGTCTAACAATGAGATTAGGGACCTTATCAGCGAGGCGGTCGAGATTGAAACAGAATTTATTTGTGAGGCTCTTCCATGCCGTTTGATTGGCATGAACTCGCAGCTTATGACGCAGTACATTCAGTTTGTCGCTGACAGACTTTCGCTCCAACTTGGATACGACAAGATCTACAATGTCGCCAACCCCTTCGCATGGATGGAGATGATCAGTTTGGATAGCAAGACCAATTTCTTTGAGAAGCGTGTCAGTGAGTATGCTCTTGCGAACAAGACAAAGTCGGTTGAATTGTTCGACCTGAATGAGGAGTTTTAATCTTCAACCTTTGAGAAAGGTTGAGCCAAAATATAGAAATGATTAGAATTATATTTATTAATAATTGAAAGATAATAAATATAATAAATAAGATACAATATAAACGCGATGTTGACATGTCATTTAATGGGCGGCCTAGGCAATCAGTTATTTCAGATTTTTGCAACAATTTCCAATGCAATTCGGACCAAACAAAGATTCACATTCTTGTATTCCGAATCTCTCGGTGCGAATGGTGATACTATCCGCAGCACATATTGGAAAAACCTTTTTGTTCGTTTGAAACCATTTTTAACAACCTTTTTACCGCAGCCTATGAATATTATACGCGAGGAGTCATTCCGTTATAAACAACCAAATGTTCCGACAGAAGGAGATAATTGTATTGTTGGATACTTTCAAAGCTATAAATATTTTGATGAGAATTACGAGACAATATGCAAGATGATAGGTATTCAAGGTCTTAAAAACAATTATCCTGTACAAGAAAATACAATCAGTATGCATTTCCGGATCGGAGACTATAAAAAAGTCCAACATTTTCATCCGATATTGCCATATGAATATTACACAAAAAGCATTTCTCATATTTTAAGTGAATCTATTGAAAGCTATGATGGTACGACACCAAGATATACAATTTTATATTTTTGTGAAAATCAAGATATAGATGATGTATATATTATTGTGAATCAATTGAAAGTTGATTATAATTCAATCGTTTTTATAAAGGCGTCAAATGATATACCAGATTGGGGGCAGATGTTGACAATGAGTAATTGTCAGCATAATATAATTGCAAATAGTTCTTTTAGTTGGTGGGGTGCGCATTTTAATAACAATCCAAACAAGATTGTTTGTTACCCTTCAACATGGTTTGGAGAGACCGCTGAAAACAATACTAGCGATTTATGCCCGCCACAATGGAAATGTATTGTATTAAAATAAAAGATAGATATACAAATAATAATTATTTAGGAGTTCTGTCTTTCCTATTATGTCCAAACATCAAATATTTATATTTAGTATTAATATAAATAGTTGTTAATGTATAAAACTTATAATTACAATGATAATAAAATAATCTATTCTATTGTTATTCCTGTTTATAACCAAGAAAATATATTCGTTAGGAATTTACAAAGTGTCATAGAAAACACCTTAGATAATTTTGAAATTATTGTTATTTTAGATTTTTGTACAGATAATACAGAAAATACGTTATTGAAATTTTTAGATAACTATGTAAACAATAAATCTAACTTTAATAGATTAATAATTTTTAAAAATACAGACAAACCTTTATTTGAAACAAAATGTGATAATATTGGATTCAAAAATTCTACTGGCATTTATTGTCTAGAAATACAGGCTGATATGGAAATGACTCAATTAGGGTATAACATACACTTGACAAAACCATTCAATATACTAAATAATGTAATTGCAGTTTCTGGTAGATGTGCTCATAATTTATATGACCATAATGGTTTTGGTAAATTAGGAACTGATATAGAACGAAAAATTGATGTTTTAAATGTAGATAAAAATTCATTTTATGTACTTGAAACATGTAATAGAGGTCCATTATTGATAGATCGTGAAAAATTAAAAGAGTTAAATTATTTAGACGAAAATGAATATTTCCTAGATAATTCAGATCACGATCTAATGGCTAGAGCCTTTTTAGAAAAAAACTACATTTGTGGTTATGTGCCAATTGATTTTAATTCGCCATTATGCGAAGGATCAACGAGAAAACACAATTATAGTGAGTGTTTAATTAATAAAAATGAAAGAATTAGATTAACACAATTATTTAATAGTAAACAAGGATTAAATAAGTACAAAAATATATGGAAGGTTAGAAAACCTGTAATTTATAAAATTTAATAATAAAAATTATTATGATAACGTTAATTAAGATATTTTATAATAATTTCACCCAAAGGTTTGGTATTCAATATTGAATGTTGTAAAATAGGAAACACACTCTACATAAATTCACAAAAACTGGCTTTTTAAAATAAAAATATGTAAATTCTTGTATATTAAAATATGTTTTATTCGTATAATAAGAAAGATGTTTAATTTGAAAATAATAACAGCCGCAAATGATAATTATATATTAACGCTACTAGACTTTATCCATTCCTTTTTCAGGTTATCTTTAAATTTAACTACATTAATTGTATATGATTTAGGGTTAAATAATACTAATAAAGATTTAGTTTTAGAACTACAGAAACTATATAGTTTTGAATTAAAAACATTTGATTATGATATATATCCTGAACACGTTAATCTTAATTTGTATAATGGGTTGTATTGCTCTTATGCATTCAAACCGATTATAATCTATAATGAAGCAAATAATAAATCCAACAAGGGGTCTATATTGATATGGATGGATAGTGCAAATCGATTTGATATACAAAATATAAGTAGTATTTATAATTTATTGAACAATAAAGGGTTTTATTCGCCATATTCAAACCAAGCTAATACAATAGAGTCTATAGAATTGAACCATCCCTCATGTGTAAGTTATTTTGGATTAACAAAAGAAGAACATCACACCAAGTTATTTTCAATTTCAGCAAATCTGATAGGAATTAATTATGAAACAACAGAAGGGAAAGATATATTAGATACATGGTATAATAGTTCATTATTAAAAGACGTAATTATGCCTCATGGTAGTTCAAGAAATAACCATCGTCAAGACCAAACAATTTTGTCGATAATAGTGTATTTATATCAAATAAAAAATAATATAAATTTTACTTATGATAATTTCGGAGTTAAGTTTTGGAATAAATTAGATAAGCCTACCACGCAAATAGGTTATTATCCATTTGGTTTATTTAAAAAAAACTACAATCATTGTATTGCTATTATTTTTTGTAAAGATTTAGATGAAGCAAGAAATGTTTATATATCAAGAAAAGGTATTAACACTAATGATTTTGATAGGTTGTTTTATGTATCTTTACAAAACTAATAAACTATTTTTTATTTATAAACTATTTTTAATGTTTATAAATAATAGATTTTCAACGTATTATAGTATTAAAATTTACCAATGTACCCAGGTAGATAACGCAGTATCATGCCATAGTAACCCCATTTTATCAGCTGTATCATAATATATTCCATTACGCTTAACAAAATCAAAAATATGGTTTTCAATACTTACTCGTAGACTCATTGGAGGTGTTTCGCGTATATATTTCAATAGAAGAGACGAATCAATACAAAATAAACCTGTGTTAAAATGTACTGAATCACCTAGAGTAAACAAGTTTCTATTCGACTCTAAGAAATTTATTACGAAATCAAAGTTTTCTAGAATCTGACGTGTCTCAAAATGAATGACCCAATCATATTGTTTAATAATATCCATACAAAAACCCCATGTTTCAAGTAATCCTGAACCTTTATTAATCGACCCATATGTATTTGCATTTTTAGTAATAATTTTAACGTCACTCGGTATTATAGTCATTATTTCATGTGGTATACTGGAAACATCATTTATTGTATTATCTGATAGACATATATCAACACCATATTTATTTAATATATCTTTGTACTTGAAAACACTATTAATGCCGTCTATATATTGTTTATTTCGTATAGTTTCATCACGTAATGAATTTATGTTGGTTGGCTTCAAACACATGTTTAACAATAGTAAAATTTTTCCTCCCATACTAAAGAACACGTTTATAAATTTAAATTATTACTTATTATATTAATATAATGAAAATACTAATAACTGGAGGTTGTGGATTTATTGGTCACCACTTTGTCGAACATATATTTAAAAATACAGACTGGGAAATAGTAATAATTGATAAACTCAGTTATGCATCAAACGGGCTTGAGCGTCTACGTGACACCGATACACTAAATAACAATAGAGTGAGGGTATTTACGAATGATTTAATTAATCCATTATCCGATGGAATAATTAAGGAGATAGGGTTGGATGTAAATTACATTGTTCATATGGCGGCCGAGACTCATGTTGATAATAGTATATCAAACCCCCAACATTTTATGAAAAATAACATAAATAGCACAATGAATATGTTAGAATATGCTAGAACACTGAAACATCTAAAGGTTTTTTTCTATTTTAGTACAGATGAAGTATTTGGTCCTGCATTGGGTGATACGCTATATAAGGAGTGGGATCGTCACAAACCAACTAACCCATATTCTGCTTCTAAATCTGCCGCGGAACAAATTTGTATTGCCTATGAAAATACATATAAAATACCTCTGATGATAGTAAATGTTATGAATGCGTTCGGAGAGAGACAACATGTCGAAAAGTTTATTCCATTATGCATAAAAAAAATTATGAATAACGAGAAGGTATATATTCATAGCTACCCGGATAAGATTGAATCAGGAACAAGATTCTATATACATAGTCGTAATATTGCATCTGCAGTATTGTTCTTAATAAAAAATGGTACAAACGGAGAAAAATACAACATATCTGGCGAGAGAGAAGTAAGTAATTTAGAAATGGCTCAGATGATTGCAAAATTTATGAAGAAAGAATTAATATATGAGATGGTTGATTTTCACAGCAATCGACCAGGACATGACCTTCGGTATGGTTTAGACGGATCTAAGTTATTCAACATGGGATTTAAGCTACCAATGAATTTTGAAGATTCACTTAAGAAAGTGGTAGAGTGGACGCTTGATAATCAAAAATGGTTGGAAGAATAAATTAGTCTAGTTTCCTAAAAACGTTTGAAAGTATATCTTATAGTAGAAATGTATATTTTCCGTATTATGCATATTCTAATGATTCAATTTCAATATATATCGACGATGATTTATCTATTAATTCCAAGAGAAATCCTGAAAAATTTGAAGAAACGTTAACTTTATGGTCTGAAAATAATATCAAACCAATACTATGTTGTTATCAATTTTTTAAAGCATATGAAGAATATTTTAAAAAAAATAACATTTTGTTATAACCAAATACAAGAAAATATAAAAATTTATTATCTAAAGAAAAGTATATATAAATATTAATATATAATATGAATAATGAGTTACTTGCAATAAAAGGAGGACTACCAACAAGAAAAGATATTTTACAATATGGTTTTCAAACATTAGATGAATCAGATATTAATGCAGTTATCGAAGTGTTACGAGAGAACAAGTATTTGACTGCTGGACCAAGAGTAAATGTATTTGAAGACAAAGTAAAGGAATATTGTAATTGTAAACATGCATGTGCTGTGAATAGCGGAACTGCCGCTCTTCATATGGCAGTTGCGTGTTTAAATCTTAAACCAACAGACGAAGTTATCGTAACGTGTTTAAGTTTTGTTGCTTCTGCGAATGCTATTGTTTATTGTAATGCTATACCAGTTTTCTGTGATATAGAAAGTGATACAATGAATATAGACTCACAAAAAATAGAAAAACTAATAACAACAAATACAAAAGCAATTATTTGTGTAGATTTTGCAGGTCAAGCATGCAATTTTAAGGAAATATCAAAAATATGTAAGAAATATAATCTATACCTTATAGAAGATGCAGCACACTCTATGGGAGGTTATATAGATGAAGAAAATAATACAAAGATTGGTGCATTTGCGGATCTAACTACTTTTAGTTTTCATCCTGTAAAAAATATTACAACTTGTGAGGGAGGAATGGTATTAACAAATAACGATGAATTGTTCGAACGTATGAAAAATTTTGGCAAACATGGAATTACCAGAGATTTCAAATCAAGAGAAAGTACAATAACTCATTATTACGAAATGACAGATATAGGTTATAATTACAGAATTCCTGATTTGTTATGTGCGATGGGAATAAACCAACTAACTAAATTAGATAGCTTTATAGAAAAACGCAAGAAAATTGCTTCTATATATGATAGAGAATTTTTATCTTATTCAGATCTATTTACAGGTCTAACTGAAAAATACACAAGTGTATATCATATATATGTAATCAAATTAAAACTTGATAATTTAACATGTGACAGAGATGAAGTTTTCAAGGCATTAAAACATGAAGGTATAGGAGTAAACGTACATTATATGCCAATTCATCTTCACCCATATTATATTAATAAATTTAATACCTTTGTTGGTATGTGCCCTGTAGCAGAAAATATATATAAAGAAATAATTACACTGCCTATATTTCCATTAATGACTATTGAAGATATTAATGATGTTATCAGAGCAGTAAAAAAAGTGATTTTGTATTATAAAAAATAATATAGTATATAAAAATACAAATAATATAAATGTTACGTTTATATTATTTAAATGTATATAATAATACTCGGTGGTTCAAACGATGAAAACAATAACTTGTCAGTTTCCACAATAAGCAGACTGAATTGTTTTAATGATACATACAAATTATATAAACATATAAAACCAAAAATAATTATATCTGGTGGTTATAGGTTTTCAAAAAAAGCACATTGTAAAATAATAAAAGAATATATTTTAACCATCCAACCAGAATGTTTGATAGAAAAAGAATTTATTGAAAATAATGATACTATCGACGAAGCATTGAGTATTTGTAGTTATTTATCATCAATAAATTACAATGGGTGTATAAAGATTATTACATCTTCTTGGCATATGGGTCGTGCAAAATATTTATTCAATATAACATCCAACCATTTAAAAAACATGGAAATCGAATATATAGATGCATACGAAATAAATGAAGTTTATTTAGAAGAAGAGAAAAATAAACTAAACCAACTAATTGAAAACCCATATGGTAAATGGTTAGACTATATAAACTCTAAATAAAACTACCTAGAGTAACAGGTATACCTCTATCAATATCAGTACTTTTTTACATTACATTATAATAATTCTTTTTTATATCGGAAACGCATTTTTTTATTCCTTCTTCTAAATTAGTTGTTGGACACCAACCTGTTACTTCAAAAAATTTATCCATATCAGCTTGGCAAGCCTCATACATAGTTTCACATTCAATTTCTTTGTAATTTAATTTTGGAAAATATTGTTTAAGGATATTTAAAACATCGTTTATTGTTCTTCCTTCGCCTTTACCAATATTGATTACACCATTATGTTTAGAAGAAGCAAGTAATATAAGTGAAAAGCAAATATCTTCTGAATATATGTAATCAAAAATTCCTTCTTTTGCAAAAACACTTAATGGTTTTGATTCATCTTCAATCAAAGAATTTATCCAACGATTAATAATTGTTCCACCTAATCTACCACATTCACCTGGTCCATAAACCCTAAAAATTCTAGGTGTCACACAAGTAAACTTGAATTTGTCATTAAAATGAGAAAAAAAATTTAATTCTATTTCATGTAATAGTTTAGACGCACCACATATATTTCTAGGTTTTATAGGTGTTTCCTCGTTAACTATAATAGGATTAATTTGAGGTTCAGAAAAAGTATATAATTCTGAATTGTATATTAAATAACTAGAAGTAAATATTACTCTATCTAAATTAGGCAAATTTTTACAAATAGTTCCAATGTGATTACTTAATTTAACATTATGCTTATAATTTTCTTCCCAAAAATCTAATGTTTCAGTTGTTCTTTCGAATGTCGCTGCCAGGTGAAAAATTACTTCGGGATCTTTTTCTTTCATAAAATTTATATCTAACAAACTAGCATCTTGTTCATAATATTCAATATTTAAATTGTTAAATTGTTTAGGTTTTGATTTTAAATCAACACATATAATATTTTTAGTATTTAATTCTGATAATTTTAAAATTAAATCAGTTCCAATTAATCCAGCACCTCCTGTTATAAAAATAGTTTTGTTATTAAAATAAGTTTTATAATCAACTATTCCCATATTTAAGATTTCTTTACTAGTAGATACATCAGTTAATATTATTCCATGAATAATGCTGTTTAAATATTTACCTTCTACTAATATAGATTGCTTTAATAGACCTTCCCTCCTAAATTTGTTTTTTTCTAAAATAGAAATATGAAACCCTCTAAATTCATAGGTTTCAGTCCATAATCTATTTAAATGTAGATTTTCATATGAATATTTTATAACAAATCTTAAAAAATTATTAAAATCTTTTTCGTATAATTTTTTATCAAGAGCTCTTTGTTTTTGAACTAAAAAAGATATTTCGGCTTTATTATTTATATAATCAATATTAACCAAACCTCCATAACCAATCAATTCATTATCGAATAAAATAGCAAAATTCAAGGTTTTTGATTTACTTTTATACGAAGGCAATATAATATTATTATACCAGTTTTCTTGATCTTTGTCAGTTAACTCTTTAGTTTGTCGTAATACTTCCATTTGTTGATTTCTCATGTCTTTTATTTTGAAAATATGATCATGTTCAATATTAGAGTAAGTATATGTCATACAATTAAAAAATATTATATTCAATATAATTTTACTCATTACACACAATATACGAAACAAGATGATCATAAAAGTTTAGTAAAAATAATTATTTCTCTACCACACCCTAACTCACATAATTTTTTATAGTAACTATTTGTTTTACTTATAGATATATTACACATAAAATTTTCTACTCTAATTCTTTTCAAATGTGACATTTTACCAACATTGTGTTTAATATAATTAGTATTTTCTTCTAGTAAATCAAAATCAATAGGATAATCAGACATACAATTAAAAAGTTCATAATCACAATATTTACATAAATTCTTCAAATTATCTAAATTAAAATAAGATAAGTGATCCGGTGGTGCTACCCAAAAATTACTATCTATGTATTTTTGTTCTAATAAATAGTTTTGTAATCTAGAGAAGTCGTTTGGCACACGTATTACTAATATTCCATTTTTTGTTAATAATTTTTTTATATTCATCATCAATTGAATTGGTTCAATTACATGTTCTAATACATTTTGTAAATTAATCAAACCAAACTTTTTATTATCATTAATTAAAATATCAATATTATTAAAAATATCACCAGACATAAAATTATTAAGTAATGAATTGTTATGATTGGTTATTCCAAAATCACTAAAATCTAGTCCTAATACGTCAAATCCTAGATTTTTAAAATTGTTGAGTGTATAACCTTCACCACAACCAATATCTAAAAATGTTTTATCCTCTAAATTATCCTTTATAATATCATAAATTCTTTTAGAATAATTATTAATATATTCTAGTTCTTCTTGATTATAATTTATCTGATATTGTCCTTTTTCATAATTTGATTGATAATATTTTTCTTTATAATAATTTTCTAACTCAGTTTTGTTTGGTTTATTTTCAATTTCATAATAACCTAACTCATGTTGTATCAAATTTTTTGACTTAAAATTATATATTTTCTTTACTTCATCTATAAATTCGAAATTCATAGGTGTACCAAATTCTACATCTTGATTACAAACTTTCCCTAAAATATCCCAATAATATTTTGTATGTATTCCATTTCCTGGTCGTATTGATTTTAAATTATCTTCTGTAAATTTATCTCCTTTTTTTATATCTTTTACTACAAACAAAGATCGTCTGTGTTTTTTTGTATGTTCTTCAGATTTAACTCCTCCGTATGTAAGTTTACCAATTATAGATTCGGCTTCTCTTACAGAATCAACCATTTGCTTGAATTCACTTGGGGTTAATGAAAATGCATCGTCGGGACTTCCAGAGTCTCTAGACAAAGTAAAATGTTTTTCAATTACCTTGGCGCCCATAGCAACAGATAAAGTAGGTACTTCATGCCCCAATGTATGATCCGAAAGTCCACCTACGACTTTATATCTGTTAATCATGTCATTTATTGTTAATAAATTAGCATCTTCTTTTTTTGCTGGATAAGCAGCTGTGCATTTTAACATGCATATATCTGTTGTTCCATTTGCTCTTAACAAATCAACTGCTTCTTGTAATTCTACTTGTGAAGCGTTACCTGAAGAAATAATAACGGGTTTTTTTGTTTGTGCAATTCTTTTAATTAATATGTGATCTGTTATTTCACAAGAAGCTATTTTATAAGCAGGCATATCTAATTCTTCTAAAAACTTTACTGCGGTAATGTCAAATGGACTAGAGAAAAGTTCTAATCCAAGTTTATTAGCATGTTCTTTCAAACTTTCGTGCCATTCCCAAGGTGTATATGCTTTACTATAAAGGTCATATAATGTTTGACCATCCCAGAGAGTACCACCATTTATTTGAAAATCAGCCTTATTACAATTTATAGTAATTGTATCTGGAGTATAAGTTTGTAATTTAATAGCATCTGCACCAGCCTTTGATGCTTCGTCAATTAATTTTATTGCTGAATCATAATTTTGATTGTGATTTGCTGACAATTCAGCGATAATAAAAGTTTTGTTGCCACCTATTAAAAAATTGCCAATTTTGAAAGACATAATATATTATATTATCATAAAAAATATCTAAATGTAAACTTACTATGATAACAATACATGAATATTTTAATAACAAGTGTTTCTAAAAAAGTATTATTAATTAAATCTTTCAAAACTAATTTAAACAACTATAATGCAAAATTAATAGTAACAGATTGTAACATCAATTCACCTGCGCTATATTTCGGCGATGAATATTTTATAACTCCTAAACTCAATGACGAATCCTATTTAGATTTTATGTTAAATGCATGTTCACAATACCAAATAAAATTAATTATCCCAACAAGCGACAGAGAATTATTATTTTTTTCAGAAAATTATTTGTTATTTAATAATATCAATTGTAAAGTATTAGTTTCTTCCAAAGAGACAATTTTAATATGCCAAAATAAAAATTACTTTAATGACTTCTGTATTGCAAATAATATACCTATTCCTAAAACATATAAAAATTTAGAGGAAAATATTAGTTTACCTGTATTTATAAAACCAATTTATGGTTCTAGTAGTCAAAATATAAAAAAAATTAACACCTTAATAGAAGTAAAAGAAATAGACTTCGATAAATATGTAGTTCAAGAATATATAGAATGTGATGAATATACTATAGATTATCTAGGTGACTTTGAGGGAAATTTTATAAATTGTGTTCCTCGTCAGAGAATAAGTGTTATAAATGGAGAATCATGTGTAAGTAAAATAAATAACATTAAGGTAATCAATAAATATACTAAACTACTTGGTGAAAAGTTAAAATTGTGTGGGCATAATACTTTGCAGTGTTTTTTTGATGGCAAACAAGTCAAAATGATAGAAATAAACCCTAGATTTGGAGGTGCAGGAAACTTAGGTATTAATGGTGGATTAAATTCTCCACAAATAATTATTGATATTTTACATGGAAAAAAGATTAATTATGAAAACGTAATAAAAGATTCTCTAATAATGATGAGATATTCCAAAGATATATTTGGTTATATTCATAATGGGGTGTTTAATTCAGAAGATATAAATTCTGAAAAAAAAATTTTTTGTATAGATATTGATGGTACTTTATGCAGTGAAAATTGTAAATATGAAGACGCTCAACCTATTGAAAAAGTAATCAATAAAATCAATAAACTTTTTGAAAAAAATAAAATTATATTATTTACTGCAAGAGGTTATACAAGCAAGACCGATTGGAGAGATTTAACTGAAACTCAGCTTTCAGAATGGGGTGTAAAATATCATGAGTTGATTTTTAACAAACCATTTGCTGATTATTATATTGATAATAAGGGAATAGATATTCTAGAATGGATTTAATATTTATTTTTATATTAAATAAAAATAAATAAAATACTTACGTATCATATAATGATCTAAGTGAAAAAACATCTTGTTAGGTAGCCATTATGTATTATATCACTTTAACATATTTATTATATTCAACACGTCGTAAATAGAAAAATGATTATTTTTGTTGTATAAAATATTAAAAATATTACATATGAAATCATAATCACTTTGAGTATCTAGACTGAGATGTAGCGACGGAAAATCAATATTCTGATAGCATTCTAAGTTTGGTATTTTAAATTCGTCTTTAGAATACTTACGTATCATATAAGGACATACATGCTCTAGGTCAAAAGGTTCGTGAGCATTTTTATATGCATCTTCTAACACTTTAAATGTAAAAAGTTGTGCGTTAGTTCCATCGGGAAAACCACCTGTACTTCCATATTCTCCGTTTCTAGAGTACTGCGGTTGTAGAAAGTTTAATTTTTTTTCTAAAAAATATTCTATCATATTGTCAAGTATATCTACATCTATAAGAGGACAATCTGACGTTATACGAATAATTATCTCGCAATCGTAGTTAATTGCTGTGTTATAATATCTATCTAAGACATTATGTTCACTCCCTCTAAAACAATGTATGTTATTTTCTTTACAATATTCAAAGACTACATCATCATTATTGTTTATTGTTGTTGCAATAATTATTTTATTTACAAATTTGCTCCTAGAACATCTATCTATTACATGTTGCAAAACAATCTTATCTTCAACATATTTAAGTATTTTTCCAGGGAGTCGTGTCGAACCCATTCTTGCTTGTATAATAATATTAAGACTCATTAATATTATTACATCATTTTACTCTTTATATTCAAATAGTTTTTAATAATGCTTTTATTTCATCAATAGATAATAAATCTCCACCGCTAAAATATTCCTTATCCATAATGGATTTTTTAAGATTATAAAATTTATCTGTAATTATGTTAGTCGGAACCGAATTTAACACAATATAATAATTCTCGCATTCATAGCAATTGTTAATCTCTACCGAATTAACCATACATTCGTGTATTTTTTCACCATTGCGATTTCCGATAATTTGAATCTCTGCTTCATTATTAATTGCCTGACATAATTGTAAAATATTATAACTTTTTAGTTTTGGTACAAAAATTTCATAACCAACCATATTAGAAGTACAATTTAATACAAAATTAACAGCAGATTCAAGTGTTAGATTAAACCTTGTCATTGTTGGATCTGTAACAGTAAATTTGTTACTTTTTGATTGTTCTAAAAACAATGGGATAACTGAACCTCTGCTACAGAATACATTTCCGTATCTAACAACAGAAAATTTTATATTATTATCACCAACCATATTATTTGCAGCAATAAACAATTTCTCAAAACACAATTTAGTTGCCCCGTATAAATTAGTTGGTGAAACTGCCTTGTCGGTACTTATAGCAACGACATTTTTGACTTTATTTATAATAGCCGCTCTTATAACATTCTCTGCACCATATATATTAGTTTTGATCGCTTCTAAAGGATTATACTCCAACGCAGGGACTTGTTTTAAAGCTGCTGCATGAAAAACTATATCTACATTATTGAATGCTTCTATTAGTCTATCTTTATCTCTAATATCACCTAAAAAAAAACGCAAACATTTGTATCTGTCGCCGGATAGTTTTTTTTTCATTTCACTTTGTTTAAACTCATCTCTAGAAAAAACAATAATTTTTTTAGGCGAGTGTTCAGAAACTAATCTTCTGATAAGTTCATTTCCAAGCGAACCAGTACCTCCTGTAATTAATATTGTTTTATTATCAAAAAATGTACCTGAATATAGATTAATTGTCATTTAATGTATAATTACACATTGTGTTTAAGTTAATTGAGACGTGTTATATTATTTTATATAATTTAATCGATACATAGTTACTTTAATATTATATATATACATCTTCATCCATTTTATTTCGTAATCCTATCGGGTTGATGTTGATTAATTTTGCATCTGGATAAAATTCATCTTTGAATAGTTTTATTTTGTCCCACCATTCAATTAAATGTGGGTCTATATTTTCATCAGTTCGAATATTCTTGTAAAAAAACTCTTGGTGAGTAGGACCATCAAAATTTGAACAATCACAACCTACCAGGTATATTTTTGTAAACCCTGCATATAATGCAAATTGAGTCATTGGAAATGGTATAGAATGATTTATGAATGGGTGCTTAGAAATATCTGTGTGAATATAGTCTGGTGTAAGATCACATGGTATTGCATTTATATTTTTTAATTCAATTATGTCTTTATGTTGAAAACGATACGTATCGTGCCATTTATCATTAAATGTTACAAAACAAAACTTCTCAATGTTATAACCTAAATTGTCTATACACTCTCTATTATTTGAACCATCGTCTTCATTTATCTGATTAGATACATATTTATGACCAAAAAAATAATATTGTAGTTTCTCTTTTATTTTTTTATCTAAATAAATTCTATTACCACCGATATAGACCCCTTCGTCTAATTCCTTAAATTTGTTGATAGTTGGACCACAACCAAAAATATAACACGTTTCTCCTACGTGTTTGTCTTTATATTTTGATAATTTATTATGATACAAATTAACAATATTGTAACTCATTTATATATATATGTTATTATATTTTTATATATTAAATCCACTATAAACAATAATAATATATTACTATAAGTTTTTCACCACTCATGAATAAAATATTTTTCTCTGTGAAGACATGTAAATTTAAAATTATTGTGATACAAAAGAGTAGGAAAACCAACCTCTCCATAATCAATACCATCTAATAGATGTATATACTTAGTTTGCTGGTCTCCTTTATGAAAAACCCCAACTCTCTCCTCTACTAACATAAGTTTTTCCAACGTCGAAAAATAATAACCCCCATCTGTCCATACCTCTGGATCTCCCAGCCGCTTTGAATAGCGATGCATTAGTCCAGAAAATCTTTGATCGTCATCTCGACTTTTTATTGTTCCTGAAGTAGTTTCTCCCACATACGTAACATCTTGTGTTAATAACTTCATAGAATCATTAACCCATTCTTTATTATATGGTCCAAAATCCTCTTCGAAATGACCAATAAATATACTAGAACTATCAATTCCTATTGTCTTTGAATAATTGTATGTGACCCATAAACCAGCTATGGTTCCTCCCCAATTAAACGATGAAAGTATTTTATAATTTATATCTACACTAATTGTTTCTATAAATTCCGACAATTCAGTTTCAACCTGTTTCTGTCTTTCAATATCAAACGAATCGACCATTACACATACAAGAAATTGTTTTTCTTTCTGTTCGACGTCTAAAAAACATGCGACATGTTTCTTTAAGTTTGATTTTTTATTCTTTCCGTGGTAATAACAAATCGAATACAATAACATATTTAACAATAGAATAGTAAATATATTAAAAAATAGAACGTATTGTCTTAATCATGTTTTCTAGGTCTTCACTTGTTAACCACCAACCAACTGGTATGCAAACTAACTCTCTCTCCAAAATGTCCAAATTTGGTAAAACCTCCTTATACTTTGCAACACAACTATTTATGTCATTACGATTATGAACCTGACTAGTCATTATACCAACATCTTTCATTTTCTCCATGAAATTATATTTGTTTGTTACGCGGATTGTATATAACCAATAAGCGGATTTACATTTTGGATTATTTTTCATCAATGTAATCCCAGGTATATCTTTTAAATGCGTATCTAAAAATAATGCATTTGATCGGTTCTTTTCAAGAACATTAATCATATGTGGTAAATTGTGAATACCAATAGTTGCATTTATATCATTCATATGGAATTTATATCCGTATTCAGTGATGTCATTCTCTAGACGAAAATCCTTCCCCTTGTAATTTCTCTTATCTCGATCAATACCATACCATCTCAATAGCTTACAACGATCGTATAATTTTTTGTTTGGTAACATTATCAATCCACCATCTCCAGTTGTTAAGTGTTTTATTGCCTGTAAACTAAAGACACAAATGTTTTCGTTGTTGCCTATTTTATTATTGTTATATTCCGCACCAAATGCATGTGCACAATCTTCTACGATCATTGGTTTAAAACCATATTTTTGTAAACTATATTCCTGCAATTCTTTCAGTGAGTCTAAATCTACGGGAGTTCCGCCCCAGTGTACAAGATAAATAACCTTGGTCCGTTCATTTAATTTATTTTTCAAATCAGATAAATCAATATTTGCTGTATTTAAATCAACATCAAGCCATCTGATTTTTACATCATTCGCTAAAATTGCAGCAGTTGTAGCAAAACATGTTAATGCAGGTGTTAAGACAATATCATTTTCCTTGTCAAAACCAGGCCAGTTTGTTTCCTCGTCCTTTTCAATAAGAAGTCTTAGAGCTAATGTAAGACCAGCCGTTGCAGAATTTAATGTAAGTATATACGGATTTCCAATAAAAGCTGTTAATTTTTGTTCGAACTCTTCTACCCTTACACCTTGTGTAATGTTACCTGAAGTTATTGTATTTGTTAGAGGTTCAGACACATCAGGACTCATAAAAACTTTAAACAATGGTATCATATAAAAGAAATATAATAAAGCCATTTAAGTAGTTTAAATCCTAATATCACTATTTGCGAGTTATAAATGTCAACGATGGCATTGTTCCTATTGTCTTTATCTTGTATTTGTCTGATACTTGATTAACAAAACCTTGTATACTACGCTTATTATACTTTAGCATCCAATAGACTTGGTCACGTTCAAAAGAACCACCCTCTAACACAAGGATACCATTCTCCTTTAATTTATCCATATAATGAATAAGTGCAAAATTATATACATCCCCATCATTGGCGATGTCAATATGTATAATATCTACACTATTCGGTGTTAAACTTTCATGAACCTTGTAGAAATCACCATAATTGATTGTTATATTTTTATAAGAACTGAACATCTCTGTGATTTCTAATTTTTTTGCCGAGTTACCATTAAACTCTTCAAAAATGTCATATGCAGTAATGAGACAATCACTAGAAACATTTTCAACCATACTCTTCAGGGAAAATCCATTCAAAATACCAATTTCAACAATTGACCTCGGATTGGTTGTATAACACAATGTTGCAAATATATCACCATAGTTTAAATTATTCGTATAGGATGATGACATTTGTTTAACTTTAATTTTGTATTTATATTATTTTTTATTATTCTATTATTATTTTACCAGAATTAGGTTATTTACACCTTTGCTCATTCAAAACGCACACTTCGTTGGCTGTTATTAGGGAGGAAGGTCATGCTGATTGTGTAAATGACAAACTAGTAAACAATCATATTATTTTTATATTAAAGAATTTTATTATATAAATATAAATGAATATACGGAAGTTATCTAACGATGATTATGAAAAATATATATTTTTAATTGGTACAAAAATATCATATGACGATTATATAATTTTCCTACAAAGTCTATCAGATTTTCATATAATTATTGTTATCGAACTAGAAGGAAATCTCATTGCAACTGGCACATTGATTATAGAGAAGAAGTTGACAAACAATATTTGTTATCTGGGGCACATAGAGAATATTTTTGTAGATGATAAACATCGAAACAAGGGCTATGGTTCTATTATTATTAATTATCTTGTAAAGTATGCTACAGATAAAGGTTGCTACAGAATTGACTTGATATGTACGCCTGATATAACCTCTTATTATAAACAATTTGGTTTTGAAGAGACGATGGGTATGAAGATGCTGATAAAACAAAATTATAAGTTTTAATTTTTAACTTAATATTATTGTAAACAATGTTTATTCCAGATATTTTTTCTTTAAATCATCAACCAGGTTATTATTTCCTTGTGCATTAAACGCAGATGTTTTATGAATTCGATGCTTGACTAGAACTTCTGAACAATTGTAAAATAATTTATTTTGCTTACGCAATTTTAACCACAAATCATAATCTTCTACACCATTCCATTCGTGATTCCAAAAACACAATTCCTTTCGTATTATGCAACTAGAATTAATGATAGGGTTCACATTGTGAAAATTAAAAGTGCTTACGTCTCCTACGGGAATATACGGAACAACACCATTAATATCACCAAAATAAATACATCTGCTACCGACTACATCGTACTTTTCTATGAACGGAACCTGTTTCTCTAGTTTTTTAGCATGCCAAATATCATCAACATCTAAAAGTGCTACACGATCATATTTACAATGGTTTATCATTTCATTCAATGCATTTGATTTTCCTTTGATAGTAAATAAATCCAATACCATTATCTTTTCGCTTTTATATTCAACAGCCTTTTTAAATACATCTGAATTTTCAGGTAGCCCATTTATTCCTAATATAAGCTCCCAATCAGTGAAGGTCTGATTTAAGATAGAACTAACAGATTCATCAATAAATTCTATCCCATTGTAAATTGGCATTAAAATACTTATCATTATAATATAATTTATTTAATTTTTATATTATAAAAAACGTATATATTTAAGTGAAAACTAAATTAACAATCGTTGAAACATGAACCAACTATCATACCAGCTAGATTCTTCATGAAGCTTGAAATGTTTCATATTACTAAAAACACAATCGATAATTATAATTTGATCGTCTTTAACAAGATAATCATTATCAAAATATAAACTTAGCTTAGTTTCATAAATTTCACACCACCAATTTATTTTTTCTCTATGAATCAAAAAAAAACCCCCTGCTATCGAGACTTGATCATCTGGAATTTTATTTATTGGTAAACCAATAGTATTTTTTGTATTTATCAATTTAAATAAATAATTAATGAAATTCATATCGTTGTTTACGCGTGCATAATGGATTTTATTCTTGTCTAATGCTATAATTTTATTATCACTAGGCCATTGTATAAGCTGATTTATAGAGGTATCTCTTCCACCACTTCGAAAATAGCCAATATCACAATAACCATGAAATTCTGTGTCAAAGTAGTTCTTTTGTATGGTCTCGTTAACAAACCATATTTTTTCGCTCCACAGCATATTGACACTCCATTCAATACGATTATTCAATAGATGATTTTTTTTATGATTTGATATCCATTGATCTTTGTATTTGTACATGTAAAATTGATCTAGTGGTCGAATAACTACCTTAATGTTTGGTTTATTCTTTGTATCAATAAATTTGCATGTATATTCATCAGTATAAATCACAATATTAAAATTATTTGCTATGTATACTAAATTAGATAACCATTGTAGATACTGGTTTGCATCAAACTTGGATTTTATTATATAAAAACAAGATGAAAATGTTATTTGCATTGTTATATAATCTTTATAATGTTTATATTATTTGTAAACATTATATAATTACAATATAAATTTATTCGTGACAAGGTCTATTAAACGTTTTTCACATTTATCAATAGATAAATTATCAGTGATAAATTCTCTCGGTTTATATGTTTCAAGTTTAGATAAGAACAAATTAAATGTTTTCTCAAACTCATGGTCTTTATAAAAAAATTCACCACATCTTTCATCCCAATAAGGAATAGTTGTTGCTGGAATATCATCATAATTTTGTCCATATTCTTGGTTCATCGATTTAACATTCCATACTAACAATGGAACATCGCAAGAAAGCGCCTCTTCAAGCGCAAAACCCTGACTTTCATGACGTCCAAGCCATATACAATATTTTGTATTTTGTAAATAATTAATATAATCTGTTTCGTTATAACTTTGATTATAAGAAAATATCCTGAATAAAACACCTGCAGAAAGTAAATATTGTTTTATAAATTCTAACTCTAATGGATGTCTATCTTTATAATATAATATCACGTTATTTCTCTCTTTTATAGGTTTAATACAATTAAATACTTGGGTGTCTACACCAAATGGTAATTCAACAAGTGTTAAACCATCTGTGATTTTATCGCGCGTCCATGACTCAACCGCCCAGGAAGATAGTTGATTATATACAGAATTTCCCCCCTTTATATGTAACATTTTGTTATCTGGAAAAACACTAAAGTGCGGCCCAAAAATAAATTTTGTATTCGGATACTTTTTTATATCTATCGGATTACAAGGACTATAAACAACATCATAATATAATAAATTATTAACTTGTTCTAAACTATTACATCTTGTAATTTCTACATTAGGGTATTTTTGAAGTGCGCCTATATTTTTTCTATGAAGCCAATCATTAATTAGTAATAATTTCATTTATAATATATAATATTATTTTATATAGTAAACCAAATTTATTATTACAATATTTCATCAATCATTTTATTTCTAATTTCTGTCCAATATACCGATCCTAATTTACCACCATTATATGTCAACTGATCTTCATGTAATCTATAATCTAATAAAACCTGTTGAAGGTTATATATACGTTTGTATTTTTTCAACACTCTCAATATCAAGTTAAAATCTTCACACATAGAATGAATTGAATTGTCATAATTACCTACATCAATTATTTCCTTCTTACGAAAACAAAATGTAGGATGATTCATTATCCAGTGTTGTCTAGTTGTTTTATATTTATTAACATCAATTACATATTCATGACTAGTTATACCAGCTACTTGTTTAGTATTGTTTATACTCCTGAACATGCGTATCTGTGAACCACATAAAACACACTCTTTATTATTTTTCATGAAATTAATCTGTGTTTGCAATCTATCATCGCTCATAATATCATCTGCGTCCATGCGACATATGATATCATTACTGCATAATAAAACCCCTTTGTTAAGTGATATACCTAGACCCTTATTTCCGTCATTTTCCTCATAAACAATCTTGATAAATCTAGTGGTCTTTTGAAAACGTTCTAACTCCCTTTTCAATAACATTGTACTGAGTTTATCAGATCCGTCATTTATCCAGACAATTTCAATGCCGAAATGACCCTTTTGTCGCTTTATCGATTCTAAACACTCTACTACGAATACGTGTTTTGTATTATAACTTGGAATCAAAACAGAAACCCATGTCGCTGGTTCTGTATATTCTTCTGGTAGGGTTGTTTCATTAAGTATTTCATAACTCTCTTTTGTTGATCCCCACGCTTGATATTGATATATCTTTGAATGACCTTCATATTTTACTCCAGTGCAATGAATGGGTAGAAAATAATGACTTGGAAATATAGTAAGATCATTATACTTTCCAGTATTATACAAATTTGTTAGTAAACATGGACCTGTTGTTATCCAAGCACGATAACCAGTCTTTTCTACACTAACACAATTAGTTTGAATCCATTCAATTGCTGCCTTTACAAGTGGGTGTTTTGGAGGAAATGCCATTGTTCCGACTGCTATCAAACCTTTACGAACCTCTTCTTGTTCCCACCCTGCAAAACATTTGGTCTTCGTCAGAACTTCATCAATAGGTTCAATACATATTGAATCTGCATCAAAGAAATATCCACCATACTTATACAAGAGCTCCCATCGAATAATATCAGCCTTACCACATAACTCTTCCATTTCGTCGATTCTGTTTTGACAGCTGCTAACAAAAGCTCTTTTTTTTAGTTCTTTCTCACTCCAGCGTATATATTCAAAGTCTGGATTTTTTGCTTTCCATGTCTCCATAAATTTAGTGGGTGCGGGTTTAGGTCCTATCCAAATTTGATGGATAATTCTCGGTATAGATTCTTTACCAACAATTGCACTCATATATTATACATAACACAATATTGTTTAAGTGTGTTTGATAATTTTGTAATCGTTTTTTTATAAATACTCCTTTCTCTCGTTTATAAATGGAGCATGATTATTCTAAAAACTCTCAATATTCTTCACTCTGTAACCAAATCAAACCCAATATATGTATAGATTCCGATATGAATGAACTGATAACGTTAGGAAATGAAATGTTAACAAATCCAGATGACAAAATAAGCTCAAGATGTCGCACTGGGAACGATGTGGTAGATTACTTCACATTCGAAGAACGTCTTAAAACAAAAGGGAAATACAATGTGAATTTTTATGAGTTTGTCGAGAAAATAGAAGACTTTAAACAAAAGAAATTTATTCAGAATATGTTGACATATTATGATAATGTAAAGAACAAAAACAAACAGAAAAACAATATGGTTGTCTTGAAAGAAGTGTATAATATTTGTATAAGTGCGATTAATATTTTTCGTCCACTAGTGGCGATGGAGATGTATGCAATTTATAAACCTGTACACGTGTTAGATTTTTGTGCTGGTTGGGGTGGGCGACTTGTCGGTGCATGTGCATTAAATGTTCCGAAATATACAGGCCTCGATATAAATATAGGATTGAAACATGGATACGATGAAATGACCAAATTTCTTAAAACTAAATCGACCACTGAAATCAATATGTATTTTCAAGATGCAGTATCATTTGATTACTCGACTCTAAAATACGACTTTGTATTGACATCTCCACCATACTATTTCATTGAAAAATATCCAAACAATGCGGAATATAAAAACAAAGACCAAATGAATAAGCTCTTCTATACTCCGTTGTTTGAAAATACATTCGAGCATTTGAAACCAGGAGGTATATATTGCTTGAATGTAAATAGTGAAATATACGATGCTGTTTGCATACCATTATTGGGTGAATGCGATAAAAAGATACCTCTAAGGAAAAGCAAACGACAAAACGAGTATGGCGAGTTTATTTATATTTGGATCAAACTAGAATAAACTAAACCGACTTTTGAAGTGGTTATGAGGTTGTTCTTGTGACTTTGTAACAACAGGAATATTACGTTGGTTTGTTATTTGTTTCAGTTGTTTTTGTTGTGTATCTCTGAGATCTACTTTATAATAATTGTCACCATTATATGGAATAAATGTATCAAATTGTTCAGCATTTATAAAGTATGTGTGTTTGAACTCGCTATCTATCGATATTGTTGTATGTAAATTTCTGATTGTTTTTATCCCGTCATAACCATTGTCATTTACAAATCGTTTTGATTCAAGACCTGTAACAATTCTATCCATACCATCAAATAAATGCAATATATTAGGATCTCCTAATTCATAAAAAATATCCCTATCGATTCTAAGTTGTGATCGTCTGCTTCTTTGTAATAATGAATTGTCTTCATGACCCCATCCCCAATAACATGGAAAACCATTCATCTTCTCAAAATCACTTCCTGTAATAGAAACAATACCACCGAGAGCAAACTTAAATCCATAAAAATGTTTAATTGTACCTTCAGTTGTCTCGTAATCAAATAGCTTTTTATATGGGATTGTGTCTACGTCATTGAATACAAAGGTTATCTTCTTATAATCGTTAGGGTACTTATGCTTCATTGCTAAAAACCCAATGTTCTTCATTGCTCCTCGATTAAACGTTCGATTATCACATTGATGAGAGAAGTATATTTCATATTCACTCGGGTCGTGATTTTCAAGTATATAACTCATATGTTTATTAAAAAAAAATTTTTGTTGTTCTCTGTCCCTATAAGGAACAATGAATACTATTTTTGGTATCGTCATAATATAATATCTAATTATAATATATTATGGATCATTTCATATTAGTAATCTCAAGTTTATTTTTATTAACCAGCCTAGTATTTATAAATTTTATCCCAAATAAACTAAATTCTTTCGAACTATTGCTAACCAGTTTACTAGTTGTCAACGTAACACTATCAATATTATTCTGGTCAGAACCTATAAAAGGATCATCTGTTCATTATTATGATGCCATTTTTGCGAGGATATCATTGGTGTTATTCTCTTTATACATTTGGTTTGTAAAAAAAACGACACATATGATACGAGGAATATATACTCTTGTATTAATTGCTTCTCTCTTCTTTATATATTTGAGTAATGTCTTCTCGCGTAAAAAATGGTGTTCAAAAAATCATATTCTGTGTCATTTTATATTTCACATTTTTATAAGCATAGGAACAATTTTTGCATTTGTTTAAGTATTGAATTTATCATATGTATTTTTGTAGTATTATTTTTGGTATTAACTCATCTCTCTTCTTCTCGAGTTTCTTGAAACATTTATTTATTGTGACTTCACTTATTTCACTAACATTTTTGATGTCATGTTTTGTAATGTTCAATTTGCATATTTGTGATATAAAATACACAATTCCTGCCGCGATTGAGTGTGGTGTATTGTCCGTCATCATCTTTAACTTTTCCACCTTTATCGAAATGAACTCACACAATTTTGTCAGCTCATTGTTCATATTCAGCTTACTACAAAACCTGCTGATAAACGCTTCTGGTTTTGTTATAGCAAAGATAGTCTTGTCTGTATTCGTCATATCCCTCTCGATGTTATTGATGATCGCAAGGGCGTTTTTACACCCTTTTGTGGCAGACGTATCATCCAAATGGAACATCGTTGCAATCTCGCGAGCCGTTCTTGGAAAGTTATTCTTTCGGCATGAAATGTAAATTGATGCTGCAATGATGCCATCACGATTGTCTCCACGATAAGACAAATCATATTCAGATATTTTCTTGTGATAAATCATAGCGTCATCGATTATCATCTTTGGAATGCCTGCATGTTGTGCCATGGTAGTGATCACCTGAAATTCATCATATTGTGACTTCTCCTTGTATGGCATAGACTGCCACTCAGTGTATCTTCGAATTTTTCGCATCTCGTACGTCATGGAACCGCCCATCATTACCTTGCAACCATATGATGACTCCTCTAGCAACGGATTTATCGGCATACCACACCTAGTGGGATCAGATGACTGATTATCGTCAGCACCATAGTATCGCCACTCTGCACTCTGATCTACAATATCCTTGTATATTATACCGCATTTGTTATTTACACATGTGAGAAATCCTTCGTCAGAAAAGGCCAACATAGACGAACATTGATCACAACATTCTCGATTACCACACTCTCGATACATACATTCTAAGGGGACAGGCTTGCCTCCATTGATCTCGTCATCAAATGTATTCCAGAGATGGGTTTTGTCGATAGATTGAGATCTCTTCTTACTTTTTGCTAAATTGTTCATCAGATACTCAATAGTAGTTTACTAGATTTTTAATTCATTTTTTAAATTTACAAAATTGGAATCTAAAAAATGATACTTCATATGTAAATTGGATATCAGATAAAAATTAAAAAATACAAAAGGATTAAAAAAATGCTTCTTGGGTAGATTTAATAAGCTGGGTTGCCTGATTTTTGAGCATTTCTATTTGTCGTTCCGTTGTATGTAAAATATTGTGTTCCACAATCGACTCATATATTTTCATACCCTTTACATAATCCTCTTCGCAATTTATGTATAAATCTATTATGAGTGCTCTCGCGTTCTGTATCAGTTCTTGTATTTCTGTCTCACTAATGCCAGAATTCACTCGCATAACTCCATTTTCCGAAACAAGAAGCGAATCTAATATTTGTATCAACTTGTTTTGATTCACTTTGGAAATACTTATCATCTGATTCAAATGTTTTGCATATAAAACAAACAGATCGTCATCCTCTTTGATGTGTATTTCATTTGCACAGCAGTCTCGGTAATATCTCAGCTTGACACTAGAGAAATCATTTATTCCTTCAGGAATTTCAGTTTCACCTGTGAAGGTCGTGTAGAAACGCTTCAGATCTTCTTTGAATCTAGCAGCAGTTTCTTCGCTCATTTCACCAAACTCTCCTGTCTCAAAGTTGTAGTTATTGTCATAATACAACATCTTCAACTCAGGAATGCCTGGTTCTTTGTCTAGCGTCTCTCTATCCATATCACACACGGCTGGTTGTATACTGACATCCTTTTGAACACCAACCTTGTAACTCTGCAACGCTTTAATCCTTCGGTTGCATATATTCAAATCATATTTGGTAATAATTGCATTTTTAGGGATTTCGTTTTTGTCCATCAAGGTTGCCGTTTTCAATTGTCCGCCCTCTTCGTACTCATATACTGGGTTAATTGTACTAATAATTGCTGCATATAAGTGGGCGATTTTTACATAGAACTTTGCAATATCGCGACACATACTGGTCTTATCAAGATCATTTAGTTTCTCGCTATCAAGGAAAAATACCTTTTCCTTTGTCGTTTCCTTATCATATGTCCCGTCGGTGCGTTTTTTCAACATTGTTATTTCGGCATGATCAAATTTGTTAGATAAAATATCGCCTGTCAAAACAACCAATTTGTCGCAATATTGTTTGTTAGACATTCGACTTAAATTTTTTATGTCCATGTTCAGAATATACTCGGATGCCAACTTATCAATGTAATCAGAAAGCTCGGATATGTGTGGTTTATTTACACTAGATAAAGTTATGTTTCCCATTATATTAATGTGGCTAAAAAACAATTATGTATTAATTGCAAATAATACATGATTCGACTAAATCAAATTATATGTTTGATTGAAATGTTTATTGTCTCTGGCGTCTAGACTTCTTAGACTTCTTTGACTTCCCACCCTGCTTCTTGTTACGAGTTTGGCGACGCTTGCGTCCTCCGACCACTTGAGGTGTTGGTAATCCATCAGCTCCCCCGCGACGCCTTCTGCGTCCACCTTGCAACGCAAGCAAATCCGGAGGGTTTCCACCACGACGACGTCTAGTGCGACCACCAATAGTAGCTGGACTAAGTGAAGACGGCATTTATATATATAATTAATATAAAAAATACAACTAGTGGATATTTACCAAATACAATTCAAAGAATGCCAGTACATCTTATCTTTTTTCTGAATATCGTAAATCTTCCTAAATAAAGGAATACGCGACAATGGAACATTTGTACGATACTTATCCAAAGGATGCGGGTTGGTTTTCAATTGTATATCCAGAGCATGTTTCTTTATTATCTGACGCTGTTGGATCGCATAAAAGCTAAAAAACGTTTCAAATGAACTATTTTGTATGGATTGTGGTGACGATTTGTTAGCGTGATACTCTAAAAGGTACGCGACACAAATTCTTAGACCAACGATATCGGCAATATCTTCACCAATACTAGGTGTCGCATCAAACTCTATACCATCATACATTGCAAATGCCTCATACTGGTTAATAATGTCGTTCTGCAAAGAATTAAATTTGGTTCGATCGTTGTATGTCCACCAATCTTTTAATTTACCATTCTCATCATATTTGCTGCCTAGATCATCTAATGCATGTGATATTTCGTGTGCAATTGTAAACCCCATATATGCCAGATTATATTCCATACCTCGGTCTAAATCTATAAATGGTTTTTGTATATAACCTAGTGGAATGGTAATTTTATTTTTTGTTTCAGTGTAATAAGCGTTTACAACATACGCCTGTGTTCCAATTAATTTTGGAGGTGTCAGCGTCCAATCTATTTCAGGAACATCTCCGACCGATTTCCCTTCCAAAGTCAGTTTATTTTTGTGTTTCCATTCTGTCAATTGTAATAGATTTGACCATATATCATCATCAGAATAATCAAGCATCGGATCCTCTTCTAGATTTGTAGGTACCCCAACTTCTAATTTTATGGCATCTAATTTTTGTAATGCGTATTTTTTTGTTTCAGAATGAAGCCAAGTATTTTCTTGTAAAATACGTTTCAGAATAACCAACAAATCCTTGGTTGTTCTCTCGATATACTCATAGTTTTTTAGTGTTTCATCGTTTTTAGCTATGCCCTCATACTCTCGTGTTAGAAAGGCATTAAATGCATAACTAAGACTATATACAGGAAATAATTCTCTGCCTATTTCATAATCTTGTCCTGCTACGAATTTTCCATTAAAGTTATAGTTGATGATATGACCATCAATGTTGAATTTCTGCTGTTGTTTAATAAACAGATAAATCCAGTATGTTTTCCATTCATCAGTGTCCCATTCTTTTACAAGTAGATTAGATATGCGTTGCAGATAATTTAAACTTTCAGTTATAAAAAACTCTGGAGTATGCTTATAACCGAGCGCTTTGGTAAAACTTACCCAATCAAACCCATATTTTTCTAGCGATTCACTAGAATGTACAACATTATACCCATCAATATCTTCATTCTTGATTTTATTATAATTCTTTGCATCAACTAGTTTTTTCTCTATTTTAAAAACGTCTTCAACGTTGAATTTATGATCTGCACCGAATGAATTTGCAAATAATTCCTTAAGGTATTTCATATAATGAGATTTATAAAGACGTTTGTTTTCGGCCTCAGACTTGCTCATTTCGTTGTAATCATCGTTGTATAAATCATCGTCTATTAGTGTTAATATCGGATAATCAATATAGCACCTATTTATACCTGGATCTTTATCATCTGCATATATAGACCATACTAATGGCGATCCAGTAGATACAATTTCATTTGAGTTTACCATTGCAAGCAAAATCCATACATTTGACTTGTCTTCTCTAAGTGAATTTATATTTTCTAGAACCGAATTGGCGTGCTTATGAGATTGTTTATTAGTGTTTAAATCACGCACAGATTTATAAAATTTGCTTATACATTTTGATAGCTTAGTATCATGTGTGTTTATATATGATTTTGCCATATCTAATAATTCATGATACACTTTGTCTTGGACTATAAAAAAATCATCTATTTGAGTTATATATTGTTGTTCATCGCCAAGCTTATAATGTTTGATCCAATCGTCGTTTATATGGGAGTAAAAATCATCTTTTATATCTATATTCGATTTGAAAACTGGTTTTCGTCGTCTAGTAGTATTATACGAAGAAATTCCAATATCATGTGGTTTTTTTACTTTGGTATTTCTCCTTGACTTTAATTTTGTTTTTGATTTTATTTTGTAGTCTGACATATAATAACAAAGTATTATAATATATCACTATCTGATAAATCTTAGTTATTTATCCTAGGAACAAATGTAGATCCAAATGTGTTCATCTTCTCTAGCTTTTCAATCGTCTTATCTAAATTACTAGATAAATCTTTGAACATGTAATCGGTGCCAGGTGATTCTTCATTTTTCTTAATTTGTTTATATACCATATCAATTTTTGAAATTATATTTGCAATTATATCCTTTTGCTTTTCGCGGATGATCTCTTCGTCATTTGAAATCGGTTCACACAACAATGAAACTATGAAATACATCAAATATTTTCTTTTGCGATTGCATCCTATTGTGTATTTCAACGTGAATAATGTCAATAGCGATTTGATAACCTTTACAACAAATGGGTTATTACGCAATTCAGATTCCTTTTTGAAAACATCCCAGACTAACCAGATTATATCCCCTTGTAATTTTGTTTCTACCTGAATATATGTGCGTTTCTCGCAAAAACACTTTTGCTTCTTCTGTTTACAAATTGTATCATATTCAATAATCCACTCAATCCAATAACATGCGTTTATTATATTCTTTCCTTCATTAGATACGCAAAATGCAAGTTCATTTATAGCAACAAAGAGTTCTTTTGGATCGTCTTCTCTGAAAATACCATCTATATATGTTACATTTGGCGCTTTGAACCTTGAAGACATGTTTGTCAAATTAAAATCAAGTTTATTTATTTTAATAGTGTCAAAACTATGTTTGCGTTTTGCATCACATAAAACACACATTATCTCACAGAACAAACGACGGATTTTTGGGTTGTTTCGTAATTTAATCTCTTCGCCTGCGTATCCGTTTGATATAATATCCTTGAATTGATTGACACGAAGTTCTAGGTAGATTGCTATCTTGGGGTTACCAATATGAACATATTTAGAGTAGAATAATATGACAATCTCCCATATATCGCTATAATGACCTGCGCAAACGAGTTCCGCACTCCAATAACAAGCCGATTCTATTTTGGCATGTATCAGGCTATTTAGTAGTTCTTTTCTTACATCGGAACGTTTGAATTTTGAAAATGATATTGATTTAAATGCTGGTTGACCGCGTATGTCATTTATTTCTATATCCGACGACATATAGATAAAATATACACAAAAAAAATAACTATATTACATATAGAGCAAAATGAATATTATAAAGACTTTCAATAAATTATCAAATTATGGAAAAATATTAGTTTTCTTGTCACTATTACTCGTTTTGATATTGATATTCAAGATGCCTAAACGTGAAGGTTACGAACAGCTTGAAAAATACGTAATGAAAAAGGGTGATGATATATATGATGACTTTTATTCAGAAATCTATGATCTTTTAGTTTACAATGACTTGAAGAATGATTATGAGATTACCAAGATTGTTGATAAGACCAACGTTGGTAGCGACAGCGTATTTCTTGATGTAGGAAGCGGGACGGGTCATCATGTGAAATTATTGGCCGACAAGAGTCTTAAGGTGACGGGTATTGATAAATCAGCGGCGATGGTCAAAAGGGCGCAGAGCAATTTCCCTGATTGTAAGTTTGTTAATGGTGATGTCTTGAACACCGATGTGTTTAACAATGGTTCCTTCACACATATAACTTGCATGTATTTCTCTGTTTACTATTTACATGACAGACACCAGTTTTTCAATAATTGTATGGAGTGGCTCAAACCAGGTGGGTTTTTGATTGTTCATTTGGTGAATCCAGAGAAGTTTGACCCGATTCTTCCGCCAGGAAACCCACTTAAAATTGTATCTGCTCAAAAATATGCAAAGGAGAGAATTACAAGTACCAAGATTACATTCAACGAGTTTGTCTATACTTCTAATTTTAATTTGAAGAAGAACGACAAAGCAATATTCGAAGAGAAATTTAAATTTAATAATGGTAAAGTACGCAAACAAGAGCAGGTTTTACATATGGACGATTTAGAAGTAATCGTGAACGAGGCGAAGGATGCTGGATTTGTTTTACGCGACAAGATAAATCTCGTTCATTGTGCCTACGAATATCAATATTTGTATATCTTCGCGAGAGAATAATAAGTTATATTTTTACATATAATAGTAAAAATATATTTCAAGGTATGGTAATATTAAACATGGATTTCAACATTGATTTTTATACCATGGCATATATATTTGGTATTTTATTTGTAATTCTTGCAATCATTGTAGGATATATAAAAAACAAATATGGCTTTTGGATTATACAGCCTGTATTTCACGTATATGATTTTTGGTTTTTATTCATGTCACCTACCATAATTTCAAAAGGTCTACCAAAGGAAAACAAATATACGAACATGGCAAACATAAAAACCTATACCTCTTTATCAGATATTCAAATCACCAATATGGTGAATTTCATTCAGTCAAATTATCATAGAAACGGAGACAATATATTTTGTCCAAAGAAGGATAACATAGTCCCTTATTTCACTGGACATAACTCAGAGCCAATGTTTTCGTTTTATACCAAGCAACAATTAATGTTAGATATGAAAACTGGCAACACAATTGACGACAATTCAATCATTGGAATAATGACAACGCGACCATCCCATGTAAGAGTAAAAAGTCTGACGTTTGATGTTAATTACGTTGACTACTTGTGTGTCGATGTTTTAAACAGGAACCAGGGGATCGCTCCACAATTGATTCAAACACATAACTACAATCTGTTACATATGACAAACAACAAAATACCTGTTTCGTTGTTCAAGAGAGAAGACCAACTAACCGGAATTGTTCCGTTGTGTATATTCAGCACGTACGGGTATTCACTCGATCGTTTGCGAAAAATACAGCTTCATTCAAGGTTCAAAATTGAGAGCATAAACAAAAAAAGCTATCACAAATTGCATAGCTTTTTAAACCAGCATGTGGATAAAGACTTTGATTTGGTTGTTATGGCGGAATCATCTAATATTGTTACGCTTCTAGATACAAATAATATATTTGTATCTGTTTTATTAACAGGCAACGAAATTGTTGCGGCGTATTTTTTTAGGAAAACATGTGTTACGATCGAGGCAAATAAAGAGGTGTTGACTTGTATTGGATCGGTAAATCATTGTGAAACAGATGATGTATTTGTCAAGGGATTCAAAATGTGTTTTTGGGAAATTGCAAACAAGTTTAACTTCAAGTATCTTGCAATTGAAAATATATCACACAACTATTATATAGTTGATACGCTGAAACCGGCACTCATCAGCCCTACTGCATATTTCTTTTACAATTATGCGTGTAATTCGATTCCTTCGCATCGTGCATTAGTTATAAACTAGAATTCATTAGCGTCAAAATATTTATCGTCTGGTTTAGCATCAGGAGCGCTTTCTTTGGGTTCAACAATATATTCATTGGGGATCTCAACATCTAATACTTTAGAATCTAAACCATGTTCTTGTTTTTTCTCTTCAATATAATGCAAAACTTCAGGAAGATTAAAACCTTTTAATTCTGAATCCTTGAAACTAGGATCATTAATCTTTTCCTCTAAAACACCTGCGTATTCATTTACGACATCAAATTGTTTTTCAGGTCCAAACTCAATGTTAGTGTCTCCATTTTTATCAATAAAACCTGTATCAGTTTTTACAACAGCGAACAACGCAGCTATGAAACCCCCGATTGTTTTTATATCCATTCCACCACGCATCTTCGATCTTCTACTTCGCGTTTGCCTCCTTAACTTTCTAGATTTTCTAGAACGTTTAGATTTTTGCCTTTGTTTGGTAGTACGTCTCGTGCTTTTCCTCAAGTTCCTTTTCACTTTCGTCATATATTAGAAGAAGAATATATTCGTATTTGGGTACGAATATATTTATTGTGTAGTCAATGTATTATTTATTTGGTTGCTTACTTGTGCCCATTCCCAGGCCCCTTACCTGTGCCCATTCCCAGGCTTACCTGTGCCCTGAGCCCCCTTCGCGTTTCTCGGCTTGGTGTTACCTTCAACAAACCCCTCCTTGAACCCGTCAAATCCTTGAACATCGCAGCATCCACAAATAGTGTGTCCAGTTAAAATGAACATAACCAATACAATTAATAACAAAGTGCTTAAACTAAGTTTGTAACCACCAATAGAGATATCCATTTATATATACATTAATATATTTTATTTATGAATGATCGATACAAGCATTGTAATCATATAGTATGGTATTATTACACTCAAAAGTCCCGTTACTTGTCAACAAATGATACAGCCTTTCGCTCCGTTTGGTTTGTTTTTTTATCAAGACATCTGTTGAGTCTTTGAATTTTAGGTTTGGTCCGCCATCGATTTTTCTGTTTTTTCCTAAATAGTACGTAAATTGTAGTTCAGGACACTCAATTTCAACAAGTCCATTAACTATACTATTGTTGATCAATGCGTCTCCTATTTGTATATCCTTTATAGTTTTCATTGTTCCATCAATCATTGTAATCATAGAATCTCCTGTAAAACCGCCATCCAATTTATCATGATAATCATGATTTTTATGGATACTATGGTTACGCATAATACGTTTCCTGACTTCGTCGTATATTTCATCCCAGTCAATAAATGTCATATTGTTGATCACAATCGTTTTCTTAGTTGTGTTTAAACAATACAAAAACTTTTCGTCATAACAAGAAACTGGTAAAGCGTGCGGATGTTCGGACGCTAGAATCCATTTGTCTTTATATAATACAGAATGAGTATCTGACACGATAACACTATTCAGGTTATACATTTTTACTCCAATTGCATTTAGTTTCAATGTGGCAGTGACCTTGTTGTTGTCTTTTAATAAATCTCCAATACGGATCTCGCTTATCTTCTTGATGCTGCCGTCTGACATCTCAATCTGAGTATCTTTATCAAAGCAAAATGGTTTACTTGGTATTTCAGGTAAGCCTAGTTTTGGACGAATTTTGAATATCTGCACCAAAAAGGTTAAAAACACTGCAACCATAACTGACATTGCTACTAAGATCGTAGTTCCGGCAACAGCTGCAGGCCAAGTAAATGGTATAATCCACATGATAATAATCATGGCTGCACCTGCAATCAATACTTGAATCAACATTGTAGCTACCGCACCTAACAATGATTTGATTGCATAATAACTGCTCATGATCGTATATACGCCGCTCGTTAATACTCCTTGAATTTTTGCCATGGTATCTTTGAATGCAAGTACAATCTGTTGAATCGGAACAATTATATTTATGAAACGATACATTATTTCATTTATTACATTTGCAAGATCCGTTCTTATTCTGTCGATCATTGCTCGTGCATTATTTAAATCATTGCTGATGTTTTTTACCATGCCCGAGAACATTTGAATTATATATTCGAGTGGTTGGACATGCTTACCTGTACTATCTGATAGTATCTTCTGCGTGCAATAATTGAAATTGTTGAATGTTGCAGTAGTTGCAGATTCATCGGCATTCTTGTTTATTAGACCAGCGAATGGAATTATATGGGGTCTACATCGGTTATTAGCCCAGTCCTTTTTAATCGGCTCGATATTTGTCATCAACCGAAAATACAAACAGGCTAAAATGGTCAATATTGTAATCAGAGAGAAAAGTAAAACTGATGATGAATAATAATCGAAGTATGTTAAATTTTTATATATTTCTTCAACTCCCATATAAATACAGGAATACTTTTTAATAATAACATTTGGTCTAATGTTATTATTGATATATATGATTATTATTTGCAATAATAATCTTCCCAATCCCAAAATAATGTGTCTCCTATTTGGATCTTGTGATCGCTTGTAATCAAACAGCTAAACCAATTGTGTTTTTCATCGGTTAATTGTGCTTGTTTATATTCTTCAACACGAACAAATTTACATACTTCGTTATCGTGTACCATATGCGAACCAGTTACATAGATGAAACCGCCATTTATAGATTCCTCCTTTATTTTATAGAATGGATCTTGCGATTTTGAGTTGTCAATTTGCATGGTCGCAACAACAATCGAACCATTTACTAAAATATCGCCTGCCTTGACATCTTTCATGCAAACCACAGATCCACTCTTCAACCTAATCTTTGTCTCGGGGTGGAAACATTTTCCTACCTTTTGAATCATCTGACCAGGTGGTCCATTCCATGCACTTTTCATTGTCTTGATACTTCCGTCCATAACATACAAAAGCGAAACCATTGAACCAATAGTTTTTCCCATCAAATCCTTTATTCCTATGATGATTTTTTGAAATTCAACAACTAGACCCATAAAAACACCAAATATTCCTTGTAGCGAAAAGGAAAAGGTTGTTCGTATCTTGTCAAACATAGCACGGATTCCATTTAGTTCGCCGATAAAACCTCCCATTAAACCACCAATAACGCCTGTGATATTGGTGAGAGGTTGCAATAGGTAACCCATGAAATTTGTCTGTATGTTCTGAATACAATATATGAAATCCTGATCTATATTATCTGATAGAGGCATATACATTGGATTGCAACGATACAAACTCCAATTTGCTCTTATTTTCTGGATAGATGACAAATAATAAATTCCTATGATGTAAAACATAAATGCTAAATTAATAAAGATGAAATTTGTCCAATGTTTACCAGACGGCATACTATTATTTGGTTAGAATAAAAAAGAGTTTAGTTTCGTCGTTTGGTCTTACGAGATTTCTTAGACTTCCTCGCCTTGTTTTTTCGCTTCTTGGATTTTTTCGTTTGTTTTCGTCTCCTAATCTTACCACCGACTAAGGCATCAAATTTTGAATTAGCTCCTGCTTGTCTTATAGTGTCACCCAGACCAGCGTGGGTATCAGCAAGACCCTCTCCGCCCTTGAAAGGTATGAATAATGCAGCTGAACCACCAGCTAATACACTCAGCTTATTACCAGCCTCTAATGTGGGTGGCGCAACATGAGTTTGGCTTGCATTTAAAAGATCGTCATAAACACCTCCTCCGCGTTTTTTTGTTGTAGTCATTGTAATATGTAAATATTAAAATATTAATATAGAGATTGATCCTATTGTTTAATAATATGGACGATAGCCAACGCCTTAAATTGCAGGATATGATAAAGACGAATGACACTCAAGATCAAACGGACGTGATTCGACAATTAAAACACAGCGATCTGCTACGCAAGGATGTCATAAAGTTTATGGAGATTTGTAGGAAGCATCGAGGTGACAGAGATACAATTCAGTCTGAGGGTATGAGCGAGTGTAGTTTCCTAGCTAGTCAGTATACAGATATTTACTACAAGCTCCGTGCGGATGAGCTTGACGTGAGTATCCTTTTTCGCTTTTTGGACGTGCTCAAGAAGATTGAGGACGGGTTGTTGGATCAGCACGAGGGGTCTTTCGAGGTGGGAACGCTGTTGAAGGAGATGTACGTTGATAGTGCGCTTAAAAAGGCAGAGAAGTTGAATGCAGCATCTGAGCCTGTTGCCGAACCTAAACGTGCCGCTGTTAATATCTCATGGAGCCAGTATAAGACGCAAGAGAATAAAAAGGCTTAGTTTTCTAAATAAGAAAAGACTATTCCTTTCAAATCTTCTGGGAGTTGTAATATATTGCGGAATACTAACTCTGTTTTTATTATATTTGATATCATCTTGTCAAATTTAATATGTTTTTCTATTAACGTTGTCAGTTTTGTTTGTGGAGACCAATCTCCAAATTTATACTGACATTCTAAACAGCAATCATATTTCAAGTCGACATAATCTCGCATATACGGCAAACCTTTTATGTATTCATGTTTGTCGTGTGTCCATGAATCTGGTTTGTTTGTATTTATGATTGATATAGGTGCTTCAAATGGATATCCATCAGTAATTGTTATAGCAACATGATTCGTTCGATTGTAATTGTAATCTAACATTATATGATTTTTTCTGTTTTTCTGTTGTTCGATAGATAAAATCTTATATTTATCTCCTAGTTCGTGATGGATGCGTTTTTTATATGACATAATATTTATGTCATATAACTTCTAAGTGTGTTTGTTTTGTATTTAGCAAGATAAAATTTTAATTTCATAATATTATATATAAATGCCTCGTTGCGCAAATGGAACTCGTCGAAATCGTAAGACCGGAAATTGTGAACAACACAATAAAAAATCCTCTAACTCTACTACTAAAAAATCACGCAGCAAAGAGTCTGTCGCCACACCAACACCTGTTAAACCTCAATACACATTTATTGAATTCTGTAAAATATGCAGCGAATTGTACGGGCTATCCTATAAATTTTTCTATAATCATGGTAGAGATGTTCGTACTTTGTACTATGTTTACAACAGGAACAGGTCTAAGTTCGTTTTTCCCAAGAGTTTGAAAACAATTATGATTGGAACACCATCTGATAAATTTATTACAAGAACTCCTTATACAGGCAAGGCGATAAAGGATAAGAATGGAGTTTCTGCAAATGTGGTATTAAAAGACATCACTCGCAATGAATTAAACGGCATAAAGGCCAATTAATCAAGAAGACTTATGAATAATGTATAAAATCAAATATTTCAATTAAATATTGAAATATTTTTATTTAACGACGACGCTTCCTTGATTTTACATTAATGTAAAGACGACGTGATTTCCTCGGTCTCTTTCCAGACCTGCGGGTTTTGTTAATACGTCTAGGTGATTTATTGTATTTTCTTCTACCTCCCAAAAATTTACCTAACCCACCTAATGATATACCGCCTTGTACTTGTGGATATTGTGTATCGTTAGTTAGATTTAATGCTGTCTGTTCTTGTTGTGCTTGTTGTTGTGCTTCTGCTTGTTGTTGTGCTGCTTGTTGTTGTTGTTGTGCTAATGCTTGTTGTCTTGATGCTGCTGCTCTTGCTTCTTGTTGTATCATGGATTCCTGGTATGCTATACGCCTTTCTGCTTCTTCTTTTTCTTGTTCTGCTGTCTGGTGAGATTGTCTTATTCCAAGCTCTTTTTTTATGTGATCTTCTCGTAATTTAAGCATCATAGCCCGATATGCAGCGTCTGTAGACATATATTATCACAACACAAAATATTAAATTGACTAAATCTCTAACATTTATTAAACATCTTATATGTATGTGTTTCAGATTGTGATTTCTCGTAATATTTACCATCCTGTCCGCACATGGTAAAATCACGACGACATCTATCAGCATATGGGTAGTTAATCTCACCAGACACAACGCATTGTTTTCCTAGTACCGCACATCTGGCAAAACTATAATCATTTGGTATTTTTATGTCCATAAGGATGTGTTTGCAGGTTCGGCAGATTACAATAGTTGTATTTTTTAACATGTAAATATACGTATTACTATATTTATATGTTTATATCATAGTTGATTTATTATCTACGTCTCTTGATAGATTTCCTAGACTTTTTAGACCTCTTCGACTTATTAGACTTCTTCTGTTTTCTTGATTTTCTTCTTCCTCCTCCCATTCTTCCTATTTGTTCGTTTATATCATCTAGTTTGTTTTGAAAATCTGTTTCACTAATTTCTGTTTCAATACCACCTAATGCACTCGCAATACTTTCCATGTTTGTTACTCCTACTGGTTCAGATGACGCACCAAATGAGGCAGCTGGTTTTGATCGTTTCCATAAATGTAAAATCCTTCCACTTTTTAATACTTTTGGTTCACCATTAGGTACCCAACCATTAGATGTTAAGATAATCATGTCTTCCTGGGTTACTAGACCACTAAACGCAACAGATTTCTTCGTAGGATCCTTAATTATTCTCGTGGTCTTTTCACTGAAAACCATTTTATATACCTATAGATAAAATAGTTACAAGTTAGCTTGTTAAATACGCATTTTCTAAATGAAAATATTTAAAACTAGGTTAATTGATTACTTTCTATTCTTTGTGTGTCTCTTGTGCTTCTTAGATTTCTTAGATTTTCTGTGTTTTCTTGTTTTTCTCTTACCGCCTACTTGACCAGGAAATAAATGTGGTAACATTCGTTTTGCATACTCTAACTCTTCTCCATGCAAGCTATTTAACACTAACTTACGCAACGGACGCAGTTTATATTCATCGCGAATTTGTTTCGTATGCCTGATTCTTTCAAAATAATTCTTGATTTTATCTTCATCCAACTCTTTTATTGAATCCAGATGTTTAAGATTATTATTTTCTATCAGACCTTCAATAGGATTAACATCGTCGTCTTCATTAGCAACGATATTATCAAACGTGGCTCCTAATGTATTGCACCATCAAAATCTGTCACTCCTGCATATAATTCGAATAAGCTTTTATCGAATCTTACATTCAATAAAATAGAGTCTACGAATGATACACCAGACATTTGCGACTTTTCAAAGGTTGCATCTTTCAAATATGCACCATAAAAAGATGTATTCCATATTTCTGTATCTTTGAAATCAGTTCCTTCTAATATAGCCCAATTGAAAGTGGTCTCTCCATCTTTAGAACCTATCTGAGCACCTTGAAACCTACAATTTTCTAGAGTAGAGTAGTCAAATTTGCAATTTATTATTATTTTTCCGTTGAATGTTAGATTTTTCAATGTAAGTTTGGAAAAATTTAAATCCTTAAGATACTTTTCCGTAAAATACATTCCATCCATCATACTACTCAATTCCTTATCTTCATCAGAAGTTCGGTTTTGGTTTTTTAATTTAGGTAATATTGTATCAAAATTAATTTCGTTAAATTCAGATGCATTGGCCACCATAAACTAGTAGTATATTTTATTACTTATTAAATGTATCGCGTGTATATTACTTATACCTGTGATGAAATCATATGCTAAGCTACCAACATCTGTTATCATAGTCGAATCACCTTCGAAATGTAAACTTATTGAAAAATATACTGGTATGCGATGTGTTGCAACATGTGGCCATTTGTGTGAAATTGCATCATTGGCTAACGTAAATGCAAACAATGGGTTTGATGTGAAATATACAATATTAGATTCAAAGAAAGCACAATACAAATTACTCAAAGAGGAAATACAAAAGGCAGATGAGGTCATTCTCGCAACAGATGATGATCGCGAAGGTGAGGCTATTGCATGGCATGTCGCACGTCTATTTAAGCTAGACATGGGGAAAACGAAACGCATTCTGTTTCACGAGATAACCGAGTCGGCTCTTCAAAACGCACTTAGAAAACCAGGTTATCTCAATATGAACGTTGTTAACGCACAACGTGCTCGTCAAGTATTGGATTTGTTAGTTGGATACAAGATTTCACCCATGTTGTGGAAAGAATTTTCAAATGAATCGCTCTCTGCGGGAAGATGCCAAACACCAGCACTTCGTATCGTCTATGACAAACATGTCGAACCATCGAATGAAACAAACTCATATCATGTGGTTGGTTATTTCACGTCGCTCAACTTGAAGTTTAGTTTGGATCGCACATTTGAAAACAAAGATGATGCTCTTGTATTTTTGAATAGTTGTATCGATGCCAAGTTCAAATATACGTGTTCTGCTCCAGTAAAGAAGACATACAAACCTCCAAAACCTCTCACGACATCATCAATCCAACAAGCATGTAGCAATCAATTGCATTTATCACCGAAAGATACCATGCGGATTCTTCAGCATTTGTATGAGAGTGGATACATCACCTATATGCGAACAGACTCGCAGCAATACAGCAGCGAGTTTATTTCGTCTGTCAAGAAGGCGATTACAGACAAACATGGAATCAGGTTTGTAAATGCCGAGTTTGCAACCGATGCTGACGATAAATGTGCCCACGAAGCAATCCGACCAACCAATATTGGTTTGGAAGAATTATCTGATCTTATGGATGCAAAGGAGAGAAAGGTATACAATATTGTGTGGACAACCACCATGCAGAGTTTAATGGCCGAATCTACGAGTATGAAGATAACGGCCAAGATAGGATGTGACTCTGATTGTGCGTTTACATACGATAGCGAAGCTGTTGAATTTCTTGGTTGGAAGATAGTGTCAGGAGATACCAGCGATGAAAAGGCATATCAGTTATTGCAAACCATGCGGAGTATTGAAAAATATAATAAGATTGCTGCTCTTTGTGTATATAGTCGTTTTAAAACCCATCTCACAGAAGCTAAACTAGTCAATCTTCTAGAAGACAAGGGGATCGGTCGCCCATCTACGTTTGCTTCTCTCGTCGACAAGATTCAGGAACGTGTTTATGTAAAGAAAGATTCTATAAAGGGACGTTCTGTTACCTGCAAAGAATACGAGTTAATTGATTCAGTCATCAGTGAAATAGAAACAACGAGAGAAGTCGGTGGAGAATCAAACAAACTGATCATTCAGCAGGTTGGTTTAGATGTTATTGTGTTTCTATATAAAAATTTTGCAGAGCTATTTGATTACGATTATACGCAACGGATGGAGAAGGATCTTGACTCGGTTTCTAATGGAGAAAAGGTATGGACTACATTGTGTGATGATTGTGTTCAGCAATTGGACAAAATCATAAATAAATATAAAGGAGAGAATCCAAACAATGAGATTTGTATTGGAAAATTTGAAGGTCATGATTTAATATTGAAAAAAGGTAAATTTGGGTTATACGCAAATTGGGGTGCTAATAATAAATCATTGAAGGAATTTGGTAATAGGCCTCTTGAAAACATTACATTCGACGAAGTGGAACAGGTATTGGTAAAAAACAATACGAATGTATTGAGAGAAATATCAAATACAATTTCGATACGAAAGAGTGCGAAGGGTGAATATATCTTCTACAAATTACCCAAGATGAAGAAACCGAGCTTTTTTAGTCTTGCTGGTTTTGATCATGATTTTGCAACATGTGATATTGAACTCATAAAATCATGGGTCAAGACAAAATACAATATCTTTTGATAATATAATTTGTTTCACTTATTTTTCTACAGGAATTTTATTTTTATTAGGACAATCAAAAGCATGTTGAAATAATGACGTATCATTAGGGTTTTGTACTGCAGCGGTACCTGTTAATGAATTACATAGTGGGCATTTATATATTTTGTCACCATCTTTGTCGTGTTCAACATCAACAATAAACATTTCCTTAGGTTTTGTATCTACTGATTGTTTTTCTTTAGATCCTCTAATTGGTATTAGAGTTGACGTATATTGTGTAGGTGAAATTATTGCTTTACCACATCTGTAAGTTGTGTCGTCGCACGAATATATATGTACATCGGAATTTACACCAAATAGTTTATTAGAAAATTCTATTTGAAATTTAATTATATCTTCAGTTGTTAATCCGTTTTTATAAACATCTTTTGCTGGGTTATCTATACGAAATAATACAATTTTATATATTTTTGCGTTTTTTTCCTCTAATATACTTTTAATTTCAGATAACTTTTTTCTTTGTTCTTGATAATCAAGCGGTGATTCGTGTGTTAAAAATGTCCCTTGTTGTCCGTCTATTTCAAAAACTCCTCCTATGGCTATACAATTAATGAGGTTATATGTTGAAATTGAAGCAGACCCATAATTTATAACTGCATCTCTCTGTTCAAATTCTGTTTCACTGCTGTTCTCAGTTATTATTTGTATTTCTCCTCCACCACGCATTTTTTTATTCTTTCTTGTTTTGTTATATTTCTTTCGTGACATTCTTTTTTTTTTACTTTTTTTTAATAATTTATTAAATAACCTTTGTTGTTTTTTATATCCAACCATTACTATATTATTATAAAATAATATAACAATTCGAATAGTACAACTCTATAAATAGTTAAATAATATTCAATAATGACGCAGATTCTTGTTTATTGTGATCGGTTGAACAACGTCTAATTCCAACATGAACGAATAATCGAATAATCCAAAGTTTACAACTTCTCCGTCGTGATAACGCAATCTTATTTTCAACTTACGTATCCTCTCAAGTGCAGGTGAATATATTTTTACAGGTGCCGAATCACGATCAAAAAACTGCGTTAATGGGGTCGACGGAATCGCAATCTTTGCAAATGATGAATTCACGCGTCCATTTGTCTCATTCGTGTGGCGTGTGTGAGTATTGGAAAAGAACGGCGATGTTTCGTCAATACAATTATGGCCTTCTAATTCCATATAAAAATACGACGGCCCCATTATGTTAATCTTATTAGGTGCCTCGATATAATTACATGACGCATCTTTGTATATCGAAGGGGCTGAAGGAGGCATTAACCAGTATCCTTTATCACCGACGTTCAAAACATCGCCATAATAAAACCGAGGTGTGTAACCTGATTTCGTAACGGATTTGGTTTCACCCTTTGAAAACCCAAGATTATTTGGAAGACCCCAATTAACTGAATCTGGCAACCTGCTGCGAGGTTTCATAGCAACATCATTGTTCAATAATGAAAAGCCATCCATCACGTTCCCAAACCAGATCTTTTTGGATATTTCGTTGTAAACAACACGGAAATTAGTATATCCGCCACTGGCATCCAGTTGTGGCAATAGTGATGTTTTACTTGTCGATTCAAGATAATTTCTTATTCTAATTGTAACAACTTCATTCATCTTGTTTGTCAATACCATAGCAATCTGATGAGGATTGTAAAAGCCATCTTCAATCTTGATCGAATAGACATAATTATTTTTGGAAGCATCTAAACAGCTAAATATAGCCTTCTCAATACTACCATCAGAAAGCCCAGTAGGATTAAAAACCGATGTGAGTTTAAAGGTCAATGTTACATTTGAATTCAATTCCGAGAAAGTATTGTAATTTGAAGGGAAGGCCCAATTCACAAGCCGCATCGAACTGACATTCGTAATATCCTCAGGAACCTCGATATCAAACTCTGCAGAATTAGGGTATTTAGAAATATCTCTGTCTTCCGAATGAATCGATACATATTTTTTTTGATACATAACCGATGGAGGATTATTGAGAATAGTGTGATTCATTGATTATAATATACAGATATAAATATATTTGTGTTATACAATATAAATGTCCATTTATGAAGGATCGCGTCAACCTGACTACTTACAAAATATCAAGCAATTCCAAACAAGTCAGCAGCCTATTAATTCAACATGGACTTATAATAGCAGCAGTCAACTAACACCATCTGATCAAAACAAGAATGTATATATTCCCAAGAATCTTTACACCGAAAACCTATATATAAAAGGTGTGTATAATACATCAGATTCGAGATTAAAGCATAATATCGATACGCTGGATATGACTACATTTGACCCCCTCTTTAAACTTGATCCGAAACAATATACATTCATATCCGACAAGTCAAACAGGTTACATTATGGTGTAATGGCGCAGGATTTAGAACAATATTACCCTGAACTGGTTAACACATCAGACGACAATATCAAGAGCGTGAATTATATAGAACTCATACCATTATTGATAGCTAAAATGAAGAAGATGCAATTAGAAATAGATAATTTAAAAGATATGATGCTGAAAAAAATATAACTCTTATATATGAATGAAATATATCACAAATCAATCATAGCAACAAGTGCATCATTTTTCCTTATATATTTTCTGTTTTTATTAACTGATTCACCTGCTAACATTATCTTCGGCGCACATGTATTCGGATATTTAACGCTCGTGATAGGTGTTTTAACTCTTGTTGTTTCCAACGTGATAAAAATAATATCAAAAACGACGGAAACAAACGGACGAAACGATAAACAGGCATTGTCGACGATAATCTCCATATTGACTCCATTCATACTTACGATTGGTTCGATGATTACGATATTATATTTGATTGTATCAAATAAAACTGCAATTGTACAAAAACAGGTATCGCCTAGTTATTACTCATTTAGTAATATTGCAATCATTCTCTTTTTCATGCAGATATTCCTAATTTATTATTATGGTGAAAAACCAATAACATACAACCTATTATATCTTTTAGGATTGTTAACTAGTATATGTGGTATTATACTTTACACTATTTTGAGTTACTTTTCTACAGACGGATAAATTATTGGTTTATTGTCAATGTCTGTTTCAAATGACTGAATTTGTATGTGAGACCATAGTTTGTGTCCGTTATCCAAACACCAGATATCTTTAAGACAAAATCAAGTCCTGGGGACGTTTCTATATGGTCCATAGTTTTTATATTACCAACACTTAGTTGGTCATGTAACTTATATAGCGGTGTGTGATTTGGAACATTTAATGAGGTCAGTATTGACTCTTCTAACGTTTTTAATTTGGTTATTGTATCCTTGTGTGCAGATATATTAAATATACACTTGTGTTTGTTGTAAAACTTATCACACGACAAATCATCTATGTGGACATATAAATATATACCAGTCATTGTCATGATAGGAGTTGAATACAATATGCGAACAAACTCGCTGTCAGGAATGATATTGTTTTTTGTTGTTTCGCAGAATAAAACATATTGTGGGTCATAATTATCAATCGATGTCACTAAGTTCATGTATTATCTTTTAAGTTGTGTTTAAGTATTGTAATAAAGAATATTTTGTATAGTATAATAATGAAGTTTTATGAAACACATTTCGAGGAGTATATAAATAAAGAATCTATACATCCAAAACATTCTATATTATATACCACTTTTCCAGATAAATTAAATAGTCTAAAAAACCTTATTTTTTTTGGACCTCCTGGGATAGGTAAATATACACAAATGCTGAAAGCTATTCAAGAATATAGCCCATCAGGATTGAAATATGAGAAGAAGATCAGTATAATGTATAACAAGGTCCCGTATTTCATAAAAATAAGTGACATCCATTATGAGGTTGATATGTCTATGCTTGGTTGCAATTCAAAATTGTTATGGCATGAAATTTATCTTCAAATTATCGATATAATATCTGCAAAACAGGATAAGATGGGTATCATTGTATGTAAAAACTATCATGATATTCATAGCGAACTACTCGGTAATTTCTATAGTTATATGCAAAAGAACTATGAGATATCAGTTGATTTAAAGTTCATCTTGATTACCGAGGAACTCAGCTTTATTCCTGACACTATTTTAAATTGCTGTGAAGTGCTTAACTTTTCTAGGCCAACAAAAACGGCATACGAGAAGTGTACGGATAAGAAGATTTCTATTGATGTTGAGAATATTACAAATATCAAGTTGATTTTATCAGATGGTTTAGAATTGTCGATCCCTTATAAAATCATATGCAATAAAATTATTACTCAAATGAAAAATATAGAACAACTTAACTTTCTCAAGTTTCGCGATGCTTTGTATGATATTATGATCTATAATTTAGATGTGAGTGATTGTGTATTTTATATACTTCACACGCTCTATACTGAAGGTTTATATGATAAGGATAAGTTGTGTATTATCATGACGAAAACCTATGAATTTTTTCAGTATTACAATAATAATTATAGGCCAATATATCATTTGGAGAAATATTTTCTTTTTTTGATATCCGTAATACACAAATACTAACACATATAATTTACAAACAAAGGAATGGAATAAAATATATTTTCATACTATGACTAATAAAACGGGATATTCAGCGGTTTTATTAGACAATCAATCACAAGAAACATTGAAACAATTATTGAGCATAATAAAAACAAAGTATCCTAATACTAGGCAGTTTGGATTTATAAAATGTGAACATATGGTTATACGATTTGGTCGTGATTTTAGTGAGGATTGGGTCGACCGAAAAGAGCCAACAATTGGCACACCAGTTCGTTTGAAATGTCGCGAGTTTGGGTTGAATGAAAAAGCTATTGCTGTTCATGTTAATAGAATCGAGAGAAAGATTGACAACAAACCAATAGTGTTCAAAGAACCCCACAATGATATTTATCATATTACATTGGCTCATAAAGGCCCAAATGATGCGGTCGAAAGTAATTATATTGAATACTGGAAGCCTGTTACTGATGTGTCATCATCAGAGATTGTATTGAATGGGACAATATGTGATTATAGCCATGAACTGATGGGATGGAATTGTTTGTCATCGTCTTCTTCAGTTGCTCCGTATAGCGAGAGATCGAATTATGGGTTATTCAATTAATAAAAACTTAAACAAACGAGATAATTATATATTATGAATCACGAAACTGCAATTGATTTACTCGGATTAAAGTCATGTAATTTTACAATAGACGAGTTGAAGAAGAAATACAGAAAGTTGGCATTACAGAAACATCCAGACAAAAATGGTAACACGAAGGAATCATGTGAAGAGTTTCGTTTAATTTATGATGCATATGTCTACTTGAAAGAGGATTTCGATTGTTACGATAATGGAAATATGGATACAGATGCGGACTCAGATAATTCATTCGATTCAAATGTTTCCTACGTCGGTCTGATCGCCAAGTTTCTCTCTGGACTACAATACAATGAGGTCTTCATAAAGGTTGTTCAAGAACTGCTTGTTAGTAAGTTTTCCTGGAAGCTTATTGAGCGTCTTGACAGCGATATGTTGCTGAATATTTATAATTTTCTTTCTAGTTATCGATTAGTCTTTGGAATAACGGATGAAATATTAGCCAATTTGAAAAAGGCAATTGTAAACAAGTACAAACACGTATATGTTCTTAATCCGAAGCTAACCGATTTGCTAGAGAATAAGGTTTATAAATTGATGGTAGATGACAGATTATATATGGTTCCGTTATGGCATAAGGAGATCTATTTCGATTGTTCGAATAATGAAGAGATTATTGTTATATGTGAACCCGTGTTACCTGAAAACATCAAGATAGATGAAGAAAACAATATATTGGTTGAGTTGACAATCCGCAAAAACGAGTTGTTTTCGACTGACAAGATTACATTCGCGTATGAAGGACTTTCCTTTGAAATTCCGTTTAATCGATTGTTTATCAAACGTGAACAAACGTACAAGTTTTTTAAATCGGGGATAACGAGGATAACCGATGATATTTACAACGTTTCTGACAAATCAGATATCATTGTTTGTGTGAAAATTATGTGATTGTTGTTGTGTATAAATATTTAGAACGACTAACGTTTTCAAAATAGGAAGGTTTATTATTATAATAAAGTAAATTTTATTATTTAACTGGAAAATTTTTAAAATACATTTTATATTATTTATACTATTTATATGACAATCACATACAAAAAACGTTCAATTAAAAAGGCACGAACCAAAAAAAAGTATTTGGTAATAAAAAACAGACATACAAGAGAAGTAAAAATAAATGGAGTATTAGACGAAAAAGAGGGGGGATGAATAAAGTTGAAAATACCGAAAAATCAAAACAACAAAGACTAAATGGTTCAACTCCAGAGGGTAGTCCAGAGAGTAGTCCAGTACTTGCTCCAGCAGCTGCTATGCAAGTTGATTCACTAGGTGCTACACAACCAGGTGAACAAACGAGTACTTCACTAGATGTTTCACAAGTTCCTCCACCTAGTACTCCACCAGGTGCTCTACCACGTGCTCCACTAGGTGCTACACTAGGTGCTCCACTAGGTGCTCCAACAGCTGCTATGCAAGTTGATTCACAAGGTGCTACACAAGTACCTGCTTCACAACCAGGTGAACAAATGAGTACTTCACTAGATGTTTTACAAGTTCCTCCACCTAGTACTCCACCAGGTGCTCCACTAGGTGCTCCACTAGGTGCTCCACTAGGTGCTCCACCGCCGACCGAAACTGATGATTTATGTGAGGACGACCTTAAGATGGTAAATAAATTATTAGATGATATTAATAATGATGACCTTACTCGTCTTAATGATGATGAATTTGATAATCTTATAGATGTTACTGGTCTTAATGATGTTGTTACTGGTGATCAATCTGATGGGTTCCTCGATGCCAGTGAACCCCCCAAAACCCCTACTGCTAGAAGAATAACCAGAAATCAAGTGATAGAACGTTTGAAAGAACTTCTAAAAACACCTCAGAAACCAGCTGGGTCCAAGGGTAGTTATACAGGAATGGAACCGAGGAATTTAAGTTCTTTTAGTCCGGATAGTTCGCAAGAAAATCCTTCTTCTGCTCCTGCTGCTCCTGCCCCCGCACCCGCCGCCCGCCCCCCCGCCTCCTCCTCCGCCGCCCGTGCCACCGGATTGTCTCCTTTACTAGCCGTGTCCAGCACCCCCCAATTAGCAACATCTTGTTCGAATGCAAATTTTCTTGAAGTTCTGGCTATATATTTAAATATAAAAAAAAAAAGGTGGAATTTGCCTCAATCATCATCAGCAAATTGTTGGGAAAATCTTTTTATTATGTACGAAAAACGTGGGTTTAAGCCAGGGTTTGGAGATAGGATAGTAGAATACTCTAAATCGAAACTTTTTGATCAAACATCTTTCAGTCGAAACGTTTTTCAACGATTTGTAATAGATTGTGTTGATTTTGGTGTTGCCGAACAAATGAAATCTATAAAAAATGTTGGTCGTGATGCTTTTCCAGGTGAACAATTAAAAAATGCAGCTGTTGATGCTGCTAATGCTAGAGGTGAATTTTACTATAAGAGTCCTCAAGATGTTCCTGCGGGAAAACCAAAGGTAAAACTGAAGCCAGAGGAGGTTGATTGGATAAAAGTGTGTATAGGAAAACGAAATCAATTGTGGATAGATAATCCGGGTTTCGTGAATGATAGTGGTGGTCCTGATTATGAAAAGTCTAAACAAGACATGAAAGCAGAAATTAATAAGAAGTATAGTTCTTGGACATATTGGAAACAAGTTTGTGGTATTTGTTGGATTTGTAAAAAGCCAATTTATTTTTATTATATGACAAAAAATGAAGATGGGACTGGAGAAAAAATTGACTTAAATACACAATGTGGTCAAATTGAACATGTCTTGCCGCCTACAGTTGGTGATATTTTTGGAACTTTACACACTAGTGCCTCTATGTTTAGAAAAGTAGTAGCCGCTGACGGAACAGAAACTATGTATACATATGGTTTAGAACCATCACATGCATTTTGTAATCAAATGAAGGGTATGTTTGTATTTACTCCAATTTTCTTTGGTGGAGATGTTGAATATCAATGGTCTAGAGAGGCTATAAGTTGGTTTAGGAATGAACGTTACGACAGCTTTGAATTTTATCCTGGGTTTATAAAAACATGGCGCGGGTTTAAGGATGTGTATAGTAGTAGCGAAGCTCGTTGTTATGCGGAAACAACACACAAAAATGTGAATAATTATCTTAAACAAAATATAATACCTATATTACGAGAACAGGCTGAACATCAAGGTCATACAATGAAGAGTGTTACGCAATTGAAACTTGCTATTTTCTGTCAGAAATTTGCATACGAACATAGTGATATATTTAAAACAAAATGGGATGGAAAAGATTCATCTGACGCAGCAAGAGGAACACCAGGACGCCGTTAATACATTAATAAAAAAGTAAATTGTGTTATTTACACGAGAAAATATTCACTCCATCTTAACTATCGTCAAATTCTTAGTAAAATCGAATTTAGCATCACTCATATTTCGCCGTTTCAAATTACATCCAAGACAAGCCAAATGTACATTCCCAACATTGTGACCTATCGTGTTGTCTATCCTATCAATCGTCCACTGCCTTTTCTCTCTAACATTATCATACAGAATATATAGTTCGCAACTACAATATTTACATTTGAGTTCACATTGTTTCATCATGTCTGTGACATAGTCGAGTGTTATAAATTCCGCATTGTTGTACCTGTCTTTTTTGAGATCCTGTTGTTTATACCCAGACAATTTTTTCTCAATTTCCCTTCTTGTTACATAATCACATTCCGTAAGAACATCCGTCTGATTTCTACTATTCCAATCAAGAGAAAGAGAACAAACTCTTTTTTTGTTCTCTTCGTTTACTTTCATAACCTTCTTCATCAAAAATCGATTGCCTGTGCCTAAAATAGTAATTGTCTTATCCATTGATTAATAAAACAATATAGAAAAATTCTGCAATTGTTATATTTGCTGAAAAGCATTTAGAATTAAATCTCTATATATAGTAATCAATGGAACTAATTGAAGTGCCTGAAGAAGCGCAAGTAGAAGAATGCATAGAATTAAAAAATATCCAGTATAAGACTATGTTGTTAAATGGAAAGCCGATCAAAGAAACAAAGTCTGCAAGTGATTTGACAAATCTTGAAGAGTTCCTAGAAAATGAAAAGAACAACAATCAGAGTGAGCCATGGTGTAAATTGAATAAAACTATGAAGCTAAAAAAACTCATTGAATATGTACGGATTTACAAGGAAAAAAATATGCTAGATGATGAAGAAGAGTCTGCAATGGAGTTGTTTTTCAGGGAATGTCTCGAGAAGAAAAAATTGTATCGGGTAAAGGATGTTTCTTATAACAAGGAAACAGGTGTTATTCTTGATATTCCATCACTTGTATATGCAAAGGGTAAAAAACATTTCACCTTGAAAAATAATGATAAACGTGCGTCTACGCTTAACTCTCTTACACCCAAAAAAATGATAAGTAAAGATAGATCGTCAAAACATGAATTATAACTTAAACGTTTGATAACCATATATAATTAATGACCGATGTATTGGTCGATATAACACATGAGATATCTGACACTATATTTGACAACGAATTCGACTCTCTTACAGATGACAATTATCTTGATTTGCTTGAAACAATATTGGTCTTGATAGATGAGCTTGAATATGTTGGAGAAGAAAAAGAAAAAGAAAAAGAAAACCAATCTGGTAATAGAGAGATATTTTTAGACGAGATAATAGATATCGACGAAATTTACAATCTTGTTTGCGTACAATTTGAAAACATGTTTATCAATAGTTCAGATGAAGATTATATATATGATCTTATAGAAGATGCGATTGATATTTACAATTCATTTAAACATCCTAACTCGGTTTCAGATGATATAGTATGTTTGTCATCAGATAACCAAACAACTTCTATCGAATACTATATAAAAATAATAGAGTATTTGCGAACTAGACCGCAACCACCTCAGCGAACAGATGCATGGTACAAGTTTCGTCACAATCTAATTACCGCAAGTAATGCTTACAAGGCGTTCGAGTCTCAGTCTAGTATAAATCAACTCATTTATGAGAAGTGTCAACCATTAAAAACGGCAGAAACCGATTCATTATCATTTGTGAATGTGAAATCGCCATTTCATTGGGGTCAAAAATATGAACCTGTATCAGTGTTATTATATGAAGAGCTTTTTAAGACAAAAATAGAGGATTTTGGTTGCATCCGACACGACAAGTATTATTTTATTGGTGCTTCTCCTGACGGCATTAACGTCGATCCGTCGTCTCCTTTATACGGGAGAATGTTAGAAATAAAGAATGTAGTGACTCGTGAGATTACTGGAATACCTAAGAAAGAATATGCAATTCAGATGCAGCTTCAGATGGAGGTGTGTAATTTAGATGAATGTGACTTTCTCGAAACAAAATTTGTTGAATTTGAATCTGAATCTGAATTCTACAATGATGTTAGTGATACAAAAGCAAAAGGGGTTATTGTATATTTTGTACGTGATGGAAAGCCATTTTATGTTTATAAACCACTTCATATTGTCTCACGTGAAGACATTGAGTCATGGGAACAAGATACAATGGAAAACTACAGGGATCTAGTATGGATACAGAATATCTATTGGCGATTGGATGTATTAAGTTGTATACTTGTTAAAAGGGACAAGTTTTGGTTCGAGTCTCACATCGGTCAGCTTGAAAAGGTTTGGAAGATCATTGAAGAAGAGCGAGTTACGGGGTTTAGCCATCGTGCACCGAACAAGCGTATTGTAAAGGCTTCTAAATCAGTGCTAGGTGCTGAAAACACAAATGCATCAACAGGCACATGTTTACTAAACATAACTAAATTGAAGCCTAGTTAATAGTGTGTTAAAATCAAGTTAAAAAGATTCCAGTATAGTATATAATGATTTCAAATGGAGAAATGCATGTTATCAAACGCAACGGCAAAACCGAAGATATCTCGTTTGATAAGATTCTAAAGCGTATTAAAATTCTGGGACAGGAGGCAGGAAATATCCAGATTAATTATTCCGCACTCGTAATGAAGGTGATTGACCAATTATATGACAATATCGAGACAACCAAGATCGATGAACTCGCAGCAGAGCATTGTGCATCCATGTCGACTCAACACTATGACTATGGCACACTTGCATCGCGAATTGTCATATCAAATCACCAAAAGAATACGAATGCACAATTTTCAAAAGTTATGAAGCAACTTTTTCAAAATGAGGATGCCGATGGAACAAACAAACCTCTCGTATCTCAGCAATTCTGGGATTTTGTAAAGGCGAATTCCAAGGCGCTCGACGCAATGATTGTTCACGATCGTGATTATCTTATTGATTATTTTGGATTCAAGACACTTGAGAGAGCGTACTTGTTCAAACTGAAGAATACAATTGTAGAGCGAATACAGCATATGTGGATGCGTGTCGCCATTGGTATTCATGGCAATGATCTAGAACTTGTCAAGGAGACATATGACCTGATGTCTCAGAAGTATTTTATTCATGCGACCCCGACCCTTTTCAATGCCGGAACCCCCAGACCTCAAATGAGTTCGTGTTATTTGATTGCGATGGAGGATGATAGTCTGGAGGGAATCTACAATACGTTGAAGGATTGCGCAATGATATCCAAGTGGGCTGGTGGTATTGGTCTTCACATTCATAATGTTAGGGCCAAGGGTACTTTTATTCAAGGGACAAACGGAACTTCTAATGGAATTGTTCCCATGTTGCGAGTGTTCAACAATACGGCGAGGTATGTCGACCAGGGTGGGGGGCGAAGAAACGGATCATTCGCTGTCTACATGGAGCCGTGGCATCCTGACGTTGAGGATTTTTTGGAGATGAAACAGAATCACGGCGATGAGGAGACGAAAGGTCGTGATCTTTTTTACGCTATTTGGATGTGTGATCTTTTCATGGAGCGCGTCAAGGAGAATGCGGAGTGGTCTCTGTTTTGCCCTCACGAATGCCCTGGATTGGCGGATGTGTACGGAGACAAGTTCCGCGACCTGTATTTAAAATATGAGTCAGAGAAGAAGGCTAGGCGTTCTGTAAACGCTCGTGACTTGTGGTTCAAGATTCTTGATTCGCAGATGGAAACTGGAACACCTTACCTTGTCTACAAGGATGCTTGCAATTTGAAGTCAAATCAGCAGAATGTTGGAACCATTAAGAGTTCTAATTTGTGTACCGAGATCATCGAGTATTCTGATGAGAATGAAACGGCTGTTTGCAATTTGGGATCCATCGGCCTGCCTACATTTGTCAACCAGGAGACCAAGCAGTTTGACTATGAGAAGCTTCACCAGATCGCCAAGATTGTTACCAACAACTTGAATTCCGTAATCGATGTCAATTTTTATCCGACAGACAAGACGAGAGTCAGTAATATGCGTCACCGACCTATTGGGATTGGAGTGCAGGGTCTTGCGGATACGTTTGTACTCATGGATATTCCTTTCCACAGCGATGCAGCAAAGGAAGTTAATAAATTGATTTTCGAGACAATTTATCATGCTGCGCTAGAGAAGAGTAACGAGATCGCTATAAAGTTAAACCAGCCATATTCTACGTTTGTCGGATCACCTGCTTCGAAGGGTGTACTGCAATTTGATATGTGGGGAGTGACTCCGAGCGATAGGTATGACTGGGCTGGGCTGAAGAAGTCAATTTGTGACCATGGTATTCGCAATTCGCTGTTGGTTGCTCCCATGCCCACCGCCAGTACGTCACAAATTCTTGGTTTCAATGAGTGTTTCGAGCCATTCACTAGTAACTTGTACAGCCGCCGAACGCTGGCAGGTGAGTTTGTAATTGTCAACAAGTATCTAATGAAGGAGCTCATTGATCTAGGTTTGTGGAATGAGCAGATCAAGAATAATATCATCGCAAACAAGGGATCCGTTAAGCAGCTCACTAACCTCCCTGAGCATTTGCGAGATAAGTATAAGATCGTATGGGAGATTCCGATGAAGCACATTATCGATATGTCTGCTGATCGCGGGGCGTATATCTGTCAGAGCCAGAGTTTGAATCTTTGGATGGAGGATCCAAATTACAGCACTCTGACGGCGATGCATTTTTACGGATGGAAGAAGGGTCTCAAGACAGGTATTTATTATTTGAGGAGAAAGGCGAAGCACCAGGCACAGCAATTTACTATTGAGCCAGAGAAGAAGCCAGTTGATGGAGGAAAGACAGATGAAATTTGTGAAATGTGTTCGGCGTAAATGAGTATAAAACGTGTTTTGATTTTAAAATTTATTATATATGAATATCTATAATAAATTCATTTGTAGCGTGTGTTTTTTTGTAACATGTGCATCAATAATGGCGATATTAGGGGATGCATTAGCATGGTTTCGCATGCCAAAATATGAAACCATTGAAGATACAAAATCGCATATATTAAACGATGTTGGTTTTGATTTGATTGTTTATTCGTGTCCAAAAACTATTTTTGGTAATGTGCAAACAGCAATAATTATACTATCTTTAGTTTTGTATTTTGTGCGGTGTATGTTTATGATCAATGGTCTCGTATATATGCAACAATTCATCCACATGTCATGTATAATGATGCTACTCAGAACAACGACATTATCTCTTACATCAATGCCAAATCCAAATCCTAAATGTTTTGAGGAGTCACTTGCACCAATCGAATACACTGGTTATGATGGTTCTGTATTTAAAACGATACATTCTGGGGCAACAAAGTCATGTGGGAATTTAATGTTTTCAGGGCATACTATGTTCTTAACAATGCTATACTTGTTTGAAAATAAACATAAAATAGTACCGCGTAAACTGGTTTTTTTATCGTTTGTAAAAACAGCCGCTGGGTATTATTATATAATTTCGTGTCGTTCACATTATACAATTGATGTATGGATTTCATGTTTAATTACTAATATGACATTCCACTTATACAATACTTATCAAAAAAGTTTTTTTGCAGCAATATTGATAGAACGTGACGAAGAATCTAATCCAATGATAGATATAGAAACCATACACATTGCTTGATTTTTACTATAATATGTATATTATTATGAGTACACATATTATATTTTAAATGATTTTTGTATATAGAAATGAACCTTAGTGTCATTCCAATGAATAAAATAAGATATATTCTTATATATTCATTGTTACCATTGTTCTCTTCTATTGCTACAAGTTTCGTGGTGTTATATTTAGTCAATCAAAAGATAATAATAAATAACCCACCAAATGCTTGGAGTTCATTTGCTTATGCAGCAATAGACGCACCATTGTGCTTGAAGTATCCTCTATTTGTTTTATCTGTTTCCAGCTTCAATTTGTGGTCGCGTGCGCCCGTATATATAGATATTATTGATGTGACAAGCATATTCTGGGTAAACATAAATGTAACTATATATGTACTACCAGGTTCTAAATATAAATATAAAATAATTTACGCAATAAACGGAATCGTTACTTTATTGTTATTGTATACAATATTCAACCGATATGAATTATATGTTTTTGATTATTATGGAGCAAACATGATACCAGATGTTGGTATTGTATATGTATATTCGGGGTTGATTCTCTCGGCGTTTCATATTAAAGACGAAAACTATTTGACAGGACTGCTTTGTATTATTTCTGGGTTCAATTGCAAACTTCTAGATCTATATAAGGGTCAAGATTGGGGTACATGTGTATTTCACATGTTAACTGCATTAGGAACTAATTTGGTTATAAAAGTTAATAATCTTCATTTTGTACAAGAAGAAAGAGAAAGAGAAACTCATCCTGACTCTGCCGTAGAACCAGCATTCAATAGTATGCATATTCAAGGAGATAATAACAATGCAATGTTATAATTTATTGTTTACTATTGCCTTCATAATATAGTAATGACTTGCTGCAGAACCGATATGCCAGTAACTATGTAGATAGTATCTATATGATGTCACATCAGTTTCACATTGATCAGTTTTGTATAAGTGTCTCTCATATTGCCAACATCCTTTTGCAATTGCCAATGCGATAATTGCCTTGACCAGGTTTACCTTTTGATAGTTGGTTTTATTTACCTTAAAGACAAACGTATACAAAACAAGTGCGAGTTGGAATGCGAATAATAATAGAAAGAGATCATATGTTTTTGTTGCAATATAAACTGCCCAAAATGCAGTCAAAACATATTTATAGATCGTATTGTATTGGTCACTATTTTTATAGTTATTAATACACTTGAAGTAATTGTATGCAAGGATAGACATGGGTATTTCGTCCATTATTTCTCCATAATATGATTCTGTGGCGTGGAAGTAAAAGCTACCAATACCAACAAACAATAATGCAACATTACAACGTATTTGTTGTTGATTTTTATATGGCGATACTATTGCAACATAAATAAAACTTAAGTTGCTTATGCTATTTGTAAATTCAGACATGGTTGTTGTTACTTTATATCTGTCCGTCTGGGCTTCACACCATTCAACGTTTGATAATTCCATAATATATAATGTATATTATGGGTTTATATGAGTTTATAGATGTCTTTATGATTTGGATTATAATGAGATGATATCCATCATAGAATAATAACCATCAACACGTCGTTCTCGCAAATAAGAAGGATCAAGAGCGTCTATTGATTCTTTGCTTTCGTTACTTGTCATGATTATCGCAACATTTTTATAAAAAATCAGATCATCCATAAACGTATTGTACGTAGTTTTGTTATGAATACAAGTGGTAACATTCTTATGTTTTTGTATTTTCCCATCATGTAACGCATGTATCATCGTATTAGCTTCTTCAATCAAAATAATCGTAGGAGTATCGTCAGTTGGTACTGAATCACGTAGCAAAGACGAAAGCGTATCTCCTGGGTCTGTTGGGTTGAATGTATGACAAAATGCACCTTTTAATTTATTTGCTACCAGGTAACCAATAGTGCTCTTACCCGCACCGCTTATCCCATGTATAAAAAATACACCTCGTTTCTCTCTTTGAAAAATATTACAAATATCATCAGTTATTTCAATTTGCTTTCCTTTTGCTTCCAGATTACATAAATCAACCCTCATTCGCGTATAATAACCACATGTGTATGAACCAGAACGAGAATAAATCGTTAGAGCCTGTGGCGGTGTTGTATCTTTTGTTATTGTCTTATTTGTAAAGGATACGGATGTTTTTTCTGTTTCAAAAAGTGTCTGAAAATACTTGGTTGTTGTGAATATATGTATCTCAGAAGATACATTATCTCCCATATCCATATAATTATAATACCCAACACAACTCCAGTTTATAAAATACCCCGATGGATAAAAATTACCATGCTGAAACAACGTTACCGAATTGATTGTTTTGGTTTGAAGAACTTTTGCTATGGCCCGTGTTTTTTCATCGTCTTTTCGAACAATATAATAGCGAATACCAAACATATTTGACATAAATAAACATGGGGTTACAAAAAGCATGAAAAATGAGAAGATACTGAAACTTGCTGCAGCCATGTATGATAACAATGCTACGGATGTCATGCAAGTTTATATTTATAATTGTATTGTATCTATATATATATTATCAATGTATTGTAACCTATGCTTTTTAAAATCTAGATATAATTAAAAGCCAAGAATGGAGATATCTTGTGTATATATTCCAGAAATAAATGAACAAGAAGAAGATATATTCATGGCGTTTCGTGATATTGCAAAGATAGAACATATTGAATTTGTTGTTCATAACAGATATGCAAGGGTGATAAGGTCTAGATCTAATTCTAGTGATTTCGACTCTGAAAAAACAAATAAAAAACTTGCATTTGGTCTTGATCTAAATTTCAAGCGGAAACCCAAACGTGTTGCTTATGTTTACATAGAAAAATGGTATAATTTTGATTTCTGTTTGAAAGTACTTAAGCGTGATGCATATTTAGGTAGATGGCACATTTTACCTAATGAAAATACGTATCAAATTGAATTATATAAACTGCAGAAACGGGTGGCAACACTTGAAAATGTATTATCCCAACAAGCAATGACCAGAGAACAATTTAACAATGATAATAGCATGGTAGATTCCCTGATAGCTATTCTACTAGAAAATAATTTAGAAACAGATAAAACATTGGACGATGGATGGTTACAATATAAAGAGAGTAGTTGTGATGAAAATCTTACAATGAATCAAAATTATCTGGCATATTTGAAACAAAGACTGCAGCGTGTTTTGTAGTTATATATAATTATTAATTATTTAATATTATTCTCTCTGTCTATTGTAAATATGAAGATGCGAGTTGTGAAAGAATTACGCATATATAAGGAGGACACTCCCCAATACTTTTTTTACAAGGAACAACACGAAAAACAAACTTTAGATTTTGTAAACACCAAACAAAATATTAAACTTGGTAGAGAGATACTGACGATGCAAGCGGCTCTCTCTATGCTCGATAATTTTGTTGATCCTAGTGACCCAGATGTTTCGTGTCCAAATTCATTTCATGCATACCAGACCGCTGAACGTATCCGCAAACAATTTCCGTCAGATTATCCATTACAGATTTGTGGACTGATTCACGATATTGGCAAGATCTTATTCAGCTTCGGCGAACCTAATTGGGCGGTTGTCGGCGACACGTTTGCGGTCGGTTGTGCCTTTCCTGAATCGATTGTCTATTTTGATACCATGAAAGGTAATCCTGATTATGGAAAGTTTGATAGTTTTGGAATATATCAGCCGATGTGTGGCGTTGAAATGCTAAAACTATCATTTGGTCATGATGAATATTTATACAAGGTACTACAAGAAAATCAGTCAAGTCATAAATTATCAAAAAAATATCAGAATATAATTCGTTTCCATTCGTTTTATCCCTGGCACACAGGTGGAGACTATCAGCAATTCGAGAGAGAGTCAGATGCAGATATAAAGGAAGACGTTTTGTTATTTAATCAGTTTGATTTATATTCAAAACAAGATGGAGATTTTGTTCTTACAGATGAAATTAAGCAATATTATGATGAACTTTTACAAGAATATTTTCCTGAGCCACTGAAATGGTAATTGTTTGCGTTTGTATTACAACTTTAGACATTTAAAACGCTTATTATTTTACTCTTTATATAATTAATTTATTCTTGTATTTACTTGTTATATGTGTTTCTAAAAACTCATATCATCTATCTGTATTTATTCCGCTTTTTTTCATATAAATCCCGACCTAACACTCCTTTTATTGAAATGGCAAATATTCCTGTATACTTTTTGAATACTTGTTGAGATTGTCTTTTTATTACACAACGCTTTCCGATTTAATTATAACAATGATTTTGTTTTTTTTTGTAAATTTATATGCTAATCGTTTATTATTATATCTTTTAATTTCACCCTAAACAGCAGTTATTTTATAATCTTCGCTATTATGTTTTATAATAATTCTATATATTATTTACTAAATAAAAAATAATATATATATATGTCGATTCATACAATTGGAGATAGTCATTCCTATAATGGTTGGACTGGAATAATGCCGCATTATTTAGGACCAGTTTTATGTCATAGTTTTGGTAAAGAAAAATTAAATAGATGTGATATTCGCAACTTTAATATTAAAGATGGTGACACTATTGTTTTTTGTTTAGGTGAAATAGATTGTAGATGTCATATCCATAAACACATAAAAGAAACAACAACATATCAAGATATTATAAATAATATTGTTGATAATTACTTTGAAGCAATTGAATTAAATATATCCATTTCACAAATTAAACTAAAAAATATATGTGTTTATAATGTTGTTCCACCTGTTCAAACATACAATACTTATGAAAATCCTAAATATCCATATTTAGGAAGTGATGAAGAACGAAAACAATATGTTTTATTTTTTAACAAAAAATTAAAAGAAAAATGTATTGAAAAAGAATATATATATATATTGATGTTTATGACAATTATATAGATAAAAATGGATATTTAAGAAAAGATTTAAGTGATGGCAATGTTCATATCAGTAATGGTACGTATATAAGTAATTTTATAAAAGAAAATAATTTATAAAATAATTTATAAAATAATCTGCGTTTTAAATGTCTACAGGTGTAAATGACAATAAAATTTTTTCTTTTTATATATGTTATATATAATGAGCAAATCAAAGAGACAAGTTAAGAGGAGGATGGGTACAAAGAAACGCCGGGTTGTTCGACGCAAAACACAAAAGAGAAAGCAGACAAAGAGGAAGGGTGGAGAGCAACGCCCAGGAGTTGTACGAGAGCAAACATACAGATCACTAAGTGCCGATGGTGCTATAGATCCACTAGGTGTTTTGCAACCTAGGCCTGATACCACTCTGGGGGCTGAACTCGGTCCTAGTGAACCTCCGACACGTAGATTATCAATGCCTTCTATGCCATCGTTATCGTTACCATCTGTATCATTTTCTAATCCTTTCTCAAAACCTAAACAACCTGCATCTATCGACCCAGATGTTAAACGAACAATGATTAATAACATCGAGAGAATGATCGCAACTAAAAAACAAAAAGGAGAACCAACTGCTGAATTAGAAAAACAATTAGCAGAACTTCAACCAACCTCTCAAACGATTAGTCAAGAAACGGGACGTGCTACAAATTTCATGGGGCAATATGGTAATCCATGAAGGGTTTTTGGCATACCTTTTTCTAAAAGGTATTTTGGCCTACCTTTCCACGCTTCAAACGCAGAATAAAAAGGAGGTTTCACTCATTTTATTTTTTATAATCATTAAGTAACTTACAATTTTACACCTTTGCGCATTGAAAATGCGCAATCGGCATCATCTTCGTCACTCATAACAGCCCACGGAGTGGGCGTTTTGAATGAGCGAAGGTGTAAGGTAACTTTACTATATCGCACAATATTACTATATTCTACAGGCAAATTTACTCTACATTTTTCGCAATGTTTTCTAATTGCCAAAGGGCTTTTTATATGAGTAAGAAGTTCACAATCATTTAATCCATATAGGTCTGTATAATGAACTTCTACGTCAGCGGTCCAATCTACTCCGCTTCCACTCCATCCTAATTCTTCATTAGTCAACGAGATATCAATAAGAGGTCCTAACTCACGTAAATTATGTGAGTGATATGTGGCAACAGCAACAATTTTACCTTGAGATTTGCTTTTGACAAACCATAATCTATCACCTGGTTTAACATTTTTTATAAAATATTTATTTGTAGAAGTTTTTGAAGAAATTCCCCAAATTCTGTGTTTGGAAGAGTTTTTAAGGTTTTCTGCATCACCGCATCTCAATATCCAATCAATACTCATTTTAAAATCTCTAGCTTTATATATTTTATGCCTTTATAAATATTAATTAAAAGTATTTCATTTTTTATTAATAGTTAATTGATCTTGCTATTCAACTTCATGAGTAAATTATCATCATATACCAAATTTCCAGTGGGTTTATACGTAGTAATCGGAGTAAAAATACTCTTTTTAGTGTTCTCTTGATTATTAGGTTTCAATGAATCATTGGGTATTATCTCTATTGTCTCTATCTTCTCTCCATATTCGTTCACTTCGATCCCCGTCTTCTTTTTCAACTCGGTTCGCACGTATGATGGAACCCAGTGTGTCCAAGAGATGAACAATGTGTTCGGGTGTATATATTTCACATTAAATCCATTCTCTTTTAACTGATCTAGCATGTAAGCAATACATGCCCCTTGGTCATACTTCGGAACACCTATTATAATTTCAGGAACAACATACCAACAACATCGTTCGCTGATGCTCTGCTTTGAAATCGTCTTTATTTTCACGTGAATTCGATTTAAAATTTTATTGAATAGTGCAAGCTGATTCAAATCATATTGGCGTTTCTTTTCATAAAGCTCGTCAATGTTCAATTTCAATGAAAAATCTTCTGTTTTATCCAATGTGAAGATATTCGTCATTTTTACATTATCGTAGAAAAAAAAATAATATTATAACTTCATACTACAAGTTATGATACGACATTTAGTGTTTGCTGGAGGCGGGCCTTCGTTATTACAAACATTGGGAGCTCTTCAATATACAGAAGACAATAAATTTATAGAGAGAGAAAATATACAAACTATATATGGTACATCTGCTGGCGGAATCGTGGGTGCTATATATTGCTTAAAGTACGACTGGGATACAATTCGTGATTATATCACCATTCGTCCATGGCACGACGTTTTCCCAATAACAATACAAAATATATTCAATTCTTATTTCAAAAGGGGGTTATTCGACAATACAAATATCGACAATTGTCTTCGACCTTTATTTGAAGCCAAGGATATTTCTATGAACATAACAATGTCGGAAATATACGAATACTCTAAAATCGAGTTGCATTTGTTTGCATTTGAAATGAATGAATTTGAAATCATTGATATATCCTACAAAACTCACCCAGAGTTACGCCTGTTAACCGCTCTGCAAATGACGTGCGGTGTCCCTGTTCTCTTCACCCCAGTTTTTATTGAAGATAAGTGTTATATTGATGGCGGTGTTGTTAGCAATTACCCGTTGAAATATTGTATTGATGCTGGAAACAAGAACGAAGAGATACTTGGCTTCAAAAACAAGTGCAATAATAACCCAAATAAAATAACAAAAGATTCTACATTGCTGGATTATATATTTGTTTTCCTATTCAAGATGATCCGTAATATGAGAATAGATGATAAACAACCAGAACTTATAAATGAAATTGTCTGTTTTACGGAAGCCTATTCGATTACAAATATACGAGGTGTGTTATCTTCTTCGGATGCGCGAAAAAAATTATACGAGAATGGTATTGAATATGCAAGAACGGGAATCGAAAGAATTAGCTCATGCCTTCTTGACAAACTTGTTCATGAAACTAACGAGTGATTCTTCAGTGGGTTTAGCATCAAAGTCATAAACCTTGCCTTCATCAATGAGCTTGAATGTAGGATATCCTTCCACCTTGAACTTGTCCATGAGTGCTTCGACCTCAGGTTTGTCTTCAGTGCAATTTACATCAGTAAAAACAATTGTTTTTCCATTTATCTTACTCGTCTCGTAACTTGTCTTGAGAGATTCCCAAACAGGTTTTGCCGTTTTACAATGTGGGCACCAGTCAGTATAAAAAAACATTAGCTCGGCGCTATTTCCAGTCAATCCCTCCATTACAAGAGGTGTAGATCTAGAAGAATACATGAAATAAACAACAACCAAAGCAACAACTATTGCTAAAATCGCAAACAAAACCCATGGCTTATCAATACCAATTTTTTTTAGAAATCCAAAGTCCATTTATATATTTACTATATCTTATTTCCGAAAGGGTATACGCAAATTATATTATACGCGTTGTTAATAACTTAAAGAGTGTTTTATCACAGCAGATACTTATACTTTATCGTACTATTGTATAGGTTTTATAACATAATAAAGATTAAGTATTATATTATACAATGTTATTCAGAACATCTGATGGAAAGCTCGTTGAAATTCGCAAGTATGATTTCAAGAATGATAAATTGTATTATGAGAAAATCATGAAAATTAAAACAAAATAATTTTAGATGTATAGTATATGACTACCCGTAAAAATAGATCTCGTAAAAAAACGAGGCGAGTATTCAATAAATCAGAATATAACGCGAATGATGGTATGGTTTCTTCAGTATGGGGTCCGCCTTTTTGGCATTATTTACACACTATGAGTTTTAATTACCCTGTCGAACCTACTCCAGAAGATAAAAAACATTATCGAGATTTTATTCTTAACTTGAAATATGTTTTACCATGTCGTTTTTGCAGGCAAAATATCCGCACTAATTTCAAACACCTTCCCTTGACAATGGATAAAATGAAGAACCGCGAAACCTTTTCAAAGTATGTATACGATCTGCACGAACTGATCAATAAAATGTTGAAGAAGGAATCAGGATTATCATATGCTGACGTAAGAGAAAGGTACGAGAACTTTCGCTCTCGATGCACCGATGAGAAACCCAAATTGTATAAATTAGCCGATCTGTCAAAAACTAAAAAACGTTCGGGTAAAAAGGAGAAGGGATGTACTACACCATTATATGGTAAGAAATCCAAGTGTATTGTAAGTATTGTACCTCAAGAAGAACAAGGCGAATCATTTCAAATAGACGAAAAGTGTATTAAAACTAGAGAATAGTTAAAACTTGGAGAAATCGGCCAATACAGGAGTTGGTAAATACTCGTTGGCAATCGCGCTGTAATTGGGAACCGCTTTGCAAGTTATGCTGGGTTCCGGGCATCTTGCACACGCGGGGCATGGAGGAGGAGGTTTGCCCTTAGTTTCACAAATTGATGCACTTGGGCACATAGGGCACACAGGGGGAACAATCTGGGATTTCAGTATATAAAGGTCTTCCTGACCAGGTGGGATTTTTCCACGAGGAATTCCGTAAGGAAAATACCCGGGGATTGGAGGCATAGGAGGAACAGGAGGAGGAACAGGTGCAGGTGTTGGAGGAGGAACGGGAGGAGGAGGTTTGTCTCCTGGAGTTGTAGTATCAAATTTGGGTTTGAATGGTTCTTCTTTTATAAGTGTAACAGTTTTGTTGTTATAGACAATCTTAATAGTTCTTCTTCCCATACCATCTGTGAACATGTATGCAGGTGTCTTGTTGATATCAAAGAAATCACCAGATGTTAGATCGCGTGTATATAGAAGCGGTGTGTCTACTTTTGGTACTAATATTGTCATTGTTTGAGAGCCGTCGACATTCGAAGTTATTGTTGCCTTGCTCCCTGCTTGACTAGAATATGAACCTTCGTCATCTTTGTTGCTGCTGAAACCCTCCTTTCTCTTACACATTGAACAACATAAAGATAATCCAAGTAAAATAGCTAATAGGATTGCTAATACTTTAAACTGATCCATATTTACACTATATTGCGAAAAAAATGATACAAAAATCAAATATATTATACACAATATTATAGAGTATAATATACTTATGGCATCTAGTAAACTCCTTGAAAGATTTTACAATTCAGACGAAAATGTAATTGAAATCGGCGTCGATGAAGCTGGTCGAGGCCCTATGTTCGGACGTGTTTATGCGGCAGCTGTTGTTTTACCTAAACATGACGAAACATTTGATTACTCGAACATCAAGGATAGCAAAATGTTTCATTCAAAGAAGAAAATTAACGAGGTTGCAGAATACATTAAGCAAAAGGCCCTTTACTGGCATGTTAGTTATGCAGATGAGAAGACAATTGATAGTATAAATATTCTACAAGCTACCCAGCAATGCATGCACGAATCTATTTTGAACATTAAAAAACGGGTTAATGTTCCTAGTAAATCGTTTCACTTGCTTATAGATGGTAATTATTTCAATCCGATGACCCAAGTAAACAAACAAACAAATCGTCTTGACGTCATTCCATATACATGTGTAGAAGGTGGCGATCATAAGTTTTATTCGATTGCGGCTGCTTCTATTCTTGCAAAGGTTTCGCGCGATAATTATATTGCAGATTTATGTGAGAAATACCCATATTTGTCGGAACGATATTGTATCGATAGCAACATGGGATATGGTGCGAAAAAGCACATGGATGGAATCAAGGAATTTGGCATAACTCAGTGGCACAGGAGATCATTTGGGATTTGCAAGCAATTTCAAGATGCGGATATACATTATGAAGTGGATGCTTAGATTGTTTATTATTATAAACTAGTAACGCGTATTGATATCTCAATATCTTATAAATTATATTTTTTCTAAGTTTATAATATATGGAATCAGCGCCTGATCCAACACAAATGGGTCTTATGCAACAGCAAACAAATTCAAGATTATCAGATTATTGCCCTATAAATACTAAAATAAATGGTGTTCCTCAGTGTCCGATAACATTATCAGGACTTAAAAGCCTCGATAAAGTTATCAAAATAAACGGGCAATGTTACGATATATCTGCATTTAAGAAATATTTAGATGAAACAGAGTTTGTAAGAATAAATTATGAACGTGACGTAAAATTTAATGACATGAGTGAAGCAATAACCCAGAGTTTTTCATCAATTTCAACTAATCCTGCCCATGTTGTTATTATGGACCCTCTAAGAAATCCTATCGTAAGAGAAGACCTTACTTCTTTATTCTTCTTATATAATCCAACTGGTGTTTTTACACGTTCTGAAGCAAAACAAATTCGAGAAGCTGGAGGTAGAGTTAAAAACAAAAAAAAATACTTTTCACGAAAAGCTTTCACGAAGAAGAAAAATAAAAATAAAAATAAAAATCTTCAGTCCCGTAAAAAAAGAAAAAACAAATACAAATAAAAATGATACAAATGTTTTAATTTACCATAATTGTACAATAATTTTCTTATTAACAATATGCTTATTCTTGTTGTTGACTCCGAGACCAATGGTCTTCCACCCAAGTCCAGGATTCTGAATAAGAGCACAATGGCCGAATGGCCTCATATGGTACAATTCAGTTACCTAATTTACAACACTGAATCAAACAAGCTTGTTAATACGGCAGACCATATCATTAAGATTCCAGATGAGATTGATATCAGTGAGGAAAGCTACAAACTACACAATATTTCAAAGGAAAAATCATTGAGCCGAGGTGAGTCGGTAGTCGATGTACTAAATCACTTCATACATGATGTTGAGGGTGTTGATGTTGTTGTCGCACACAATTATAAGTTCGACAGCAACATGATTATGGTTGAAATGATGAGGAATAATATGGATATCAAGAAATATATGTCAATCATCAATATGCGACGCATTTGCTGCACGATGAAGGAGTCAACTAGCTTTTGCAACATACAGATGATTTCAAAGTTCGATGAGAAACCATACTTGAAGCCACCGAAGCTGTCAGAATTACATGAGAAGTTGTTTGGTATTACTCCAGTGAATCTACACAATTCGCTCAATGATGCTATCGTGACATTGCGATGTTTTATAAAGTTGAAGTTGGATAAGGATATCAATAACGAACTCAAGACGATTGTAACCAACTTGTTATGTTAAAAATCAATCGTCTGGTTCAAAAATTGTCAATTTCATATTGAATTGTATGAATCCTCCTCTATTAGGTCTTTCTATATTAAAATGATAAATTATTGTTATCTTGTAGAAAAAATCAGGATTGTTTTCGATGCTTTCGTAATATAAATCCGTAAACCCTGCTCCTATGTCACCAAGTGTCAAATTTAAACTTATATCAGAAACATTATAACAACATAGTGTATTATCATTTATCATCAAAGCCTTGATTATTTTTTTTTTTATGTTTGGTTTCTTGAAAAAATCTGTTATTTGTTTATCAAAAGCCTTATTACTAGAAATATCAAGTATGTTTAGTGATCCGTCATTCAATTCGTATATATGTGAATGTTTAATATGAAAACATTTTTCTAATAATACATAAGAAGCATCATTTATACCTCTACCAAGAAAAATTTCAGGCATTGATATATTATTACAAAATAATATATCAACAAAAACTTATCGACTAAACCTTATCAAACTAGTGTTTTTGTGCAGATGGTATGTAACACGCGATTAACAAAATAGGCGATTAATAAATGGATAGATACAACTAACATGTGCGTAATTGTCGTGTAACTCATGCTCTTGCGGTGCTTAACCATGTAAACTAGTACAGCCAATATAGCAAACACAAACATAACAAACGACAGAATCGAGAGAAGGTAAAAATACATGCAACTTTCTTTACCTAAAGCTCCAAATAACTTGTCTAAGAGTTGGACCATGTTATATACTATAAAACGAAAAAATCAGTATTTTAATTGTTTTTGTCTATACCACAAAAAACAATATAAAAGCTAAATTCAATACTAAATAAATGTCATATGCAACGCAAAATGATTTGCTATTAAACAATCTAATGGCATTTTACAAAGATGAAAAACAGCTCACGCGTATGTTAAATATAATCACAGGTGAGTCTAGTATTTCGTTACGAATTGTAGACTGGTTCGTAACCAATTTCGCCAAGAAATATTACACTCTAATTGATGATGAGAACAATAGGAGGTTTAAGGTATATTTTGATTATAAATTGAAACTCAAAGCGTATAGCAAGAGGCGTTTTGATCCTTTCTGTCGATGGGATAGAATCAGCATGCCATATAAGGATGGAACGTCTATTGAAACCACTATCGGTCAGCTAAACTTTTTCAAATGGGCACTCGAAAATAATGTTATTGATTACATTGAATCCAATTATGCTTCCATTGAAAAGGATATGAATCACAGAAATAGCACTTCGAAACGTAAGGAATCTATTTCATCAGAAAATTCGAAAACGAGGAAAAAGAGGGAGGAGCTGTCTATTTCGGCTACAAAGAGTATTAAAAAGGAGGATGTCGAGATTGTATTGCAGTTTCATTGAAAAAATTGTAACCTTAATCTAAGAATGCTTTGAATAGCGTTAATGTATTTTTCATAGATTTTTTAGATTCAGTACTTGTTCCGAGTTTCATGTTTAATTCTGTTATATCAAGCGAGACCAAGTTCTTAGTTCTCAAAACATCTAAGGTATTTATTGCAGCTTGTAATTCAACTCCATTTTTCACAGGGGTTCCTGTTGATGGTATATATTCTGGATCTATAGCATCTACATCAAATGAAATATGAATCGGAGAACTACCTACGAAATCAACAATTTTTCTTATCGACTCTTCATAATTATTATTTATATCAACTGGCGTAAGATATTTTATATTTCTTTTGTATATTTCGTCTACTTCAAATTTATCTAAACATCTACTTCCGATATACAGCAGATTTTCAAATCGAAGTTTATTTTTTATAAATCCAAACTTATTATCATAATCAAGACCGGTAACAAAACTAAGAGGCATGCCATGATAGTGTTTTGATTCAGATTCTTCTAATGTATTTATATCGGCATGAGCATCAAAATAAATCACTTTTAAGTCGTCATAATTATTAAGAGAATGTGCTATAGTCGCAATTGCCATTGTGTGATCACCGCCTATATTGATTCTTGGGCTATGGATATGTGAATTTGTATTGTATAAATTATTTATGTTTTGAAACATATCATTTGTTATTGAAACTGGATGGACATTTCTAGTTTTTTTTCGTTTTATGTGCTTTATTATATAGGAAGGTGATAATTCTACTCCGTCTCGCGTTTGCCCAAGTGAATTCGGAAATAATATGAAATTATCTATAACCACATTATTTGCATTTATTTTTTTTATGGCCTTATTTTTTCTAGTAAAAGAATTTTTCTTGTACATTCTTTTGTTGCTACGTGGTTTTTTACAATTATCTATACCAAAACTTGATCTTGATATAGGCATTATTATTGGTTTCTTCATATATAACTATAATATTTTATTCAGAATATTGTATAAGTAACTAGTTAATCCGAATAAGATTGTTCCCCAAGTCACATCAAGAACGGCTGTGAAATATGTCCAGTCCTTTATTATTGATTTATTCGTAAACTCATAGACTCCGTAAATAACAAACCCTAGAAGTGCTGCATCCATGACAGATTTACGTTGTTTTATGATAAAGTAATACAAACCGAAAACCAATATACAATATGTTACAATAACAGGTAACATTTGTACGCTCATTGGTTTCGATTGCACAATTAGTATCTGATTCGCAAAATGCTTTTTAAACGCTGTCAAATAAATACTATCCAATAAAACCATGATAACTCCCACTTTGATAACATCAAGAATCATTTATATAACAATAGATTTTATTTATATTTTCGTGTTACTTGTAAATATAAATAGTAAATAGTAAAAAAGAGATTAAATTTAAAAACAACGTTATATAGACCAATATGGGCAACTCCCAGTCAGTAACCAAGATTAATTTCGAAGATGTTCAATTTGCTATAAATACAAAACAATATATACTAATAAATACACTAGGTGATGGTGATCAGGATTGTTTGATACATGGAACAATAAATGCTATGCAAGAGGTTGACCTTTTTACAAATTTGATAAAAAAGGATAACAAAAATATACGCATAATAGTTTACGGGCGAAATTGTGCAGATGACAAATTAAGCACAAAGGTCAAACAACTAGCAGATCTTGGATTCTACAATGTATATGTATATGTTGGTGGACTATTCGAGTGGATGTTGCTACAGGATATATATGGTTCTAAAGAATTTCCTACTACTAAAAAAGAAGTCGATTTTTTAAAATATAATTCAAAAAAACGGCTGAATGTAAATTTAATGTTGGAGTAAGTTTGTTTTGGTTTTTTTTCTAGTTTGGTATTTGTATAAGTTTTTATTGGTTGTGGTCTCTTCTTATCCTCGTGACTTCGGTTCGACAGGTCTATGTCACCATATTCTTTTATTCACAATGCATTTATCTTACTACTCCTCATCTTCCTTAAATTCAGGCAACTTGTCCTCGTCGTAGATGACCTTGATACGCAGCGTGCAGGAAGGACAAGTCGCGACGTCCTCTCCGTCATGCAGGTCGTCTAGGCAGATGGAAAACTTGTCACCACATGGACACGGGTATGTGTAGATCTGCTTCTTTTCATCGAAATCGAGGTCTTCAATCTCGACCTCCTCGTAGTACTTGGATTTGGAGTTTGCGCGTCGTGTGTGACTGGTCGGAGATAAAGAACGAGTGGTAAGTTTTTCTAAATTTATAGCTGCTTCGATATGTAAAAGTTTTGATTTTGTTTTTGAATACTCTGTAATAAATAGATTATCCGAAATATACGTGAGAACACGAGCCGAAAAGAGATCAATTGCGCGTTTAACAGCATCCGTGTAGTTTAATTTGTCAATATACATCCCGAAAATTACACATCGATCAATATCATATGCCGCCAACAAGTCGGCCTCTCTAACAATATGATATGCCAACTGGTATTCACCCATATCAGGGTATCCATTTTTACACACCTTCGAATAAGACATTGTCATTATAATCTTTGACATTATCTCGATTTCATTTTCGCTAAGAACATCTTTCATATAGTCTTGTATTCGCTTGAGACCTTCTTCGTCGTTCATGTATTTCTTGTCACACATATCATGCAAAATTGCTGCACAATAAATTATGTTTTGCTGTGACGTCAATTGCGTGTTATTTGTAAGCTCGCTTTGTAGTATTTCGCGAGACAGATTAAAAACCTCGATGCTGTGTTTCAAAGCATGTGATTCATCTATTTCGTGTTCTTTTGTTATTTTCATCACACAATCAAACGCGTGATTTATTATTGTGTTCATGAGTTGCCTATATTATATGGAGAAAATAAAATTCTTGTCATTTTTATAAAGACAACTCATTGTTGCATTTCATTTGGTTTGGTTTATGTAAACTATGAATGTATTGTTTTAATTTATCCGTGGGTCTCCAGTCGAGTTGGTCCAGTGTATCATCATCTTCCCTCAACGTGACCCTGTAATTACCTGGTTGGTCTGGTATATGAATACTGGATACATTGTATTTCTCTTCGAACATTTGGTATATATCGTTTATCGAATAATTCAAACCTGTTCCTAACTCCCATGCATCTTCATGATAAATATCTGTATTCATTATTCGAATTAGTCCATCAACAATATCACCCACATATGTGAAATCACGCCGTTGGTCGCCGTCTCCTATTATCGTAAGTGGTTTATTATTGTTCATTTGATCTCTCCATACACCAATAATCGTCTTGTAATCTCCGGTTGTAATTTCATTTGGGCCGTAGACATTATAGAATCTTGCAATTTGAACTTGTAAATTGAACGATCTTCTATACATTTTACATAATTCTTCTCCAATATATTTACTGGTTGCATAAGGCGATTGGTGAGGGTCGTGCCACCTGGAGGAAGAACCTGCAAAAATGACTTTACTATTGTGCTTTCTTGCGTATTCTAAAACCGATTCGGTTCCAGTAACATTTGATTGAAATGTATCATGTGGTTTTAAAAAAGATGGTCGTATTCTTGCTAATGCGGCTAAATGAAAGATAACATCAAAACTTATATCGAATTGTTTCTCAATATTACATAAATCATCGTCTACATATGTACACCCTTCAACTTCATTTGATTTATAACCAGTGGAATAATTGTCTAATGAATAAACTTTATATTTACTAAGTAACAAAGCTTGTATTAAGTTGGAACCAATAAATCCAGCGCCTCCTGTGACTAATATTCGCATTTACAATAAGTTATATAATAAATGAAATAAAACAACACAAACAAACCTTGTAATTTGATTTGTTTCATATCATAAAAAAATGATATGAAATAAAAAGTTTAAAGTAAATATACACTATTAAATACCATGGATCTCAAACAACGCAAGCTCAACAAGTCCGAATGGGAATCTATCGAGGTTCCCGTATCCTCTTCTGAAAACGATGTTCTAAAAATGATTATTGCTGGTTTCCACGACGTAAACACAAAAACGAACAATCACTTGTCTCTAATTTCATATTTAAAAATCGAGCTTACTCCAAAGATGGAGGATTATTTGTACACTAAATATTTCAAGCCGAAGGTGGATAAGGTCGAGGTTGACACGCGAATTATGATACCTGAATACAATATTACACATGTTGACTCAAATATCCAGATCAAAGGAGCCGACAAGATTCGTCTGGAGCGTAATGACGATGCAAATATATTGTCACAGAACATATACGAGCACATTTTGTTGAATCACATTGAAAAAATAATTTATTATAAAAAGAAGGGGGACAAGAAACAGATGTCATTTCATTATTTCACGTTGTACAAGTTAGCTCGCAATACTATTTCCAACGTAAATCGTCATATTGCCGAGGTTAGCAAGAAGATTCTTGACTCTGTTGAAACCGATATTGATATATCGTTGGTTATTAACAATGCTGTGGAATTTATCGAGCGCAATGAGAGTTTGCTCAAGTATTCGGATATGGAGTTGTATAGTCATCAGAAGGAGATTTTCACTCTTTGCAAGAGTCCTAATCCTAAGTTGATTTTGTACATGGCTCCCACTGGAACTGGGAAGACGTTGACGCCAATCGGTCTCTCTGAATCACATAGAATCATCTTTGTATGCGCTGCCAGGCATGTTGGTGTTGCTCTTGCAAAATCGGCTATTTCGGTTAATAAAAAGGTTGCATTTGCATTTGGGTGTGGAAGTGCTGCGGATATTCGTCTCCATTATTTCGCCGCGAAAGAGTATACAAAACATAAGAAATCGGGTGGGATTGGAAAGGTTGATAACAGCATTGGAGACGATGTGGAGATTATGATTTGCGATATTAAGTCTTATTTGCCTGCCATGTTTTATATGAAGTCGTTCAACAAGGACGAGAAGTTGATTGTCTATTGGGATGAGCCGACCATCACCATGGACTATGAGAACCACGAGTTTCACGACATCATCAAGCAGAACTGGGCTGAGAATTTGATTCCTAATATGGTGTTGTCATCTGCCACTTTGCCAAAGTTGAACGAGCTTGACACGACTATTCCCGATTTCAAGAACAAGTTCCCAGGGGCGGAAATTCACAATATTATCAGCCACGATTGCAAGAAATCGATTCCGATTGTTAACAAGGATGGGTTTGTTGTATTGCCTCACTATTTGTCGGAGAATTACGATGATATTAAGCAGACAATTGCACATTGTGAGAATAATTTGACGCTGTTGAGATACTTTGATTTGAATGAGATTGTGAAGTTTGTGTCGTATGTTCATGAGCAGAAGTTGTCAAAGATTCGGTTGGAGCGTTATTTTGAAGATTTAAATAGTGTCAATATGACGACTATCAAGCTGTACTATTTGAACATGCTAAAGTCATTCGATAGTGAGAAATGGGTTGCGATCTATGCGCATTTTGCTGCTAGTCGAAACGCCAAGATTTTGACTCGAGACAAGCCTGGGACAACTGGTGTTCTCGTGACAACCAAGGATGCATACTCGCTAACAGATGGGCCTACGATTTTCATTACTGATGAGATTGAGAAGATTGCCAAGTTCTGTATTCAACAGGCTGCCATTCCAGCAATTGTCATGGACGACTTGATGAAGAAGATCGAGTACAACAATACATTGAACGAGAAGTTGAATGAGTTGGAGCGAGAACTTGATTTTGTGAAGGAACAGGCGGAACAGAGCATGCAAAATGGCGTTAGTGGTCAGGGTGGTGGGGTTTCTGTTCAAGGTCGTAGCAAGTCAACCAAGGATTTCAAGAAGCTGAATCGCGATACTGATGGAGCAGCTGGTGGCGGAGGTGGATCCAGCAAGAGTGAAATTAGTAAACTGACTCAGCAAATTAACTCGATCCGTTCAATTTTGAAACCGGCGACCTTGAATGACACATTTGTTCCCAACAAGCATCATCATTTGCAAAAGTGGGCAGAGGGTATGGTGTCAAAGGCGTCGTTTACAAGCGATATTCCTGACGAGATTGTGAATGAGATTATGTTGTTGAATGGTATCGAGGATACTTGGAAGATTTTGCTAATGATGGGAATTGGTGTCTTCATCAATCACGAGAATATTACTTACACGGAGATTATGAAAAAGATGGCGGATGAGCAAAAGTTATACATGATCATTGCTTCGAGTGATTATATATATGGAACCAATTACCAGTTTTGTCATGGTTATTTGAGCAAGGATTTGAATTTGACACAAGAGAAATTGATTCAGGCGATGGGGCGAGTAGGGAGAAACAATATTCAGCAGGATTACACGCTTCGGTTCCGTGATGATTCGCAAATCGTAAAGCTGTTCACTCATAATGCGGATAAGCCAGAGATCAGAAATATGAATAAGTTGTTCTCATGCGATTGATTATACAAAAATAGGTGGTGTGGTTTGACTAATACAATAAAAATCAAAATAATCTACGTATATTTTTCTTAGCGTATGTAATAATACCAACCACATGTTTTTGATAAGGGCGTATAGACGCTGTACTTTTTGTTCCTGTCTGTTTCATATATATCAGGTAAATTATGAGAGTAGTAACGATCCAGTAAAGTATGTACAAGTAAAAATATAACCTTCCATGTTCTCTCGTATCTATGCTATTGTCGCATACAATGTTTACATTTAACTCTTCGTCTCCTTTCAGATCGTTGTAAGAAACTCGTTTACCTGGTTCATATGTGATATATCGGTTTGTTTTTTCCCATGGAGAAATATCCATTAATCCAAGCTTATAATGGACATCGTTGTACATTAAAAAATAATGAAATTGGGTTATCAAATTCTGAAGGGTTTCATTTTTCGACATGTAATACGAAGCCTTGTTTATGACATCAATCATGTTAGACTTTGACGACAAGACACACATAAGTGTATCTTTGTGTTTTACATATGTATCATCATCTGGGAAAACTTCAAACACTTGAAGCAACCTTCTGTCTTTTGTTGTATTGAAGCCTATACCCCGATGATGTATACTCGAGTAAAAAATAAGGACATCTCCGCGTTTCACATCTATTGTCTGTTTTTTGTTATATGATTCAATACTATAACCATTACGATTATATAAATGGCTGCCAGGTATTAACTCCATTTTAGTATCATCCAAGTAACATAAACATGTATAAATTGGTTGGTATTTGTTTCCTGTGTAATTATAAACATCGCTATGAAATGTTGCAGCATCAGTTGAATTGTTATTGTTGCTATATCTAAATTTTGTATATGTGGGTTTTGTGATGAAATCAACATTTCGTTTTATCGTGTCAAAAAAAGTTGTATCAATAAAGTTTTTTATTTCATTATAGTTGTGTTGTTTGTTGGTATCAAAACAACGTAGTTGATCCTCAGCGAGGACATTTTTTAACACGACATAACCATTTTCATGGATAGACATTTCTTAATATACACGAAGAAAAATGTAAAAATTTCAAATGTATATAAAAATATAGTACATGTTTTATAATTGCAATAGCTATATATTTATACGCGAATATATGATGTTTATATATATAATTTCACTGAGTAGGACGATCTACAATTCGAATATAGAACGAAAGGAGGGAATTATTACCACCATATTGTTCGGTTAGCGTAAGATCTGAAGGAACAAACACAGGGGCTAGTTCGGGATCACGACCATTTACATTGTCGAATTGCCCCGTTTCGACGATTTCAATTGTGCGGTTATTTTCAATATTCATGTCATTGTAGACATTTTCACGGATAAAACTAACTAGCTCACGAGTAGTTAAAGTATCGGCTACGTGATATGTCTTGGTAATCTCAGTATAAACCAGCTTTGTATAAACTTCAAATGTCATAATTTTATTTATCTTATTTACTATGAAAATAATTAAATAATCAATTTTATTAATTTATAATATTTTTATAGTATGTGTAATAAAATATGTATAATATATTATAATTTTCTAATATATGGGCCATCATTGCAAACACCACCATCATTGTAACTACGACTGCTCGTGCAACCATTATCATCATTGTAAACATAATCATGACCATCATTGTAAACACAAACATGACCATCATTCTAAAGACTATGATGACAATCATTACGACCACCACTATGAAGACCACCACCAACATTCACCTTACGGATATTCGAGACGATTACCATATGGATACCCATATGTTACACCTGTATCACAACACCTTTGGAACAGATTTTGGTCTAGTTCTTCTTTTTATAATACACCATCCCAGTCTATGCCATCTACAACAAGAACTACAAAAACGACAACCAAAATAAAAACTACGTAACTCTCATGTCGAACCATATCAAACTCCTCATCCTATTTCCCTATTTCAACGCCTGATGGATATTATTTAATGATATCTCTTGAAATCATTAGTATTCCGTTTATAGTTGTTAATAAGGAAACTATAATTTATCTCTAACAAATATAATATTAGAGATAAAATACAAATTGTGGTAACAAGTATGCCAGTTGATGTGGAATATGACGAGGTCGTTGTTAATTTAAAAGTAATTGCATCTATCTGTGTAAATACAAAATTGTATACAAAGGGTGCATATCTAAATATTGAGCAACCAATGTTTATTCCTGAAAGTTTGCGGAGATGGTATAGACAGGATAGCAGAGATGAAGCTATAAAACGTATTGACCGAACAATCGCTCGTTCAATTGCATACTTGGAAAAAGATAAAGAAAAGGAGAGAGCGATTGTCCAGTATTTAGACGATGCAAAAAAGGGTATCATCAACATGAAGGATACATACTCAACATGTGTACAAACGATGGCTCGTTTGGATACGATTCTTGATAAGATCGAAACATCTATGGCTCTAGTAAAAATAGAAGACATACAAGAAGCTGTTTCAAATACAATGGTTGAAAATATTCCGATATCAAATGCAAGGTTTGAAAAATCTATCGATTCAGGTAATGTGATATCGAGTGATAATTTTCAAATCTTACCTATTAATATCAAAAAAAACAAATAAAATTAATTTATTTTTCCAAACAAACGTTCATACTCTTTTATCTTATTTTCTAATTTTATTATTTTTTCTGTATGATAATAATAATATGATCTATATGCTGATTCATTTGCTTTTCCTATACACATTCCTATCCACATTCCACCCAAATAAGGCAAAAACATATAAACATATTATAATTATATGTTTAAGTATTTCCACAAATAAAACCTTGCAAAATGGGAGTTTTTAATGTCCAAGGGTGTGAAAACAAAAAATACACCCAACCTGTGTATTTTTTGTTTTATTTTCTTTCTTTTTTGTAATTTTATTTTTTATATCATCTAAATCCACTAATGTCTGAAAGTCATGTCCCACAATTGAGCAATTTGGTTATTAAGTGCGTAGATCTGACTAGTGTAAAAGTGAACAATTCTATTGTTCTCTTCACGAAGTCTCTGATTCTCTTCCTCGAGCTTGCTGACATATCCATCATCAACCAGATTCATTGACTCTCTATCCACACAGCTAAGTTCCTCATCGATAGCATTCAACTGCTCCTTGTTGAGATTTATCACGCAACTAGTGACATGTGACTTACGGGGAGCAGGAGGAGGGGTATTAGCAAACCTCACCTTGCGTGGAGGAGTACCTAGAACAGGGAACTCATCGTGTGAGTTGATAGGAAGAGTCTTTGTCTTCCTCTTGTCAACGAGGATGTTCTCGACGACCTTCCAGTATGTTGGGATCATTGAGTAGCGACCAGAATCCTTTTCATATCTGATGATCGGCTTAACAGAAGACTTGAGATCAGCAAGGAACTTATTGGTGGGTTCATCATCATTCCATTTCTCGAAATAAACATAGGCTATGTTGTACTTGTTCCTGGTGGAGTTCATCTTGGTAATCACGTCGACCTGGGCAACCTTTCCAAGACGGGCCTTGTTCTCGATCACGTTCTTAATAAATTCGTCCGTGTGGTTTACAAGGGCGAAGGGGATAAAGAGACTGACAGAAGACATGTTGTTGTTGTTGTTGTTATTGTGTTTTACACTAAGTGATTTACTTTTAAATCAAAAAAAACAATTCAATTTTTTGTTGGTTCTCATAAAATTTATCTTTTTTTGATAAAAATATTATTTTATCATGATAACAAGTAACAAAATATATTAAGATAAACAAAACATGGTCACAAAGGTCGGCCATCCAAGAATATGAGAGACATCAAATAATTGACGTTTTTCAAAAGTGTTTTTGGTTTTTTGAAAAAATGGACAAATATTTGTCCATTTTTTTTTTTTCGAGAATAGTCTTGGCAATTTTTTAACATTTGTTACTGAGAAAAAAATTAAGGTCACAAAACTTTTTGGAAAATTTTCATTTTGTGAGCATAACTTTTTTTTTGGGAAAATCAAATCGGAAAAAAAAGGAATTAGACATAAAAAAAGGGTGTAATTAGAGTACAAAATGGATACACATTTTACGGCACTTTTTACAGACGAAAATATCTGTTACGACATATCAAGCAACGATAACGAAAAAACGAAAACGAAAACGTTACTGACTCAAAAACGCCGTAAAATGGATACAAAAATTTACGGCGATAAAAATAAGCCGTTTTTTTTTTGTGAAACATGTGACTTTAAATGCAGACAAAATAGTGATTGGGAACGTCATTTATTGTCCAAAAAACACAACGCCGTAAAAAAACGGCAAAATGATTCCTCACTAACTTGCGTCTGCGGAAATTCATATAAATTCAGAACTGGCTTAGCTAAACATAAAAAGGTTTGTTCAGTCAATACAAATATTCACGTGAAAAATAACGATCTTATTGACCTCTTGTTGCAACAGAATAATGAGTTCAAGGAGATGATTATTGAACAGAACAAAAATATGATAAATTCGCTTTCGAATGTTGTTGTGAATAATACCAACAATATAAATTCAAATAATAGAACTTCGTTTAATTTGCAGTTTTTCTTGAATGAAAAATGTAAAAATGCATTTAATTTATCAGAATTTATGAATTCGATTCAGTTGGATTTGATGGATTTGGAGAATGTCGGAAAGTTGGGATATGTTGAAGGGATATCAAATATAATAATAAGCAAATTGAAGGCAATGGATGTTTATTCAAGACCGATTCATTGTGCTGATTCAAAACGTGAAATTATATACATAAAAGAAAATGATATATGGACCAAGGAAGAGAATGATAATACAAGATTGCGAAAAACTATAAAAGATATAACCTTTCGCAATTGTCGAAACTTTTATTTGTTCAAGGAGAAACATCCCGATTGTGTGAAATGCGATTCTCTTCATTCTGATAATTATTTGAAGATTGTTTCAGAGTCAATTGGTGGAAAGATAAACTCGATAGCCGACAATGAAAACAAAATAATACGACGGATCGCTCGAGAGATGTATATTGATAAATCAAATTACGTGACTATGAATAGTGATACGTTTATCGATGGTATTAATTAATTCAGGTAACCAAACTATAATTTTTATAAATTAAATAAAAATTATAGTAGTTAAACTATACAATATAATTATCAAGAGGATAATTTATTTCCTCTAATAGACGAATAACCTTCTTGTGATCCTCACTATATCCAGATCCAATTGTGCTGTCTGAACCCTCTTGTATTATTAACCAAGGAAAAAAACTATAACATTTATTGTCCAACTGAATACGAGATGTCATCCAGTCAGACATAAAAACACAATCAGAAAACGTAGATACTAACTTTTCACATCCACGTTTAGATATAATATACCCTCCACATAAAAACTGCTCTTGTACTATACACCATATGTTTTGTGTTTCAATACTCTCTGATGCATTCAAAAATACAGCATCCCACTCGTTATCATCAACATTTACAAATGTATCTAGTTTTTCTCTCCAACCACGATCAAAACAAGCATCATCTTCAAGTATAAATGCATATTCTAGATTGTTTTCTATAACATACTTCCATAAATTAAAATGCGATTGAGAACATGCTCTGGCATTGTCATTTAAATAATGAGGAAAATTATATGTCAAATCTTTTGGTGTTGATGCTTTCCAAAAAGTAAAATCCAAATTAGCCATATCGAACTTTTTCTTCATTTTGTCGCGGCGTTCCGTATTTGATTCTACTGATATACAGAAAGTATTATTTTTATTTAGATCAAAGGTCTTCATTAAATAGTAAATATGATATGTCTTTAACTTATTGTTGAGGTTTGTTGTTCACATTCTTCTTCCTCGTCTTCCTTCTCTAATTCGTCAACGACATTGTTTGCTTGTGCGAGTTTGTCTTTGATAGAGACTTTATTTGATTTTGTGGTTGCCCAATATCGCCCTAACAACGGATGATCTACACGAAAATATTCGCGTTTTTTTGTATGTGACTTGTCGTAATATTCGCTGCAATAATATACGTATTGTCGCATCATTTGTTGTGTGATTCCTTCTGGTAAAACGACTGCATTGTGTTTTCTCGCTCTTTTGTTTGCCTGGGTTTCGTTTGCGGTAGACATTTGTATATCCATATGATATATTTTTATATATGAATTTTATGGGTAATTGTATTTTGTAATCTTGCTTCTCATCAAGGAGAAGCAAGATTTATACTTGAACAATAAGGTAGAAAATTTCATCGATTTGCAAGTTGGCAAAGCAAAAAAAATCTTGCCTTCCCAGCTGGGAAAGCAAGATTTTTTGGTTTACATATGTAGTTATTTTTGTTTATTCGAAAGGAGAATCAATGCGATGTTTATTGCTTTTATAATCAAAAAGCGAGTTTATTTGCTTTTATAATCAAAAAGCAATAATTTATATGATTACATTTTCTCGTCTATTGACGTAAAACACTCATGGTCTGGATATTTTATTTTGAGTTTATCATAAAATACTACTATTTGTTCATGTATGTCATGTTCATCGGGCAATATCATTCTAAAATTTAATCGTTTGCCATCGATACGTCTTTCATATACTAAATGTGGTTTATCCCTAGAAACAACTAATGACATATATTTTGGTAATGATGCTTCAGAAGTTGTTGGATATATATCATTTTCCAAATCATCAACAATTTTGTTTGCTTGTGCGAGTTTGTCTTGTATGGTGATTTTATTTGATTTTGATGTCATAAATGGTTTATCCAATTTTGGATGTTTTTCTATCTTAAAGAATTCGCGTTCTCTAGTATGTTCTTTATCTAGCCATTCATGATAATACACTACATATTTCCTCATCATATCGTGAGTTATACCATCAGGAAGTTTGATAGCATTATGTTTTCTTTCCCTTTTTGTTCCTTGTTTTATTCCGTTACAATTTTGCTCTTGTTCTTCTCTCGTCGCAATTCTTAAATTTTCCCAAGTATTGTTAAGTGGGTCTTGATCTATGTGGTCGACACTTATGTTTTTAGTTCCCTTTCCATTACCATAACAACCAGTTATAATTTGGTGTATATATATATTATTTGAACACATAATATAACCATTATTATTCTTGAACCACGTAAGTTTTTTCCCCCCATTATGAGTTACTTCCCATTCTAAAATTTTCTGATGGCTATCTTTACAAAGTTTACACAAAGTATCCTTCTCACAATACATTAGTAAGTATTCTTTGTCATTTTCTATAATTCTCCACAAAGGATTTTTCATTATGTTTGCATCCTGACCAAGATGCATGTTATGTCCTCTAATAAAATTAAGTACCTTGTATTTTTCAGTTACTACTTTATGATAAAAGTGATAAATTTCTACGTTTGACCTCCTCAAATCCATATCATTACCATTCTTGAATACATAATATACAGAATCTTGATTTTCACAAAATATAAAATCTAAGTAATTGAATCGTTTGTAGTTATAAGAATATGATGGATATAAATCATTATCATTTATGAATACAAATGTTTTCGAAAAATTAATAATTCTATCTTTATCTGAAGAATCAACCAAATACGTCTTATTCTTATCCTTAAATTGGATAACCCCGCAATCTAACTCCTTATTAGACAAGTAGATAGGTTTCATTGTTGTTGCCACGACGTTATTGGAATAATAAGAATCAATTTTATACATATTATAATTTTATAATATGAATTTATTTAAGTTGTTTTAAATATATGTATATAAATAAACACGACACATACACCCAATCCGCTCAATTGGAATATGCTAACCCGCCCATACCCGACATAATCCTGAGCACGTTGTAGTTGGTGGCATAGACACGGACCTTGGCAGTCTTGGTGCCCTCAACTGTCGCGTTGGAAAGAACAAGCTGGAGCGTGGCGTTGTCAATACGCGAGAAGTTGCACGTTCCGGAGGGTTGGTGTTCCTCAGGCCTCAAGGCAAAAGAGTACACGTTAATGCCCTCATCCGGAGCACGGGAGTGCGCCTGGTACGGCTGAACCCACGAGAAGTAGGTTCCCTCACGCTCGGAGAAGCGGTCCTGGCCGTTGAGCTGGAGCTTCGCCGTGACGACGGGGTTCTGTCCCCAGCAGTGCATGTCGAGGGAGGTCTCCGTGAGGACGAAGGTGCCGGCATCAGAGACAAGGGACTCGGGCTCGGCAGTGCCACCGAAGGGTCCAGAATCAACGCCAGGATACCAACCACCATTAGCAGATGTAGCAGCAGACTCAGCTCCAGCATCCTGGAACCAACCAGAAGCATTAATGTAAGACTGAGAAGTAGTCGCAAGGGACGCGAGGGATCCGAACGCGGCATGGGCGTTGGGGAGGGCGTCAATCGCATCCGTGTAGTTGAAGGGCTGGGCTCCAAGAACGCGGAAGAGGGCAGACGAGGTAGAAAGACCAGCGCAGTAGTCGACGTTCTGGTCTGGCTGAACAACCCAAACAAGCTCCTTGACGGGGTGGTTGAAATTGAGCTTGATCTTGTTGGAGGAGGACCCAACAGACTCGTCTCCAGTGAACTGAAGCTGAGTGATGAGGTACTCGTGGGGGTTCTGGGCCATGCGGCGGCGCTCATCAGTGTCGAGGAAGACGTAGTCGACGTAGAGGGAGGCCGCAACAAGGGATTGCTGGTAAGCAGGCTTAACATCAACAGACTTGCCTGGTAATCCATTGCTGAATGAGCCAACAGAGTCCGGGTTCGCGAGGGTGGTGACGGCCCAGAGGCACTCATCAATCGGGCGCAAATCAAGATTGATCTTGACCTCGTGGTACTGGAGGGCAATCAACGGGAGCGCAAGGCCAGGGTTGGTGCAGAACCAGAACTGGAGGGGAATGTAGAGCGTGGTCTCTGGGAGGGCGTTACGGGGAGCGCAAACCTGGCGAGGCGCGTTGGAGTCGCAGGGTCCATCAACGGCGGCGAAGGACGGATCAGTGATGAAGGTAAGCTGGGTGGTGTTACCAATCATCTTGAAGTATCCGCGCTGTTGCTCGGAGGACATCGTGAGCTGATTCCAGATGTGCATCCAGTCTCCGTACTGGCGATCGATGCGCTGGCCTCCAATCTCAACCTCAACCTGCGCAATGAGCTGCTCTCCAGGGAAGTCCAACCAACGGGCATAAACACCAGTCCTCGTTGTAGAGCTGGGGCTGGAGTTGAGGCTCTGGCCAATCTCGGGGAGAGTGACCTGGAGGTAGGTGCGGTAAGCGAGATCGCCGTTGCGGCTGATCGTGCACTGAACACGGCGTCCGAAATCCGCCTGTCCATTGAACGTCTGCTCAATAGACTCAATGGCAAAGTTCGTGTACCTGCGGTAGGTGACCTTCCAGAAAGTGATTTGCGGGTTACCAGTTAAATAAACGTCTTGAGCTCCGTAAGCGACTAATTGCATTAAACCACCTCCCATTTTATAGTATTGCTAAAGAAAAAAATTTTGCTAAAAGCAAAATAATTAAACCAAAATTAAATTATACGATATTTATGTTATTTTCAAAAAATTATTTATCTTAATAATACTTTATTAATATCTAGATTTGTTTTCATAAAGGTAAGTAAATATGATTCATGTAATATTTCTCGTTTACCTTCATGTTTTTTTGTAAATACATAAGAATCTTGTTTTTTTTTTATTGCCCATCCATCTTCTATTGCATTGAAAAGTATCAACATTTTTTGTAATTTTATCCCATCAATTTGTATATCATTATCATCCACTAAACTATTAAAATTTGTAGTGAAGTTCATATTATAAATTTATTAAGAAAACTATTATCATCTTCAAACTAATCATATTAACAGGATATATATTTTTCATGTTAGTATATAAATAAATTTCACGTATGTATAAATGCCAAGTTTTAAATTGAAACCACAGAAAAAAATAAGGTTTGATAAAAAAACAGCAATAACTCTTGATAGTAAACATCGTGAAATCGTAAATGATCTAGAAAAGGATATAAGTGAACGAATACCCGATATAAAGAATGAAATATATGAATTAACTGCTAAAATGAAAAAATCAACAAGTTTTGAACAAAAATTAGATATTGAAGAGGTTATATCTGAAAAAAAGAAAACTATCAAGTCTCTAAAACAACGAAAAAATGATTATCTTCTTGATAACTCAAAACTTATATTCGAATATTTTGAAACAAAAAAAAACATTTCGGATGTAAATGTTATTTCAAAAAATCAAGCACTCAATACCTTTTTCAAGATAAAAAAGGATGACGACAATAGTATAACTAATCAGCGAAAATCACATAATATAGTTCAAACTTATCTTAGTAAACTTGATGATAATTTTTTAGATGTAAGTGCATTTGTTTGTCAGACCGATATTTGTAGATATTGTAATAAAGGTGAAATGTTACCATTGGAAGATGAGGGAGTTTTGATATGTGGTGAATGTTCTAGAAATGTTCCTTATCTAATTGAAAACGAAAAACCATCTTATAAGGAAGCACCTAAAGAAATTTGTTTTTATGCTTACAAACGGATAAACCATTTCAAGGAAATAATTGCACAATTTCAAGGTAAGGAAACGACTCAAATACCAGTAAGTGTAATTGAAAGTATAAAAAGTCAGGTTAAAAAAGAGCGTATTGAATTATCGACAATTACTAACGAGAAGACTAAAGATATATTGAAAAAGTTGGGTTATAATAAATATTATGAACACATACCATTTATCAAAGATAAACTCGGTATAAAGCCACCTATAATGTCACCAGATTTAGAAGACACATTGTGTAACCTATTTGCTGAACTGCAAGCTCCTTATTCAAAATATTGTCCTGATGATCGTGTTAACTTTCTAAATTATTATTATACAGCATATAAACTTTGTGAGCTTTTAGGAGAAGATTCATATTTGTCTTTTTTTCCAATGTTGAAAGACAGAGAAAAGCGAATTGAACAGGATACTATATGGAAAAATATTTGTGAAGAACTTGATTGGGAGTTTATTCCAACAATATAATATATTATTCCAATAATCTAATATATTATTTATTATATAATGTCAAATGACAGAATTAAGAGTTTTAACGACAGATTTAAAAAGTATAATACAGAGGATGAAAAACCTGAAGTTCCGTTTAACCGAACTTTGATGTCACAAGATAATTTGAATGCATTTATGAGTAAGGATAGCAAGGATGTATTTATATATAAACGTTTTGAGGCAGAACTTAATGATGTAATAACACTTGTATATAATGTCCCTAATTTATTAGAGACTAGTAAAATAAATACAAAAAACAATATTGCACTTATAGAGAAGAATGCTTATAGAGAGCAATCAGAAAGAGTGACAAAACATAGGAGAGATATAAGCAACAAAGAAGATAAAGATATGGATGAAACTGAACTATTAACCATCTCGATGATTGATGCGAATAAATTGCTTTCAAAAGAAGAAAAAAAAAGTAATGGTATACAAACAGAAGGGCTTATAAATGCTAGAACACTTTTTTCAGAAGCAGAAAAAAAATTATACTCTGCAAAATCGAGACAAGCAAGTGATCTCATTAAACTCGAGGCTATATACGAAAGCGATATTACGATAATAGACGATACTAAAAGGGATGATATAAGAATGTGTAAACAAAAACAAAAAAATTACGCCGATGGATTGTTTAAAAAAATAAAAACAAGTCTGGATTCTATAAATGCTAAGTATCCAACATATTATGGACGTCCTCTTCCACCGAATGTTATATCGATGGAACCTGTAATAGAACTTAGTGAGTCAAAAACAGATCCCGAAGTTATTATACCATTAAACATATTAGATTTTGTAAGACTAAAATTGATAAAACTAGCACCAAATACATCTTTAAATAAAAAAAAGTATGGAGAGCTTTTCGAAGATGAGCAAATAGCAGCAGATGAGGCTAATTTGATTCAATTAGAAAACAAAGCGACTATTTTAGATAAAAAACGTCAGGCCGAAAAGGAGGCTAAGAAGAAGGCAGAGGAAGAAGCTAAGAAGAAGGCAGATGCTCAAGCGGCGACATAACCTCAGACAACACAACCTGAGACAAATGCTCGACAACAGCAACGGAGGAGGTTGTTATAAGAAAAATTAATAATTACGCATAAACAATTATATTTAATTGTATGTATTGTATATGTCATTTGATGATAATATACAGCAATGGGTATCAATTGATAATCAATTACGTCTTGCAAATGAACGTGTGCGAGATTTACGTGAAAAACGAACCAAAATAACTAATGATATTATAGCAAAAAACAATATAATTCACAATAAAATACCTGTAAGTGATGGTCATTTAAAAATTGTAACTATAAACACTAGCGAACCGCTTACATTTACATATTTAGAAAAATCTCTTAAGGAAATTATAAAAAATGAAAACCAAGTAAAATTAATTCTTGATCATATAAAGAATCGTCGTTCGATTAAAAGTAATATAGAAATTAAGCGAATTATAAATTAGAATTATTTACTTCATTTTTCAAATGAAGTAGATAGATGATTATAATGTTACAATTCTATTTGTTTAAAACCCTCCAGGGAAGTGAACTAGGTTCGCGCCGATACCAAATCCAGCTCCAGAACGAGCAGTGACACCCATGCTTGGGATGTATGTGTCAAGGATGCTGAATGTAGCAGCCGCCGTCAACGCGATAAGAACGATCTCCTCCATGTTCAAAGAACGCTTGGGGATGGCATAACAAGCGATAGATACCATTAAACCCTCAACAAGATATTTAATTACACGCCTCACCAGCTCTTGAATGTTGAAGTTAAGTAACCCGTTCATTTATATTATTTGACAAGAAAAAAAATATATATTAATGCGATAAATTACTTAGAATAATATAGCTAAACTATCTAATGGAGCATAAAAAGGACAAATATGAGAAGAAACTTAAGAACGGCAAGTCCAATCCAAAATTTGTCGATCTTTTAGACGAAGATAAACCTATTGCTGGCCAAAAGTTTGCTTGTGTCTCTTTTGTGTCTCCTGAAAAACTCTTGAAACAGAAGGATATGTTTTATTTTGAAGAGTTCCTAAAGCAGTGGGATTTTAACAAGTCCATGGAGAAATATATTCAGTTCTTGAACTTTCTGTCCTTCAAGTATAATATGCAATTTGATGATTTAACGAATGATTTCAAGGAGTTTGTCAAGGAGGAGCGCGAGAAGTTGCTAGAGGATAGTATTGTTGATCAGTATAAGACGTTTGTTGATAATCATGAAGAGGATCTGGATAAGCGGTTTAACGTTGCATGTGAGTTTCAGACTCATACAAGAGGAGTTAAGATCAGAGGCTCTTACCCGTCAGTTGAGGAGGCTGAGATGAGAGCGAAGTTGCTTCGTGAAATGGATCCCAGTCACGATGTATTTGTTGGACCAGTTGGTATGTGGATGCCATGGGATCCTGAGGCGTACAAGACAGGTAGAGTTGAGTATTTGGAAGACGAGTTGAATCAACTTATGCACGAGAAGAATAAGAACGAGAAGAATGCAAAACAATCTTTTGATCAGCGCATCAAGGATACGAAACAGAAGGCGATTGAAGAGAACGTTAAGAATGCTGAGAAGTCTGGGAATGTCTTGACCCAAACACTCGACAATGATGGAAATTTGGTAGGTGTTTCATCTCAGGAGAACTATTTCAAGGAGATGGATTCTGTTACATCTGCTGATATTCGTAGTGAATTGTTTGAGGGTGATAATATTGTAGTTGGTAAGACCGATAATGGTCTAAGTAAGTTAATTAGTGGGCCATTTGCATCCAAATAATAATTTAATCAATATATACACTAGTTTACACCATTGGGTACTTTCAGTGCCCAATCAGCATCATCTTTGACACTCATAACAGCCCACGAAGTGGGCGTTTTGAATGTCCAAAGGTGTAAAAACGCAGTAAATATAATATAAATTCATGTTATTTATATTAGATAAAAATTAGGTTGAATTGTAGTTTATTGTTATTATAAATTAGTAAATAAAGGATATTTAAATAGTCTTACATGGATTTCATTCACAAAGCTATTTATATTAATTTGACTCGCAGAACAGATAAACGAACACATATCGAAAATGAATTAACAAAATATGGTCTACCATTCGAGAGATATGATGCATTTGAATATCCAGATTTCTGGTCTTACGGCTGTGCAATGTCACATCTTGGTGTACTAAAACAAGCAAGAGATAATGGTTATAAAAACGTAGTTATATTTGAAGACGATTTTGCGTTCAGTTTATCAAAGGAAGCGATCGAAGAGCAGTTGACAGAAATGTTTACATTCAAACCAGATTTTGATGTTTGTATGTTATCGTATAATTTACAACGTTCAAGTGATACTGAACATGATAAAATATACAAGGTTGTAGAATCACAGAGTGGTGCTGGTTATATCGTTCAACAGCACTATTATGATAAACTCATTTCTTTGTTTGAAAAGGCAAATCAAATGTTGTTAGAAACAAGGCAACATTGGATATACATGAACGATCAAAGTTGGAAATCGTTACAAATGACAGATAACTGGTATTGTTTTAAAGAGAGGTCTGGACACCAGATACCATGTTTTAGTGATGTAAGTCAAATGTACAAGACAAACGATGATTGGTAAAACCTCTAATATATAATTTCAAATAAATAAAAAAATATTTATTTGAATGTTAAACCTTATAATAATATCTTAGTTTACGCAAACACTTCATAACTATCAATGTCAATTATTATTCCTTTAATTTTACCAGAAAACTCATATTGTTTGAATTCGGCACGTTCGAGTTGTTTTTGTGGAGTATGATTATGGACAAATCTTGCTATCATTTTGTATAATTTGAAATCCGGATATCGTTCAACTCCATTCGATTTATATAGCAAGTTTATTCCGTTATCGTCTTTACACATCTCCAATATTATGCTCTTGAATGAATTAGCATCATCCATGTCATCTATTATGTAATCATAAATGGAACAAGCCAGTCTGCATAAATCAAAGCTGTAATTAGGTTCTAGTCTAGGTTTGTTGTCATCAAAATAAGGTTCGGTATTGTATTGAGTTGCTGCATCACCACCTGGTTTAAAACTATCGCTACAGAAGACTCTTCCTTTTACCTTGTAAATACTTCTTCCGAAATCGATAATTTTGTAGATTTTTCCATATGTTGGAACCCTGTATATTTTGTTTGCATACTTGTAAAAGATGAACTCTTGTTTTGTTTTGTTATACATAACATTATTTGTATGCAGATCATTGTGTGTAAATGCAAAGATCTTTTGATATGTAAGCAATATCATAATAATTTGCATGAATGCAGAGATGTATTCGTCGTTTGATAACGAATCTGATAATATAAGATCATCTAACGTATTTTCACACTTTTCCATGAATATTACTTGAACGGGAAACTCTGGTATGATTGCATTGATACAATCCTCTGCACACACTGAGGTTGAAGTAGAAACAGAATCATGTCCGTCGTCTGATCCACTTTCATAGTCTGAATCATCTTCTTCAACACTTTCATTCTCATTTGTATGGGACGATCTGGAAGAGCAGCTAGAATCAGACTTTAATGATGAAATCTTTGCCATATCAGAAAAGTCAAGTATAACATCTTCGAGTTTATTTCCTGCATTTGTATCTATATCTATGTCAACTGGTTTACTAGAGTCCTTGAACATGTCGTCAAACAATTCATCAGTAATAGTATCAACCGACAATATAGACACAGAACTGGTATTGTGTAAAATTGTAATCGGTGGTTTAACATTAGTTTCTGGTGTAGTTTCATAATCATCGATCGTAAAAAGTAAACCCTTGTTCTTCTTAAAAAAATCTGATTTTTTCAGGAAATCAATATCGTCTGCTACGTTGATTTTAAAATCGTGCTTAATACCCAGAAATGAACCATAATAATCAACGCTATGTATAAAGTTGTATTTATGTAGAAGCATACTATTCAAATAAACGAAGAACCCATCTACGTAGGCAACATTATTTACATCTAGAATTTTCTCGTGTACCTCATCGGCTCTCGATAATACAGATGGAAGACTGAATAAATCCTTGTTTTTGATATCATATTTTCCTATCAAGTACTTGAATGGATCTAATAACGGCGCGATTTTTACAAACGCATCGGCGACCTTACTTGTTTGGTCGTCAATATTTTTAATTTTGCATTTATAACAATACTGATCATCAGTTGGTTTAATGATTCCATAAATAAATTGTTGGTTGTTTAGATTTACACCATTGTAATTACTTTCATTCAAGGTAAAAAATCTCTGATAAATGGGTACATAATTCTGTTGTTTAGACAGAAACAACTTGTCATTTAAATCCCTAAACAATTCTGTATTTTTTCGTTTTTGATAATTAATCATCATTAGGTACTTGAAATATAAATTATACATATTTCAAACTAACAATGAAATGACTAAATGCGTATTTTTTAAAAAAATTAAATTCATCTTAATTCTAATGGCATCGCTTGAATTGAAGAAATTTGATATGAAAAACATAAGCTTTAAACCAGATGAGTCTAAAGGGCCTGTTGTTGTGTTAATCGGTAGACGTGATACTGGTAAGAGTTTCTTGGTTCGTGATTTGCTTTATTATCATCAGAATATACCTATCGGCACTGTTATATCAGGCACTGAAGAAGGCAATGGGTTTTATGGAAAAATGGTACCAAGGCTGTTCATTCACAATGAATATAATACTGCAATCATAGAAAATATCTTGAAGAGACAGAAGACTGTATTGAATCAGATAAAAAAGGAGATGGAAACATATAAACGCAGCACAATAGATCCTAGGGCTTTTGTTATTTTGGATGATTGTTTGTATGACGGATCTTGGACGCGCGATAAAATGATGCGTCTTTTATTTATGAACGGCCGTCACTGGAAGATAATGTTGATCATTACAATGCAATACCCGCTTGGTATTCCACCAACATTGCGAACGAACATCGACTATGTATTTATTTTGAGAGAACCTTATATTGCGAATCGCAAACGCATTTATGACAATTACGCAGGTATGTTTCCAACATTCGAGTCATTCTGTCAAGTGATGGATCAATGCACGGAAAATTACGAGTGTCTTGTAATCAACAACAATTCTAAATCCAATAAACTGCAAGACCAGGTATTCTGGTACAAGGCAGACAATCACAACGATTTTAAGTTGGGATCAAAGGAATTTTGGGAGCTGTCAAAGGGGTTTAATTCAGATGAAGAAGACGAAAAATATGATCCTAATTCTATCAAAAAACGCGGAGGAGGTCCAAAGATCAGTGTTAAAAAGCAAACACGATGGTAAATAATATTTGTATTCAATAAACAACTATGATGCTGTTTATTGAATGCACAACCTTTATAAGTTACACCTTCTCTAGTTCAATTTGATTATTTATAAATAATAATAATAAATTAAAATCATTAAATACTTTTATATTACTCATAACATTATTTTCATTTATAAAACCTTCATTATCGACGACACATATTGTAATTGTTTTTTTAAACTTTTTTGAAAGTATTTCACTCAAATAATTAATTTTTTCATCTGTATCAAAAACTGGTTTAACAGCACCTTGATTTTTTGGTAATACTTGTCTAATTAAAATAACCTGTTCGTTTGATTTCAATACATCATATAATCGTTTAAATCTTCTTTTATATTTGTCATTTATTAATGGTATATTTGAAATATATCGATTACGAGATTGAAAATCTGCATCATGAACGCTAACTGCAGAACATATTCTTTCGTTTTCACCTTTACAATTATTATTAAAAATATATGTGTGTTTTTGAGAAGGTGTCCATACAGGATTTAATTTTTCACATTCAGTAAACTCAAAATAATCTCTTTCAAATGTGTTTATTACAAAATCAATATTTGACCATAACCAATCAAAAGGATAATATTCAAGTTTGAAATTCTTTTTTATAAAAAAACCTACATCACAACTAGAACCTATACTAATAAGCTTCATTATAAATAATGTTTACAATAATAATAATTGTTGTAAACGCAAAGTATGCATTTTAAAACCCTGGATTGTCAGTAAATACAGCAGGAGAAGAAACGACATTCATAGGCTGAATTTGCTCCATCAAGAAGTTACCAGACACAACACTCACAAAGACAACAAGTGTGTCACGGATCAAAAATTTAAGCGGCTTGTTTTCCTTGTCGATAAATCGCATTTCGATGAACTTGAAGAGTAAAAATACAATCGATATAACACCTGAAAACATGAAAATATTATCCATTAAACTATATAAAAAATTTATATTACCCCTAAATACGCATACTATCCTAGATCTTCAATATCAAGTTGTAAATCAGGAATAGATTCAAAGTTTCGTGGTTCCAAGTCTTGAATATCATCGAAGGAAAATGACTCGTTAGTTATCCTGATATTCTCGGATTCATCACCACCAGAAAAAGACTCTGAATTGCGCTTAAACTCGCGTTCTTCAAATACGTCGCGAAGACGCTGTTCAGTTTTAGGTGCAATTATCTCATTGACTGCATTATACTCGTCCTTAACATAATCAATGTCGTTAAATTTCACACCATCGCTAATTCCTCCTCCGACAATACCAAGATCCTGTTGCACCTCTTTCATAACTGCTTGTTGAATAGTTTCTTTTTGTTGTGCAACAGGTTCAGTTTCACTCTTCGTCTCGGCTATTACCTGTTCACGAATTTCCTCGGTAACATCCTCTTCAACGGATTCGTCTAAATATGCCTTCAAAATAGCATCGACAGGAATACTCTCGCGAACAGTGTTGAGAATACACTCTTGTACAATTACTTCCAACTCGCGGTGATGCTTCTGTATCTGCAGAGGAGGGATATTTACCTCAAACAAATAAACGTTCTTATATACCTTACGAGCAACGTTTATGTACATCTTGTGAATGAAATCGTCTATCTTGGGAATATTAATATCGATCTTCTTTTGCTTTTGTCCAGTTCGCATAGCAGTTAGAATCTTAAGTTGAATCACGTGAACACATGTAATAAGGTCTTCAAGATAGGCACACCCACTCTTTTCGCAAATTCTCGCTCTCTCCGTTTCAATAATAGTTGAATTCCACTTGGGGATACGCGAAACAAAATTCTGAAATGTCATCAGATACTTATCGTGCTCATTATTATCCTTGCATAATTTCAGAGCCTCATCTAGAATAGATTTATATCCATCGACAACTAACGGCGTTAAAATAGTAACTAGACGAGCAGCCCATTCATTTCTACTTTCATGTAACGAACTAACAATAAAATCATCCATTACATAAATGATATATTTTCTAAAGTAACATCCAAACTCATAAATAGAAAGTTCAATATGAACAAAAGGAGCAGTTTTTCATTTCTAAACTCTCTCTTAACTTTATTAAATGCTACCAAAAGTTCGTATCTTTTTTTTGTAGTTATTAGCGAATCCATAAATTTTGGGTTCTCAATCAAACTCATCACATCTATACCGCTATACCCATGTTCATAAAGCCTAGAACTCAACCCAAAGAGATCACTTGTATCAATAGGCTTAGTTAATTCCTTCTTCAACCAATCTTGACGTTGTTTTTTGACTTCGGTCATTTGAAACGCTTCTTCGAGATTGTGCTTGTATAGATTAATTAATGAACCATTATGAATAGGTTCAGGAACATATATTTCACAGAATCTCGATAAAATAGGTTTCAATAAACTATATTTATTTTCGACGATTATAAAAAAACGTGTATTGTGGCTGAACAATTCGATACATCGACGTAATGCAGACTGAGCATCCATAGTAAGTTTATCAGCATTCATCAATATAATGCTTTTAAAGACATCGCCATTATTTGAATTGATATGTGTCTTTGCAAAAAATTTAAGATCATCTCGAATAAATTTAATACCTTTGCCATGAGCACAATTAACATACATTGCAAACGATTTTATTTGTGATCGGTCATAATCATAAATTTTCTGTATAAATTCTTTTACAAGTGTTCGTTTCCCACAACCAGAAGGACCATGGAAAATAATATTGGGTATTTTATGTATGGTTTTAAAATATTGCAATCTCTCTTTGATTGATCCATGTATATCAAGCATGATTGAATATTATAATGTAGCAAGTGTTTTTAAATATGTATCGAACGCAATACATATTTAAGTATAAATAAAATCAAAAACTCACGCATTAAACAGCAGAGCTGAGTGAATGTGTATAAGGATTTGCCTTGAATGCAGATAGAAGATCACCATCCATTCTTGATACATCATTTTGCACAGCCTGACGATGAATGGTTTTACCATACGTGGCATTCGATGGAGCCATCGATATTGGTGCGGCAGGCGCATTCGCACGATAATCAAGTGGCGACGTATCTTGCTTTACAATGTTAACATTCAAATTTGAATTGAATAAACTCATGCTGCCAGGCGCAACTCTGTTGTGAATAGTTGCTGATTTTGTATTATTTTGTGTTCTTTGACTATTGTATATCATTTCGCCATATGCACTTCCTGCGCCCCCTGCACCACCAATATAATTTGCAGATGTAGAATCCCTCTGTGTAGATGCAACAGGTCGGTGAGTATCGACATACATGCTCGAATGTTGATTATTAATGTTGAATTCGGGCGAATACATTGTAGTTTCCCTAATAGTCGTGGATGTTACATCGGATGGGTTGACAACGTAGTTTTGAGGAACACTTGTACCAGCCTCTCCGTATATTCGAATATTTTGAATGCTCTCTTCTTTTCTAGAAGGTCTCAAAATATCCATGAGCGGCGCAACAACTGCACCGATTGCTCCACCAAATCCGCTTCTAAAGGTATCAGGTTGTTTAGATGCCGAACGATGTGTGCCATAATTCTTGTAACCTTTCATCTGCTGGTCGTTCATTGGTCCAGCACCTACAGCATTCGAAGGTGCAACATTCAACCCGTTGAGTTGTGTTCTTCGGCTCGTCTCAAAGTTTTTAGGCGCATAACCCGCCTTAATATCAGCCGAAACAGCTGGGCCAGCATAATTTGACATTGAGTCGGCTCTTCTTAGGATTCCCATTTGTTGCTCGGGGCGCAAAGTCTCGCCCTTTTCAGACCCAGTAGTTGTTAGCCAACGACCCTGATCCTGTTCAAAATACGTATCAGGTCTTTGTTTTTCTACACGTCCAATCATACCACGCATCTTAATGTTTGAATCAGCAGGACCTTCGTGATTTCGCAACTCATACTCAATGCGCGGATTAGTTTCTACTCTCATTTCATCGATATTCTTTGGCAACCAGCGATCACGAGACTCCATACCTGAATTAAAACCTCCACTCGCCATGCTGGTGAAACCTTGGCCCAGTCCAGGACCAACCCTTTCCGATTCAAATGGTTTAATGTTATTTTTCTTTAAACTTGGATTCACACGTGATTGAAAAAAATCGCTCTGATTAGGAACACCATGAGACCATTGTATATTCTCTTCTGGTTTAAACATTGGTGCCTGTTCGACCTTTTGAAATATTTGCGAACCAGAACCCACCATATTATCTAAAACAGATTCGTGGACATTTGTATTGTATGTCTGACCTTTTACCTTTTTTCCATTGAAAGGAACCATGTTATTGTGTTTGAATTTATCTACGTCAACAAAGTTTCCAGTCAGCGAATAAGCCTGAGCCTTTTTCTGGTTTGCATTAGGAACAAAAACACCATTGTTCTGGTTGAAATACTTGTCGGTTGTTGTTGTAGATGTGCTGATTATTTCTTCAATGTTATTGCCATCATTTTCATTAGCAACTTGAAACCTATCCTCTGGTATAACAATGTTTGTATAAGGTTCAATTGTTCGGTTTTTCTTCTTTTGATTCGATACAACATACATTCCACCCAATGCTATAAATGGGATAACTAACTCCATGATTATATACTAAATAGATTATTATTCTCTCGTTTTTGTGTAAAAGTATCCTTTTCCAAAACCCGTGTGCTGACATTGTTCTCGAAACGGAAAAAAATATTTTCCTGTGGGTCCATTAGTGGGTAATTCCAATTTACTTGTTCTAGTTCACGAGCAGTCCATACTGGTTGTATAGTTCGTGATTGTTCGGTTGATAATTTACTGGATGATGGATACTGAATAGGAACACTACTAGTTAATTTCACACGGACATTATCTTTTGCTAAACAATCCTTGTTTAATTGACGATTTACACCAAACAAATCACTCTCTAATTCGGTTTGATTTGTCATTCTATTACCACCCCATTTCTGTAAAATAATATGTGGGTCTTCCATAAAATATGGTTTATCGCCGTTACCTGGTGTATTTAAAACCCATCTCCCAGATCCAGTTGATTGTTGTAAATTTTTTTTGATTCGATCAGGGTCTGAGTTAAAGCGTGTCGATGCCATATATTATATTACGATAAGAAAAAGAAATATAATAATATAAAGATAAACCAAGACTTTTATAAAAATGACGACGTTATGTTTAAATATGATCGTTAAAAATGAAAGTAAAATAATTGAACGTTTATTGTCGTCTGTTATTAGTATAATAGATACATATTGTATTTGCGATACTGGTTCAACTGACAATACGATAGAGTTGATTAATAATTTTTTTAAAGATAGGAAAATGGATGGTAAGGTAGTAACAGAACCCTTTAAAAACTTTGAATATAATCGTAATTTTGCTCTCAAACAATGCGAGGGTATGTCTGATTATATATTGTTTCTGGATGCAGACATGATATTTGAGATTCGTGATTTTGATAAGAATATCTTAAGTAGTTACGATTCGTTTCATATTCTTCAAGGTAATGATTCGTTTTTCTTCAATAACATGCGAATCGTTAGGAACAATGGGTTATTTAAATATGTCGGGGTGACACACGAGTATATTTCAACACCAGAAAAAAATTCAATTTATTCGTTTAAAAGGAACGAGTTATTCATAAGCGATATAGGAGATGGGGGTAGTAAACACGACAAGTTTATTAGAGATATTAATCTTCTCGAAGGGGCTATTAAGTCAAATCCTGATTGTGTTAGATCTCATTTTTATCTAGCAAATAGCTTCCATGACTCTGGTCAATTTGAAAAGGCGATTCCTATTTATGAAAAACGAATTAAATTAGGAGGTTGGGATCAAGAGGTTTGGTATAGTTATTATCGTATTGGATTGTGTTATAAAAATCTGGGGCAAAATGAAAAGGCTATCTGTGCGTGGTTAGAGGGATATAGTTATCTACCCATTCGTGTTGAGAATTTATATGAGATTGTTAAATATTACAGAGAGACATCCAAACACACATTGTCACTTAACTTTTACAAGATGGCCAAAGAAGTTATTGCAAAAGATCAGGATCGAACAAATTTTTTATTTCTGCATAATGATGTATATACACACAAGTTAGATTATGAATTTACTATAATTGCTTCCTATTTGAATGTAAAAAATATAGGCGACGAGTTTGTTCACATTTTCAATGTTTCAAATGACGGACCTATGTTAGATAATATTCTGAGCAATCTCAAGTTTTACAAAGATGTATTGAAAGCTATACATACGCTTAAGTTTGACGATACAATAACAGATATTATAGATGGTGAGAAGGTTGAAATGAGATCAACCTCTAGTTGTATTATACAGAATGATTCCAGCGAAGGAAGCAATTATTGTTTAAACATCAGATATGTTAACTATTATATAAATGATCAAGGAGGGTATTTAAATTGTGGTGATCATATTATTACCAAAAATCGTTATGTTGAGCTAGATAGCGATTTCACTATAACTAAGAGCAAGTGGTTTGATCATAATGGCGATACGAAGCGAAGGTACGTTGGTATCGAGGATGTTCGCATTTACAAAGATAAACACACCGACAAGATGTTGTTTATTGGAACTGGATTTTTGAAGGATGAACGTATTGGTATCGTTAATGGGATATACGACTTAACAAAGAATACACTCGATACCACAGAAATTTTATCGTCATTTAATAAGAATTTTTGTGAGAAGAACTGGGTATATACGGAATATAAAGATATAACTCATATAGTTTATAACTGGTTTCCACTTCAATTATGCGAGATCCGACAAGACGACCAAATTTATATTGTTTCTGAGAAACCTATGCCAAAATTGTTCAAGCGTGCAAGGGGGTCAAGTTGTGGTTACAAATACAAAAACGAAATTTGGTTTGTTACTCATGTCGTATCGTATGAGCAACTACGTCATTATTATCATGTAATAGTTGTTTTTGATAGCGATATGAATTTACTACGATATTCAGCCCCGTTTAAGTTTGATTCTGATCCTATTGAATATTGTTTGGGATTGATTGTAAAGGACAATAATGTAGTTATTAGTTATAGTACATGGGACAGATCAACTAGGGTTGGTATATATGCTAAGGAATACATTGAGTCCAAGTTGAAATATAATCCAGTGTAAATGTAAGATATTTTAGTATATTTTTTATTTGATGATTCAATATCAAATAAAAATTCAATGTATGTAGATTCAAGAAGAAGGCAGCTGAGCAAGGCACAACTTGATGCTGCCAAGGCTTGCAACGTCATACTTTACAACAAGCGGTAGATCATTCTCCAAGTACATTTCAATCTGAGAACACAAATTGGTACACTTGATAAAATACCCCAGATTTTTCAGTGAGAATTCACCTTGAATAATCTTCGATGAATCCTGCTTCAAAACAAACCCCATGCTTCCGTCTGCTTCCGCACGATGAATCTCCGCAGAGGCAAATTGTCCGTTGCACTTGAAAATCAATTCGCTACCAACCGATTTAATCTCAAGCTTGTCAGAAATACACGACAAATCGCGAATAATCTTTTGGAAATCAACTGACGGCAAATTGATGATAGACGAAAACTTTACATCAGGGTAATCAAGCTCCTCTGGTTCGGGCTCTATTAGTCGCAGCTTTTGCGTCTTGCACTGCTTGATCTCACCATTCTCGAACTTCAATGCTAAATGAGAAACGATTCCATCAACATAATCAGAGCTCTCAATATAGATCGTAAGTGTATCATTGTTATCAATCGAGTTAATTAACTTGAATAGGTGGAACATATTGACACCAATAATGATCTTGTCTTTTGTACATTCATAATACTCGAAATTCTGTGAAGGAAGATGCAAATGTGCTAAAATAGTATGGGATTTGTCCATATTGATAATTCGAATTCCATCTGGTTGAAACGAAATATTCGTTTCTAGTAAAATATCTTTCAACGCGGTCATCAATGTCCTAAATGGTGCAATCTGCACAGTTTTAATCGTAAGAACATTCACCATTATATATGTTTTTGCACCAAAATCTTTAAATCGTTATTTCACTGAAAAATATATTTTTGAACGCACATATAAAATAATATTTTTGTAATATAAACGAATTATAATTAAAGCAATTAAATACTATGTGATAACATTGTATAATGAACGAAACCAACAATGCAAATAATCTTAATATGTGCGTAGAAACAATTCATGGTTTATTTGAAAAGTACAAAGACAATGAATATATGCTAAATCGAATCGTAACCCATATTGAAAATTACCTTTCAAATACATTAGAAAATGAGCTAGTTAATTATGAGAAACGAATAACGCGTCGATCGTTTCTAACAAATGAACAGCAGATCTTTATTCAGGTATTTCTGAGTAAACATCAATATTACTATCTCTCGACCAACAATAATTTTTATGAATATGATGGTAAAAATTATAAAATTGTAAAGGAGGATGATATTATACATTGTCTATTGTCAAATATCTCTAAAGATCGAGTTTTGCTACAATGGAAACATAAAACGAAGATAAATATCATCAAGCAGATAAAAGATCGCAACCTGTTTGCATCTATACCAGAAACAGATACTATCCAGAATATTCTAAGTTTATTATACCCGTATCTTTTTCCAACTAAAAATCAGGCAAAACATTTTCTCACTATCCTAGGCGATAATATAAACAAAAAGAATCAAAACCTAATATTTTTAGTGAATCCACAGACAAAAAGAGTTCTCTCCGAATTGGAATATATTGCAAATTTATCTATAGGTCACACAAACATCACAAATAATTTTATGACAAAGTATCATGAGAATCACACATTTGAAAACTGCAGACTTTTGAAAATGAATGATAATGTGTCATTTGATGTTTGGAAGGATATTTTGCGTAATTATGGTTTGGATCTGTTATGTGTCGCATCTCATTATTCGATTAGACATGTTAACTCTGATTTATTTTTGAATAACAATGCTGACGAAGAAACCAAGAAATATATATATTTTCTCAAGGAGACATCGCATATAGAAATTATAGAGGATTTTTGCAATAAATACATTGTAAGTGATGACACAAATGTTTGTAAAATCGAATGGAAGATGTTACATTTCTTATGGAAACAATATCTTGGTAAATCTTCGTTACCTGGCATGATATATGCAAACAATTTTAAGGGTTTGTTGAAAGAAAAATACAAATATGACGAGAACATAGATTCGTTTATCAATATAACTAGCAAATTTTTACCTCTACAAAGCGAGTTTATAAAATTCTGGGAGTCTACTATAAATGTTGGATCGATTGCAGATTCCACATTTGATAGTGAACTTGAAGTCGACGAGATATGTTCGCTGTTTAAATTATGGTCGAAACTCAATGCTGGTACAAATAATTGCAACAATATTAATGAAGAGAACGTAACAAGTATTTTGCGTCATTTCTTCTCGGATATTGTTATCATAGATGATAAGTATGTTCTCAACGTTTCTTCTGTTTCTTGGAACAAGAATAAGGATATCGAAAATTCATTTGAACATATAAAAAAACATTTGAAAGATTCGAATACTACTCTCTTGTCGTTTGACGAGGCTTATAATTTGTACTATACATACTGCAACTTGATATCACATCAGCTAGTTGTGAGCAAGCGATATTTTGAAAAATTTTTATATTATAAAATTCCTGAACATATTATATACGAGAATTTTATTGAAACCAATTGGTTTTATGTTTGAATGTTATTTTTTATAAGTGTTTTATTATCTCTCCGTAGAGATACCCGTTATAAGTATATGTGTGTCCCGTCATTGACAAGATATCTTTTGAAGGCTCATTTGTTTTGAACTTAACATGATCATTCACCTGACGCGGTTTCACCACCTTAACAATTTCCTTGATCCTTTTGTCCGTGTTATTCTTGTTGTCTTTCATTTTACTATATTGCATTCACAATAAACTATAAGAATCCCTCATTTTTATTTGTTTACTTGCGTTTCTTCATCGTCTTGTTCAACTTAACCCAGCCGAACTTCCCCTTCTTAGTTCCATAACCAGCCTTAACGAGGCGCTTGTCCTTTTTGGCGCTAACATGCTTCTTGCGCGAAACAATGCGTCCAGACTTGTTTTTAACAAGGTGTGACCTAGTCAAACCTCCAGTAGTCTTGTACGCAGTCTTGTGCCAAACTTCCGCACGGCTTCCAATTAACTTGTGATGAGTAACACCATGAACAACGATCTCGCCATTCTCGTTTCTCTTAAAATGCGTCATTATAAATTTACATGAGAAAAAATAATAAAATATCACGATCAATGATCCATTCGATTGATAGGAGCAACAATAGGTTGTTCTATTTTTTGTCCTAAATATGAAACTCCAAAACGCATAGTTGTAACCCGAGTATTAGCCAAAATTTGAGAACGTCGCATCGCATTTGACATGTTAGATTTATTCATATGCGGTAAAAACTTTCCATACGTTGTAGTATTCGGACAAACAGAGTTCTCATTCAGTTGGTTAACACGAACTGATATTTTAGATCCTGCTCTACTCAAGTCATTCATTGTGTATAATATAAGTTTGTATTATATATCAAAAAATATAATGTAAGTATTGAGCTAAACAATATAAAGAGTACATAACAAATGATATATTTTAGATGTAAATACCTCGTTTATAATACAATGTTTGTATATAGATACAATTTGTGTATCATATTGTCGTGGTTATTATACATTAAAACTACTTGATTTTTATTCCTTATTATATGTATATGTCTTTTCTAAATAACATATTAAATGGTGATTTAATAGATTTTATGAGGTTTATTTTAGATGGTGACAAAATGAACCATAATGATGATTTAGAAAATACAAAACGAAAGAAACGACATAAAAAACATAAAAAGCACCACCATCACAACCAACCACCTCCTCCTGTTTGCGAGATTGTTTCTAAGAGACAAAATAAACAGATCATGAAGAAATTGCACGAGGTTACAAGACAGATACAACATAAAGTTTCAAGTGATGTTCAGGTTAATTTAGAGGATTATTTTGTCCACACACCAAAAACGGAAGAACAGGAAGAGTATTTCACACCTAAGATGATACAGATAAAGTTAGATGACCAGCGTTATATAGAAGTTCCAAAGTTTACTCTAGTAAATCATTCGAATGTTGATTTGAAACAATTAAATTGCGTTTTTAGAACAGATGCAAAAAGTCTTGGTATTTCTTGCAAGGAAAATTTTGACATTGAGACAAATGCTGTTTTCGAACAAAATGGGTCCACTGATGGGTTCTCTAAACTTAATGAAATGTTAATTTCTGAATATATGCATCCTATTACAATGGAGTCTCCTGTACTCCCTCCTCCAACGGGCATGTGAAAATATTTATATAATTACAAATATTTTTGTAATCATAAAATTTATTGTATAATAAAATGTATTTAGATTTAGTTACCATTCTATAATTTCAAAACTATGATAAATATGCATCTCAGCCTTTTTTTACTATATAAACGAAAACAGAGAAAAAATTTACGAGCTTGAAGCAGGTCTGCCACCATTGCCAAATGCTAATCCACTACCATTGTCAATTATTTTGCCAGTCGAATCCACTGTCTTCTGGGAAGCAATATCCTTGTTATTAGTAATAAATTTTAAAATGGCTGTGAGACCAGGAGGGTCGACTTGTTTAGCTTTCATCGTAACTAAATATGTTGACTCAGTAGATGTGTCAGATGTAGCCTTACTCTTTGATGTAGCTACAGCAGTACTGACTGCTGAACTTTGGCGAGCATAGTTAAAGCCTCCAAACCATCCCTTCACACCTATTCTCCCCTGATTTTGCGAAGCCTGAACAGACGTAGCAGCTGCATCATCTGTCCTCTCTTTAACCTCCTGTGTTTTTATATTAATACAAAATTCAACAGTCACCTCCTCTAAAGTAAGAGCAGGAACATTTACCAATGAAATGAATGGAACTGATACAGATTTTATACCTTGTACAAAAAGAACTTTACCCTTAGAATCCATTGAATAAACACGATTCGCAATTTTCTTTTGGTAACCACCTGTAGTGCCTGGAGCATAATCGGCCGCGACTAATTTTGCAGTACAATAACCTATAACTTTTCCTCCATCCGATACTGTACCCCACCCAGAACCAGTCCCTCCTGGCGCGCCGTCGTATACGGAATTGGAGGTTGTAATTCCACTACTCGAAGCAAAAAGACCTCCACCAGAAGGATCTACCAAATAATTACCAGATAAATCACTTACAGATGAAATAGGTATATCAAAAAAAGTCGATAATGTAGTCATAAAAACGTTACCACATGCATCCATAGCAAATTGTCTTATAAAGCCAGAAGTCGCTTCCGCCAAGTTTGCTTGTACTCTAGCTGCAGCTTGAAAAGGAGCTGCGAAAAGGTCATACAACGGAAGTTCTGCGAGTGTCTGACCTTGTGTTTTGGCTCCGTATCCAGCGCTATCAGTTATCTTGCCTAGAACATAGTCGACCATTTTTATATAACAACTTAAAATAAAAAACCCAGAATTTTTTCCTAAATAGTATTAGTTATTTAGGAAAAAAATTCTGGGTTTTTTATTTTAAGTTGTTATATAAAAATGGTCGCAACAGCTACAGCTTCAACAAAGGTCAGTCTTGCGCAAGCTTCTCAACAACAGGCAGCTACTCTATTGGCACTTCCACTTGATAAAATTTTAGGTGCTCCTTTTGATGCTGCTGTTGAAGCACAGAAAATTATGGCAACAACTACTGCTAATTTTATTCGTCAATTTGGTATGGATAAATCTGGTAATATGTTCACATTTACAACTTCTTCGTATTATGATATTCCCGCTGCCAATGTTAAAGATTCAAGTGGTAATCAGGCATTATATTTGTATTATGGCCCAAGCACTGGTATACCCGTGCTTGATCCATCTGGTATCGGATTAAATACTGGTAGTGTGACTCAAGCGAATAGTGGAACCAACCCAGGACAATTTTTTACAGGTAAGGCTGGAAGTTGGGATGTCAGTGGCACTTTAGTAAATATTGATAATGCTGGAAGAATTGTCGGATCTCAAGGTTCGAGATCATTGACGTTACCTTTCCTTTCAATTTTGAACGTGCCAGCACTCTCCATGACAGAGGTTATAGTAGATTTCGTAATGACTATAAAGACACAAGATACTGCGAAAAAAACAGATACTGCTAGTGCTGCGTCTGTAAGTCAAACTGCCCAACAATATGGTGCAAATGCAAGGGGGTCGTGGTGGGGAGTGAATGTCAGTGCGAGCGCGAGTGGGTCGACATACTCTTCCGCTACAGCTGTAGTTAGTAGTACAAGTGAAGATAAAAATACTTCTAGTACCAGTAGTACTTATAATGTACACATGGTTGCCAGAGACAAGACACCAGTTGGTCTTAAAATGATGATGGACTTTATAACAGCTAATGCGGATTCTATGGCATCTCAAAAGGAACTTTCAGAGGATGGTTATTCTTTAAGAGACAAGGGTACTTCGAATATATTTAATATTCTTGATAGTGTTGGTGGAACTGCCCCAACGGCTTAAATATAATTTTATTATAGAATTCTTCCATTAGGATATAATGATCGATTAGGTGCTATGTCTGGTTTACTGCAAAAATCCAATAAAATTGCCAATCCTGCTGGTGGTTTATTTTCTGCTTCTATACGAATCGCATATTTTGCTGAGGAAGATGCATCAATACTATTTGTGTTTGAATTTGAAGATGATACACTAGTGCTTACTGAAGCTGAAGCTGAAGCATTGAAAATGCCAACATTAACCCCCCCACTAACAGATGCACTTGCACCCACAGAAAAACCCTTTGTATTAGTCGATGAAGTTGCCACTTGAGAATTTATTTTTAATGTCAAATCTACTGACATCTTTTGTATCTGAAGTGCTGGTACATTTAACATTGTTATTAATGGAATTGTTAATTGTCTCTGTTTTTGTATTGTGTTGCCTGACGAATCAGTTGTATCAAAATATGTATTCATTGAAAATGTTCTAACTTCGCTTGTATTGTTACCAGACGCATCTCGTTCAAATGCAAATTTTTGTAAAAATTCAATAGTATTACTTGTCATTGTTGTTTGAGCTTGTTGAGCTGCTGTGAAAGGAGACCCTAACATAACACCCAAATCCATTGTTTGTAAAACATTTCCTGCATCCATTTCTTATAATATACGTGTAAAAAAAAATACACAAAATTAATAACACATTACCTTTTTACATGTAACTTTTATCATATAAAAATATTGTTTTAATTATAGAAACTATATTTTTAATTATTAAAATATATAAAATAACCATTTAATCCCTTTTACATTTTAACTGAAAAACATTTCAGACATATTGTTTTTAGTGTTATTTCGGCAACTTATTGTTGATAATCATTAACACCAAAATTGCAATAATACCTCTTTTACACAATTGCGCATTGAAAATGCGCAATAAGCATCACCTTCCTCACTAATAACTGCCCACGGAGTGGGCGTTTTGAATGAGCAAAGGTGTTATTCTTCGATTGTTTAAACTATTTATATTTTTATTCGATTATTTTTATACATACTGCAATTTCAATGAATAAATAATGTAAATGGTTTATTATGTTATTCCTATACTATGTATATAGTAAGAAATATATATTTAACATCTATATAATGATCGTGTAACCATAAGACATTGTTGAAATATAAATTTATTATTGAATAATAAATTTAAATATATAAAATCCACATTTTATTTTAGGAGAAAACATTAATAAGGGGGTAATTCTTCAATACGTCTATCTCAACATGTCATTTATAGAAGGTATCTGATAACCAATATTTTCCTTTATACGATTTGGAGCTATTGGATTGGTTGTGCTTGTAAGCCAATTTAATATTGTTTGTAAACCAGCAGGGGGATTATTTGCTGCCTCCATATGAACCAAGTATTTAACTTTTGATTGTGATGAATTTGAAGTTGTATCTGAAGAGGTGTTTGATACCTTCGCACTCGCAGAAACTCCAGATAGCATCTTTCCAAAGATACCACCCGATCCAGCCATTTTTGAAAAATCTAAACCTGCACTTGCATCCATCGCCAAACTATTAGATGTGTCTGATCTTGTTTGTTGGTCAATTGAAATTGCTAGGTCAACAGTGATTAAGTTCATTTGCAGTGAAGGAACATTGAGAAGACTTAATAGAGGAACAGTTAATGCTTTCTTGGATTGTTTGAGACCACTTCCATCAGTTGCTGTAATTGAGCCTGATGGATCATCATAATTACATGTCATTGTTGTAGTTCTAACATTACCACTTTGGTCCAAACAGAACCTATTAATAAAATCAATTGTTGTTCCAGACATTGTAGCTTGTGCCGCTGCCGCAGCAGTAAATGGCTGTGCTAACATATCATTAAAATTAATCGAGCTTGCAATATTAGTAACAATCCCACCTGCCATAATAATATATATCTATATTATTATAATCACAAAAAATATAATACATCTACAAAAATTAAGAGCATTTTGTATTGTACTTTTATATAATATTTTTAAAATAAAACTATTATATAAAATATATAATCTTCCAAATTATTTAATTATTGAAAATTCAAATTTCTATAAATTATAGTATTTCTATATTTTAATATGTCACATAATAATTGATTTTTGTATTTATAACACTGATTTGTTGTATTTATTAGACACGTAAAAATGTTATCTACCATAAAATATAAAAGCTCTGTAATATTATTTGTTTATATATCCTAATAAGCAAAACTAATTACATTTATAATCATCGCGGATTGAGTAAATAAAAATAATTTAAATTATTTATGTATAAAATGTTGTATTATAAAATAACATAACATTGTAACCTCACTTAAACACATTTAACGTCTCTTTCTGGTGCGACCACCATGCGACTTCTTGCGTCTGAATGATTGTTGAGCGGCCAATAAAGTGAACGGAACAACAGCATTTTGAATTACCTTCCAGAAACCACCAGACCTGGTACGAGATCTATTCCTGCGACTGCGGGTCTTTACACTCTTTGTTTTACGAGACATTATATATTATACTGAAGAAATTATTCTATTTTGTGAATATATTCGATGATTGAAAAAAATAAACAATAGAATTGCTAAATTCATAACGAATAATAGTACGAGTATAATTATTATGAAATATATAAATGGGTTGATTTCATGTAGTATAAAATCAATAACCGGTCTCGATAACAAGCGGATCTCTTTTTTGACATCCTCTTGTTTCAATATATCCAAACATTGCTGAGAGAAAGACGAGGCTTTCATATTACAAATAAACTACATTTTTATTTAAGGGTTATTCGTTGATAAACTATCAAAAATAAAAATTTATAGTAATTATATATTATAGTTTAGTATGGATATTTTCATAGAACTACTTTTTTATACGATTTACATGTATTTGCTAGTTATATTTGCAATTGTAGTAAAACCCAACGTTTTAATCTTATCGTTGTTCTGGATATATACAATATTATCAACACTTTTTATATGGAGTTATGATAAATGTCGTGAAGTTTCAAATATATTTAAATACATTTTCATTACGTTATATTCCTTTTTTTGTGTGGCTGCGATTTATATGATCCATGTAATTTTTCATTCTTACCACAACTATAGGTTTGTTTTATTAGGTTTACCAGTTGCCTATTTTATTAATGTAAGACTCGGTAAGGCGTTTTTGGGTTGTGAAGATTGTTACGTTGAAGATTTACTGAATGGAATGAAATATATTTCAAAATATTTTTTTAAATCTTGATTTTGATTCATATACAATATTATGATATGATGAATGCCATATAATTTAGAATGTCGTTATAATTTTATATTTATTTTATATTTATTCTATTAATGGAGCATATCGTACAACCAGATGAATTATTTGATTTTGAGAAATTATCATTATTACATCCTATCGGAGTTCAGGGTGGCGCATACTTTACACGACTTGTATTTGGTGGAAAACCCCTATATATTCAGACTCCTCAGAGTAAATCTCGTCTGGGTTTCGTAAAAACAGGAAAGAAATACCATTGCGATTTGATGTTCGATCAGAATGCGGAGTCGATAATCAATTGGATTGAACGTTTAGAAGAAAGATGTCAGGTTTTGCTCCTAGCAAAGAACAATGACTGGTTTCAAAATAGTCTCGACAAGAATGAACTAGAAAGTGCATTCAATACGACTCTTCGTGTTTTTAAATCGGGTAGGTATTATTTGATGAGAACAAATGTCAAAAATAATACCGACAACATGCCAATATTAAAGCTATACGACGAGAGACTCGGACCAGTTGTTCTTGACGATGTAAGCAGCGAGAATAATATTATAAGTATTGTAGAGATACTTGGTATTAAATTTACCAGTAGAAATTTCCAAATTGAACTTGAATTAAAACAGATGATGGTTATGGACAAAGAACCATTGTTTGATAATTGTCTTATAAAAACAACACGACCTGTGTATTCGACCAACAAGGAAATATCAAGTGAAGAATTTAGAATCATACCTTATGTAAATCAACCAAGTTCTGTTAGTATATTATCTGATAACAAGGAAGATTTCAATGTTCGTCTAGTTAATCAAAGTGAAATAAAATCAAACGATTATATCGATAATGAACTAGCATTTGATACAAATGATAGTTCTGACAAAAAAGAGACAGAATTAAAATCGGTATATATTGATGACAAACAATCTACACAAACACAATTTATAAACACACCAAAGTCGGGCGAGTTAAGTGATCAAACACGTAATGTCGAAACAAAAACTATACAAGGTAGTAAATTAGATACAGAAAACGAACTTAAAGAAATACAAATGATAGTGGCTGATGATTTAGAAACAATTTCATTAAAACCACCAAATCAGGTTTATTTTGAATTATACAAAGTTGCTAGGGAAAAAGCCAAAGTTGCCAAGCGAAATGTGATAGTCGCTTATTTAGAAGCGAAGAATATCAAAAAGACATATATGTTGGATAATTTGAATGATAGTGATAGTGACTTCGATGCTGAAATTGAGGAGGTTAGTGAAAGTGAATTGGACGATCTGTAATAAAATGAATTAAACGATTATTGAAAAATTTTTTTATAGACGTTTTTATATAAATGAACGTCTCTTTTAAAAAACTATGGAATGATTATGGTATTGGAGCATTAATAGTTTTACTTGTAGTTGCTTATGGTGTTAGTATGTTCGCTAAATATATTTCGTCTAAAGGTTCGTACGGGTATGAAGCCAATGAGTCCATGCCTTCTCAATATGGATCCAATGCACCGCCTCCTGGAGTACAGCCTTCGGTAGCCGCGGATATGGATGGGGATTATGCCCCTGCTAATGGTATGCAGTCAAATAATCAATCGACTGCCGTCCAGAATCCTGCCGACCTTTTACCAAGTGAGGCTAGCAGCAGCTCCTGGGCTCAACTGAACCCCAAGGGAAAGGGTGAGCTTGCCAATATTAATTTATTGAAGGCGGGATACCATGTAGGAATCAACACAGTTGGCCAGTCGCTCAGAAACGCTAATTTACAGATTCGTTCCGAGCCACCCAACCCGCAGTTACAGGTTGGTCCGTGGAATCAGACTACCATGGAGCCCGATTATACGCGCCGTGCCCTGGAAATTGGCGGAGAACAATAATTATTATGTGTTATTAATATATGGAGAAACATGGGATTTTCTTTTATGTATTTATAGCATTTGTTCTTCTGTTATGTTTAAAAATATACTACGAATCAGATGCGTTTAATTTGAAATGTATCATTTCTAGTCGCGATGGTAATCGTTATTGTGTGCGAGAACGCGAAAAACTAGAACTCGCAGCTGATTTGTTAGCACAAGTTACTGAAAAATGTAAAAAGCTAGTTGCATATATGAAGGAGAAACATCCTGACGATGAACGCGTAAAGCGTTTGGTTGCAGGATTCAATCCAAAACGAATCAGTGAAACCTTACCGACGTCTGAATTAACGGCTTATAGTGAAAACAAAGGAGAGAAAATAGCGTTCTGTTTGAATAAGACAAAAGAAGGCGATCGTTTGATTGATCTTGAAACGTTGACATTTGTAGCGTTACATGAATTATCTCATATAACGACAAAATCGATTGGTCACAAACAAGAATTCTGGCAGAATTTCAAGTTTGTATTGGAGAATGCAAAGGAGTCTGGTATCTATATTCCAGTTGATTACAAAAAGAATCCGAAAGAATATTGTGGTACAACGATAGATGACAATCCATATTTTGATTTGTCGTAAACAATTTTATATGTAATAAAGTATAAAATTGTTATTTGTAAGTTTTACTCATATGATAAGTATTGACAGATACATATGTAATATTTTACTTATGTTTTTTCGTCTTACTCATCTTACGTTTTTTCATCTTACTCATCTTACGTTTTTTCGTATTACGTTTACGAGGTTTTACACTACGTCGACTTCCTCCTTGGTCAGCCTTTTTTTCAACAGGTTGATCACTTGCGGGGGGTGTGGAGAGCAAACCTGGTAAGGAGGTGGCTATTATGGAGGCGGCTTGTGGAGGTTCAAGTCGATAGGGAGATCGCGGGGGGGTGGGGGGGCGTGGATTGAGATTATTGTTTAATGGTTCGGCAAGGGGGATGAGCGCGGCAGGACGTAACATAGCCTGCTCTTGTCTATCTTGTCTTCTTCTATATTCATCCCGTCTCCGTTGGGCACGTAAGGGATCTATATTTGACATTAATTTATATATAAAGATATTATTTAATCTAAATCTGTTCAATATAAAATATAATTAAATAGCTGGTTAATACCTGGTGGTGGTGAATTTATAAATTCGGTTTTTACATTATATTGTAAGTCTTTTTCACTATCTAATTTTGTTGGTTGGATTATATATGTTTGTTTACTTTTAAGTAAAGCAAATTCTGCTTCTATACGAGCGTTCGCAGTTTCTAATGGATAATTTTGAGAATAATCATAATAGTTAACATTGTAACTAGAATCAACTTGATTTTTATTGGTTGGTATATATTCAATACGATCTAATGATGTATATCTCGCTAACATATCATTAGTTTTATTCCATAATCCACCTTTTATAGATCCTGACAATAATAATACAATTTTATGAGAAAAATCAATAACATCTTGACGTATTGTTAAGTTGTTTGTATTTCCAAGTACTTGTATAATTTTTATATATTGGAATACGTTAGAAACATCATATATAGTTTCAAAACTTATATCTATTGTACTCGTTTTACTAGTACCATAACTAATCAATAAATTTATGTTAGTAGATGTTATTTGCGCATTTTTAACTATTATATAATTTTTTGATAAATCACCTGTTATAATATATTCAGACATATATTATAATATGTTATTATAAAAGGTTACAAATTTATATTATAAATAATAAAAAATCAACTAAACATACTTTTTAGAGATACATTCTCGGTACCAATAGCAGTTCTTATAATATCACGATTTGTATTTATAAAATCATATATCAACAACAAACCTATTGGTTTTTCATTTATTGCATCAATACGCATATTATATTTTGGTTGGTCATCTTTTGAATTGTTTGATGAAACATACCCAGATGTTTTAATAGTAGACCTAGATTTACCAGATTTACTGAATGAGTCTGATGTGGGGACTGATGGTGTGACTTCACTTGTATCTATACTTTGTGATTGTATATTTATATCAAAATTTATACTAACATTCTTTACATATAAACATGGTATATTTATTAATGATATAAGTGGAATATTTAATGACACGTCTTTTGTTGTTGCAGATGGCATATCATAATATGTTGATTTTATTTGAACTATTTTCAAATTTCCAGACGCATCTAACCCATAATCTGATATGTATTTTAATGATGATAATGACAATGAAATTTGTGTTTCTTGTGCTGATTTAAATGGAGAAAACAATAATTTATCTAATTGAATTCCTGATACATCTGACATCTTCTAATATATACATATACAATATAATATTCAAATAATTATACCATAACAACGTGACAATATGAATAAAAGTTTATAATTGTTATTATAATAAAATTATAATAATATTATTATTATAATTATAAAATTATACATGATTTAAAATAGTTGTTATCTTTTAGCTGTATAAATATTTGGACACATAAACAAATATATTTTATTATAAAGAATATATGTTTCTGAAATAAAATAACAATAAAATTCACTTTATAGTATATGTCTGTTTATAAAGTAAATCATTTAGCCACCAATACAATTTATGTGTTTTGTGGAAATCTTGTTGATGAAACTTCAAAAGAAGAAACCTTTTTTTCAGAACCAGAAAATGATATGATAAGAGAGAAAAAAACGTCAATCAAGTTGGTTAAAAAATTCATTCACGAAGATGATACAATTATGATAATAAAAAGTAAAATAATATTGTATCTCGATTTAAAGTTTGCATTGGAAGAGTTGTATCTTTTTTATCGTAAGTCAGAAAAATTTACTGCATTATCGATATACAATACACTTGTAAAAACACAAAAGAACCAAATATTCAATCGTGGAGAAAAAGGAAGTAAGGAGAAAAGTATAAGAAAAAAAACATTTGAGATATCAAAGCCTATTTCAGAACAAATAATGTCAAATATAATAAGTGATGACGCTGGTATTTTATTTACAGGGTTGCCAGAGAAGACAGAATATACATTTGATGATATTTTACAATTGAAACTGGATGGTCAGGTTTTTGTAGTTGATAATGTACTAGGTAAGAAAAGGTTTATAACAGATGATGTTCCGTTTATTTACAATCCAAATAACGCTAACAACACAAATATTTTGCAGACGAATACTTCCCATACGTTCAATCACAACTTATTGATGGATTCTGGTGATATTTTAAACAATACCATATATCTCTGTACAACTGCAGATATATTAAACAAGGATGTTCCTGATCCTGTTTTAATACAAACATACTTTCCTCTGTTAAAAGGCGCAACATCATTAGATGACGTCGTAAAATCACGAGAAGAATTGATGAAACAAAATAAAAAATATATTAATGATACGACGTCGAGGCTATTTGATGCAGTCGACCTCTTTTATAACATGTATAATTCCAAGAAAAAAGATCTAATATATAAAAACAAGGGAATCAAATACATAAAGGCTATATTGAGACCAGATAACGCAATGAAAATGCCATTAGAAATTATTTATAAATTATTGCATGCGACAGAATTATACCCTATGATAAAATTCAACCCATCATCAAGACAAGAAAACAGCTATAGGTTGTTTGCTGACAAAAATGCAACCGACGGCAGAAAAATCCCATACATGAAGAAAGCCGAAATATTCAGTTTGATGAAGACAATTGGTAAGAATAAATCCGTATCTGTTTTTATATCAAACAAAGATTCTTCTTTAGTATGTGAATTCGATGAGTTTGGTTCTGTTATAATAAGTTCCGAGTTTAAAAAAGATACTATAGTTACGATTGAAGAAATAGATAATCTCTTTAAATCACTAGTCAATCCGATTCTTGAAGAAATAAAATCTGTACTTGAGCAGAGTGGATATAACATAAAATTATTTAATAAACTAGACGATGATTCGGTTGATATACAACAATTGAATTATGAGAGTAAACTTGTGATTGATAAAGTTATTGATCTGGAAAGCATAAAAGGATGCATTTCAGGTATTTTTAATAATGAGTCAACAGATTTTAAATCTGGGATACATTTGCGTTTCAAACGTGTATCTAATTTCAATAAAGTTACCAGTCAAGAGGCGTTTATAATTGAAATGTTAAAACAATCTTATTCAGGCGATGAAATTGTGAAAGCACTCATTGATAATTACAAGGGGGAGTTGACAAGTGAACAGGCGTCAGATCTTGTAAATAAAGTTGGAAACGAGAATTCTTCTGCGAAGGGTAAGAAGAAGATACGTTTTGATGAAAATCCTGGTTTTAAAACAAATCTCGATGTAGATAAGCGAACGGGTATGTTAACAATTACGATGGAGAACATAAATAATATTCGTCATTTGAACACCATCACAATTTATCTCGATAGTCTGATACGATTAACGCAAGATAACTCGAGTTCTGGTGTATCTGTTGAGGAAATAGATAAAATATGTGAATCGTCTGTGCAATTTGTTGATGTTCCTTGTCATATGCTGAAAATGTAGAAGATGTTCCTAAGAAAAATGATTCAACAACACTAGAGGCTGGGATAGATGTTATGAATGATGAAATTGAGATTGATGTGAGTGAGTTACTCGGTGAAGAACCCAAAGCAAATTTTAATTTCCTCTTTGATGATGACGATGAAGAAGATGGTGATGATGAAAAATCTGGTGGTGCTGGTCCTGGTCCTATTTCTAGTATGAACTCACCTTCGTTGATCAATATCGACGGAACAAAAATAAAGAAACCTAATTATTTCCAGAAACGAATCGAAGATCGCGACGGCGTGTTAATCATGAAAAAGGATTCTGCAAAATACAATTCGTACTCGAGAACATGCTCATCTGATTTCAGACGTCAACCCGTAATATTAAATGACGCAGAGCTTGAAAAAATAAATAAACAACATGAGGGGTTTTTGAAGAAAGAGGATGTTATCAAGTATGGTTCAGATAAAGATAAACAACACAACTACATTTGTCCTCGTTACTGGTGCTTGAAAACTAACTCAGTCATTTTACCGAGTGAACTTGAAGAAAAAACGGATGCTGAAGGGAACAAATATTTAGAGCATCCTACATGTGGTAAAATTTTGCCACCGGATGCATCGAAAATTATACCCGGACATTATATATACGAGTTTTATAAACCCAAGAAGGGTGATCAAAAGTTTAAACGTTATCCGGGGTTGCAAGTTGATAAACATCCAGATGGTTATTGTTTGCCATGCTGTTTTGATCTGCACACTGAATTAGGAGATACGTTTATTCAAGATAAATGTCAGAAGAGGACTGAATCAGAGAAACAGGATATGAAAAGTCAGTCAGGTCTTGTGGATTCAAGTGTACCTGTCTCAGACACCAAGAAACCTGGTAAGAAAAAGGATGATGAGCCAGATGATTATGTCATAGGTCCGGATAAATTTCCAATGTCTCAGGGTCGGTGGGGTTATATGCCGATTGCAGTACAGAAATTTTTAAACGAGACGAGCACTGATTGTCTAGTAAACCGCGTATCTGACAAGAGTTGTATTTTGAGACATGGTGTCGAGAACAATGAAAACCAGTCGTTTGTCGCATGTGTTTCTGATTTTATGTTTTTTGGTCGTAAGCGACTTGTTGGAACCAAGAGTGAGATAATTAAGGTTCCTCCTAGTGTAAGAGAAATAAAGCAGATTATAGTAAAATCACTTACTATTGATGACTTTGTAAAATATCAGAACGGAAACCTTGTATCTAGTTTTGATGCAAAGATCATCGATGGTTTAAAAATAGATGATTTTAAGGATGTTCGAACCTTTTCAAAATTAGACGTTACAAAACCAGAAGAAATGACTTATTTCATGAGAGTTGTCTCATCATTTGAAAATTTCAAAAAGTATTTGGAAGATGATAAGATTATGATAGACCATACGTATTTATGGGACATTTTATCAACGCCGAATAAATTATTGTTTCCGAGAGGAATGAACATAGTTATTTTGAATTTGCCAAGAGACGATATCACACAAAATGTTCAGGTTATTTGTCCTTCTAATCAATACTCGAATATTCCGTATGATTCAAATAAGCCAACAATGATTCTAGTAAAGATTGAAAACTATTATGAACCAGTTTATTCGTATGGTACTTCTATTATAAAGGAGTTTAGTTCGAATAATGAAAAGTTGTCTGAAAATATACGGCGTGTTTTGGATACATCTATTAAAAATATCTTTGATATGAATTGCAAACCGCTTGATAGTATGCCTAACAGAAAAAATGCCCGTATATTTCCGTCATACAATGCAACACCGCTTGCGACAATTTTAACTAGCCTAGACAGAATAAAATGTGGTGTTGTAAATCAGATAGTGAACTATAACAATAAAGTGATTGGAGTTGTTGCAGACTGCAATGCGATTGATGCTGGTGTTGGTTTTATCCCTTGCTATCCCTCTGCTCCTCTTGATAATTATGATATTGTTTTTATGTTTACTAATGGAATCTGGTCAACCTATGAAAAGACACACAATTTTTTAACGAGTGTTGGTAAAAAAACCGGGATCAGGTGTCGTCCAGCGTTTAAGGTTATAGAAGATGAAGTTGTTGTTGGTATATTGACCGAAACAAACCAATTCGTTCAACTTTCACAACCGGTAGTATCAGTAGATAAAGACATTGAGTTGCCTTCTATTTACAATGACAATTATATTGTTGACACAAAACAAAAGGATATGGTTCAATCTGATACGCAAATTACCACAACTACCGGTTTTGATAAAGAGCGCGTTGATTACGTGAACAAGATTAAAATGGATGCAAATTTTTATAATGTTTTTAGAAATACGATTCGTATATTGCTGAATGATTATGATAATAGCAAATCGCGGGACAAACTTAAATCTCTCATCTCAAACATGTATATGCTTTATTCTGATAAAATGAAGTCGACAATTGAATTGCTTGAATCGCTCGTAGATGATAATATATTTTTTTCAGGTGATGAAAATTACTATAAGAAGGTGAGTGAGGTATCTACGTGTATAAAAAACAAGAAGTGTGGTGTATCGGATGCTGACTCTACAACCAGAGTGTGTGCTGTTGCCAATAACGGAAAATGCAGTTTGATTCTGCCCGAGAAAAATCTAATCACTGGAAAGCTTAACTCTGAAATATATTACGAGAAAATTGCAGATGAGTTGATAAGGTACAGCAGAATAAGGTCCTTCATGTTCCAACCGCAATCATATCTCTCATTTGGAAACATTGGATATAACTTGAGAGACGACGAGATTATTCTTATCCAGTCGCTTCTTACCCAAGAATATTTTGAGAGACTGATACCTATGAATAGCAATAAATACGTTAGAAAAAATTCAATTGATAGTGCCAAACCTAGTGTAACCCAGTTTTATGATAATAAGGTAAAAAATAGTGAGATAGGTATCTCTAGAGTTCAGAACGTAGATGATGGCGGAGATAAAGAAGAGCAAAATAAAGAACTGGATAAGGATAAAGAAGAGGAGTTGTATCGCGATATAAATGATCAAGGTGGTGATGTAATTATTGAGTTAGAAGACGACAATGTGAAACCACTTGCTTTACCTATTGATGAATTAGAGGCTGAGGAACAAAAGGATAAGCTTGAAGAAGGCGATGAAGATAACAATGACGAGAACGATGAAAAAGAAAAGGAAGACGATGAAACTGGGTGTGAGTTGAAGTATTCCAAGATCATATCGAGTTTCTGGAGGAAACAATTCCCCGTGAAATACAAAGAGATGAACTATGGGATTTGCGGATACAATATTATCATTGATCTCATAAGGTCGAAAACAAACGAAGAGAGAACGATTAATCAGATAAAGAATGAATTGTTTGTGGAATACAATAAATATTACGAAACAAGTAGAGATAAGATATTGGATATTTTAACATTTGAAGGTAAGAAAACATTATGTGACCAAGTAAAGAAGGAGAAACTATCGTTTTCTGATTTAATTCAGAATGACACGTATAATTTGACAACACTTGACTTTTGGTTGTTAGTTGAAAAATATAAAATTCCTGTTGTTTTCGTATCACAGAAAAATATATTACAGACATCATACTCCAAACAGATGTTCATTGGTTATGGAGAAAAGAGTGACACCTTTGCGTTTATCTATGTTCCTGTATTAAAGGCAAAACAGCAACCGGTTTATAGGCTGATTATAACGGATAAAAAAGACCAGACGTTTTCTTTGAATAATATGATAGATAAAAGTATACTAGATGATGCGTTTACCGAGTTTACAAGTGTTGGTGGTTACATTGAATTATTTTCAAAGGCGAATATATCTAAAAAATCAAATATGTAATTTGCGTATGATTAACTTCATTTTTATTATAAACATAATAAAAATGGCAAACACGTTTCTGTTTACGTCTGAGTCAGTGAATGATGGACACCCAGATAAAATATGCGATCAAATAGTGGATGCTATTTTAGATGCATGCATAAAGGAAGACGAGAAGTCTCGTGTATCTTGCAACTGCTGTATTAAATCAGGTATGGTATTTTTGTTTGGTGAAATTACTACCAAAGCTAGAGTAAACTACGAACAAATTGTTCGGGAAACAATTAAGGAAATCGGATATGATGATGGTTCCAAAGGGTTCGATTACAAGACATGTAACGTGGTTGTTGCAATTGAAGAGCAATCGCAGGATATTTCCCAGTGTATCGATAGCGACAGCATAGAAGATTTGGGAGCGGGTGATCAGGGTATCATGTTTGGATATGCTACTAACGAAACAGAGGAAATGATTCCGCTGTCACACTTGTTAGCACTTAAGCTTACTGCTAAACTCACGACTATTCGAAAAGATGGTACGCCTTCTTTTTCTTGGCTAAGACCCGATGCGAAAGTACAAGTAACTTTTGAATATGAAATTGAAGATGGTGTTGTCGTGCCTGTTCGTGTGCACACAATTGTAATCTCTACGCAACACGATGATAAGGTAACAAATAAACAGATAAAATCCGATCTGTTGGAACATGTAGTTAAACCAGTAGTTGATGCGAAGTATATCGATGCACGTACAATTTTTCACTTCAATCCTTCTGGAAGATTTATTACGGGAGGTCCTGATGGAGATACTGGAATTTCGGGTCGTCAAATGAATGTTGATACTTATGGTAGTTGGGTTTCGCAAGGTAGTGGTTCATTTTCAGGTAAGGATATGACCAAGATTGAACGAAGTGGGTCATATGCTGCGAGATGGATCGCCAAATCACTTGTCGCTGCTAATCTTTGCAAACGTGTTTTGGTACAAGTGTCTTATGCGATTGGTGTTTCAACACCACTTTGTTTGTATGTAGATACTTATGGGACAGGTTCCGTATCAGATAAGGAGATGCTCGACATTATCAATCAGAACTTTGATTTGAGGCCTGGTTGCATAATACGTGATTTGAAACTCTTACGCCCTATTATGAAGAAGACATCAGTTCAAGGCCATTTTGGAAGAGTGGATGATGATTTTACATGGGAAATACCTAAACCGATTGTGCTTTAAATGTATCTTGTTTATAGTTAAAAATTATTACTTGATTTATATATAGAAAAAATTTTATATATAAATATAATTACCCACACCAACATCATTAAAGCAACATCATCGTATCCGGATCGATGAATTTTACAACGGATGAATAATTATTGCCTATCCGCTTGAAACATTCATTCACATATACAACCAGTGTATTTATTTCATCAAGAATTTCATGATCACACTGATCGGGTTCCGCCTTCTTAAGCATCTCATAATATCGAAACAGAATGTCCGCCATAGAGCGAACATATAAATCAAGAACCTGGAAGATTTCACGCTTCTTGTTGTTCTTCTTTACATCACGCTGGAGTGTAGTTTTAAATTGCTCCTCTGTTATAAGATTCGTCATGTAAGCAACACGCAACTCCGTATTATCGACCACACGGATTTCATACTTTGGTCTTTCAACCTCGCTAATATGAAGTGTCCCTCTGACGCTTGAAATCACCATATCCCTGTAAGTTAGGGTTTCATATGTTTTCGGGTGACGATTCATCATCTCACTATTAATTAAGGCTGCTGTATTGTGGTCAATCTCATTGCCGCAAACAACGTCGTTTGGATCCCTAGCCAAACCACCATTTTGTCTCATATACTCGTAATAATGTGGGTTGTGTATTTTCTTCTCAATCGCACCCGTCGTCCATGAGAACGCAGTATGACAGCTTGTACACCACATTTGGTCGCATCCATCTATTTTAAATATGCCCTCTTGGCAACCGGGGCAGTTCTTTGAATCTTTTGACAACAATGTAGCTGTGGCGACATCGTCCGGATTGCAAACATGGTCACAATCCTTTTCAGGTCCTTTGTGAAGATGGCAATCAGGACAAGTCCACTCCTCACACAATCCACACTTCCAATGACTACTCAGAAACCCTCTGCAATCCTGTTTTGAACACGACTTTACGAAATTACTCTTCACATGCTTTGCCTTAAAATCACTTGCAATCGCGATGTACTCTTGCTCAACCTCAACAATTCTCGTATTTATTTCATAGAATATCTCAATAGACAATTTTCTTGTTCTCGTCTTGATATCCAGCATACGAACATAGTCATAATAAAGTAACCTGCGAATGTCAAGACAAACAATATTCGTCGTGATATCAATAGGATACTTCTCGTTTTTTTCGCGTTTTTCATCACACATATCAATATACTTGTCGACCTCCTTAATCGAATTTTGAATCATAGACATAATCTGAGACGTTGTGTGTGAATTAAACATGCGATTGCAAAGCAACCTATTTCCGTCATTTCTTGTTATTTGCAAATCATGTGATGTAATATTTGCATGGTAAGTATTAAATGAAACCAATCTACCTTTTATTTGACCAATCCAGTACTCCGAATTATCTTGACCAGGAACGTTATATCTATCAAATCTACCAATGTCATAATACGCCAAAGATCCCTTAAGCGGATGTCTTCTATCTAGTTTTGATATTTCGGTAGCTAGTTCCATCCGTTTTTGGATAACGTCTGGATAATATTTTATATATATTTCATTTGTCTTTTCGACGTAATCCTCGCTTTGCTTCAGTCGTTTGTGTTTTTCATCCATGTCAGTTACACGCTGAATAAGAGCCTTGATTTTGTTTCTCTTTTCAATAATAAGCTGCGTCTCTGGCAAGAGGGCACGTTCCTTGTCAAACAAGAGATTCTCCTTGTGTTTCTTAAGCTCAGTGCTAACAAATTTTTTTGTAAAATTATCCACGATAAAATCTAGTGACCACTCACCCTCGCATTTTGTATTCATACACTTAGCGTTAGGTGAGCTGAGCATGTATGTTTTGCAACACTCACGACATGCGTCAAACTCGCAATATCCACAGACCACTAGCTTGTGGTTGCTCTTATTGTATTTCTCCACACAGATGCTGCATTCGATTGCGGTATTCATTGCTGTTACTTTTGAGGTTATTAGTTACTTTATATGTAGTCAATAGCAATGTAAATAATTCATTCATTTTTATGAATTATTTACATTAATTACATCAATTATCGGTTTCCTTGTATCCCCAAACATATCCACCCATCGGATCCTTACCCCCAAACAAAAGCCCAGAATTTTTGTATATTTTTTCACGTTTGCGTCTCATTTCCTTTATCATGCGTCTCCTATACATTTTCAAATCATTGAATGTCGTTTCATTACGATCTTTGTCATTTTTCATCTGCTGATAGGTTGGTTCAATCTCAAACAACTCGCAATACATCTCCTGATAAGTCTCTTTTGCAGAAACATTGTCTACTATTTCGTAGATCATCTGTTCGTTCATTTGATTATTAAGCATTTGAGTAAATGATTTCAGTGATTTCGGAGTCCAATTGTGTATGTAACGACTGACTCCTCCATCACGAAGTAGATATACTGAATTACCAAGATACGTCATTATAATAGAAATACGATTTTGTTTAAGTATGTTTTTAATTTACTATTTCAATTTTTATTGGGATTGCATTACGAATGACAACCAAAAAAATCTTCTAGACTACATGCATTGAGACTATTGAAATGTTCTAGTCTGTCATAATGATAGAAGGACGCAATCAATTCTTCACGTAAGATAACCATCCGTTGCTTAATTTTTTGATAATCGTATTCAAATATACCGCTATTCAGAGATAGGAATTTCCATACTATTTTGTCTTGGTTTTTTTCAAGAATATGAAGAGCATTTTCATTTACACATAATTGTTCCCATTTGATTTTGTGTGGGTTTGCCTCTATTATGTTTATTGCACTAGGATTCATACATAAACACGACCAGTTAATTTTATCAAGATTGTTCTCTAAAAGTTTAATCGCTTTAGGATGTGTGTTTGCGGATAAAAATGACCAGCATATTTTATCAGGATTTTGTTCTAGTAGATGAAGAGTATTTGGGTTTTTTGACAGATATGTCCAACTTATTTTTTCCTTGTTTTGTTCGAGAATATGGATAGCATTTTTATTTGCTGATAAATAATCCCAGTCTATCTTGTCTAGATTTTCTTCAATTAATTTGATTGCTGACGAATTTGACGATAAACGAGACCAGTCTATTTTAGCTGTATTTTTCTCCAAAATAGTTTGAACTACGTCATTGCTTGTATTTGCAGACAAGTAAAACCAGTTTATTTTATCTGGGTAATTGTTTAGTATATGAAATGCGTTTGGATTACCTGATAACATATTCCAGTTAATATTAAACCAATTATCAGGTTCTTCTAAGAACGAAACTGCGTTTGGATTATCAGAAAGCCATTCAAAATCGATCTTTGATTTGTCAATCCATGGTTTCAAACGCATAAACTGCATTTTTATAGTATTGATAATGAATGTTCTTTAATATTTATTAATCTTTACATTGGTAACGACTTTAATCGTGTTGTACTTTCCTTTGTATAAAACTGAAGTATAATCGAATGTTATATTTTATTCGGATGTGAAAAAAATATAAAAATGTAGGATATATGTATATGGAAAATTTAACGCAGAAGGAATTATTATTAGCAGTTGTTTTGATTATTTATTTAGTCGTCGGATTTAAAACTCCAGAATCAATTGCAAATTTAGTAGATACAATTTTTGGCAAAGTTGTGATTATGTTAATCGTGGTTTATTTATTTGTTCACCACAATCCTATTTTAGCAGTATTAGGGTTGTATGTTGGATTTGATTTGATTCGTAGATCTTCTAAAGCGACTGGGTTTGACGCATTGCGCCGTTTTGTATCTTCAGAAGATAACAAGACTTCTGCTATGGCTTCGTATAATTACAACAACACCCCGTATACTTTAGAACAAGAGATGGTCAATAAAATGGCACCCCTTGTACATTCTGGATCGTCAATGACTGCTCCTAGCTACAGGCCTGTTTTGGAAGATCAACATGAGGCAACAGATCTTAGCGAGTAAGTTTCAAGATAACCAATTTGAAAGAAAAACAAAACCATCGTCTGTTTTCTCTGGATGCCATTGGGTCATGAGTATATTTTTATATTTGGCTGTCATTGTTTCATTCTTGTAGGATGCTAATAATTGTATTCCTGGTTGTAAACCATCTGTTGGAATAAAAGTGTTGTGGTTTCTCCATGCCACTATACGGGTTCCGTTAGAATTCAGTGTGAATTCTTCTTTGGTTCTCTCTCGCCTGTTCAGTTTACATCCCATTTGTAAGAGGAAACTTTCCATTGAATAACAGATCAAAAGAAAACGCTTATTTATAAGCTGTGTTATTCGCGCGTCTACTTGTGGTGATTTGCTGCTGAATACATCGTATGCGGCACCAGTCATTATCCAGTGTTTTATGTGTGAGCTTTTTACGATATTATACCAATCATCAGTATGATGTACAAGAAATATATCATGTCCTAAAATCTGAAGTGCCTCATGTAAACTATCGTTCTTTTTTGGTCGTTTTGAAAAATCTACGATTCCTATTCGCATTCTATAAGATGATAATATTTTTGAAGCAAAATTTCCAATAACAATATTATGGTTTTGTATATTATATTCTCTATAATATATAATGTTTAGTTACCGAAATCACGTATCCAACGGAACATCTGTTGGTATGGTAAATACTGCGGTTGTTGGTCCTTTATCTCACAAGTCTCCTACAATCGTATCCAACTTAAATAATGGCGAGATTGTCGGAACACCAGTTCAAGTTGATTCCTCAGAGAGAAACCCAATGTCTCGTCAAATGTTATTTAGAACAATTCAATCAAGAAATCATTTGGCTCAACAACGTAAGCTTGTTTTAGATCAACCAAAAGTAAAACACATGAATTACATCAAACCTATGGACTCGTCTATGCGAATCAGTATGTTGAAAGGACAATCTTATGCGTCTAACACAATAGTTAACTCCACAAAGAATTACTCGCCTAGCACCACAAGCACACATTTACAAAGATGCCGGTCTAGTGGTTGCACCGCACCAAAAAAGAAAGGAGCTGTATATTAGTCGAGTTATATATGGTATTTATTTTCCCATTTTACTATATAATGGGAAAATATCTAGTTGAATTGTTAGGGACTATGTTTTTAGTATTTGTTATTTTTACTACTGGTAACTATTTAGCGATTGGAGCTGCGCTTGCGATTGCGGTTTTGCTTGGAGGGCCTATTTCTGGCGGAGCGTTCAATCCTGCAGTAGTTATGGCGCTTTATAGCGCGGGCAAGTTACAACAAACTGATATAATTCCTTATATCTTGATGGAAGTTCTTGGTGGTTTAGCTGGTTTCTACTTGTATTCCAAAGTTTAAAAATGTCCGAGTTTAAACTATTTTTCTAATGCTAATATATAAAATGGAACAACTTCAAGCTATGAACCAACAACAAGGAATGGCTCAAGGTGAACCTGGGATTTTGGAAAGGACAAAAGCTACTTTGACTAGCGGTTGGTCTACATTAATGGGTCAGCAACAACCAGGAGCTGGTGGTCGCAGATTGCGCAGGGTTCGCAGAATGCGCGGTGGAAGTAATATAAATATTCCTTTGTTAGCAGGCAACTATGATGGAGTTGCTGCTTCCGTCCCTGTTTCTGCCGCCGCTCCTGTTGCTGCTGCCGCTCCTGTTGCTGCTGCCGCTCCTGTTGCTGCTGCTCCTGTTGCTGCTCCTGTTACTGCTCCTGTTGCTGCTCCTGCTGTGAAGGCTGGTGGCTCTAAGAGGAGACGCTCTAAGAGCAGGTCCCGTGGAAGCAAGAAATCTAGAAAGTCTAAGAAGTCGAAGAGCAGGTCTCGTCAGAGGAGATAAATTATCGATTTGTTAATCTAGATATAATATAAATACCCAGACCAGCCAAGCAAATATAATATAACTGATCAAGAGGATCACTTGATAATTGCATTGTTTCAAATGTTTCCTTTGAACCATTTGAAGTGTTACGTTCCGAATATAACTTTTTATCAATGTATCCAATATCGGTAAGAGTCACATAATGTTTTTCTACTCCAGTAACGTTATTATCATCTATAGTTTGCATGGTAATTTGCTGACATTCTGGTAATGAACCTTTTGTTAAATCACCAAATGAATTCATTAATCTAGCTGGATTTAGAACCTGTAGATTTCCCATAGCACCTGGTATCAGACCTCGCGTTTCTGTGAAATCTTTTCCCATTCCACTTTTTATAAAACCGAGATCAATCCCACTTGGAACATTATCAATATAAATATGTCGGTCAACCTCCTTTTTTGTTTTCTTGTCAAGACACTTGGAGCCAGTATTCAGAAAATACCTGTCTCCCAAAGGTTTACCTGTTGCAGACGCCTTACCAGAACCAGCAATCAATAATTCAACATATCCTATGAGACCATTAATATTATTTGACAATGCTGATAACGTTCCATCTTCCGACATGTTGAGTTGGCCTGGTGTTCTGATATGTTTGTAATACGGGTATGGAAAATCAGTGAAACTCTTCTCTTTCTGTTTTACAATAGGTGGCACTTTTGCAGGAGCTGTTTTAGGGTTTCCCCACATAGAATTATTAGAAGGGACAACTATCTTTGCAGGTACAACCTTCTTCTTTTTCGCCATATACAATAACTATATAATTTAATTGGAATTGTATAGTTATTATTTATTTTTTCTCATTAAATAAACCCGTAACACTTATATCTTGTTTGGGTTTCGACAATGCTGCTATATCTTCATTTGACTGGCTCTTTGCATTCTTTATGTCTGCTTCTATAATGTCTAAACGAGTATTTACTTTACTAACTGATGTTTCTAGCCCCCCCATTTTATCAATCCTCTGTTTTAATACATCTATATTAGCAGAATTTTGTTTAGAAAGAAATATTGGGTCATTTTTATCATATTCTTTAAATTCCCCCTCAAACCCTTCAATTGTAGTGAATGCTAAATAAATTTGAATCATTAACAATAGTAAAAAACATACAATCAGTGTATCAATAAGCATATAATACTATCAGAAATTTATTTTCTTTTGATTATACATATGATTTACCCAAAAGGACCTCTTGTAAACTGGAAGGGTCTACCAAATGTACAAGCATCAGTTGCTGGAACAATGAGGCCTACAACGGGACCTGTTTCTGGTTTTGGAATGGCTCACCCTATGAATCATTATCGTTTGGGTCGTGATTTAAACACCTCAATTGATTCGCGAGTTAATAGATCAACTCGTGGAGGCAATTTAATAAAGCAGATGATGGATATCCCTGGTGGTTATTCAGTTTCTACTATCCCTACACCAAACCTAAAAGCTGTTAATGTTTCAACCCCTTTCAGTATGAAAAACAAGAGTTTTTTAACAGATAATCCTACAGCTGAGACACAGACCCAAACCCGATGCTGTAATCAAGAAGATAAAGCAAGACGTCGTGTACTTCCTGCTAATACTATTATTAAACCAGTCACTAAATATCTTACCAAGGATAGGTATACGAATGAAGATGAGTTGAAGAAGGCTCCATATTATACTTCGCTTCAAGAATATAGACAAGATAATTGTGAAACATTCGACCAAAATTCGTATCCGAAGAAGTCAGGTTGCAAATGTGTTGTTTATAAACCGAACAACAAACAATACTCTTCTCAAGGAGCCGTCTCCAGTAGCGCGAGGTTGTTACGTTTGAATGTTGAGACGATTACAAATAGCAAACATAATTATAACGCAAATCGTTTGTGCAACCATTGTGATAGTCGCGATACATTTATTCTGAAAAATAAGGTTGCTGATTGTGTAAAAACTTCCCCTTGCGTAGTTGGAATTGATCCAAGGAAAAACTAAGGTTATTTTTGAACCAATGAGATAACATAACATAAAATTGAAAGATATTTTATGTTATTCTATAAAATTACTTTAGTTTCATAACAAAATTTACAATGTTCTTCAACACCCTCTTGCGCGATTGTTTGCTCATGTTCGCCATCTTTGGATTGGCGATTCTTCACAGCTGGTGGCAAAAGAAAAAGATGGAGGCTTTGCAAGTTCGTTTAGTAGCAGAGGAAGTAGTCGAAGATGAGGATGTTAGTAATCCAAGCGAAGCATCTAACGACTATAACAGGTTACCTGATTTAAATAACATACAACAGGCGATGAATATTATTCTGGAAAAAAGTGAGGATAGTATGAATGAAGGGGATTATTTGGAAGTTGCAAACAAGCTTAAGTCGTTTTATACAGACGTAAAAAAGTTAGAGTCGTTGGTGAAGGAGTCAGTACCATTGTATATTAAACAAGATGTAATTGTCGAAAATCACCTCGACTACTATAAAGACATATCGTTTAGATTGTCGAGAGATGAACTTCGAAGATTAATGAATGGTAGAATAAGAGAGAGAGACATAAGGATGATTGATCGTATCAAAGAAAATATAGTAGTTTGTTACAGGGAGTTAAATGATATTCAAAGAAACAAAAAGTTTTACTGGGATGGTATTAAATCATTGCCTAATCGAGGTTCAATAAAGGATAATATGCGGATTCAACATAAAAATTTTGTGGAAGCTGAAAAAAACATGATCGAGTCTATTCGGAGACAACGCGAACATATGCATATATTGGAGGCTAGAGTTGGATACGTTGTTTAGATAAAAAAATAGAGTAAAGGTCAATTATAATATTGTTTATATTTTTTTTATTTTTTATTTAAAACTCAAAAAGCTTACTTATTGTTTCCATTTTCATCGCAATACGCGTGTTTTCCATCATAGTGTTGTATAACAACTCAATTTGTCTCTTTGTGAAGCGCCCCTTATTTTCATTTTTATACGACCCGTAATTAATATTCGGGTCATTAATACCCATAGTACATGCAAAACTCTCTGGTGTTTCTACACAATACTCCCAAGGTCCACCCTTTGCTCCCAACACCCACCAATCTATGTCATCAACAAACCTACGCATTTGATCGTTAATCGAATCTCTTGTATCTCTCCATACTTCATCTTCGTAATCAATGTCAGGGTCGTTTTGAATTACCAACCACGAACGAAGAACCGGCAATATATCCATAACCTGTTGCTTGTTGTTAAACCCGCGATAGAGCTTAGGATAATAATCAGGCATTGGTGGAGTGTCGTCAATTGGAGGCGGAGTTTCACCACCAGGCTTCAGCTGAGGAACATCTGGAGAATTAGGCGGTTGAATTTGTAGACTGGCCTGTATCTCGCTTGTGTTGCGTAGGTCAACAAGTCTTCCATTTAAATTGACTATCGTAGACCTTTCAACCTTGTAAAAATTGTCATTTACTAATGAACCGGTGCACACTTGACGTTCTAGTCTAGATGGAAACGGCTCATCATACATGTCGTAGTTGATATCATTATTGCGAGAACTACAGATTCCCATAGTATCCTGACGAGTGAGCGGCGGAGGCATGGAAGGAAGTTTCGGTGAGTGGTTAGGAGTATGAAATGTATCATGCTTTTCCTGTTCATATTCATCTTCCTCATCTGAATCTTCGTATCTAATATTGTTGATACACGTTTGCTCTCTCATCAAACGAGGAGGAGGAGGAGCAAGAGTTGCCTGTCTCGTGAGTCCACATGAGGTTGTTGCCTGTCTGGACAACGGAGTTGGAGTCCACATAGGTGACGGCTCGCTCCTTGTCAACGCGCATCCGTAGCCCAAAGTTGTTTCTCTAGTTAGGCGGGAAGTGTATGCTGGTGAAGATAGCGGAATAGGTAGCTCTGTCTCAATATCACAATCACAAATGTACAAGCTGTCGCGGTTACCACAACCACCTTCAGAGACCTTACATACTTCGGGCTGGAAGAGACGACCGGTATCATCACGAGCACAACTACAGCACCATGAGCTGTCACGATTACCACAACCACCTTCAGATGTTACACAAATCTCAGGTTGATATAGTTTGCCGTTCTTGTCACCAGCACAACCACAGCACCAAGAGTTGTCGCGATTACCACAACCACCTTCGGCGAAAGGGCATACTTCGTTGTTATCTTTTGTGTTATTCATCTTTCGATAGAGTTTAGATTAACTAATTTGTATTGTTGTATACACGCTTTTTTCATTTCATTTTTTTATACAACTAGACAAATGAGTTATTTGGATAAAATGAATAAATATGCACTAGATTTTAAATCAAAGTGCATGGAAAAAGATTTTGAGGAATTAGATATACTGATAACCAATCTAAAACCACTTCTTACAAAAAAAATTGAATTTGAAACCAACGATACAATATCCAATACATTTTTCATAATAAACAAAGCGACATTGAGTGAAAAAGAAAAAATAACATATAAAGCCGAAACACTATTTCAAATAGAAAATATTAGAAATAGTATGATTGATAAAATTGTCGAGATACAACAGAGAGAACTACCAGATCAAGTGAAGTGATTGTCTCAGAGAAACAAATTAGTTTTTTCACTATATTCGCGATTGTATGCTACATTGTTTCGCACACACCATTGTAATGTCTTTTGAATATTCAACTTTAAAGCCTGTTCTAACCGATCAACTTTATTTTTGTGTTTCATTATTGAAACGATCGTATTCATGAACTCTAATTGTTGTTGACCATAAATTAAATTTATATCATCGATCTTGTTCATAAAACTACATGGTAAATCATAGTCGAGTAATTGTGTTATGTTATGTTCTCTTGAGTATTTTCTAAGAAAATGGAACAATGTAGTATAGTTTGATTTATTCAGCTCACGAGTTTCTTCATCAAAATCACAACAAACTATGTATTTCTCATATGTTACTATATTGCTCGATGTTGGTTTTGTAATATACACTTTACCATACATAGAACTAAGAATAAATAAAATATCAATTACTGGCTTATGGAACGTATAGTTTATTTTTATAACACAACTGCCGTTATCATTTTGGTTATTTATTACTAACATAATGAGCTGAATTAACTGAATTACATATGAATTTATATTAGAAACGTCATTCAATTCGTAAAAAATATTATTATATCTCAAACCTCGTATTTGCTTATATGTTATATTATTCATTTCATTTAAACATATATGATTTTCATCTTCATATTTTATTATGCGTTTTGAAAATAAACATTCCTTTGATTCTTCTGCATTTGGTCCTATGTGTAATGAATTCATAGCAACTCTATTGTCTATTACACTATGTGTGTTATATATTTCAACTAGATCAAAATAAACAACAGAACTAAATACAGGTTTGTTGATAAAGGTGTTTTTTCCTGGAATACCAGATACCAATAGGTAATTTGGAATTATATATCTCAAAATATCTGCATATGTAATTTCTGAATCGTATAAACTAATATGTGAAATAAGACTTTGCGAGGTTAAAAAACAATTGTATAATGATATTGAAATTACAGGTAATTGTGGTTCGCTACTGCATATTGGTGTAATTAACATTTTTGAATTTATTTTTGGTATAATATAAGTATTAGTTGTCATTGTTACATATATGATGATTTAACGTTTAAACCTTTTCAAACTAATTAGTTCTCGTTTATTTACCATCTTGGCGTTTTTTCAATGTTAGACGCTTCTTTTTTATCGGTATAGGTAGGACACCAACAACATTTGAAACAACTTCCAAAGCGTCTGTATTTTCTAACACGGGTTCTACAACTGCTTTTTCAATGTCAGTTAGTTTCTTTGCAGCGACGTCGGGTACAAATTCAACATCCATTTCTTTTTCTTTTTCTTTTTCTTTTTCTTTTTCTTTTTCTTCTAGATCTTTGTCGGCTACATCAACATCCTTAGTTCGCTTAAGTATTAATTTGGACCCGAGACGTTTGACATTAGAGTTCTTCTTGCGTGCAGTTTCTTTTTCTTTCTCTTTTTCTTTTTCTTTCTCTTTTTCTAAACCACCCATCCTGAGTTGCTTGTGTCTATATTCCTCCAACTCTAATTCAACCCTTTCGGTGTCAACATTACGTATCTTCTTATAAACAAAGAAGCGATTTAGGAACGAAATTTCTTTTTCATAATCTCGCATGAGATGCGATGTCCCATAATCTTTCAGCTTCGATGGTTTGTTCTTAGTTTCTTTGTTCATTGTATGAAACAATTCCTCAAAGGATCCTGACCCACTAGGGAGTCCCAATTTAATGGCCTCCTCTCTAGGTAACACAATAAATCCATACATCTCCAACACACGAGTCATGTAGTCAAAATTGACCAGGTACTCTGAAAATGTCTTATTAATCGAATCCTGATAAACGTCTATCTTGTAACCAATCGAACTGGAATCGTCCGGAAAATCAGTATCATCATATTGTTTAGTTACCTCCCAAACCTTTACTCCATCTTGAACAATTTGCACACTATCTCCTCTTTTGTATTTATCGAGCTTATTGAACATAAACTTACCATCATATGCAGTTCCGATGAAGAACCCGCCTGTTTTCGTGCACTCGGATACGTTTCTCATGAAACCCTTCAAAGAATCTGGAGTTTCGAAGAAGTAATGAAGAGCAAATTGACACGACGAAATATTGAACCCTTCCTCGCCCTTGCCATACAACCGAAGAAGTGCCTTGTCCATCTTATTTTCATCTTTCTTTATGAGTCCAAATACCGCACGCGTTATGAGAATCGCCTTATCATCCATCATTGCAGTCCCGTCTTTGATATTATGTGAGCTATTTCCATTCACAAACAGAGCAGATGGAGTGCTTTTGTTTGTCATACGAGACTCGAGTACACGCACACATGCCCCATTCTTGTTGTTCTCCAAATTATCCTTGTGAATATCTACACCAAATACAAATGAAAGTTCAGAGTTGACCCATTTTGACAGATCCCCAGCCTTTCCACAAGCATAATCGATGAGCGTATCATTTGGACTACTAACCGACTTAATCAACTTCTTCTTGACAAACAAATTGTGGAACAGCTTCAGATTATCCGTCTTGAACTCGCGAGATGTGTTGTTATAATATTTGTCCTCTGTAACATCATTATCGGGTATGTTTTCTCCGCTACTTATCATTTCCTCTGTTATAGGATAATGGATTGACTTCCAATTATCATTTGCAACGTGATAAGCGTTACCGAAATTGCGTTTTCCATTAAGCATTTCAGTCGTCTTATCATAGCGAACACGGAGCGGGATCCAGCACCACCCTTTTTCACCAGTCTTGTTGTAGCTAAACTCTACAATAGTGTTGTCAGTAAACACATCACCCTCTGTTGTTATCATCTGGTTATTACCTTGTGCATCCTTCTCAAGTAATATGTTAGCGATTCCAGCCTCAACATCGTAAGGCGACGTCGGATAAAATTGCGCTGGGATGACATTTTTACTACTTTCATCCGAGATATTTTTTGGTGTCTCATCATTCAAAATGTACTGACACGGGTTGATGTAGCCGTGCTGCGAAGGATTGTAACTACAACGCAATTTAATTTGCTTGTATTCAGAGATGCTATCATGATGCATGATATTCTGAACAACATCCTCATTGTTCTGTTTCTGCTTAATTGTCGTAACTAGAAAGTCGATCGTGTTGTATTCTGGAGGCTTCCACTTGAACGAATGTTTCCACGTTTTTGATTTCGAACGTGGAGCACCCACCTTGTCTGAACCTACTCCTAATAAAGTTGGCGTAAATATCAGGCCGTCAGTATTATACTCAAATAGGCCATCCTTTATCTTCGTAAGGATTGACCTGCATGCATCGAAAATAGAATCTGAATCATGATCTAATGGGTAAAACTCCTTTGATGTGATCGTAATTGGCGATTTATTTGATAGATTATCTGCACTCTGTTTTATGATCGATTTCGGTTTGAGAACACGGATAAAGTCTTTCAGTGTAACAAGACGCGATTTCTTGGCGTCTTTTGTTATGAATGGAAACGATTGCACATTCTTGTTATCGACGAAATACACATCAAATGCAGCATATAAATTAATAAATTCCTTGTTTTTGTTGTGTGTAATAAGCTCTCCGTCAAGTATAGAGTTGAAGCAGTCTTTATTGTCGGTTGTTGCGCCGGTAAATGACACGTTCATGCTGTTTGAAATCAAATAAATCTTACCTTTCGAATCGACAAACAACAGGTTGCGCTCTCCGTCGGCTTTTTCGGTTACCGTATAATCATTTCTAATATTGATTACGTTAAGATTTGAGTCTACTGGCGCAACATTTGCCATTTGCAGCGTAACAGAACTTGGACCTATGAAATAAGGAGTATGAACAACCTTCTCGTATGCCTTCACCACGTCACTTTGCTCATAATATGAAACTGGAAAATTTGTCTTTTGTAGACCACCCAAAACAAACTTAATCGCCTTTCGCAAAGATTCGAGTAACAGCTCTGGGGTGTTTGTAGCGTAACCAGGGCCGATCTTGTTGTTGTCTACCTCAATTTCAATCTCATATCTCTCTGGGTTGGTAAATACCCCCGAGTCGGCAACATAATATACCTTTTTCATGTCACGATTGCCTGTTTTTACTATACTTACATCAATCTTCACAGGGTAATCGTCATGCACAAACGTAACACGATTCAAATAACGGAAAGACTTTTTAATATCCTTCCAGCTCTGAATAATGAAGTGTTGAAGTCCCATGTTGGGTGTTTCTTCTTGTTGCAATGACACTTTAAAATTAAAATCATTGAAGAATACAGGATTTATCCTGCCCTTGTTCTCAACGAATACCTGCTTCTTTTTCGTGAATTTAACACAAGAATACATCCGTTCTAGACGAGCAAGGTCGTCGTTAGATTTACAATAATATTGTATTTGATCTAAACCATATATTTCGACACGAGTGTTCGATTCCTCGTATTTACCTGTGTGTTTGTTGATAAACTCCGTTTGTACGCGTAAACTATATTCACCAGACTCGTCAATTGCGCGAAATCCAAGAGCCTTGAACTTCTTAATTACGTTGTCGTAGTCGTTTTTATTGAACGGCTTGATGTCGCTGTTTCTCTGATTGATCGTTCCAAAACGCACTTCAAGCTCATAATTCATTTTCTCGGTTGGTTTAAGATCGAAATATGTTTTGACTAAATTGTTGAACCTCTGAGAGTTTGATTCGTTAGTATACTCTGGTTTGTCATTGTTCTTTTCCTTGAACAATTCCTCTGGCGTATCCTTCATTAATTGTGATTCACCCTGTTCGGTCATTATATTATACATACAAATATAATTTTACATTACAACTCAATTTTTTGAACGATAGATTCATATAGCTCATTCTTCGTTTTAGTTTTATCATTGTCCTTTTTTGTCTCTATCTCCAGTTTCAAACAAATATCGACAAGATCCTGAAGTTTGTAATGAGAAATATTACGAATGGGCTTATCAATTTCCTCGAGTTGATACAACGATGACTTCTTAAGATCAACTGCAGAACTATTGCTTAGTTCGTACGCATACTTTTTATTCTCAAGTGCATGTATTACATGTACCTCTGACGTATTGTTCGTCTTCAATTCAAAAAATGTGCGTTTGTTGATATATACCGCATTTTTATTTTCAACAGCACATAACGTAAAAAAGGTTGGAATGTCTAGTTTTGTTCCGTACGCGAGTATCTCTTCTAAATGAGCTAACGTAGAAAACCCATTCGTTTTGATAATCGTCTTATTGTGTCGGATTTTCTCGACAAACTCAATTTTGTGTTTCTTTTCTAATATAACGTTTCTGTGTGTTGTATTGTTGTACTCTTCTTGTCCATGAAGAATAACAAATGCAATCCAAAATAGTGAGTCTAATTCTCTAGGCTCAAAAAAAGAGGTTGTTTTTGTAGCATCGCGCTCTCTTTGTTCTTTTTCTTTTTGTTGCTGTTCCTCTTTACACGTCGGTGATGTTACAAGCTGGTTTTTTATAATAGATTGCATATTAAGCTCAGTTAATGTGTAATCTTGCAGTTTCTCCATGTTGGTCTATTTAATATAAGCAGACGTCTTTAAGCCACTTTGCTATGGTGTGTCAATTGATAACGGATTGTCATATTCTTCTTCCAGTGTAAATGGTCCGCATTCTTTGCTATTGTAGACAAATTTTATAAAATACTTTACGTTTACGAACTCCTTAAGTAGGCGTTTTTCACCCCAACCATCTGTAAAATACAAGATGTCTGTCCAGTCAACATGTTCCTCGTAAATTTGTCTCAACCTATGTTCGATTGGCCAAATATCGTCATCTCTTGAATCATAATAATATACATATGCTTTGTCACCACACGATTTATCACCAGTCGATAATTCTGGTATATGTTCAAAATGCCCGTCTGGATGGATAATACTGAATGGACACGTGAACAAAAGATCATTGATCTCCTTCATTGCGACTGCGTAGAAATTTTCGTCCATTTTAACAAAGTTAAATTTTTATACTTATTATATTTATTATAATAAATAATCAATTTTATACAATTTGTAAGTCTAAATAGGTTCGATTGAAAACATTTCGTTCTTGAATGTATTCTTTTGTTGTTCGCCGTAATTCAATGTTGTCTCTTGCACAGAAACATAATTAATATATAAGGTGAGTTCGTTTATCTGCTCGTCTGATAGGTCGGTAAGATTGACATGAATGCCATATCTATTTTCGTTCAACGTGATATTTTCATACTTTTTCAGAATACGAAGAACTTCTATTTGGTTGTATTTATTCATTTCATGAATCAAATCACGAATCATAATTAATTTATTTGTCCTTTCGTTTACAATTGTCTCCATATTATAATATCTTTGGTTCAGTCTCTATATTATTATTATTGTTAATCAAAAAAATAAATATAATAAAAATTGAAATACTTTTTATATATTATTACATATACAAACTAATAATAATGACTGACACATCTATACTGAAACATGGTGTGTTGAATTTCTTCTTCAAGAAAGAAGAAGCAAAGTGTCTGAGTAACTTTTGGAAGTGTATGATACTAATTTCACATGAGAATGAAGAAAGAGAATATGATTGTGGAGAGAGTTGTTTTCATGGGGAAAAGTTTACTCGACTAGGTAGGTTATGTAAAGACGAAACTAGAAAAAATCAGCTTATTGAATATGGTAAGATGTTTTTGAATGATATATGTAAAAATGATGGTAATTTGGTAAAGAAAATGGGACGAGCACTTATTTTGACTAACAGCGAATTGGAATTGTGGAATGGTCTTAGTATATCTGTTCAAGAAGAGATATGTAAATATAAATTTGATAATTATGAAGTGGTAAGGGATGAGTTACAAAAAAGTAAAGGTAAGATACTCGTTCATCCTGCCTTACGATGTGGAGAAGATAAACTACGACACAGATTATGGGAAGGAAAAGGTATAGTAGTCGATGGGAAAATAAAAATTATAGGTAAAAATATGTTGGGTAATTTGTGGATGAAACTTAGAGATACGATACCTTAAATATATTTATTGTTATGTTTAGTGTATATACTTGTCTATTTTCTTTGTTTACTTTTGCTTGATGAGCTCGCCAATGATCGAAATATATTTGTCATTCAACTCGAAACGCTGACCAATAACGCGAACTTGAATAACATCGCCTTCTTTTACATCTGCGAAATATTCGTCATTGTAATGGTGATCCTTGGCTACAAAAACTACAATTGGTGTGGGGTTCTCGACGGAACTCTCTGCGCGGATTCCTGCCTTTGTTATATTCTTCGCAATACAATTGAAAATCATATTTTCCACTGGAAAGCATATTTCGCACTCAAAAACAACCTCAAACGAAATAATATTACCTCGCTGAATTAGACCGCTTGAATAGCTGATAACCCTAGATGACCCCTTTTTTATATAACCCTCAATGATGCACTTGCCTTCAAACTGGTTGGAAACAGCGATTTCGATAGTTTCCTTTAATCTGCTGTTGATAGCCGTCATGGGCAAGACAATTGCCCTAGAAATTAACCCCCTAGAATAGATAGGGTGCAAAGCCACATCCTTTCTCTTAATTTTAGGTTGTCGGATTTTCTTCTGACGTTCCATTATTCTATAATGATATAATTATAATGTTTTTGTATCATTTTTTTATTGTATTTTGAAAATAATAAACAATTTAAACATTAGTTTGAAATCAACCAAATGGACCCGTCTGGTGAAACTAATATTTGTTCGTTGTGTAAAATATCTTTAACTGATAAACCTAATTATAAATTAAATTGTGGTCATGACTTTCATACCGGGTGTATTATAGATTGGTTTCGATTTCAGTCTTATCAGTGTCCATGTTGTTATAATGATGCACAATTATATAATAACTCGAATATTTCAAATAATCAAGTTGTTTTTACTAATTATTTAACCTATATTGACGAGCAATTGGCATATGCCAAGAAAAACTATATATATCCTAGCTTTCGCTTTGCAAGTAATGAGGCGCGCAAAAAAAATGCACCTCCACAGCTGAAGCGTTTATATGCTAGTTATAAGCGATTGTTAGCAAACCATAAAGAAAAAAAAGTCGAATTGGATAATTATAAAGCGAATGAATTGAAGGAATATAATGTGATGAAGAAGAAACATCGTAAGATTTATATTAGTAATCGTCGTAGACTAGGACGGATAAGAGGTATGAAAAGACAGATTTGTAGATTTTTTAAGGTTGAAGAATAATTTATATCTCATCAAATACGGGGAGGACCGCCTCTGGTAAGTGCATTTGCGGGTATTTTAGAGTTATTATTTGCGACCGAAGTAGTGTTTTGAATTATATCCATTTCTTCCGCTATCTTCTTGGGCTTTTGAGGTCTCGGCAGTCTGCAATTGAGAGCACGTTCAAGTTTTGAAATGATCTGTGGATTGGGGATTCCCCTCCCAGCCTCGTAATCGGCAACGATTTGCTGTTTCTCGTTGATGGCGACACCTAAATCCTTCTGCGTAATCTTTTTTGCCATTCTAGCTTGCATAATAGCCTTGCTTAAGGTCGCATCGACCTGCATGTGACGTAGATCTTCTGTCTTTTCGATGGTGTGTGGATTGGCCAACGGCGTATGAGCAGATTGATTACTTCCCGAACCAAATTTCTTCTCAGTGGTAATGATACCAGCTTGCTTTGCACGAGCAAGTTCTGCAGCAGATTTTGGAACTACAACAGGACGATTAATGCTGCCGCGACCAATATTGACGGGGGTTAAATCTTGGAACGTGTTCGTATTCATATTATAATTTATATATATATAGTATAAATTATATATTGTTTTCATTTTTATTTTAATTGTCGTTTACTCTGGATTATTTGTTGAAAAAACGAATAGCCATTTCGGGTGTAAGGAACCATTTTTTATCACTATCTGTTATGTCTTTGAATCTTAAAATAAACTCTTTCATAATACATAAGTCGATTAGGCCAATAGCTTCTTGTTCTATCACACCCTTCTTAGTCTTGATTTGTTTTGTGTTATCACTTGTGTATTTCTCGAGTCCCAAGATCCCATTGAGTGATTGAATAACTTTTATTTTCCCAGCCTCGTCGCATCTTGCACCTACATCCCTATGTTTTGTGATGTCTTTGGTCTTGAATACTATTGATTGATTATTATTTTCATATCCCATAAAACCTACAACCGAGTTGTATTTGCTTGGATCCATATCCAACAGCACTTTAACTTCGGGAACACTTTCAACGTATTTCTTGTCTTCATTACCCATCTTTGTCCATTTGTTATCCTTATCCAGCTTAACATAATGTTCATTTTTCATATCGTATAATAGGATTGCTTTTACCTTCGGTGTTACTATGACTCTTTTCTCGAAATATTGCTTTATCTTTTCTTCCAGAGATCCTGGTGTAAGTGGATTAATAGAATACACATAGTTGAGTAATTCTAATTTATCTGAAAAAAAGAGTGTTTCTATGATGTGGGCAATAAGGAAATGATTAATATGCTCATTCTCCTTCATACCCGGATACTCGACAACAAGTTTTTTAATTACTATACCACAATGATCATACCAGTTCTTATTACCTCGGTCGATTGTTTTTATATCAAGAGTCGAGTCATATGTAGACTTAACAGAATTGAATATATCAACGCTTGTCAGTTTAGGTTTTGCAATCTCTTTGTCGATCACAATTTCAATATTATCGTGTTTGTAATCAATCGGTGTTTGACGCTCGAAAATTGAAATGCTGTCGTTTGTAAGTTCAATTGGTTGAAACAGATAATAGTCTCCGACATTTATGAGACGCCCAGTCCTTCCAAACCTATCGCTTATAAACTCATTCTTGTCATCAATAAGTTGGGTAAGTGCAGAGTAAATTTGAATAAGCGGATACTTCTTTTGTGTTTGAATTTTTCTGATCAACACATCTTTTTTGTAAAAGACACTTTCTTTCATGAGTGTTCGGATGCGTTGCAGGATCTTTTCATTGTTCAGCTGAATAAATTTCTCATTGTAAGTATCGAGATCCTCTGTGCGTTCTACTTTTTTCTCTTGATCTCCTTCTTTTTCTTCTTGTCCTTCTACTTGTTCCTTATTTGCCTGTTCGATTATAATCTTCTTTTTCGGACGGCAATCGAATGTGCATTTTTCCATATAATCGCATGCAAATGAATTGGGTGTATCTCCAACTTTGAAATCCTCCATCCTTGTGCCATCCGATAATACTTGTACAATAGGTTTTTCAATTACAGACGACATTATCTCTTGTGTGAAGTTGACCTGTTCGTGATTAATAATGCAATCCACAGCCGTTTCTTTGAGTAACCGACTAACTTTCCCCATCTGAACTGCTTTATATTCGGCTACACGATACACATACATATCGGCAGCTTCTTGTTTGTTTTCGTCTTCGAGTATCGTACCATGCATGAATATTTGAACGTTTCTCTCTTCGAATGGAAGATCCTTGTGACTCAGATTACGAACTGCACGACCAATAATTTGCTCCACTCTGTTCATATTATACCAAGGTTCGAGGACATGGACTTGACGGATAAACTTTAAATCGATACCTTCTGAACCGGCTTTTGAAATCAAAACAACCTTTACTTTCTCTCCGTTTTTATTATCTTCGTTCGTAAGCCCTTTAATTTCAAACACATTGTTAGGAGATAAGCGTGGATCGCCTGTAATCATTGAATATCTCGCGGGTGAGAATTTCTTCTTATCTTTCGGTGGCTTCATAGTGGTGACATCTACTACATCAGTTGGTTTGTTCTTGAATAATGGTTTTGTATCTTCTCCATAACGAGTAAATCCCATTTCTTCAAGTGCTAAAGCCATTGGAATAAGGCCACTATCAATAAACTGAGAGTATATAAGTATCACACCTTTTGCTGCGGATCCATTTTTATATATGTTATCAATGATACTCTTTATTTTCGAACTATATTTTCCAATCACATCGGGAGAGAATATATGTCCAAACCCTGTTTCTTTGTATTCGAAATTACCCTTGTTAGGTGGATTAGTTGACTCGTCGAATTTCATGAACCGCTTAAGACCTCCTCGTCCAACCAAATCCTTCGCATCCACTGAACCACCCACTTGTGTTTTTGGTTTGTCGACAACTGGTTCTGATTGTAAAGGCTTTAAACCTTCATCATCTGCTTCTGGTAATAGAGTTGCATTTTCAATAACCTGTTTATCAAACTCCTCAGATATCTCCTCTATATATTTCTCCTTTGGTATTTTGTCGATTTGTGCTTTCAGCTTGTTATTTGGATAACTCATTATTAAAGCCTCTAATGGCTTTTGGAGCAACGTATAACCAAACGACTCCATATTAGCAAACGATGGCATATTTTTGACGACACCCTTCTTGGTTGTGATAGAAAACTCCTTATTCCTCAACTTGTGTATGATGTAACGATACACACAATACTGACAATTACCGCAATTATTGCAGTTTCCTATTTTTGTCAAATACAAACTGAGGATACGCTCTTTGTCTTCATCCTTGATGCGCTTCAAGTTCATCTGATAAGACGGGTATTCAAAATCGGGGAATGATTTTTCCTTAGCAAACTCACTGGGATAGACTCGATATGGGAATGTGTAAGGATTCTCTCCTCTTACATAGGATATATAACCTGTCGCCTTTTTGATAAGAAGATCTTGTCCACCTGGTTTGAACTTACCATACGAATCAAACACATCCTTGGTTTCAATATAACCGCGTCTATCGTTGATGTTCATTAGGTTTAACAACCATATGATTTCTTTGTAGCTATTGTACATTGGAGTAGCAGATAACAAAAGAAGCCTCATATTCTCAGCACATTTAACAAGCACTTCCAAAAAGTTAGCAACCTTCTTGTTCTTGTTGTCATCTGTTTTTCGTATGTTGTGAACTTCATCGATAACAATCAAACGCTCATCAAATTCATTACGCAAGCGCCTGATACCCTTTTCATTTATTGTCAGTTCGCTTGCATCTGTCGCACCAGGATTCATGGTATTGTTTATGTAATTTGCAAACTGATCGTATCCTGTGAATAAATAATACGAGTTTATAAGGTTGCGAATCTGCGTTATAATTTTATCTTTTGTCAGACCACGCATGTTCATAGGATTGATCTCTTTTATCAGTTTATTTCCTATACATCCTTTGTGAACCCAGAGACCATCTATGTTCTTCAGCCTTCTCTCGTCGAAAAGTTGGACTTTGAAATTATCCTGCACGTTTTCTGATGCAACTATGATAATACGTTTCGTAATTCCCATCTGTTTCATATAATCTCGCATCTCTTCGCAAACACCAATTGCACTGCACGTTTTCCCGCTACCTAATCCGTGATATAACAATAAACTATTGTATGGGGTTTGAGCAGACATGAAATTCTTTACGAACGCTTGGTGTGGTTGTAATTCAAAGTCTGCCTTTGCTAATTTATCCGCGTAGGAGGCTATGTCGGTATGTATATCGCCATCATACTTTGTATCGCTAAACTCCTTTTTTGAAGAAATCTTAATATTAAATTCCTTGTCATTTAAATTTGGATACAGATGATTTTCGCTTAAACATTTACCTTCGATGACCTCCTTTTTGAGTAAGAATCGATTGCACTCTTTTGAATAATGTTTTTCGTTATCACAATTCATTTCGGCCACTTCTTGTACTTTACAATCCGTAGAAGGATCAAATGGCCCGTTGTCAATCATTACTTCGGGCTCTGCGGGTACTTTACGTTTACTCTGAATTTCAGGGATACCATCATTATCATCTTTAAGTGGGGCTACTTCCTCGCCATTTTTTTTCACACACCTACCATCCTTGGTTTTACGTGTTCCATTGGGGCATCTTGGGCGTTTAACCTTTTCTTTTTCCTTTACTTGATGAACTTGTTCAACTGGAACATCATTTCTCAATTCATCTTCTATTCGTAGTTGGATAGGTTCTTTTTCATCTTTTTCATCTCCGTCAGATTTCTTTACACAATCACCATATTTGTTTTTACGTGTTCCTTTGGGGCATCGCGAACGTTTAGTCTTTTCAGTAAGAGCATCCAACTCCTTTTTTATTTCTTCGTCGATGCGATCTTCTTTCTCTTTATTACCAAGTTCACTTACAACCATTGGTTCCAATAATTTATCTGGGCGATCTGCTATTTTATAATACTCACCAGTTTTTTTATTCCGTCGTGTTCCTGTTAGGATACGCTTCATATACACTAGAAGTATAATTTATTTTGCGTCAATACGTTATATATGTTTGTAATAATTTTTTTCTTTTCTAAATGATATGGCCTTATAGATAGCATACAATCTTCATAACTTTTCCACTCAATCTTGCTGACTTCACTCTTTTGAAAATTATTCAAAGATGTTTTATCTTTTGTAAATGCTAAAAAATATTTGTGTTTATAAGACTTGTGATTTGTTCCGATATATGTCTCCTCAAAAGGAAGTAAATTCTCAATAATTGTTATTCGATGTCTCCCAATACCAGTTTCTTCTTCGAATTCTCGTAACGCACATTGGATTTCCTTCTCCTTCCTTTCTCTCCGTCCCTTTGGAAACTCCCATTCGGTTTCAAGCCATTTTGTCGTGCTTCTACGTATTAGTTCATATAGAGATATGCCATCTTCATTCAAACCTTTCTTCATTAGATCACATTTTTTTGATGCAGAAATCTCCTCGTTATTGTAATGTGATGTATCTCCCCACATTTGTTTCCACAATAAAGAAAACGACATGTTCATTAATCGATCCTTCTCTTCTACTGACATCTCATCTACAATTGTCTGCATCTGAATCATGTTACTCATTGAATACTTACCCCTCATTATATCGATGTATCCGAAACTATCCTTGCGTCGTATCATTAGAAATTGCAATTTATCTTCGTGGATACGAAACAAAATTATCCCACAACTTGTTATTGGTAATCTACATTGATGAAATTGATGCCCTTGTTTATCGCAATTATTGCAATTATTCATTACATATATTGTATTTTGTATTTATGTCATTTATATTACATTTGCGGAGAATAAGATGGAAAAAATTATACGTATTGTAGTATGAATTCTCCAGATCCGAAAATATGGGGTCCACACTTCTGGTTCTTCATAGATTCTATAGCTATGACATACCCAAAAACACCCAATGATGTAACTAAGAAAAAATATTATGAATTTATACAAAACTTACACTTGTTTTTACCAGTAGAAAAAATATCAAGTGATTTCAAAAATCTATTATCAGATTATCCGATTACACCATATCTAGACAATCGCGAATCATTTGTTAGATGGGTATGGTTTGTACATAACAAAATAAACCAGAAACTTGAAAAACCTCAAATAACACTCGAGCAATTCTACAAACAATACAACGACGTATATAAATCAACAACTACGAAAACCATCGAGTATTATAAATTTAGAGAGAAATTATCATATTTAATCGTCATTGTGTTATTGTCGTCAACTATATATTACCTTTATGACAAATAATATATGTATAATATAGCAATGAAAAAAATCAATAATCGAAGTTCTCGAACGACAAAAAAAACGAAAAAAAGACGCGTAAATTATAAACGATCTTACACTAGAAAAAACCGCAGGACAAATGGAGGGAATGCACTTGCGTCTGGCGGGTATGGTTGCATTTTTTCACCCGCATTGAAATGTGCTAACTCGAAACGCGGAAATGACAAGCAACAGGTAAGCAAATTAATGTTAACCGATTATGCTGAATTGGAATACAAAGAGGTAAGCAATCTCAAGAAAATATTATCGGGTGTTCCAGAAAATGAAAAGCACTTCTTATTGCATGATATAACTATGTGTAAACCAGATATTATTCCGAAAGCGGATCTTGATAATTTTACCAGTAAGTGTACTTCATTGCAAAAGAGATATGATATCAAACTCGATAATATAAACCAGTCTCTGGATAAACTCCGTATTCTCAATATGCCAAATGGAGGTATGACGATCAACGAGAAGGCGAGTAAATCAGAAATGAGCGAACTCAATGACGTCCACAAGTCACTTGTTAAATTATTGAAAAATGGTATTGTTCCAATGAACAAATTAAATGTATTTCACTGCGACGTAAAAGATACAAATATATTGATAGATGACGAATATAATTCCGTATTGATAGACTGGGGATTTGCATTTGAAAAAAAGGGCAATCAAATACCAAAAATGTTAAAACGGCGACCATTTCAGTTTAATCTTCCATTATCTGTTATACTTTTTTCTGATGAGTTCAACCAAATGGCGGTTGATTTGAAAGACAAAAAACAGGCAGAGGATATAGTAACCAAGTATAAGGAAAAACAAGGGCATTATGAATATATTAACAACATGATATGTTTAATTAATGGTGAGAAGGATTTTGTTGCAGGCGAACAAAGATATACTTTTCCCTTCGCGGTTGATTTTATTTATGACGTGTTAAGACGTTTTTCAAGTAGTAATGTTTTCGATGCGCTAGATTATTACAACTCCGAGTTTATACACAATGTTGATTTATGGGGATTTATTGTGACATATTTACCACTTATAAAAAGGAGTGAGAAATTCAGGGTTTTATTTGAAAAACATTTATTTAAGAGTGGAAGAATAAATATAAACGAGTTGTATTCTGATTTAGAACAAATAACTATATAAAATAAGTAAAAACTAAAGATTAAAATTTTATTACAATTACAAAATCCGCTGTTGCATAAAATTATCTTTACATTTATTATAATGAACGCCATGAAGATATTCCAGGAGTTGTGCACGCCCGCCAAGATCTATTTTATTATTGCGTTGATTGGTAGCTTCTTTGCTATCATGAAAAAGATGTGCTGCATTGAGACTACGCTTACCAACTTACTTTTCGCAGTTATTTGGACTTGGATCCTAAGTTGGTTGTGCAGCAAGGGATACCAATCCGTCTCTTGGTTCTTAGTCCTCCTTCCTTATGTTATGATTCTCCTTGGTGTAGTTCTTGTTATGATGAAGATTTAATATAACTATATTATAATATATGAAACTTGAAATATTAGTATTAGGAGCAACGGCATTTTTTATTTACAACACATACCACGATGGAAAATATATGAAAATGTTATTGTCATTTAAAAAATATTATCAAATGGCATTTTTTGGAGTGATAGGATTTGGAGTCTATTTATTGTTGAAACGAAATCCAACAGAAGGTAGGAATATGCTTGTTTATGCGAACAATGTCGTCAAGTATATGCCTATCGATAAAACTTCGCTTGATATGCTATCTCCAATTTTTGATTTTACTTCTCAGAATCTAGATACCAATGGTGAACCAAACTTTAATGAGCGTAATAAACCTAATCCCATGAATGGAGGTCGTGTGAATCGCTCAGTTAGTGGTATGAAGAAGAAATATATTGCTTCCCAACAAGAGTGGAAGTGCGGTCATTGTACGAAACAGCTGGATTATACATATGAGGTGGATCACAAGATCAGTCTAGAAGATGGAGGCGGCAACGATGTACAGAATTTAATTGCACTTTGCCGCGAGTGTCATGGAAAGAAGACTGTATTGTCTAGCTTTTGAATAAACATGTAATAATATAATTAATATTACATGTCAAATAACAATATATAATGCGTTGCATCATATATGATATTAATTTTAAAATAATATTTAGTAATATATATATATATGAATATAATCAGTCCGAGTCTTGATGATTATCGCATGAAAGATTTTAATGAAATTCCAAATATTTTTGAGGTTTTCGTCGTATCTGATAGTGATATGGAAATAGCGAATGGAAATACAGGAATTATTATTGATATGAAATTTCCAGATTCCTCTCAAAAAGCAAGAGATTTATTTTGTGTATATATCGTACTTCATCAGCTAAGAAATCTTTTAGTTGAACCTTTAACTGCCCAAACATACACTCAGATTTACAGCGGATATTCGGAAACTAACTGGATGTTTATAAATTGGATTATGAACAAACTTGTAGTTAAACCAGAATATATTTATTACAGCCGTCATATAAGAGATATACTGGAATGGAATTTACAACGAACGAATAGTAGTTTAATATTAGATAATCATTCCGAATTTCATGATATTATAGATCCACCTGATATTGCAGATCCACCTGATAATTTAAGATTAGATAATCCAGAAGATTTTATGGATATTGAGAGACAAAATGGTGGGTCTAAGCGTAAACGTAAACATAAATCAAAAAAATCAAGACGATCACAAAAAAAAGAAAGGGTTAATCGTAAAACAAAGAAACACAGAATAATAAAAAGGAAATAATCAGAATATAAGATTAGGGTTTTAGTTTAATATAACGATGATATACATCATCCTTATATGAATTTTGAAAAATATAATCAACAATGTCTTCTACTTGACATATCTTGTATCGATGTTAACGAATACAAAAACAATAACGAAATAGAAGAGTTAATACTATCGTGCAATGTGCAAATAATAAAAAGAGAAGCATTTGCATTTTGTATAAACCTAAAAAAGATTACCATAAGAAACCCGAATATAAAAATAGAGCAAGGTGCATTCAGATCGTGTATAAACTTATGCTCGATCGAGCTTTGTGGTATCTCGATCATAGAATCCTATGTGTTTGCGGATTGTGTAAAATTAAGGAACTTTCAAATACCTTATAACATAACCCATATAAAGGCTAAGGCTTTTGAAAATTGCGTAAATATTATATTCACATTTGAAGAGAGTAATCCAAAACAACGATATAAAACCGATAATACGTACAGAGATATTATAGAGGTTATGAGCGAAACACTGAATTTAGACTCTATCACTATATGCGGGTTATTTAACGACTTTCTAATCGAAACCCCTGTTTATATTTCTAGGATTTCACTAGGTAATAACACAATGGATATAGTTAAACAATTTAATACAAGGCGAATATTCATTGATTATCAACTTTAACAACAATGATGACAAATCTGTATGATTCAACTAAATGAATATCTAATGTTATAATAATGAGTGCAGCGGACAGAGGATATAGCAGATCACTTGCCGAATCAAAAAAACAGGTAGAGTTTGCATCTAAACAGCCTCCCCTCACAGGAGATGCTGCAAAATATAATTCAGGAGCTGTCAAGCAAGCAAACACGCAAATTTTGAAAAAAGTAAAGGATACATTGTCATTGAGTGGGATGGTCGGTACACCAAAACAGCTACTACTTTTTGTAATTGTTTCTACCTTATCAATAATAATTCTAATTTTATTATTCAACAAACAGGCGCTGGGAGGGACAACAGCAGCCGAAACGACAGCAAGTATATTGTTTGTTGCATCATTTACGTTTTTTATAGTATTTTTCTGTTTTTCAATATTACCAAGTTTACAAGACTGGCGTTTATTATTTTCGTCAATGTTCTATACTTCATTTGTGTTATTATTTACACTTGCTTTAACTCTTGTATTTACAATAGTACCAAAGCAAACCCTTGACTCATATGCTTATATATTCGCACCAATAACTCTTATACTAGCGATAGGTGTATTTTACAAAGGCCTTGCAAATGATTACACACTCAACCTGAACAACACAATTCAAGAGCAAATCAAAACTATGATAATATTGTCGTGCTTTTTGGTCGTAATGGTAATCAGTTACTCAGCAGATCCAGGAAATTTCCTACACAATACATATAACTCTAACGCGATAATCACACTTACGATTACATTCTTGACATTCATGTATCTATTTGTTCGATTAATAATATCAAGTACAACCAAGAATTTTGAATTCCAAAATCCAAATACAGGTAAATGGGGTGTATTTTTTAATGTATTATATATAATTTTTTTACTAACTGCTATAATTGGAATATCAGTAAAATCCTCAACTGATGGTTTTATGGATGACAAACCAGTTTCCTCCTCTGTTATATCACTCTTGTTGGTTACTACAATCATATGGGGTACCAATTTTTTTGTAAGCAGATCTGGTAATGCATCAGGGTCTGAGAACACATTACTAAGAAAATTTGACGATATATTCAACAATCAACTTTTGATTGGAATTATGATGCTGTTACTAGCGATATGGGCAATTGTTTCTGGTGTACAAAAAACGAACTCAACATCAACTATCATATTTATGGTAATGATGGCTGTCGTTGCATTTTTTATATATAAATTTTACTATACCAGTCTTCCATTTGGTAATTCTCAGAAGGCAGGTTTCTTTACGTTAATTATTAATATAATTTTGTATATACCTTGTCTGTTATTTGATTTTGCAAAGCTTATGATTGATCAATACAAAAAAACTTCATGGACATCATTAATCGTTATACTTGTTACTAGTATTATTGCGACAGCATATTTAACATTACCATTGTTATTCGACCATATCAACTTACAGGGTGGAAATCAACTTAAAAACGAACCAATAAATACTGACACTTCACATGAAATTAGTACATATGACAAAATGAATGGGATAAATGATAATGATTATAAATATGAATATGATCAAATGGATGAATCTGGTAATAAAGTAAAGGTTACATTACCAACAAAACCAGGTTTCAAATATCAATATGGATTATCCTTCTGGGTTTATTTGAATGCTGAACCACCCAACACAAATATATCGTATGCAAGAGATACATCACTATTAAATTACGGGAATAAACCTAATATTCGTTACAATGCGAATACAAACACATTCTCCGTATTAGTTGTAAGTGAATACCAACAAACACGTGAAGAAATTGTTGTATATGAAACTAATGATTTTCCATTACAAAGATGGAATAACGTTGTGATTAATTATCTTGGAGGAACGATGGATATATTTTTAAATGGAGAGCTTGTTAAATCAGAGATAAGCGTTGTACCTTACATGTCTTTAGATAAACTAGTAGTAGGAGAAGAAGATGGAATACATGGAAAGGTCTGTAATATAGTCTATTTCAAACAACCTCTAACGACAAGTAAAATGTATTATCTATATAACATGGTAAAAGATAGCTCGCCTCCAACAACATATGGAGGTATAAAAATCTTACCATCAATGTAATGTCTAACCAAACGACGTTTAATAAGATGATATCTATGTATATCACCTTTTCACAATACATATAATTAAATTGTCAACAATAATTTGTTATTTAGAAAAAATAATACGAAACTTAAGAAACTATATGATAATTCAATATACAAAATATATTTTATTCTGTATATTGTGTATATGAGCCCTTTAACAATATTATCTCTGATAGCGGTGGTAGTACTGATTTTTTTCATATTGAAGTATATTTTCTCGACAAGCAATACTTTACAGGGTAATTTGCGTAATGGTCAAGCGGTTACAAAGATTGACGGGAAAAATCTTCCTGGAGGTGGATTATCAACGAACTACGCATTTTCCACTTGGTTTTATGTCAATGACTGGACGTATAAATATGGTAACCCCAAGATACTCTTTGCTAGATCAAACCTTAGCAATAATGAACCAACGGCTGCGTCGATAAAAGCCAGTGGTCCTAGTCCATGCGTAGCTTTAGGAGACACTGAAAACTCAATTCACGTATATGTGAGCTGTTTCTCTCCGAATACAACACCAGATGACATTGTAGTGAATAATATACCAATCCAGAAATGGGTAAATTTATCAATCAGTATTAACGAGAAAACATTAGACGTGTATTTAGATGGAAAACTAGTAAAAACGCAAATTTTGTCTGGTACCGCCAAGGTTTCGCCTAATGATGTATATTTAACTCCCGATGGAGGTTTTGATGGATGGACATCTAAATTTTTATACTTTGAGAAGCCGATGAACCCACAACAAGCGTGGAACATTTATGCAGATGGACCAACTGGATGGTTATCTAACCTGTCAACTTATCAAATTCAATTGTCACTTATTGAAAATGGAACGCCGCAAAGTAGTGTCACAATTTAGTAAATTTTCTTCTGTAATATTAAATGAGTTTTAATCAATCGACAATGACCCCGCAATCTCAGTCATTTTCAGATTCAAATGGTTTAGTAACAAGGTTTTCCTTTTTATTTATGATCGTTATTGCTTTTATTATTTTGTTACGTGTTGGTATTTCGTTGGTTACATATTTTTTCAAACCGACAGACTCTCCTATACTAATAAATGGAATGGTTGATGCAAAACAGAAACGCACAATAACACAAGATCCCACAAAAGATGGATCAATTACCATCGGACGTTCAGATAATGCAGTTGACGGAATAGAGTTCTCTTGGTCGGTTTGGATTTATATTAATAACTTAGATTACAACAATACTCAATATCGTCATATTTTTCACAAAGGTAATGTAGATTTAACCAAAAAATATCCAGATGACAAAGGAGTTGTTGGATTGAACTTCCCTAATAATGCTCCAGGTTTGTATATTGCACCTGGAACAAATAAACTTGTCGTTATGATGAATACATTTGACGTAATAAACGAAGAAATTGATATTCCTAATATTCCAATTAATAAATGGGTAAATGTTATTTTACGATGCAGAAACACATTTTTAGACGTATATGTAAACGGCACTATTACAAGAAGTGTTGAATTGACAGGTGTACCTAAACAAAATTACGGCGACGTATTTGTAGCATTAAATGGTGGTTTTGACGGATATATCTCCAACTTGCAATATTACAACTATGCATTAGGAACTACAGGAATTAATAAAGTCGCTTCAACGGGTCCAAATCTGAATATGGTAGCATCTGATAATTCTGCTGGTCTTACATCAAAAAATGTAAAATATCTGGCAACCCGTTGGTTTGTTGACGAATAATATTTATGTGATGAAATTTTATAAATTATAGAATTAATTTATAAAATATATATTATTTATATATGTGTGATAAAATATCAACAACAGATTATTCACCTCCATGGAGTCGGACAGAAGCTAAATATATAGAACCTTCAGAGGCTGTTCGCCAACAACTTCAAATGCAGAAAAAAGGTGATGTTTTGCAGTATAACAATAACAATTTCAAACTTACAAAGACGCAGAAATATGCACAACTTGTAAAGGGAATAAATTCATACAGAAGGAAAAGTTTTGCTACACAAAGCGAGACATATACAAATCCGAACTTTAATAATCCAATATGTGCGCCTAAAAAATTATGTTTTACAACTGATAAATCAGATGTTCCAGGACCAATTATACCATTGTGTTATGATTCATCGTTGCCAAACACAATTAATGTCCAGCGTGTCTTTGAAATTGATAGTTTTTTTCAGCAACCAACAATAACTAGTGTAGCCTATTTGTATGATGAATCAAAGGAACAAAACATTGTTTCGTTTGATGTTAACTATGATGATATCGATGAAAAACAAATATTTTTGTATGTAGATGAAAATGATGGAAATACACGAAAAATAAATATTTATGGAAAGAAAAAAATATCTATACCGATTTCGAAAACAAAAACATTTTGTATAGTTATTGATAATGGAAAAACAGGTAAAATGTCATCTGACATTGTAAATGTTGATCAATGTCCATTGATTGATATTATTGAAAATAATAATAATGTATTAACATGTGAGATAGCACCATTTATAAATATTCATGGATTAAAAACTTGTCATATTGAAAATACTTCATATGATATAAACAATGATGGATACGATGATAATATATTTAACATAAATATTGATCACGCGAACCAATACATGTTAACTGCTAAATTTAACAATGAATCATCTACTTTATTTAAATCATACCCAATTATAATAAACCCAGCAATCGTATTAAAAATGAACACAATAACTCTTGCAAATTCTGCAGACTATAAAATAAAAACATACATATTAGAATTGTCTTATTATACAAAATCATTTTTGAATCAATCATCAGTATATTCTAACATGTCTTTGATTTATAAATATGCTTCTAGTGATGAATGGATCAGTATGCAAATTTCACAAAATAACAAAACAATTAATGTTGATGGAATTACCCAGGATACGCAATTTTATTTACAATACATAGATAATGATGTATTAACAAAAAGTAATATATTAAATGTCTCTTTGACACCTCCAGTATTGACGTTTACTTCTTATATTGGAGGTAAATTGATTCTTAATATGAAATATACAGGTTCGGATAATTTATTATATAAAAATTATATCCCTATACCGAATACAATTGATATAAATAATACAACTATCGACGCTAACAAAGGAGATTCTTTTAGTTATGGTATAATGTCATCGTTATTATCAAATATCATAAAAATACCAATACCTCCTCGTGTAAGGTTGAATAGTGTTGTACATAATGCTTCGAATAATACGTATAGTATTAACTTTGTAGTATATTATGATGATAATATAATTGAAAGTAAAAATCAATTTGTTATTACTGATATAACAGGTAGTACTATTCAAACAATTACAAGTATTAAAAGAATGCAATTTTTAACGATACAGGCAGACTCAAGGAAGATATTAAATATACGAACCAGATTTAATTGTGGTGATTTGTATATAGATTCATCAGAAGTTAAGATATTAAAATAACTTATGGTGAATAGATATATATTATGGTCTTAATGTTGGGTTTACACAAATTTCTCTACTAGGGAATATGTCACCTGACATACACATATCATTTGCACCAACTTCCGCACAAGACCTAACGTTTCTATCTTCACCTATAAAACACCAACCTGACCTAGATGCTTTGTTTTGAATCTGGCTGTCAGAATCATCTGCTTGATAGTCCTTATCATGTGCGCTATTTTGACTAGCAGTATTTAACGCCTTATTAAACGTGCTACTTTTTAAAATATCTGGTGGTTGAATAACATCTGACTGGAGAGTTTTTTTTGTTATCGTCTGAACCGAATCCAACCCCTTATCTATGACACTAGCAGTAGTTCCAACTATTTCTTTTGTTCCCCCTGCGGTATCGTGTATAATAGTGCCAGTTACAAGTCCAAATAAATATACAAGTTTTTTTGTAATAGGCCTTATAATATTTAGCAGTCCCTCTGACCCATTTGCTAAATAAACAAAAATATTGAAACCTAATAGACCTAGAACTACGATGACAATCAATGTTGTTTTCCAGTCAATTGAAGCTGTTGGATTATTAGTAAAATTATTAATAGATGGTGGTGTATTAGAAAAAGAAGAATTTATTGTATTTGTATCCATAATATACATTACACTAATAAAAATAAAATCAATAGATACACGTAATTAATAATATACAATTTTATTGAATAGAATATTTCTTTATGTTTATTTTTATAAATTGTTTTATATTTATAATATAATGCAGACTGATATTTGGGAGAGAGAAGAATGGCTACGTAGAAAATCAAACGACTTTGGCGTTGTCACTTTACCATCTGGATTAATGTATAAAACAATAACATCGTGTTATTATGGTAAAAGTGCAGTTCCTAAATCAACGTGTGTTTGTCATTATACTGGTTCTTTATATAATGGTAAAATATTTGATTCATCTTATGCTAGAAATAAACCATTATCAATTTCACCTGAAGATGTAATCAAAGGGTGGTCTGAAGCTCTTCAACTTATGAAAGAAGGTGAAAAATGGGAGTTGTATATTCCAAGTAAATTAGCTTATGGTGAAGATGGACACGAACCTTTTATACCAAAGAGTTGTCCGATAGTTTTCTTATTGGAACTCATTAAAGTAGAAGGGGAATCAAAACAATTATAAATAAAACCAAGACATTAAGTATATAAAGTAATGAATTCAGAAAAACTTAGTTTAATACCTTATACAGCAACATCTATTTCGGTTGTTAGTAGGTTTATATTCATGTTTTTGCTTTATAAAAACAAAAGCACAAATAGTTTATCATTGTTATTTTGCGTTTTGAGTATTTCTTCATCTAATATGTGGTTGTATTATAGTATTGTAAATGAAGACACGCCAATGATTACAAGATCATCATTAGAAATATTATTATTATCAATTTCGTCGGTCTACATAATAAGAAATAAAATCAATAATTCGTTACAACAACAGGTAATACCTGCATAATTATTTTATATTTATGTAATTTAAATATAAAATACGATTTTAATAATTATTTATCAAAAAAACTTATTTGTTCTTGTTGTAATTTAAAACAACAGCCCCCTGCTTCTTAAATCGGATATAGTCGGAACTATCGTAGACATATTTGGGATTGCAAGTGGCAGCGGGTACTCCAGTTCCATCACAGATATCAGTGTGAACAGATCCGAAACGATTCCCTAAACCTCTAAGATTGCTGGTTTGTTGACTAGTTCCCCCGCATGTATAATCGCGACGCGCAAGTAAATCTCCCGCATTGTTAACAGCACGGAAAGGCGTAATCACACGCTGCAATCTAGCGGTCTTCAACTGCCCCTTGTAACTCGTGTTCCAGCCATTCCTCAATGAGAAACGTGTGTGCTCAAAATCTTCATAATTACGTTCAGTCTTCATAGTAGGTCTTTGCATTAATCCACGAATTCCTCCTAACATTTATATACTAAATGAATAAAAAAATTTGAAAACCCTATTATAAGTGAGTTATCATATAATTCAAAAAAATGAAAACAATTTATAATTATATAAACAGAGATACATATTAATAGTAGTAATGACTAAAACCAACCATGAAGTCGAATACCAGATGAAGGGTGAACTTGAACACATCAAGGATATTCCCGATACCTTTATTGGTTCTATCGAGAAAATAGAGGCCTTGATGTGGGTTGCTGACGGACCCGACAAAATTGTTCAGCGAAGTATCACCTACATACCTGGTTTTTACAACCTATGCAATGAAGGATTTGTTAATTCAAGTGATCATGCAAAGCGGATGGAAGCAAAGATCAAACAGAACACTAGTGCAAATCCTAGTGACAATCTAAAGGTAACAGACATTGAAATCACGATTGACGGAAACGGAAAGATTACTATGATGAACAACGGAAATGGTATCGATGTTGCTGAACATCCTACTCACAAAATGTGGATTCCTCAGATGATCTTTGGGCATCTCCGCACGTCTACCAACTACAACAAAGATGAGAAGAAGATTACTGGTGGTAAGAATGGGTTTGGAATCAAGTTGGTTTCGATCTTTGCAAAGTCGTTTGTTTTGGAGACTGTCGACCATACTCGTGGATTGAAGTACGTTCAGGAGTTTAGTGAGAATTTGTCTGTAATTGGCAAGCCAACTATTACTAAATCAAAATTGAAGCCTTACACAAAGATTTCGTTCAATCCCGACTACAAGCGGTTTGACATTCCCGGAATCAACGATGATATGATGTCATTGTTGAGGAAACGCGTGTATGATATTGCTGCTCTCACAGACAAGAGTATCAAGGTAAAGTTCAACAATGAAGTTGTTCCAGTGAAGAATTTCAAGCAGTATATTGATATGTACATCGGCGCGGAGGCGACCAGGGTTTACGAAGAAGGTGGCGAGCGTTGGGAATTTGCGGTTGCGCTGCACAGCGAGTTTGCTCATGTTTCGTTCGTGAACGGGATCAATACGATAAAGGGTGGTAAACACGTAGAGTATATTTTGAATCAGATCACGAGAGGAGTTTCTGAGTACATTGAGAAAAAGAAAAAGGTCAAGGTAACTCCGAATAGCATCAAGGATCAGCTGATTCTGTTTATTCGTTGCGATATTGAAAACCCAGCATTTGATAGTCAGACAAAGGAGTATATGAACACTCCGTCGTCGAAGTTTGGTTCAAAGTGTGATGTTTCGGAAAAGTTTATTGAGAAGGTTGCGAAGATGGGTGTTATGGATGCGGCGTGTGCTCTTATGGAAATAAAGGACACCAAGGCTGCAAAAAAGACAGACGGGTCAAAGACAAAGAATGTTCGCGGAATTCCCAAGTTGACAGATGCAAACTGGGCAGGAACCGATAAGTCAGATCAGTGTGTTCTTCTCGTTGTCGAGGGAGATTCAGCCAAAGCGGGTGCTCTTTCGGGTATGCAATCTAAAGATCGAGATACGTATGGTCTTTACCCGTTGAAGGGTAAGGTTTTCAACGTTCGCGGTGAGCTTGCTAAGAGGGTTGCCGAAAACAAGGAGATTTCGGACCTCAAGAAAGCTCTTGGTCTTGAATTGAATAAGGTATACAAGTCAGCGGATGATGTGAAGAAGTGTCTCCGATATTCAAAGGTGGTCTTCTTAACAGACCAAGATTCAGATGGTAGTCACATTAAAGGGTTGTGTGTCAACCTATTCCAGTCAGAATGGCCGTCACTTCTGGAAGTTCCTGGTTTTATTGGATTCATGAATACCCCAATCTTGAAGGCTAAGAAGGGATCAACTGAAATTCTATTCTACAATGACGGCGAGTATGAGGAGTGGAAGAAGTTGAATGATGTCAAGGGTTGGCATGTAAAATATTACAAGGGTCTCGGAACTAGCACTGGCAAAGAGTTTCGCGAGTACTTCGATAACAAAAAGTTTGTTGATTTTATTCATACTGGAAAAGATAGCGACGATTCGATTGATATGGTATTCAACAAGAAACGCGCGGATGATCGCAAGGGATGGCTTGGACTCTATGACCGAGAGGCTTATCTCGACACGAACAAGAAAGAAGTGACGTATCCTGATTTCATTAATCGAGAGCTGATTCATTTCTCAAAGTATGATTGTGATCGCAGTATTCCCAATTTGATGGATGGTTTGAAGATCAGTCTGCGAAAGATTTTGTTCGCTGCATTCAAGAAGAATCTTACCACGGAAATAAAAGTTGCTCAGTTCAGTGGTTATGTTTCTGAGCATTCATGCTATCACCATGGCGAGGAGAGTTTGAACCAGGCCATCAAGGGAATGGCACAGAACTTTGTTGGTTCGAATAACATTAACTTATTGATTCCGTCGGGTCAGTTTGGAACAAGGTTGAAGGGTGGTGAGGATAGTGCATCTCCGAGGTATATCTTTACGTTGTTGAACAAGGTTACGCGGATGTTGTTTCCTGTTGCAGACGATGCGATTCTAACGTATTTGGATGATGATGGAACTATTGTAGAACCTATCTTCTACGCACCGATCATTCCTATGCTTCTTGTAAATGGGTCAAAGGGAATCGGTACAGGTTTCAGCACGGATGTCATGTGCTACAACCCAAATGAAATTGTCAACTATTTGAAGGCAAAGCTGCGAAATGAAGAGTACACTCAGGAGTTCGTACCTTACTACGATGGTTTTACTGGTACAATTCAGAAGATTGGCGACTCGAAGTTCATGATTCGTGGCAAATATGAAACATTGGGAACGGATAAGATTCGTGTGATTGAATTGCCAATTGGATACTGGACGGATAACTTCAAGGAGCATTTGGAGTCGTTGATTGAATCAGAACAGATCAAGGATTATCAGGATATGAGCAGGGACACGAATGTGGATTTCACGATCATATTCAGTAAGGGTAAGTTGGCTGAACTGGAGCTAGTCAAGTTGGATCACGGATGCAATGGCGTTGATAAATTGTTGAAGTTGATGACAACGCATACGACTACAAACATGCACGCGTTTGATGCAAAGGACAAGCTTCGTAAATTTGAAAAGGTCGAGGAAATCATTGACTTGTATTATGATACGAGACTCGACTTGTACAATGAACGCAAGAAGCATCTCATTGTTTCGCTACAAGGAGAATTGAAGTTGCTGTCAAACAAGGCAAAGTATATCCAGGCGAACTTGGACGGGACTATTGATCTGCGTAAGAAAACTAAAGAGCAGGTATTGCAATTGCTCTCTGGGTTCGACAAGATGAATGATGACGACGATTACAAATATCTGACGAAGATGACAATGGATAGTGTGACAGAAGAGAATGTGACGCGTCTGTTCAATGAACACAAACAGAAGTCTGATGAGCTGGAGATTCTGCAGAAACGCACGATTCAGGAAATGTGGCTTTCGGAATTGGAGGATTTGCAGAAGGAGTTGAATCGAAAGAAAATTATCATTAAAAAGGTAATAGAAACAAAGAATAAGATAAAGAAATAAGGAACATGGCAGATTTTATAATTGGCGATTTGATAGAAACAATTGACTCGTATAGTACAAAACCCAAGCTGCTTATTACGGGAGGAAATGGTCTAGTCGGATCTGCATTCAAAGATATTGCTCATGAATACGAAGATAAATACGAATTTATTTTTTTGTCATCTTCAGATTGTGATTTGACGGATTATGAGTGTACGTTGTCGTTATTTCAGAGCATTAGACCCAACATCGTTATTCATTTGGCTGCATGTGTTGGTGGACTCTACAAGAATATGAATTACAAGCTTGATATGTTTGAGAAGAATGTACTGATTAATATGAATGTACTTCGCAGCTGTCATCTTACAAACATAGATAGGGTTATTTGCATGCTGTCCACTTGTATTTTCCCTGATGATACCACGTATCCGATTAATGAGGAAATGCTTCATGATGGACCTCCACACTATTCGAACGACGCTTATGCGTATGCAAAACGAATGATGGAGGTCCATTGTCGCGCGTATAATGAGCAACATAAGCGAAACTATTCTTGCATTATCCCTACCAATATTTATGGTAAACACGACAATTATTCACTTGAAGATGGTCACGTTATCCCATCGTTAATTCACAAGTGTTATTTGGCAAAGAAAAATAATGTGGATTTTGAAGTGAGAGGCACTGGAAGGCCATTGCGTCAGTTTATTCTGTCGACCGACTTAGCACATGGAATCATGCAGAACATTGATCGAGACTTTTGTGCGAATATGATTATTTCGACGAGCGAAGAAATAACAATTGGAGAGGTTGCGTGTTTGATAGCAGCTGAATTTGACTATGAACATCGTGTTAAGTCAAATAGTAATTATTCAGATGGTCAGTATAAAAAAACTGCCGACAATTCTAGGTTTTTGTCTCGAAACCCGGGTTTCAATTTTACCGACTTTAAAGTTGGCATACGAGAAGCTGTTGAGTTTTTTGTCGAGAACTATGATACTTGCCGTAAATAATTAATGATTAGATCGATTCGCATTTACAGATAATATAAAGACATAAATATAAAGAAATAAATAGATGCAACCAACAACTAAAGAATGGTTGACGAGCCTATTAATTATTAATAGAGATAATAATTGTATAACACGAAACGGCATATTATGGAAATCTGTAGCAGGATTTTCACAATGTGGTTGTGTTTTTGCTATTTATCAAAATGATTATAATTATTGTGTTCATTCAGCAGATGAATGGAAAGAAAATGAAGAACCTAATATGGGGTATTATGATAAATCATTAACATATGATGATTTAATCAGTAAAATCGCAAATACTTATGATAAAATACGCGAAGATGTTCTGTCTCAGAACCTCCCTGACAGCTCTAAATAAATTCGGGATTCCATCCATTAAATCCTTTCAAAAACTTTTCAACGAACTTGTTCTTTTTTGTTGGGTTATATGTTGCATGTTCAAAATCGATAATCCACAGCTCATTATCTGTTTCTATAAAATTATAACCTGTTATATCAATGTACAAAATATTGTGATCGTATAGCTTTTGGATGATGGCTCGTATTCTGTCAAACAATTCTGGTTCAATATGTTTTGCCTTCTCTCCATAGAAGTCGGATATGTTCATTTCGCCGACGCGATCCATTATCATTTGTTTTGCAAACTGGTCGTATTCTATGATTCTTGGTACATTTACAATACCCAAATTGTATACATATTGATGTATCTCATATTCATGCTGAGATACATTATCTTTTACATAAAATTTGGCTTGATCTTGCATATCAAAAGGTTAGCTATTAATAGTATGGGTATAAGATACTATTAATAAACGGATTCAATTTTATGATTGATAAGGTATCCAAGATAAAATAAGCTTATCTACGATGATATCTTTTACTTTTCATGTTCTTCATGTTTTTTCGCATTGATTTTTTACCTCTCTTCATCATGTTTCCTCTTTTGTTTTGCGTTGTTTTCTTGTAGTTTCTCCTTTTCTTGGTTCTTCTCCCTCCTTTGCCAGGAGCTGCTGCATTTTCTACCTCGCCAATTGTGCATAATTGAATACCCCTTTTATATGGTTGTACGTAATCTGAAAGTCCCTTACGTTTCATACATTTTGGAGCAAATACACTTTCAGTTTTAAAAGCTCCTTTAATCTCCGCGTCATTACATCCATCTATGTCTTTCAAAATTTTATCTGAAATTTCAGTCAAATCACTAAACATATGATCATTTACAGCCTTATCTAGTAATTTTGGTGTCATCGCCTCTCTCGTTTTTTTTTCACCAAAAGGCGCAAATGCTTGTATCAAAATACTATTTCTATTATTTATTTCATGACAAACATTTCCAAAACGATCGTCGACTAAAAAAGTATTAAACTTGTTGAATTTGCTTCCGAATCTAGGATCACTCCATATTTGTTCTAAAGATTTTGGAACATCATGATCTTGTATATCTTCAGTTCCATATGCAAAAACGAACGTGTCTTCAGGTAAGTCAAATTTTCTACATATCTCTTCTGCTATCATTTCTGCATATTCTCTTTCAGAATAAGTCCATATTGCTACCTTTATGCGTCCAGAATCTTGTGCCTTTTTGAGAAATTCTTTAAGTCCAGGTCGAAATAAAATAACCTGCTTTTTTTCTGGAATTTCTGTATATTTTATATTGTTATCAATAACCCTTCTGTGTTCTTCTGATAGACCCATCCAAAAAGGATAAGGACCTTTGTTAATAAATTGTATTAATGTTTCATCAATATCAAAAACGATTAATATATCTCGACTGACAACTGGTTTTTCTGGTGCTTCTTCTGAAACTAACGAGTTAACCAATGGATCTTTCAAAAATAGTGACTCCGATTGTTCTTCTGAAACTAACGACGCCATCTATAGTATATGTTTATATAATATCGTCTAAACCAGTATAATCTTAATACAAACGCTTACAAAACAACACAAGTATAAAAATGAACTTAAAATAGTATTTAATATTATTGTATACTAGGTTAAATAATGACTACTTCAGGACAGATTTTCGTATACAAGGCGTTTGGTATAACGTCGGATAACAACTTTCCATTAATTGAGTTCGACTCAAAACAATCGTATCATGATTTTATCTCAAACTTGGTTTCGACCAATCGTAAATCACTTGTGGAAGACGAACCATATTTTGTATTGAATAATCCACAGCTTCTACCTGATAGCGTACGAAGAAAACATAAGTATAAGGTAAGGGTTACAAGAGTAGCTAAAGAACCGACACAGGATGAGCTATATATGGACCTTGTATTTGGATCAAAGACATGCGATTATAGTGAATATTGTTCGGATAGTAGTGACGACGAACACGAGACATATATTGAAGTTGACGGGTGTTTTCGTATGAAAGATAACATTGAATTGCTATTCAAACATAAATCACAGATAAAAAATAATACTAACATGGATCATGGTTTCTATCATTATGTTTCTAGCTGCCCCGAATAATTTTGTGACTAACTTACTCTCTCCATATTTTCGGAAAATAATGCTTCATATTTTTTTCTATACAAGCAACGTCATATTTATTATCTGAATCATATGGGTTGTAGCATTTATGTTTGGCATTCGCAATACTATACTCGAACAATGGGTTTGGTAAAATTTGGCGATACAATAATCCTGGAATTGGAACATCGTCGGAAACAATTATCTGACTTGTATATGTGGTTTCATTACATGAAAATGCGTAGCTATCGATCGTTGGTCTAGGAGCAGTCGTAGCTAGAATGCTGAGACTAGCATATCGCATATCATAGTTTTCATCTACATGTGGATGTGCATCGTCTGTTTGAAAACCCATCGAACAAAATAACTGAGGTACCTTAATTTCGATGTTATATATTACATTTGGCTCTATACATGCTATCATATAGTTAGCATCATAGTTCGTAAGAGTACCAGGCGGAACTTCAATGAAATGAAACTTGTCTTTTATATTGCAGAAATCACCTATATTAATGTCAGTGTATAGGTTGTTTTGTTGATTATAGTCTATTTTACAATTAGCAAGTCGAACATTGTCTATGTACGTAGTTGGCTCTAAACCTGCCCAATAGTCGTTAATATAAGAATCATATATTCGGAATAGTGCGAAGTGTGATTTGGATTCATTAAAACCAAAGTTTAGTTTATAGCTTGTGTCAAGACGTGTAAGACCCTTCAACGAGAGAACCTCTGCATCGTTCATATGATACTCTGATGTAATCATGTCACCTAATGTGTAGATTTGAATTGAAAAATAGGATGCAATCGGATGTCTTGGTACAACGAGGTCAAACAACTCGTTACTTTGTATTGTCATATTCGAACTTCCAAATGGTATTATCATACCAAAATAAACGGCATTCTTATCTGGCCATGCTAAATTAAAATGGTTCTTGTTTTTATCAAATCTATAGTTCCAACTACACATGTGGTCATTATCTTCATCAGCAACAAGTTTAGTTCCACTGCTTTCTGGTGTAACAAAAGATAGTAAATATAAATAGAATAATAATATAAGAATCATCGAGTTTCTTATATTAGGCAGAGATATCTAAAACCAGGGTTTTTGCTGTAACTCCTTTTCATTGTGTTCAGTTACTGGATTAGACATCGGGACTGATAATGTGCTAACATCCTCAATATACTTCATGTAACCCTGTGCTTCTCCGTAAACTTGATTAATGCAGTAATTCAATACATATTTGTTGAGTTCTTGCACTTGTTCGTTGATACCTGTCTGGCGATGTTTAGAGTGCTGTAGAAATACACTCTTCATGATGATTTTCAGTGTATCCATATCCTGTGGTCCAATTACATACTGGCCGTTGGATTTCTGGTATACCCCATTTCGTATACCATTTTGCAATTTTTCAATGTTATCACATGAAAAATATACCCTTGACAAATCAGTATTTTCCAAGACTCCTTCAGTGGGACTCCTAAATGTCGCACATTGATTTGCAGGTATTTTATCGTATAATTTGAACAACGAAGATGTTGTAGGGGTTTTAATATCTATTCTGCCGTTCATCTACTATATTCATATACAAAAAATTATTTTTATATCAAAAGTAATACTTTATTGTATAGATTCATATATATGTGTTGGAACAAGAATGTTTCATTGAATACGTTTATATTTACAACATTTGTATTGATTTTCATATATTACAATGAAAAATATACACAATATAAGATCGCAGATTTCAAAAACAAGTTTTTATACCTTTTCATTGTTTCGTTCACACTTATGCAATTGGCGGAGTACTTTATATGGTCTAGTATAGAAACAAATAATAAGGAATTAAATTTTGTGTTTTCTTGTTTAGCATGGTTTTTAATTCGTCTAATGCAACCATTGTCCGTATTATTCCTGTTACCGAATTCATATTCATGGGTTCGTAGCATTTTATTACCACTCTACGTTGCTGTATTATTAGCAACAACATTATATAAAACTATCTACAATCCGATCGTGTTTAAAACAATTGTAAATCAAAATAATCATCTTGAATGGTTATGGAATGAACTAAAGGGAGTTGAAATAGTAAATATTGTATTTTATTGGATTTGCATGTCTACACTTCTATTAAGTTTTCCTCTTGCATACTTGGTAGCACTTCTAGCAATGATTTATAGTGTTTATGTCTTCAAAAAAACTTGGGGTTCTAATTGGTGTTTTTATGTGAATGCAATCTTGTTATATCATTTGATTAACATTCTGATAGTAATGCCATTGTATGAATAGATGTATTTTCATCTACTATAGGTACCTGACATTATGCATTTATAAAAATAATAAATATATAGTTAGTTTATGGAGAGTTTTCAAAAAATTGTATTGATATCATCCGCATTATTATTATGTGTAATTTTAGTATTTGTTGGTGTATCGTTAAAATATAGCAAGGTTACAAATTGGCCCCCAGTTGTTCCCGCCTGTCCAGATTTCTGGGATGCTGATATTTCTGGGAATTGTGTAAATGTGCAAGGTTTAGGAACATGGCCAAAAGATAAGCCTATGAATTTCAACACTGATCAATACAATAGCGGGGTTACAGGAGCATGTGAGAAATACAAGTGGGCTTCTAGTTACAGCGCCGTTTGGGATGGTATAACATATGGTGTTCCTAGTCCATGCACAACCAGTAGTAGTCTAAAATAACCAAAACCTAATGAATATACATGATTCATCAATTATACCTTTAATTTTTTAACAATTAAATATGTAATCCACCCAAGAATAGAACCAATTATAGTACCTACAACTAGTTGTTCAAACGTGTGACGTCTGTACTTGTGTCTTTGTTTGAATGATAGCAATCCAAGTGTGCTGGTTAGTAATAATAATTGATATGACATGGTCATGCAGAATAAAAACGCAATTGAAAATGCAGAACATTGCATATGATACGATGGCATACCATAATTATGACATATATTCTCTATATCTGTATGTACTTGGTTTGGCGGTCGTGGTTGCTTAATAGTTATTTTTAATAAATTATTGAATAGGTTGCTTAACAACCAACCTAGAGTATAAATAAAAACTACGTTAGTGTTTGCATGTATTACAATCAAGACAATTATAGCTTGAATATATGGCCCATAGTAACCGATAGTATCAAGCATATAACTTATGTCCATTCTATATTATATGTTGATATATTCGAATTGTATATTAATTGTTATTACTTGCCTTCTTGCATTATGTGTGTAAAATAAACATAAAAGCAATATTTATAGTTGTATAAGATGAGCTCGATTAACTATAACCAAATATTGGGTAGGACCGAAGAAGAGGCTCAGTTTATGCAAATTTTATCTTCATTTGAAGCTAATAAAAACAATCTTTTGTTCAAGAAGGGTATTTATGTATATGGTAACCCAGGTGCAGGTAAAACAATGTTTGTTTTGGATATTTTGAAACGAATGAACTATGATGTTGTAAAATATGACGCAGGTGATATTCGTAACAAGTCGATAATAGACGACATCACCGAGAGAAACATGTCAGACAAAAACATAATGAGTCTATTTTGCAAAGATGTAAAAAAAATAGCAGTGTTGATGGACGAGATTGACGGCATGAATAATGGTGACAAGGGTGGTATTAATACACTTATCAAACTTATTCGACCGAAGAAGACTAAGAAACAAAAACTAGAGGAATTGACTAAGAATCCTATTATATGTATTGGAAATTATCGCATAGATAAGAAGATCAAAGAGCTAATTAAGGTTTGTAATGTGATTGAGTTGAAGACTCCAACACAAAACCAGATTCTAGATATATTACACAAACTAACACCAAATCTGTCTCCTAAGGATAGTAACGTTTTGATGAGACATATCCAATGTGATCTTCGTAAGATCACAAATGTTGTATCTCTATACAAGGCTAATCCAGATGTTTTCAAATCTGACGTGATTTTTCAGCTAAAATCATATAATGACGATGCAAAAAAAATCACACATAATTTAATGAATAGTCGTTATAATTTTGAAGAGCATAACACAATCATGAATGAAACTGATAGGACAAGTGTGGGTTTGTTGTGGCACGAAAACATTATAGATTTATTAGAGAAAACAAACAAAAGAAAATCGATACCATTTTATATAAATCAACTTGAGAATGTTTGTTTTGCAGATTATATCGATAGAATAACATTTCAAAATCAGATATGGCAATTCAACGAGATGAGTTCGCTTATAAAAACTATGAAAAATAATAAGATGTATCACGAACAATTCAATGTGAAACCCGCGTGTAAACCACATGATGTTAGGTTTACAAAGGTTCTTACAAAATACTCGACTGAGTATAACAACACTCTATTTATCCAGAATTTATCTCAGCAGTTGGGTATGGATAAAAATGATCTGCTTGGTTATTTTTCACTGATGAACGAGAATTATTCAGATATTGAATTACTTGCCATATTAGAAAACTATGAGATAAGCAAGTTAGATATCAATAGAATGTATCGATACCTTGATAAATATACAAAGGAGAACGCATTAGATATAAAATATGTAGAGGTAGAAGAAGATTTTGACGAGGAGTTGATGTTATAGTGAGGTATTATTTTTGTAACTAATTTAAAGTCTAAGCATATATTTATCTATATGAAGGTACGTTTGATTAGCTATTCTCATAATCCAGAGACTAACCAGTCAATGCAAGATATTGTTGCTTATTGTGCGCGTGTTTCTAACCCTGCTAATCAGGAAAATACGTCAACCAATGAAAAACTACTGCGCTATCTTGTTGATCACCAACACTGGTCTCCTCTGGAAATGGTCAGTGTATGTTTGGAAATAGAAACGACGAGAGATATTGCACGACAGATCCTCCGACACAGATCATTTTCCTTCCAGGAATTTTCTCAGAGATATGCAAAGGCTGAATTAGGTTTTGAGTGTAGGGAGGCGAGGTTACAGGATACTAAAAATCGTCAGAATAGCATTGACGTTAGTGACAAAGAGTTGGAGAAAGAATGGAATCAGCGCCAGTCAGAAATAATCGACAGATCACAAAAAGCATATAACTGGGCATTGGATCATGGAATTGCAAAGGAACAGGCTCGTTCTGTTTTACCAGAAGGTATGACCATGTCGCGAATGTATATGAATGGCACTTTGAGGTCGTGGATACATTACATTCAATTGCGATCTGGGAATGGCACTCAAAAGGAACATGCTGAAATTGCAAAGGAGTGTGGTGTTATTATCGGAACTATTTTTCCTCTTATTTCTACTATGATTAAATAATATCGGCTTAATAGTATGAGCAGCGATTAAACTATACATCTATCTAAAATATGCAATTTATATAAATTGCATATTTTAACAATATTGTCTTTTGTGATTACTTCTTCTTCTTATTGTTTTTCTTCTTTTTCGTCTCTTCTTCCAAATCAAGCTCTTTTAGTAATTTATCAGCAGCATCTTCAGCAAGTTTTATTTGATCTGCTGTAACAACGACGGGTGTTTCTTGTTGTTTTTGCTTCTGTTTTTTAGAAACCTGGATTGTTTTTTTCTCGACAACTGGTTCATGGATATCGGATTTTTTATTTTCTATGTCACTACTTCTTTGTAAAGCTTGTTGTTGCATTACCTGTGCAAATAATTTCTCCCTTGCTATATTTGCCTGGTGTTGAAGCATCTGATCCTCGCGCTGTTTCAACATCATTTTATGTCTCGCGTCGTTTATCTCGCTTATTTGTTTAATAACATCTGGTTTGTTTTTTACATCACCTGCATCGTAATTTTGTAATATATTATCAATATCATTAACATAAAAATTATAAAGTTCTTCTTGACCTTTCATAATATCTTCAATCTTAACATTTGATGGTTGTACTACAGGATTCGGCGCATCAATTAATAATTTCTTCTTGTCGAAAGTATTCTGTATATGAGAAAACACCAAAATTGTTTTTAATGGATCAAGTTGTACCAATGGTATAGAATAATCTTTAAGAAACTTCTTCTCTTCTGCTAGTGAGGCATTCTCATCATAACCTGTTTGGAGCAATAACTCCCTACGAAATGCAAACGATGCAGCGGTAGAGTGTGTTGGACCATACGGACCAAATTTATACATCTGACTTATATGTTTGAAGTAAATATATATTATACTTGAACCAGCTATTAGTATTTTAGGGTTATCCTGTAATGTTTTTACTGCGTGACTTATTCGCTCAGGTGGATAATAATCGTCGTCATCCATGTATATAATTATATCACCTTTGCTTTTTTCGTGCATTAGATTTCTTTTTTTACCTAAATTCATCTTGGTATCATATTTGTAATATTTTACATATGGTAAATGTGAAACCATATCTTCAATTTTGTCAGTTCCATCATCAATAATAATCCACTCGATTTTGTCCTTAGGATAATTTTGCTGTTCGATACACTTAATAAGAGATGGGTAAAATGGCCTACGATTGAATGTAGGCGTACACAAACTAACCTTAGGGTATTTTGCAAGCTTGGGTAATTTCATTATGTTACTATCTGATGATTATTTTAAGTTATATTTCTTGTTGATTGTTTTTAGTTCCTTCAATAGAGAACCTGCACTTTGTTGTGTTGGTTGTACGTTCTTACGCCTTGCTAATGGGTTTTGAAAATATTTCATAGGTTCATCTGTCTTATCTGATGACGCAACTGGTTTCTGAGTATTTAATATAGTTTTTTGTGTAGTAACTTGTTGTTGATCACCATAATTTGGCTTCATCGGTGTGTTTAAATTCTGCATAGTCACTGGTTTTTGTTTGACATCTGTTACTGGTGCAGCTGGTGCAGACGGAGTAAATACAGGAGGAACAAATGGTTCATCTACGGCCTGACCTTTTGCTACATATACTGATTCTGCAAATGGAATATCCAATGGTGGTGCAGAAGGATCGCCAGATGCCGCTTGCTCATTAAAAACAAATGGCTTATACAAACTTGTAGTAAAGTATATTAATAAAACAAATATCAAACCAAATACACCATGTGAGGGGCCAAGAATATTAAATGAGTTAATAAGGACCGATGATGTTAATACAACTGAAATCAAACGTTTGTAGTTCTTAATAAAATGCTTATACAAAAATTCTACAGCGTTTACTGGTTCTTCATTTATCATTCCTTTGAAACTTATCAGCGAAATAAGTGTAAGTGCAACTATAGTCATTTGAAGCACTGGTATTGTAAACATAATCGGTAACGAAAATAAGAATAAAATATTCAATATCATAGCAAGATTCCATGATACAAACAAATCTATTGAGAATATAGGGGTTACCCACGATGGGCCTCCACTCTTCGTGTTGTTTGTTTTGTTACGTTTGAAAAGCCAATGTAAATTACTGAACCACCCATAAATAATATAGAAATAATCAAATAATACAATTAACATCGAGGACAATATAGTAATTGCAGGTCCTATAAGAACTATCATGGTATCATTGAACGTTTCATCCATAAAAGTAAAGAGTCCACTGAACATTGAATAATTTGTACTTAATAGCGACTCTAATTGTGCAATTATGAAATTTGCAAAGAAATTTGATTTTGGTGAGTTCTTGTATTCGGCAAAAAAATTAAGTAGTGTATATGGTTTTTGTTCAACATTGAAACTGATAGTTTGAAATTTATCAAATATTGTTGAAAACACTTCGCTGGTTTTTTGTTCGGGCATAAACCCTTTTTCACTCTGTGTAGTTGTTTTCTCAGTTGCACCCGTCTTTGCAAATGTAGATGATGCCATGTTTTTTATTTTATCCATAAAACCACCACCTCCACCCAATGGTATGGTAAAAGGTTGCTTATCTATATCGGTAGGAATTACAACGAGTTTGTTTAATTTACAAACATATAATATTAGACCGCCAAGCACAAAATACACAACGATATTGCGAATAGATTTAATCGTTTTTGTTAAAAAATCACCCATTGTTGAATTTTCAGACAAAGAGTTTGTTTTTTTCTTTAGTTTTTCTAGTTCTTCGATATTATCCATCTGTGTTGCTTAAATTACAACAAGAAAAATAAATGATTTACAATTACACTAAATGTAATTGTAAACAAATGACATGTAGTTATGATAAACGAATACCTATGCGTATTCTTGATTAAAAATTATGGAACAAGAAATAGAAGTTATAAAAATGAAATTTAAATCTGTTTGGTATTTATTGTTATACAAATAAAACATGAGACCTCTCACGTGTGAACAGATCGAATATATTGAAACTTTTGTAAGCGATAACAAAGAAGATGAACCGCCTCGATTGTTGGCTCGAGATATCGAAAATACAAAAACCAAGTATTTCGAAATGCGAGATAATGGTGCTCCTCATTCATATTGCGTAGCTGCTACGAACCCCAATGGTTTTGCTATGTATAATTTGTATAAATCGAGTGATAATGTGATATATCTATTCACGACATACGTCGAAACACTAAGCTCATACTACAAGGTTACAGATGATTGGATAAGCAGTTGAAAGGAATGTAATTATTTACGTCGCATACATGAGCGCCGCATTACCTCCCATGAATGAAAGAATATTAATTCGTTCTTCAAATAGTGTCATATCATAATTGTACTTGTATATCCGCCAAGTGGGTTTGTTTATTCCTATTATTTCACCTGTGTCTGGATCACAGATAGTCATTGTCTGTGCGTTCACGTCAAGTGGAGGAGCTATTGTCGCCAATTCAAATTGTATGATTCCATATTTGCTCATATCCATTGCACCTGAAGGTTGCAAATCATAAGGAGATGTATTCAAACAAAAGTTATAACAATACAAACCATCAGGTGCACCGCCATTTGTACGTGCAAATTTTTCGACATAGTTGAGCACTCCAGCGTGCATTGTGTTCTCTCTATACTCTCCGTCTACTAGAATACCTATGCTAACAAGAATATCCTTTATATTTTCTGGTGTGTAAGTTCCTGTTATATGTCTATCATATGGAAACTTATTTGCTACGTTGTTACCAAAAGCATCTATTGTCGGATTCAGATTTGTCCCCTGTAAAACCATACCTGGACCATAACTACGACCAACTAAATTTGTATCAGATGGCTTGTATTTATATAGCCAGTTTGTATAATTTGACCATTCGTTTCTAACACCAACATCACTTCGTTGTAAATAAAACATCCAGTTTGCAACAGAACCGAAGGAATCAATATTAATTCTAGATTGTCCAGTCACATTGTAATATTTCGTCTCTTGTACTTGCTTGAATATATATTTATGATCTTTTGACGCAAATATTTTTGCTTCTTCATCAGACAAGAAACAATATGTACAATTCAAATGTATATCTGCACTCCATACGGATCGTTTGTCCTGGTAATTGTTCAAACTCACATCTGGAGGTGTTTGTAAGAAGTTATACATTTGCATATGAGCTTGGTTAAAATTTGGTGCAATATATGGAAAGCCATCGAGAGGTTTGTATACGTCCCTGATAACAAACATCTCTCTGATAGGTCTAAACGTGATGCTTATATTGAGTTCGTTATATTGCATTGCGATGAGCGGAAACGCCATCTGACTCTTTAAGCTGAACCATGATAAAATTGGTATATATAATATTCTTCCGTCAATTGATGGTTGTGCTCCAGCCAGGTCGGAAGTATGATATGCATTTGGATACTTGTCAACATATTCGATGATGTTTTTGTGGTTTAACAATGCTTGTGATGGATTATTTAATTCAGGTATATTTCCAGTCATTCGATTGAACAAATCCTTTTTTTCTTGTGTAAAATCCCGATTTACAAGAGACAATAAATATTGACCAGAGTATTGCTGTATAGTTTGATTGCCGCATGTAATTGTTATCTGACTTATCATCTGAGCCCCCAGATTTTCAATCCATTTAAACTCATAAGGTGACCAAACGTTTCCAGTACTTGTACTAGGAGGAACAATTGGAGACCAAATATTAGGCAATGTAATAGACGCATAACAATCCATCAATAAATCTGCATGTCTCTTAATCTTAAAGAGAAATGTTGATTCTTCATTCAATCGAAGGGTTGGACTTCCTTCGTAATCTAATCTGAAATTCTGTTTCCCAAAATTAGTGTATTTAGCATATGTTGATTTCCAAAATGTTTTCGTTGGGTTTCCTGTCAATATAATAGATTGTTGTCCAGTAGCTGCCAATTGCATTAAACCTCCGGCCATATGTTATTATGAAATATTTTTTTAATATGTAATATTAGACGAATGATAGACATTAATAAATTAGATGAGGGGACAATAAACCTATTTATATTATTTGTTTTTGTTGTTATTATTCTCATGATGGGTCTTTATTTTTACAGAGTTTTACGTATGGATCGAAACGAATGCAAATATACAGATAATTTATACAACAAATCTGATTCATATATTAATTCGATTGTCGATAATGCAAAAGCAGCAGATTATGCCCTATATGATTATTACATCAAAACAGCATACAATGCCTGTTCTGGAGGAGGATATAAAAATGATTTCGTAAATATTTGTCACCTAAAAAATGTATTGAAAACTGGTGCAAGGTGTTTGGATTTTGAGATATACTCCGTTAATAACAGACCCGTTGTGTCAACATCTACGGCAGACAACTTTCATGTAAAGGAAACGTACAATTCGGTTGATTTTGCTGATGTCATAAGTACGATCCAATACTATGCGTTCAGTGATCATTCGCCAAATAAAAACGACCCTATCTTACTTCATTTGAGGATAAAAAGCAACAATATAAAGATATACAAGGCAATGACAGACATTATGAAAAACTGCCCTTACATGATTGGTAAGGATTATAATTACGAGAACAATGGTTACAACATAGGAAGCGAACCTCTAAAGAAATTTAAGGGTAAGATTCTTCTCATAGTAGACAAGAGTAATGATACGTTTATGAACGACGATGGTTTTTATGAATATGTAAATCTTACTAGTAATTCTGTCTTCATGCGATCGTATAAATATAAGGACGTGAAAGAGACGGCCGATGCTGATGAGATTATACGATACAACAAAACGAGAATGTCAATTGTTGTCCCTGATGTAGGACCTGAACCACCCAACCCCAATGGATTACTAGCGAGAGAAGCAGGATGCCAAATGATCGCAATGAGGTATCAAAACCCAGATACATTGTTTCAAGAAAACACATCGTTCTTTGATAAATGTGGCTACGCATTCTGTTTGAGACCGGAGCGATTACGACAAATACCGGTAACTATCAGACCCCCTGTTCCGCAGAAGCCGTCCTTGTCATATGCAACACGCGATATTTCAAGTAATTTTTACAAATTCCAGATATAATTATAATATTATTTAGTTATATTCTGATATTGTATGAACTATAGAGTATTTATAGCCGGATTTGTATCAATCGTCTGGTTAATTCATGTGATGGGAGATATAGGTATCATTGGTTGGGTCATTGGTTATATAACATGTCTTAAATTGTCTGCCCCGTCAACAGGCCAACCAAATTTTATAGAAGCTTGGTTGCGAGAAAATCACATAATCCCACAAACATTCACAACATCGTTGCGTTTAAAATTACAATTCTATAAATCGAGTTCACATATATGTATTCACATACACCATTGGATTTATTTGTTTATTTTAGCCTTATCTGCATATGTAAATGTGCATATGCAGTTTTTATCTGCAGTAGCAATCGGAGGCTCAATACAAGGATTGATATATGATGACTGGTATCGCGTTTTATGGTTTGAATAACGCGGTATTATATAAATATGTGTATTTATTATAATAATATATATATATAATATAATGGAGGAAAAATCTTCATCAAAATTACACCTAATTTCCTCATTTTATACGGCAGAATCCTCTTCTCGTAACGCAGAATTGGAGAAGACATTAATACAAAACATACAGAGTGAATATATAGAACGTATCCATCTATTTATAGATGACGAGATTTCGCTTAATAAATTAAAGGATGGCAATTTTGCAACAGATAAGATTGAAATTATTAAGATATGCAAACAACCATTATATTCCGATTTGGTATCGTATGCGAATTTATTGACTAATAAATTATGTATTATAGCAAATTCAGATATTTGGATTGATAGTATTGAGGACATAAGATTGTTGACTGATATGAAAAAGTTTGAATTATACGCATTGACAAGATATGAATCAGATATGACTAGTCCATTAATAAATAAATATCAAGGTAGCCACGATGCATTTATATTTCATTCTCCTATTCCAGAAAGTATAATAAAACATATACAATTTCCACAAAATGTGTGGGGGTCAGAAAACGTATTATTATATGAACTTAATAAATTTAAATACGAAATAAAAAACCCTTGTTTCCAAATTAAAATAGTTCACGAACATATGTCAAATGAAAGAAAAAAAGACAGAATACGAATAAATCGTGGTGATATTGATGGCGATGGCATTTATAGTCGCCGTTCACTTTGTGTAGCGCCTTCTAAAATTAAATTATTATAATGTAAATGCTATTGTGATTTTTTATAATGATTTAATATATAATTTTTGAAATTATTATTTCAATGCGTAGTTAATTTTATGTTATTTGTTTTGATATTAAATAACTAAAATCAAATAAAAAACAAACAAAAACTCAATAAGATATAACTCTAAATTTATATCTTATCTTTATACATGAAGAACAAGTTTGTGTGTGACAAATCGCTTACCTTTCAGGAATGTGAACTAGCCATTCTTAGAAATGCAGTTGATTTAGCTGAAAATAAGATGGGAAAACAATTGGTGAATACACCTGATGTCCAGCAAATGATAAAAATTGTAGAGGATTTTATCAACCGAAAAAATCTCATATGTTACGGAGGAGTCGCCATCGACGCTCTTTTACCAGAAAGTGACAAGATCTATGATAAAAACGTAGAACTCAGCGACTATGATTTTTACACACCAAACGCGCTTGAACATGCTAAAGAACTGGCAGACATATTTGTTCAGAAGGGATATACTGAAGTCGAGGCAAAAGCAGGCTCTCATTTTGGTACGTTCAAAGTGTTCTGTAATTTTCTTGCAGTTGCCGATTTGACGTATATGCCTGCCGAACTTTTCAAAGTGTTGAAGAAGGAATCTATTCGAGTAAAAGGGATATTGTATTGTCCTCCTAATTTCTTAAAGATGGCAATGTACTTAGAATTATCTCGACCTGCTGGTCAAATTGATCGCTTCGAGAAAGTATTCAAACGACTTACATTACTTAACAAATACTATCCAATTACAAGTGCAAATTGCGGAGAGGTTGATTTTCAACGTCCCATGGAAAACCAAGAGGATGAAAAAGAGTCGGAAATATATGAAAACGTTAAGAATACATTTGTTAACCAGGGCGTCGTTTTTTTTGGTGGAATGGCGATGAATTTGTTTTCGCATTATTTGCCAAAGAAGAAGCAAAAGAGTGTTCGTCATATTGCTGATTTTGATGTATTGTCGATTGATCCACTTGGTACATGCGAAATTGTTAAAGAGCGTCTTCTTGATATTGATGTAAAACATGTGAAAATTGTACCACATAAAGCGATAGGTGAAATCATACCAGAACATTACGAAATACTTGTGAACAAAGAGACGATTGCCTTTGTATATAAACCAATCGCTTGTCACAGCTACAATGTAATTACAATCAAGGGACAGCATTTGAAGGTTGCTACTATAGACACGATGCTCAGTTTTTACCTTGCATTTTTGTACACGGAACGACCATATTACACCATTTTTGCTGATCGTATTTTGTGCATGTCCAAGTTTTTATTTGAAGTCCAACAGCAAAATCGGTTGGCACAAAAGGGGTTGTTACGTCGTTTCAGCATAACATGCTATGGTCATCAAGAATCAGTAGAGGAGATGAGATCACACAAAAACGAGATGTTTCAGCAACTGAAAGGAAAACGAGGTACAAAAGAATATGAGGAATGGTTTTTGAATTATAAACCAGGATCTCCTATTCTTGGAAAGAATGATGATATAAGCGAAGAAGTAGAGGAAGAGAAACCAAGTAAACAAAAAAAAGTCAAAAGAAGGAAAACAAAGAAACACAGACGAACCAGTGCCACAGCACGTAAAGTATTCAACTTCAAAATTTTCAAGTCGAAGAAAAATCGTCATTGATTAAATACAATATGTTTCGATATACATTTTACAAAAATCCTTTGCTGTTTTATAGATAAATTTACATATAAATGTATCATAACAATAAGCAGGTACAATCCCTTGTAAGTAAACAAGTATATTTATAAAAAAAACAATTATCTTCTCTAACGTTCGTTTAATAGCATAAGTGATATTATGCTTTATACTGAATTCATCTACATAACTACACATGTTATTGTTCTGTTGTTTTATGTAAAAATCATGTACATCCAATACACCTGTCATCATTCTATGAAAATTACTTGATTCGTTTTTTACATTGAAAATATGAGTGAATCGATCGTATCCGCATATATTTAAATATAAGATTTTGTTTAAGCCATGGTCTGTGTTTGGCTCGAATACAAATGGTATAATACCATCTATGTATTTTTTTTTATATGTCAAGTTTCCGTCTATCAACAAAGGAACAAAACATGATCTTATTATAGTGTCGATTATATCATCTATGTCACGAAATACTGATTTAACAGGTTTAGTCTGTTTACTAAGATTATGATACGTGATAAACAAGCGATTGTTTACTATCTTACATATATCTTCTTTTTTATCAATTAAATCGTGCAACATCGTTTTCAAATCCTTCACACATTCCAAAGTATTGGTTTGTTTTATTTTTTTATATACTTTATCATATAAATCTGCAGAAGAATCTAACCCATTAATCAAGTAAAGGAATGCTAATACTGAACCTATACTGCAACCAGAAATCCTATTTATTTTTATATATTTACGATTTTCCATTTCTCTTAGAAAATATAACGCTCCTACTAGATAAGACCCGTTGAATACACCGCCTTCTAATATAAGATCTATTTGTATAGGATCGCTTGTCGATTGTAGATTATCTACATCATTTACTAATCTATTTACATATTCTTGTATCATTACGAATATGTAAATAATGTTGAAGTTATATTAATTTTTTAAACGTAATATATGTTTATTTTTTTCGGTTGGTATGATAGGGAAGATGTTTTTCAGTTATATTTCAGTTTCTGCGTTTATAATTAGTTTTGCTGTTGGTTTGTTCTTTGTCTATATTTTAGGAGCGGACATAAAGAAGATTCATATTTATCCTAGTCCAGAAAATGTAAATAAGGTCTTATACAAAGATAATGCAGATAATTGTTTTCAATTTATACCAAATCAAGTAAAATGTCCAAAAGACAAATCAAAAATATCTGATATTTTAATACAATAAAATATCCACTTAATATAACAAACAATGGTGCATTATGGTAAGTTTGTACACACTTCAACTGGAAGAATTATAATGTCAGTTCTGCTTGGTTTTGGTTTAGCATCTTTGTTTAGGGCTGTTTGCAAAGGAAAAAATTGCATAGATTTTCAAGGACCGCCTGATGATTTTATGGAAAAAGGTAAGATCTATGAGTTCGATGGTAAATGTTATACTTATTCACAAACAATGACCAAATGTAATAAAAGTAAACGAATCATTAATCTACCTAATGCGGTAAATACATAATTCTATTCTATCACTCTTTACCATAATCATGAGTGATTCAACAAGTATTTCCGATTTACCTATTGGTGGTCCTGCCGTTAATCCAGGTACTCATGGCCCAGGTAATGATTCATTGGATCAGTCTACTATTAATCTATTGGTGAATGGTCTGCAACAGGCAAAAACAACACAACTTTCTTCTAGAGATATTCCTGTCACGACAGATGGATTAGTAAATGATGCAAATGTCCAACCAAATTATGTCCCTCAGCCTGAAACGGAAGATTATATTGGAGATTACAGGATATCGAATGATTATGAAGATGATAATAAACTAGATGATATATATAACGAATTACAAACACCGATTTTAATCGCGGTATTATATTTTCTTTTTCAACTCCCGATTTTTAGGAAAACGTTATTTAGATATTTCCCTATTTTATTCGCAACTGATGGCAATCTAAACGTTAATGGTTTTTTATTTAATAGTATTTTATTCGGAATGATTTATTATTTAGTTAATAAAATTACAAAACAAGGGTAATAAAAATTCTGCGTTTAATTTTATAGTTGTATATATTATAATGCCCGCCTACAAGTTAGATAATTTTGATACTGATACGAGTAACAACTTAAATGGTCCGAAATATGAATCATTTACCGCCGAATTTTGGGTAAGGACACATGTTAATTTTAATAAAAATGGTGCCATAAAGAGTGATGCGTCGTTGAACGCGATTTTTCAACAGGTCGAAACTTTTAAAGACAATATTGTCTATAGAACTAAAGGTTGGGCTGCCAACCAGCTATCTGAGTATACCAATGATAGTGGTATAGAGCAAACTGCTGCTACATTCAATCAAATGGCTATCTATCATAAAAATGCAAACCATGTCATTGATGCTTCAGAAAAGATCTTTACTGGCGATTCGTTGTCTTTGGCGTCTAATAAGTCAACCTATTCCACGCTTTCATGGAATGGACAGACTATCGCAAATCCTGGTTTCGCGCGTAAAGTCTATGCTAATGTATCAATCAGATCTGATGATAATATTGGTAGAAAGATGCTTGGTACGGTTGCATTTAACACTCCTGGTTTCGAGGATGGCTTAGAAGTACCAACAGGTTATGCGTTTGGTTATATAGTTAATCGTAAAGTTGACGGAATACCGGGTACTACGTATGATGACAAAATTACTGGAACCAAGATCGGTGTATTATTCATTCAGGATTCTATTGTATCTTCTGAACTTTTGTTAAATCCTAACCCAGCTGTTTAAGTATTCGAATACATTTTATTGTAATATTTAAAATACTAAATATTTTTGTTTTCATAAATGAAAACAAAAATAAAAATAATTATATTTCGTATGTCAAAATAATAGAAAATTTAACAATCACTATCACTATCACTACTACTACTACAATCTGATTTTTCTAACATACAATCAATTTCTATCATACGTTCTGGAGAGAACAATCCATTTTCAGGAAAACCATATTTTTTAACATATATCCTATATCTTCTATGCATTACAAGTTTATTTCTCGTGTTAACTGGTGCAAAAACAGCTGACGATGATCCCTTCAAATTATCTATATATTCTTTGAGTTTATCACTATCTCTAAGAATCTCAGAATCTAATTTATAACGTTCAGCCTGTCCAATTGCATTCTTTAATGAATTTTTCAAATTTACATTAAAGAATAACATTTCGATAATAGTAATATAATTTTGAATAATACTTTTATAATTGCAATTTGCACGTTTTTTTAATTTAACAAGACATAATGTCAACCTGTTTACATAATCTTGATCCAATTTTTTTATTAAATACTCATAATCTTGTTTTTTAAACCTATGAATAAATTTATCGACCTTAAGTATAGGTTTTGATTTCATGAAATAAAGGAATTCATACTCTTTAATCTTATTATGTGTCTTCTCATTATGAGCAAGGTAATCAAATATCTTCTTTCGTTCGTCATATTTCATAATCTTAGTTTCTTCTCGTTTTTTTATTTGTTCTTCTCGTTTTTTTATTTGATTTATCCGCCTGATAGTCTTTATATTTTTATGTATGCTATTTTCAGACAAATGCTTATTATTTGAAATTAATTCAGAATTTTGTTGGTTTGTTTTTATTGCATTTGATAATTTATGTAATGTTTTTGTTGTTTCGAAAACAGGTCCCACAACAGCTGTTACATTATTTCTGAAACCATCATCGTTCAATAACATACTTGCTTGTTGTTTGTAATTGTTTATTGTATTATTTATTGTATCCTTTGTTTGTTTTATTGTATCCTTTGTTTTATTCAATACTAAATCAGAAGTACGTTTCAAGAATTCGGTTTTTATTTCATCTAGTCTCGATTCCAATGTATGTTTCCGTACAAGTAAATTACTTTGACAAGTAATATTAGTTGTATTTGTATAATATGTTTCCATACTTATTATATATCATATATAAAATAAGTATTGCAAATAGAGACGCATTAGTAAAAAATAGAGACGCATTAGTAAAACAGAAAATTACTCTTTATAAACAACCTTTGAACTCAACTCTTTTTCTTTGATTTTATCATTTTCGGTAGACAAAAATTGTTTATATTTGGATTCCATGACATCTATATTACTAGAGCATCCCCGTGTTTCGATATTCATTTTTACTAAAGATATTATCAAAAAACCTGTGTAAATATACCACATTGCTTCTCCTACATTTTCACGAGTAACAACGAGGCCGAACAATTTCTCTTTCAGTCCTGCTGTTGTCGAATTATTGTCGTCTTGATATTCTGGTTTTCGAAGTATTCGCATCTGATCCCATAATTGCACGAAGTTAGAAGGGACCATCTGATTTATTAAAATAGATGTGTTTCCGTATATTTTCATAACTAAGTCGGCTGCATCTCTCATTTTATCTTTATCTGATGGTTGTAGATTGTCCATTCGTATATTCTTGTCGACAAGCAACGTATTTAAAACCTCGTTTGATTTGGATGATATGTAAAAATATCCAATGACATCGGAGAATGCACTTTTAAAACCTGGGAACATCATAATTGTAATTATTACAACTCCAAATATCAACGACCACGGAAGTATTGTCAAACTAGTTGCATTTGTTAAGCTATCAACAAAGTCGCCACCACATTTGAAATACATTGCCATAACATTCAATGATATCTGTGATATAATCACTAAAGCAAAATATCCTGCTAAAGAATAATGTTCAAACCTTTTCATGTCGGTTAGCGATTTATCGTCATTAAAAATAGCAAACGTCATTCTAGATTTAAGTTTTATGCAATATACAAAAGTGAGAATGATAAAGGACGATAAGGATAAAATATCAACAAGTTCCATTATTATTTGGGTATAATAAAAAATAAAATATTATAACTATTAAACATGGAGAATATTCCCTCATTAATTGAACCAGGAACGAAATCTTTTTTGAATCATACATTGAGACAATGTCATATTATAAAGAGTAAATATTACAACGAATTGTTTAACCTAGGAATATTTCTGATTCTCTCTGTTGTCGTTTCGGCAGTATTATTTTACAAATATAAAGGAAGGTTGACACCAGTAGAAAAGGAGCAAAAAAATCGTGAGAAGCAGCAGTATATATTATCAAAAATTAAGAGTGTGCAAGAGGCGAAACTAAGAAGCCAGCAAGAACTAATCACGGGTCTTCCAAATTGGGACAATGATAATGAAGCATTTATACGATAATTATTTTATCAACTTTAATTATATGAGTGTAGACGAATATTATGAAATTAAAAATAAATATGATTTTGAAATAAAAACAAGCAAGGCTCGCAAAAAGATTATAAAGAATGATACTCTTTCAATTAAAGAAAAACGAAGCCTATTGTCGCAATTGAAACACAAGTGCATTTCATGCGAGCGCCCAGTTGGAACCATTTTTAAGACAATTTTTGATTCCGATAAGGAATTCAGAATACTTACCGCTAGGTGTGGCGACAAGCTTGCTCCTTGCAAGTTAAACATCCAAGTCAACCCTGGTAGCTATAATTCAATTCCATCTATCATAGACTTTTATGAAGCTGAAAACGAGAAGATTAAACAGGATGTAATTACTATCAAAAACCAAACACTATTTGGCTTCATGACAAATGAAACTGCAATTGACGAGTACAATAAGATAAAGGAAGATATAAATAACAATGCCTACCTACTAGATAAGTTTATTTCACTTCACAATGATATTGTTAACAATAAAGAGAAGGATACCATGATACGAAACAAGATGAAGACCTTATACTCAACAATAAACGTATACAAAGAACATGTTGATAAATATGACGAGACACAAGATACACAAGATGTTTTAGAAGCAGTTCGCATTTATGATAAGCAGATAAGTCCATTGTTGAAAGAGATCAGTTCACTCAAATACGAGAATGTTAGCATTCACGCAGAGACAAAGAATGGTGATGGTGATGAAGATGAAAATGATACAGGAAAGGTTATGTATCATCTCGTACAGCAAAAGTACTCGACAGAGAGTATGGAGTTTAATGATCATGAACCCGAGGTTATCTCATGGTCTATGAGTGAGAAAAACCACTTTTAGACCACTTTTTTCAACTTAGTAAGAAAAGTGGTGCAAAAAATACCTTTATAAAATAGTGAAAAAATACTTTTAGAAAAAGTAGTTCAAAAAACTACTTTTTCTCAATTAAATCGAACGATTTTTGCAACACTTTTCTTACAAAGTTGAAAAAGTGTTATTTATCGAGAATCAATTCTAACACCTCGTCGATTGTTTCTACGCAATGAAATTTAATTCCTTTGATGATATCCTTGTCTTTGAACTTATCCATGATCTTTTCAAAGTCACGTTTATTCTCCTTAGGGAATATGAACTCTTTAACACCAGATGGAATAGAATGTATTATTTTGAATTCCAACCCACCTATTTCACTGAGAATGTAATCAAAACTAGTCTCTCCAGTTATACCGAATGTGTTTTTTATTTTTATATCATTGAATAAACTATAGATTAATATAGTGAACGCTGTTGTTGCAGATGGTCCATCTTTCTTTGTGCTTATGCTCGGACAATGTAAATGCAACCCACATACACTATTCGTTTTTGGATTGTTGTAAGTATCTATCAAATATTGCTGTCTTGATTTGCTTGTTAAATTCCATGCATTTGTCAAACTAACACGAATAGACTCCTTCATAACATCACCAAGAGATCCAGTTAATGTCAAACTCAAAAATTCAGCAGCAGGAATAAAACTCACTTGTAGCGGTAAAACTCCGCCTTGTGATAAATCATTAGCCCACAATGCATTTATTAGTCCAACCTTACTTTCCGTGTGTATCTTGAATGGTACTACTTCTCGTTTATCTTTGAAATAAAGTTTCTTGACATCGTCGATTGTAACTTCGAATGGCAATTGTATCTCGTTAGATGGATTCTGTAAAATATTCAGATTAATTGCTCCAACTATTTCAAACATTTTCTCCTTCAATTTACGAACACCCGGTTCCTGTGTATAGTCGTTTATGATTATTTTGATTGTTGCATCTGAAAATGTTATCATATTATCAAGTCCGATGTTTTTTAAAATATCTGGTAACAAGTGCTTTTTGACTATTACTATCTTATCGTCAGTAGTTAAGCTGTCAAACTTTACTCTATGAATACGATCAAGCAACACTCTATCAATTGAATTCGGATCATTGTAACATAGAATGAATAGAATTTTTGATAAATCGAGGTCTATTCCCGCAAAATATTTATCCTGGAATAAATGATTCTGTGTTTTGTCTAATAAATGCGTTAAAATTCCTGTGATTTCCTTTCCATGTTCGGTTTTAGATATCTTATCTGGTTCATCTATAACAATTACTGGATTCATACATCCAGAGTCTTGTAAATATTGAACAATCAACCCCCAGTTACTACCAACGTATGTAAAACTATGTCCTACCAAACTAGCGGCATTTGCATCTCCACCCATCATCAGTATCTTAAATGGTCTTGTTTTACCATCCTCGCCAACTAAGCAATTTGATATACCCTTTGCTAAGGACGTCTTTCCTACACCAGGATTTCCCTCAAATCCTATAACATAGCCGTTTCCCTCATTTCCAGAGCTCATCCATTCAGCTATTATCATCTCGAGTTGTTTTTTAGGTTTATCGTGACCATAAACAGACGAATCTAATGTTTTACGAATAAATTTGGTATAATCTACAACCTTATCAATGTTATTTTGTATAGTAACAATTGACGGAGATATAGTTGAATCTTCAAGACAGATATTTTTATTATCATGAAGTAATAATGTAAGTAATTCTTCACTTATAGTTGGAGTAAATTTACATAGTTTAAAAAATGAATTTACCCCTGATTTTAAATTAGTCTTATTGCTACTTAACTTAATTTTATGTTCTGATAGATTGTTACTAATCAATATCTCATTCATGATTGTTATATTATCGACAAGTGATTGTTTATCACCTTGTAATATTTGTTCGTGTAAATCTTGTAAAGATTCATTCGATGTCATATTTGATTTCTGAATATATTTAACGTATTTGTAAATTTCCATAGTAGTATAAGTGGTCTTGTTTGGTATATCTGGAAATTTAGTGAAGATATTTTTGGAATCACAATAGTCTCTGAATTGTTTTTTTATAACGCTCATTATATCGAGCATAGGCTCGCGTCTAAAAACACCAAATGGTATTTTCAATAGACCATCTAAATATTGTCTTGCTTTTGCTCCTGAATCTTCTGATTTATTTTTTACCTCTTTTAATTTCATCATACCCTTCTCTTTTACACTATCGGGTGCATTCATTAAACAAATTTGCTGTTCAAGAGGAATTTTATTAATATCGAATGTATAAAGGCTGTTTGTATAATTGAGAGTTTTCTTCATGGATTGCTTAAAAAATACTTTAGTCTTATGTGTAAAGCTCTCATATAACATTGTCTGATCTCTAGAATCCACAACTCCATTTACATCATTCGATAAAAGATCATATAGCATGTAAGACAAATATTGATTATCGATTCTTGTTGGCATTATAAGTAATTGCATTAATGTTGTGCGTTTTTTATACAGGTCTTCAGTCATAAAATCTTTTATAATAAATGATATCTGTTTCTGGTGTATTGTATTCGACCTCGTTATATAATCGTTATATTTATTGATTATATGCGAACTACCTATAGTAAGATAATCCTTTAAGTTCAGTGATGACATAAAACGCTCGAATGTTTCTCCTTTGACTTCTGGACTCATAATAGAATATACTTGCTTTTGTTTGTTTTCAATATATGAATTTCCAAGGAATTCTAATGCAATATCATCAACAATACCAAAGATAAACAGACTTTTACTCAATACAGAACTATGAACATATAGTTTCATACCATACACTTTTACATGAAACTGCTTATATGTTGTAATAATATCAAAACAATCCAAATGTTTTATAGTTGTCTCATCATAAGCGTCATCAGATTGTTTTTTGTGTTTGAATTCTTCATTTTTTGCAACAATCTTGTAGCTGATCGGATGAAAATATTTCTTTAATAAATCAAACTTAGAATGGTCAGATTCTACCAAATTATTACCAAAACATATAACAAGCAAATCTTCTAAATTCATGGTTCCATAATTTTTTAAAATACTTGACAGATCATTATTTATGAGTTGTAGTTTATTAACAACTTCGTCCTTATTTTGATCATCAGTAGTTAAATTTTGTAAGGAGTTATTTAGTTCTGTTAATCTTTCATTACACGTTATGACGTCAACTATAGATAATATATCTTTATATTGGTTATTTTGTGCGTTTATAAATGTCCGCTGGATGACGTCTTTAAAAAATAAGATTTTCTTTTCAATTATGCAACCGACCTCCTGTGGATTGTCTGGTTTTATCTTATATTCGTTTTTTTTCATAAGATGAATATATATTATATGATTATTATAATATATAAAATGTATTTCATTGGTTATAGATGTTGTTTTTATAAACAAATGAAACATTGTTGTTTCACTCAAACATGCTAAAAAAATGATTTTTATTTTAACATAGACATAAAACATATAATCACAGAAAGGAAAATGGGAATACCATCATACTTCAGTTACATTGTAAAAAATCACCCAGAAGTTGTCCGTAAACTAGAAGAAAATTTTATTGTAAATAACTTATACTTGGATGCAAACTCTGTAATCTATGACTGCGTACACAAGATAGATTTTACAAAGCTTGTTGATTCTGATATTGCTACAATACAAAATGCCGTTTTTGCAAAATTAGAAGAATATATTTCTTTAATTAGTCCAAACAACAATATATTTATAGCATTTGATGGTGTCGCGCCCGTTGCCAAACTTGAACAACAGCGTCAGAGGCGATATAAATCCTCTTATCAAAATAAAGTACTTGAAACCATAACAAAAAAATCTGACCCATGGAATACAACTGCTATCACTCCGGGAACCGATTTCATGCATCAATTGAACAAACAGGTGCGAATTAGGTTCAATGATCCTAAAAAATACAATGTAAAACGCTTGATAGTATCACCGAGCGACGAGTATGGAGAAGGTGAACACAAGTTATTTAAATATATTCGAGATAACGAGAGTGAACATAAGGACGCAACAACGATTATTTATGGTCTGGATGCAGATCTTATTATGTTGTCTATCAACCATTTACCGATTAGTAGAAATATCTATTTGTATCGCGAGACTCCACATTTTATTCAATCTATAAACAGCGACTTGTTACCCGACGAGTCATATTTGATTGATATTCCGGAGCTTTCTAATATAATTACAACCACTATGAATAGTTTTAATGGTGATGATTCTAACAAAGCAGAATTAAAAGACGATAAAAAGACAACCAAATTGAATCGTGTTTATGACTATATATTGTTGTGCTTCTTTCTTGGTAATGATTTTATGCCTCATTTCCCATCCATTAATATACGAACTGGAGGTATCGACAAGATGTTGAATGCTTACAAGGCAACTATGGGGCCCGAAGATGTACTTACAGATGGAAGTAAAATTAATTGGAGGAACATGCGCAAACTTATATTGTTGTTGTCAAAGGCTGAGGAAAATAATTTTAAGCAAGAGATGAAATTACGAGACAAGAGAGAACATTCTAACATGCCAGAAGATACACCTGAGGACAAGATCAAGAAATTCGAGGCATTACCAACATACAAGAGAGATATTGAGAAGTATATCAACCCTTTCAATCCAAACTGGGAGAAGCGATATTACAAGTCGTTGTTTGAACTTGATATTGATGACACTAGAAAACATCAGATCTGTGTAAATTATCTAGAGGGTCTAGAGTGGACATTAAAATATTACACTTCAGGATGTCCAGATTGGCGATGGCATTATAAATACAACTACCCACCTCTGCTTTCAGATTTGATTCAACATGTCCCTTATTTTGAAACTGAGTTTGTTAGTAAGAAGGCGGATAGTCCAGTTTCAGAGGTTACTCAATTGTGTTACGTCTTGCCTAAGCAAAGTATGAAGCTGTTACCATCCAAGGTATATGACAAGGTAATTCGTGATCATAAACATTTGTACAATGACGAATTTAAATTTCAATGGGCGTTCTGTCGCTATTTCTGGGAGTCACATGCTGTTTTGCCAGAGATTGATATAGAAGAACTAGAGAAGAGTATATGGAATGTATAATTATAAAATATAAAACTCACTTATTTATGATAACATATATGGGAATTGTTTAATAATGTTTATCTTATCCTTTACCAAGTCAACATCAATATTTTTTCTGTATTCTCCTGGATTATTACATATTCTCGTTATTAATTTCATATCAGTGTCAATTTTGTTTCTAAGTTTTATAACATTATCGGGGAAAAAATTATCTACGTTTAAAGCACCCAAATATATAGGTGTTGAACCACATAATAATGCATTTACTATTTTTTCTGACATATATTCTTTTGTTTGAAAATTCTCTATACAGATATGAAAATCATATGACTCATAAGGTTCTAATTCATTAAAACCTCCTTTTATCCTTATGTCATTTTTATAAAGACTGCAACCATTTCCGTATATATCTATTGGCAACGTTGATTCTAGTATTCTTTTAACGATTTCATGTCGGTAAATATGACCAGGTGCACTCATTTTTGTACTAATAACAATAGACATAATATTTTTTTTTATAGGTTTAATTGTTAATGGTGGATTATGCCACATATAACTATAATGTTCTGTAAATGGACTCGGTAAATTAAATTTTTCACCTAAGAAATATTTACCTATGTGCTTTTGTGCATATTCTATAAAAGTTCCCGTTAATCTTAAAAACTGAGGTGGTTCAAATGCAAAACCTATAACATTTTCCTTTGGAATGGTCAAATTAGGCATATCTGTATTCATAATAATCGCATGTGTATAATTATCATCGTTTGTTATATATACTTGTTTATATTCACCATAGTTTTTAATCAAATGTGTCTGACATAATCTTTCATATACTTCTTTACATTGTTTACTATCGCAAAAATTTGAAAAAATACGTATTCTATAATTCATACAATCATATAGAAAAAATCTTTATATACATTCATATAAAAAAGAAAAAATATGAATACTAAGAATATATTTGTCATGAGTAAGAGATAATAATATAGTCGATAATTATTTTTTCTTCTTTTTTCGCTTCTTATTAGTTGATACAAAATTGTCTTTTTCAACTACAATAGATATGTCATTAACCACATTCTCGTCCTTAATTTCATTATTTGTATTTTCCTCATTTTTTTCTAAATTATCAGTACCTCGCACAAGAGGGATGAACTCAGGTTCTTCATCAAAATCTATATCTTTATCTATGTGTGCATACATTTCTTGTAATTTGTTAACAAACCTCCCTAGCATTTTAATATGGTTTCTATGAAAGAAATTCATGTACTTTATAAACAACCCTATTTTTTCTCTCGCGTTGTTTACGTCATAGTTAAACGATGAAATGAAATTATCTATATGCAAACCAATATTAAGCTTCTTGTTATAGGTGGCTAACTCTCTGTCTTTAGTATTGATGTAATTAACAACTGATAATAACAATGTTAATATATTATTGTGTAATTCAGAAATAATTGCAAAGTCGTATTCTCGGAATGGTTCAAGGTCACGATATATTGGAAATTTGTCTAGATTAAACTTTTCTGATATCGTTTGTTCATTTATAGTTTCAGTTATATAAGAAACAATCATGCGATATAGTTTGTAATACTCGCAATAGATTCTATTATTAATAGCCAAAGACATTCGTTTCATATCATCAAATTCAATATCCATAAGTTTGCTCTTAAATCTAAATGAATCTAACCCAAAGATAAACATTTGTT